GACTTGTGGAAAGTCAATACCTTCATTCTTTTTAGTTGCACGGTCACGGTTATCCTGTTTAGAGTAGTAGAAATCTACCAGCCACTTTGCACAGTCATAACCTGTTTTCTCTTTGATGTTTGCATAGTCCAACTTATAGTTAGGGCTAACATTGGTATGATATTCAGTCATAGCATCCACACCCAAGTCGTGGTCCAAAGAAATGTTATCAATGTTTTCCAATCCAAGTTTTTGGACAGCTTCCACAAATTCTTCGTAAGTTCGAACAATTGTCCACGCATCCTCTACGGGAGTACGTATGTCATCTAAGTAAATGTTTGATTTCATATTAGTTTATATTACAAGTAAGAAAAAAGTTTTAGCGTATGTTATTACCATATTTGAAAACCTCCGCATTCTCTTAAGAAACTGATGAACTTTTTGATGCGGCCTAGACTGGTAGAGTGCGCCGAGTATGCAATAGTTCCATCCTCGGTAATTACTGGGCGTGTTAACATTTGCCCGTACTCAAATCCTTCGGTGATCTTATTGCCGATTGACGAGTGTATGAATGCGGAATTCTCATCAACCCAAGAACCCAAAACAATATAGATGCTATCATCGTCATCGGTAAGGTCAGGATTCTCAAGTATAAGCTGTGTGAGCTTTTCCGCCATCGCATCGGCAAGCGTATTGCAAGTCTCTTGGTCTTCAGGACCAGCGCCATCATTGTAGCCAAAGCGGCTGGTGTCAATGCCAAGTCCTTTTTCCTCATTGACCGCTTCAATCAAAGAGGCAAGTGGACGCCAACCCCACCAACTGTCCTGGTAGTAATCGCCTGGGTTTTCACGGTGCCAATTTCCACGATCTTTGAAGTAAGCATCGCGCTGTTCGTCTGTTGAGCTGTCCCAGTCAATCTCGGGCTTTGTGCCACGCAATACTGGATTTCTTCCTGAGATATCTACTCCCATGTTATTTAGATTTTTTGGTTGCTGGTGTAATTGCTACGACTTCTCCAAGACTGTTCCATTCAATGGTAATTTCGTCAGTCAGCTGTGCGTCGCGTAGTTTGGCGCACAGTTCGTATTCTTCCAATTTGGCATGCTCTTCTTCCATCACTTTGAGCAACTGATTGAGCAGCTCGCCAAATTTTTCTGAGTGATTAGATTTTTTGATAGTCCTCTTCTCAGAGAGGCTAATTCCAAGGATTGCTTCTGGGGGCATGTTAGACAGTTTGTAATTGTTCAACTTCAGTTACTATTTTGTTGGTATGTAGATACCAAGTTCTACTAATAAAAGGCTTGCCATTGATGCGGCGGTCGCCTCCCCAAGAGCGGAAGATATCCGCGGAGGTTTCGCACCAAACGTTTTTACGTATTTGAACTTCAAGTTTTGCGGTTGGATCGAAATTGATTACCAAGCCGTCTTTTGATTTGAATGAACCTTGTACCATATCAGTTAATTGTATAGGATAAAAGTAATACTGTTGATTGTAAAGAGTTTACAATGATAAAGATAGTTATTAACAAAATTACGCCAACTGCAGAAGAGTTGTAGTAGCACGAATTTTAGGAGTTGGAAGAGCCATACCGTTAGCCGAGTATGAACCTATTACATCCGCCTCGCGAAGTACAGCGCTTTTAGCAGAGAACTTTTCAATGATGTAAGTTTTACCTGCGCAGCGCGGATCATTGATTATTACGCGATCTCCAACCTTAACAGTGGAACGAACAGCATTGCGTTTCTGACGAACTCGATCGTTGATTTCATTTACCAAGAAAGAATTGAGTGATCGTAGATCGCTATCGCTAAGGGTTGAAAGGGATTTTGCTAAAGCTGATGTAAGTTCTGAATAATTCATATTGTTTTAATTTGATAGTATAAAAATAATACAAAAAACCCAGAGATAAAAATCTCTGGGCCTAAAGTTATTAACAATTTTACTGTTAATTGCCTTTTACAAATTCTCTCTTCTCCACTTTTCCATCCGCGGTTACAACTACCAAATATACACCATCAGGTAAATTGCTGATGTCAATACTTGATTGCGAGCTTGTATAATTGGTTGACAGAACATTGCTGCCTATTGAATTGTACACGCTTACAAATTTTTGTTCTCCAGCCATTTCATCTATAATGTTGATAAATGAGTTTGCCGGATTAGGAAAGATTGTGACTGCTTTGCTCTCTTCTATTTTTACTATAGGGCGAGTAATTTCTTCGGGTTTTGTATAAGCATTACGAAGAACCGCGCCTTGATTACTTACAACGCATTCATTCATCTCTTTAATAAAGATGTAACTTGCGCTACAGAAGTTTCCACATGCCTGAGAAGTTCTCTTAATACGGTACCATGTAGAAATTAACAAAGTGGTATCAGTAAATGAGTCTCCACTCCCGGTTCTGATTAAGTTCCAGGATTGTCCATCCGGAGATTCAAACAACTCCCATATTGAACAGCCCGAAACTGGCTGCTCATTTGTAGAATTAAATTGAAAAGTATAATCTCCTAATGTGGTTAATTCATAATCAAAGCCTGGATTGATTACCGCGCTCATTCCTTGAAGACGTGCTATTAGTGGTCTTGGAGAACGTTGGTATCTGTCAGGCCATGCCATATAGTTTGTAAAAGCTCCACCCAAAAGGATTTCCCATTTGCCGTTTCCGTCTGGGCTATCCTGGATTGCCATGCATCGTCCTGCGCCCTGACCATAACTATTGACTAGTACGCCATCCCAAGATACTAAGCCTCCAAGTCCTGCTCCAACATTATTGAGAATGAACTCGGGATTGATTATGCCATCATCAAAAGCAACTACTTTAGCAACAAATTTATCAACAGGGTTTGTTCCGATTGGTCGTTTAGAGCTTGCGCCCGCAAAGTTTCCGCAAGCTACCAATTGACAGTTGTAGTAACAGAGATCTGCTATAGGCCCATTACAACCAGCATTGTATGTAGGATCAATTACCCATTCACCATTTGGTTGCACAGTAAATTTGGCGAGGCTCTTCAGCCCCTGCGCCGAACCGATAGAGGTGAAGGCCCCGCCAATGTATGCAATGTTTTCACCAGTTGAAATACCTGCGCAATCTTGTTCTGTTACAAATATTGCATCAAATATTGTAGCGTTTGTAATTACATTGGTAAGTCCTACAATTGGTTTCAGAGTAAATGTACTCAAATCAACCGCAGCAAGACCTACGTAAGAATTACCGCCTACTGTGTAGTTAATGTCGCCACCAATTAACAAGTTATTGGTGCCAGGGATGCGTCGGATAAATCGAATATCACCCACTGGCAGTGCTAGAGTTTGATAAGTTGCTCCAGTACTTCCGTTGCACGAAACCAATACTTGTGTTCCTGTTACGCCAAACGCGTAGTATAGTGTTCCTGTTGTTTCATCATAAAATCCCGCTTTTGAGACCTGAATCCAACTTGGGTAGGGGCAAAGAAAGTTTGGATCTATAGATCCATCAGCCTTTACCTTACTTACAAGTCGAATCCCAGCTTCGTTGGCGGTGCTACGTCCACCTACAAAGAAACATCCATTAGGCTTTCCATCAGGAGTTCTTTCAGGCTCAATATAGCATGTTGAATAATTTTTGCTCCAAGTTGACATATGATTTGCCATGTATGTAGCATCTTCGTTTCCCAGCAAGTCAAACTTCCTAATTTTTGGAACGTTATTCATAGCGGAAAACCCAGCATAGACAGAGCCATCGACTACTTCTATGCCAGCACAGTTGACATACCCTGCTGCCGAAAAGGGTATGCCGTTTAAATTTGGTTGGAATGTTGTATCCAACGAGGCAGCATACTGTGCGAACAGCTGGCTGCCGAGTAATAATAGCGCTGATATAAGAAGAGCGCCTTTTCTAAATAATTGCATTTTGCTTTCTTTATTTTTGGTTATTGCATATTTGTAGATATGCTAGTCGTTTGTTGCACTGAGTACATGTACGGAGAATTAGGAAAGGCCATCCAATCAAATAACTCAAAGAAACAGTAGAAGGATTTCGCCTCCTCAAAGTAAACAATGAAGTAATGAGGATCCATATTTAAGAGCTCTGATTTGTAAACTCCATCAAGTTTTTGATCAAAGAATAGTTCTGCGGATTCTTTACGTATTACAAAACGCAATGCCTCGTTCCAAACAAGCAAAGAATCTTCATAATTTTCCATTTGATAGTATTGATCCGTTCTAATTAAGTACTCACCATCTGGAAATACATTAGTAAGATGCGGAGAAAGATAAAGCGTATACAGCTTTTGTGAATTCATCACGGATGACAATGTCATCAGTGCTAAAAGTAGCAATGTTCTCATTCCTGGTTAAATTATTTTCAACGTACCAAACAAACACTTCCACGAAAAACGTGAATGAAATTAGTTTTGTCGGTCACATATATTAAGTACTCATAAACATCAATTTGGCATTCAATTCCATCAATTGTACCATCCCATACAGGTGGTTCTTCAGAAGTTCTATCAAATATCTTAATTCCCCAACGGTCAAATATCATCATTCTCACTTGTTTGTAGTGTGTGCCCATGCCTGCAAACAATCCATTTATTTGGTCTTCTGGATTTGGTGTAAAAGCATTTGGAACATAAAAACTAAATACCGGCTTTATTACAACTTCACCTTGAGAATATGCAACGCATCCATTTATATTTGTGGTTTGTAGAGTAATTGTATAGTTTCCCCACTGTCCATAGTTATGTACCGGGTTGGTTGCAGTACTGTAGTTTCCATCTCCAAAGTTCCATACATAATAGGTCCCTCCAGAAGAAAGATTTGTAAAAGTTACTTCAGGAGATAGTTCATCAGTTTCCATTGGATCCAATATAAAACCTGAGGTAGGCGTAGGATACACCGTAATGACAGCCGACGCATTCTGGGTTGTTACACAGCCAGCCACAGATGTTACAACTAGAGTTACAACATAAGTTCCTGGCGTTGCGTATGTATGGCTTGGATTCTGTTCCGCTGAATAAGTTCCATCACCAAAGTTCCAATACCATGAATAACCATTGGCTGAGGTGTTGTTAAAGTTTACTACCAGTGGCTGACATCCATTAGTGGCCGAAGGCTGAAATACTGATGTGGGCATTGGATTGACGCGAACCGTATGCACCACCATGTTTGAACATCCGCTTTCTGTTGTTACTGTCAAAACAACATTGTACAATCCAGGCATTGCATAGCTGTGAATGGGATTGATTGCGGTTGATGATTGCCCATCGCCAAAGCTCCAATAATAACTTGCCACTATTGCATTTTGAACAGATACCGTGCTGGTAAATGTTACCGGGCTTCCATGGCAGACATCAAATGCGGTAAAATCCACATTAATGATTTCAGGAAGAAGCTCGGCAACTATTTCAGCCATGCATCCGCTGTAAGAAATAAGTTGACAAGTTACGTATTGGTTTGCTTGTGGATCTACAATAATACTTTGACCAGTATCGCCGGTACTCCAATTATAGTAGGCAAATCCAGGAGGTGCTGTTAGCGTAGCAAAATCATCGTCCACACAGTACTGAACATCAATTGTTAATGGCAAACATGATATACCATCAACGTAAGCATAACCATAGTGGCCTCCGAGAGCGCAATCACCGGTCATGAATTCCAGAGTGATTGTTGTTCCTGCATAAAAAGACAGATCCACTCCTACAGTAGTCCAATTTTTGTAAGTGATATTGATAGTGTTTCCCTGAGAGTCAATTCCTGGGCAGGCCTGGAACCCAGGAAGATTTGACTCCGCAGTTACTCGATATTCTGTACATATCACAGTATCGCCATTTTCTAAAAGTATGCGAGTTTGAAAGTTTGGCTGCTCCCAGTCTTCGTGACCAGGGTTTTCAAAAACAACCGCATATTCATAAAGCAATAAAGGGTTATCCGGATCTACAAAGAGATCAAAACGCAAGCCTTCTGCTTCTGCGCCAACATTAGAATTTCCTAAACGAGCTGAAAAGTTTCCACCGTTAGGTGAAACTACAGGGACTTGGCCACAAGTATTAGGATCGGTTCCATTGCCCGACATAATTGTGTGCCTTCCTGGTATGATACCATTGTTTGGTAAGTCTATCGGGCAACACGTCCCGATGGTTCCTTGCCATCCTTGAAATGTTCCCGTTTCAAAATCGACATTTCCGCATTGAGCGGCTAACGGGTTGGATAGCAATAAGAAAACCGTATGCAAAATAATTGCAACGCACCACGAATAAATGTTCATAGTTAAGCAAACTTCTTTTGAATAAGTAATTAAATATGAGTCTTATAGACTCTACAATGTTACAGTCTATATATCACAGTGATTCTGGGCCGAGTGTGAATTTTACCCGTAGAATATATAGAATGCGTAAACAAACCTCCACCCGAGGTTATACTTATATCTTTTTAATGCACTTTTATCTTGTGCAAAACCTACACTTTTTTCAACCTCAAAAAACAAAAAAACAAATGAAAAAACTACTTGGCTTAGCCATTGCTTTGTTTGTCACATTCAGTTCCCTGGGACAGGACTATTCAAAGGAAGCAAATTATCACTATCTGCTTACGCCCAAACCGGGAAAGAAAGCAGATGACTTTAAATCCTTTATGGATCAACCAGACGTAAAAATGCTCAAGCATCTAGACAAAGTAAATGTCTATATTGTAGAGCATAAAGGCGACCGTAAGAATTTTGAAAAGAGAGCAAAAGACTCTGGACATTTTTCTATTGTTGAACGCGATAGCTTATACGAGGTTCAGCACGACTATATTCCAAATGATCCTCAATTTGCAGCGCAGTGGCATTGGAGAAGTTTAACTGATAAAGATATTGATGCTGATGAGGCATGGGATCTTTTGCTACCATCAAACCAGCCAACAATAGTTGCTGTGTTGGATGGAGGAATTGAGCTTCTTCACGAAGATCTCTTTTCTAACATTGTAACACCTTTTAACGCGGTAACTAATGCATATTCAAACGGTGAATTTGTAAATGCAGAAGACAAACATGGAACTGCTTGTAGCGGAGTTATTGCTGCAATTTCTAACAATTCAGTAGGCATCTCGGGTATTGGTAATAACAAAGTAAAAGTTATGCCTATCAATATCATGAGTGCTGTTAATGTAGGAGGATCGTTTTCAACTTCTTCACTGATACAAATAAACGCTGTTAACGCAGCAATTGCGCAAGGCTGTGCTGCTATTTCAATGTCATACGGAGGCAGCGGATATAGCGCAACTCTTGAGCAAGCATTTCAAACCGCAAAAACTCAAGCTCGTGGGGGAAAAGGTATGGTCATCTGCGCCTCTTCTGGTAATGGGTCTTCAGGAACTGCACAACAATATCCTGCATGGTATTCTAACGTTTATGGGATTGGAGCTACTACATCAACAGACTTGAGATCATCTTTTAGCAACTTTGGAAACATTGTTGATATCAGTGGTCCTGGTTCATCAATCCTTTCCACTGACAGAAATGGCGCAAACGGTTACAGCACGTCTTCAAACTACGCAAGCGTAAGCGGTACATCATTCAGTTGCCCATTGGTTGCTGGAGCAGCTGCATTGATTGCGTATCAAAATCCCAGTTTAACAGAAGCTCAAATTTGGCAAATACTTGCAACCACTGCTGAAAAGGTAGGTGGCTATACATATGCAAGTAATACAGCATGGCCTTTAAGTACGAGATGCCCAGAACTTGGATATGGCAGAGTTAATTTAAAGTCTGCCATTCAAGCAGCGGGTGGAAGTACACCTCCACCCCCACCTCCGGTTGCTCATAATATCGTAATTACTAATTGCACTGTAAGCAATAATACTCCTAACATTGGATCAACAGTTACTGTGTCAATTACTCAAGGAACCACGGCGCCAACTGCTTTGGCAGTTGCTCCAAAAGTTCAATATCGATTGTCAGTCGATAACTCATGGTCTAATGACGATATCATTCTAGGATCTGACACTTCTTTTATAGGTGGCGGAGTGACAAACCAAATTGAAACTCTTGCGTTCAATGTAGGAAATACAGCAGGAACACGTTACATTTTGTCAAGAGTTAATTTTGACGCCGCGGTTACAGAAACTTCATCAACCGACAATACTTGTTCCTTGATGATTAACATTACAAATCCAGGAGCGAGCGGAACTGACGCGGAAGCTTTTTGGCTTCTACCATCGGTTACAACATGTAACAATTCAGTTAGTGTAGGCTACCGTTTTAAGAATGTTGGTTCAACTACAATTACTTCTATGACATGGAGATTGACTTGGGAAATTTGCCCTAACGGCGAACCAGGAATTCCTGCATATTACACTTGCACAAACAATCTTAGTAGCTCAATGTTTGGAGGATTCAATATTGCGCCAGGCGCGCTTTCGCCTTCAACATACTATCAAGGTCTTTGCTTAATGAATTGCCCTGGAGCTACTAGCGGAACCACATATAATGTATTTCAAAATGGTCAAACCCGCTTAAGAAAGGTTGAAATTTTAACTGTCAATGGCGTGGCTGACGCTAATGTGGCAAACAATTCTGATCTATTACCTATCACTAAAATTGCTTGTACTACTGCAAGCGTTGATGGAGTAGAACTCACAGAAGAACCGAAGATTAAGATCTTCACAATTACAGGAAGACCTTTGAGAGCAAAGACTATTGAAGAACTTCCAAGTGGAATGTATATCATTCACTTAATCTATAAAGATCGCACAGAAGTAACAAAGTTTGCTAAGTAAGATTTTTATTTAAGAAAAGAAAGAGGGGGCGAAAGCCCCTTTTTATTGTGTAAACCAGTCGCTTAAAAAACTGTAAAGCCGAAGAGTGTTTGGCTTTGCTGCTTGATGCTGTTCGGTGTAAACCCAAGAGTTTTCACGGCTGTCCCTGACCGTTATTTCTCCATCAAGGAAAGAACAAAAGTCTTTAATACTAAAGACTTCCACGAGTTCATTCCACTGATCGTAGATTGCAATCCCGGTATCTTTGCTAACTGCCCACAGAACTGGGCCTTCAAAATTGAGCAGCGTTATGCTGTCGTTTGACTTTCTGTTGTTCATATTCTAGTTGCTAAGAGGAGCTTTAATGGCGGGATGCGACTGATAGTTTTCAATGATGAAATCATCAATAGCAAATCCTCTAAGATTTGTTTTCAGTGGACCAATGCCACATTCACCGGATTCAGTTTGCCAAAATTCTGTATTGACGCTGAGCTTAGGCAATTCATAAGGTTCTCTACCAATTTGTTCCTTTGCCTGTTCAATGTGGTTACTGTAGATGTGGACGTCGCCCAAATTTCCAATCAATTCATCAGGTACCATGTTGATTTCTTTAGCAATGATTTCAAGTAGCAAACCATAACTCGCAATGTTGAATGGTAAACCTAAAAATGTATCTACTGATCTTTGATTCCACATTAGAGAGATCGCTCTGGTTGGAGCATTAAATTTCTCAAGAACTTCAGCAACATTACCTTCCCATCCTAATCTATCAAAAAACTTAGGCATTTGTTGACTTCTATTTTTGATGACCCAATCTCTACGTTCACCGCTATTCAACTCTCTTGTATAAACTTGAAATCCATAATGACAAGGTGGAAGAACCATTTGGTCTAATTCACCTACATTCCAAGCCGAAACCATTAGTCGTCTTGAGTCTGGATTTGTTTTGAGTTCAGAGATTAGGTTTGCGATTTGGTCTATATTATTACCAAAAGGCATATATTCACCATTAGCGGATATTTTATTTCTCCAACTTCTCCATTGCTTACCATAAATTGGACCTAATTCACCCCGCTTCTTAGCAAACTCAGAATCAATTTTAATTCTATCTATAAAAGATTCTTTATCTAAATAGTCGAAACCCTCTAACCCATTTTCTTTGTGAGAAAGTATCACTGATTTTTGATAGTTCTTATACGCATCACCATCCCAAATATGACAATTATTATCAACAAGGTATTTGATGTTAGTATCACCTCTCAAGAACCATAACAACTCAGTTACCATTGTTTTCCAAGCCATCTTTTTAGTTGTAAGCAATGGAAAGCCATCTTGCATATTATGTCTGATTTGTCTTCCAAATACTGATAATGTGCCTGTACCTGTTCGGTCTTTCTTTTCTACTCCATTGTCTAGAATATCTTGTAGTAGGTCTTGGTAATCTAAATCTAATTGATTACCTACATGCTCATAAGCACCATTAGGTCCAATTTGAAAATCGTCTGATATCATAACTTTCTATTGTTTCGGTGTTATTGTTATTGGATTGTTTCTCCAAAATTCTTTACCCTCTGCGCTTTTATTAAAGAACATAAAAAATTCTCCATACTTGCTTTTTACTTTTTCCATTTTTTCAATGTTGATTTCATCACTATCTCTAAAACTTATAGCAATATTAGCAAATGGATGTAACACGCCATCAAAATCTTTGTATGTATATGTTAATAGTGTGACAGGTAGTTCGCACTCACTCTTGATTTGTTGATAAAGTTCATTCATAACTTTCTATTATTTCGTTGTTGTACGTTATCGTATTAGTGTTACTATTCCACTTTGTTCTTTGTTAAATCCATCACGGTCTCTATATTTTACAACCCAGTTGTATGTATCAGTGGGTGGGTAATATCCGGTTCCGGAATCGCCGGTCCAAATAAGATTTGAAGATTCGTATATTGGTGCACCCCAACGATTAAAAATTGTCATTTTTGGATAGTACGCAGATAAAGCCGTTATCCTAAAAACATCGTTAATTCCATCACCGTTTGGTGTAAAAGAGTTTGGAGCATAAAATCTTTCGCAAGAAGTTGTGCTTATACTTATTTCTTGTGTGCTGCTTTGACAGCCTATTTCATCAATTCCATAAACACCTATGACATAGGTATTTGTGGTATCATACCATTCTACTGTAAAAACATTTCCATCTGTACTTTGTAATGAATTGTCAATTGACCAATAATATGAAAAGCTTCTGATATCATCTGCAACATATCTTTGGCTTGGCGAGTCCAAGCAGAGATCCAGCTCTTGTTTTGTATAACTTATGTTAGGCGCCTGGTATAAAGGCTCTACCGTTACATCAATACTTTTGCTAACATCGCATCCGTAAATGTTGGTGAGATACTCAGGCCAATAAACTCCTGGCTGGGAGCCTACAAAAACGTTTCCGTTTACATAGTCTCCAGTCCAGATTCCGCCTATAGGAAGAGCGCTTAAATTGGCTGATTGATTATAGCAAATTCTATAGGAGCTGCTGATTTCAATTTCAGGAACAACCAGTTCCACGTCGCAAGTTTTAAGTGTGCTTTCGCATCCTTGCGGCGTAATCTCTTGGACAGTGATTGTGTATGTTCCGGGAATCTCCCCCCAGAGTATTTCACAGTTTGATGTTTGATCCGTGGTAACTAGGCCTCCGCCTGACAGATGCCAATCGTAAATAGAGAACTGGCTTCCTGTGACTGCGTAACCAACCTCGGATCCTGTACAAGTAGTATCAGGACATGGTATTAGATTGTGAGTAATATCTCCCATACTAAAGTATCCGCAAGAGCCATCATCACAGCCTGCCAGTATATCAAAATTGCAAGCACCTGGATCTGTGCATCCACCATATGTACAACTGCCATCATCGCAAAGAGCGGCTGGGTTAAAGTTGCATGCAATTGGATCTATGCAATCGGGAAAAGAGCAGCTTCCGTTATCACAGTCCGCTGCAGGATTGTAATTACAAGCTGTGGCATCGGTGCAGCCCGCGGTAAGGCAGCCAATTGTTCCGCCAAAAATAGGAAACTCCGGATCGAAGCACATTTCAGTTCCCCAACTACCCATACTACCATCAGCAAATGGTGTAACGCCAATTGTTAGATCAAGCGGAACACCAACATTTGCCACAGTCAAAGAAGCACAAAAATTCCAAATGCAATCACCCATCATACAGTAGTCTCCCCAGTCATTTCCGGGATTTCCATCGGTTGGACCGGTAGGGCCTTCAAAGAAATAACCAGGTCCTGCGGTAATTCCTGTTGCATCGGAAGTAACGTTGTCTACCCATAGCCAAGTTCCACTAGCATCGCCATCAGCATCGGAAGGCGGACTAACTGGAACCACGGATTCCCAGCCTTCGCCAAGGGTTAAACCAAATCCTTCAAACCAATTGGATCCTTGAGCATTTCCATTCCACCCATCTTGGGTAACACAAAGTTCCACTACCGTACCTGGTGGGTACGTGTTATCAGGGTTTGGTGGAGTGTCGAGTACAAAGGACAGATTCCCTGAGCACTGTGCACAACTGACCAGGCAGGAAATTGTGAGTCCTACCAAAAGAATTAGTTTTTTCATTCAATTTAAAATTTGTGATTGAAAGGGACTGCGTTATAGAATTCTACGCTATCGCCTACATTGTAAGTTTTGTAGGAATAGAAAGGAATTCCACAGTCGGATATGTACAATCTATGAAGTGGCGGATTAGTGTCGCATTCCTCAATTGATACTACACAACAATTAACGTAATTGTTGCTGTCGGGAATTGTAAGACTCCAATCTTGCTTAGGAGGATTTTCCTTAAAGACGGTTTTTTCATCAGGTTTCTTGCGGATTGCAATAGCTGATATCCAAATGGATGCAATTAAACCAGCCATGGCAATAATAGATCTTCTGCTACTCATTTTTTTATAGATATGAAGTTGACAATTGTTTTAACGTTTTTAGTAATTTTGGATCTTCCACACGACCAATAATTTTCATGTACGATTGATTTCTTGGTATACAAACCATTTCACGGCCATTGGCAACAAATCTTCGATGGCACTTAAATTCTTGAGTACTGTCAAGTTCATATATGCAACCTTCATTTGGATCCTGATTCTTGGAAAGTGGCACTGCCAAAAAGTAAACCCGGTGGCTGTTGCAAATTTTCTTTAACTGTGATGGACTGACTGCAAAAGAGTCTTCTACCAAAAAAGGAACTTGAGTCTTTACCTCAATTCTCAGTCCGTCCATTAGCATATCTTTCTCAGAATCAAAAGGATCCAGAGACTCTTCCACTATATGGCCTTGCTTTCTAAGCAAATGAGCAACAATTCTTTCACCGGTCATACCAAGCATGACCTTCTTTACATCAACGGTCTGTTCTTTCTTTACAGTTGCCATTATTTTGCAAAGTGGTTATACACACTTGAAATTCCTTTGAAGACGCCAACGGTAAGTCCAATAAACATGGAAACGGGCCAAATAATAGAAGATATAACCGCGGCAGGCATAGACATTTCTTCGCCTGGCTTAGAGTTATAGTTTAACATAATAAGCGACATAAAGGTCGCAAAAAAACCGAGAATGTAAGTTAGGAGGTACATAGTTTCTTTTATTTTTTGCTATTTATACGGCTAAGAAAAGTCAGTGCTTGAGCAGACTCTTAGTCCATCAATTTCATTGTCATAATGACTATACGAAAGGCTATAATTAGGATGAGTCTCTTGCATTTTCCGAATATAGTCAGGCCCAACAAAATGTCCGTCAGGGCACCAGTTAAGAGCCATAGAGATAAATTCTTCGCAACCCATTTCTGCACCGTATTCGTCAACTATTCGTCCGGCTTTTATGAATTCAAAAAGTTCTTCACGGTTTGAGTAGTATTTGTTCTTATGAAAGTTCCAGAGAAACTGCCAGCCCATGCTGCGTTTTCCCAAGTGAATCAAGGACTCCTCAGTAAAACGATCCCAAGGATTAGACATATCCCAAGAATCCTTGTCCTGTGTTCCAAATCCGCTCATAACTTCTCGGCCTGATGCGCCCAACTGCTGGACTTCTTGGAGAAGGGTTTCCTTTCTTTGTAGAATTTCCACCTCCGTCGGTATACGGTAGTAGTTGGTTCCCATTACGCCCTGTTGAAAATGGTTTGACGATATTTTGGAACTGCATTGATGAGAGTGATAATCTGTTCGTCCATCCCCATTGGCCAAGTAGCAGGGTTTCCCCATAGCATGCCACTGTCGCGTTGATTAAGCTGATACGCTTTATATGAAGGTCTATACCAAGAGCCGCTTTGTACATGACGGCGAACATAGCCAGACTCATGAAGTGAATAGTAAACTGCTGCAACTGGATCCCATAAACGGATGGATCCGCGCTTATGCATTATTTCTGTGGTAACGTCTACCAGGTTCATGGAAATGCAAAGTGATTCAATTGCTTTGCGGTGCTTCTTTTCAATAATAGTGTACTTGTAAGCCATAATTTTATTTTTTTGTTATATGTAAAAATAATACAAAAGTTTCACATCTGAAAATTTAGTTGTTAACATCATACGGAGGATATAGACACCGTTCAGCTTTTTCAATAAAGCCATTTTGACCAAACCCCATACGATAGTCTGTCTGGATAAACCGGCTTCCCAGTTCCGAGAGATCCGTATCATCTACTGCGCACCAGGTTGCAACTGTGTTTATGAGAAGCCACTCCCGGATTTCCCGAACTCGTATGCTTTCAGGGCTTTCGCCAAATCTTTCAGGTGGCAACTGTGGCGTAAACGAAATAGGAGATTTTGCCACCCCATTGATTTTGAATATGAGATCACATGTGTCTTGCGAAAAATGCTTACGCCAATCGGAAGAGAGAACAATATTCATCTCGGCATTCATCAGCAAAAAGCGATTGAAAGCAATAACGCATTTTTCATCAAACATATACGGAACGCCAAGACCATAAGCATGCCGATCACGCTTCCACAGATTATCTCGGTTTGTATGAAATTGCTTAGGAAGAGCAAGCACACCATCTATGTCAAGGAATACAACTTTCATTATTCAACTATTTTTCCATACCATTCGCAATTTGTACAACTTTCTTTCATAGGATCAAATTCTTTTCCAAAAGGATTGCAGTAGGCAAGCCTAAAATCAATTTCTGCACCATCGCTCCAATTACTAGAGTCTTGATTATTTGCCATAGGAACTTCGGCAGGTATCGCCCAGCAATCCCAAGCGGTAGAGAATTCAACAAGCCATTCTCCATTTCTATTTGTGAGCGTTCCTTTCATTTAGGCAGTAACGGAGTTAACGCAGAAAAAACCTCTTCAGGAGTAATTGTTGTTGTACATTCAAATTGTTTTGGTGTTCCTTTATTTACCGGGCACCAAAACCAGTCTCCTGGATTGAACATGTATTTGATATCATTTATACAACCATGACAAACACTTTTATTGATCAATCGAATAGTGTCCTCGGAAAACTCGTTGTCTTCTGACGTTATTCCGGATATCATAACAACCGGCTTTCCGATTGCATGCGCAACCCAAGAAAGACCGCTGCTTAGACCAATAAAAAATTCCGAGTGATGAATATAATTGGTCATCTGTTTAAGGTTCATTCCATGCTTTTTTACGCATGATTTTGGAGCCTGATTCCAATTGCCTTCAGATCCAAAGCTTTCATGAACATCAATACAAACCGGGGTCAAACCAGCATTTCTTAGCATTTTGCATAATTGATCCCAGCCGCCACCAAAATTCCAATGCTTTGCCTGAGCTGTTGAATGCATAGAAAAGCAAACGTACTTTGCCTTTATAGGTCTTTCTTCTACAAACTTATCAATTTTTGGACGTTTCCAATCGGTTATTCCTAATTGCTTTGCATACCCTGACATTAACGGTTTCTCAAACTTGTAAAAAATCTCTTTGTACTCATCATACACGGTAGAACCAAGAGACCACTTATTTGTATGCGGATCATGTATCGGTTTTGCAACGTGAGGATAGATTTGAGAAATCATTGGATAACTCTTTTCAAAGTGTTCTGCCTCAAGATTGCAAATCGCATCAACTTCTTGATCGGTGATTAGCCTAAAAGCATCAATAACAGCCATTGCACCGATAGTATCTCCAAGAGAGGATGACGCTATTTTTATGAGTACCTTTGGCATGTTTATTTGTAGATCTCAATAAGTTCTCGCAAATTGCTGTTGATAGCCATCATGTCGTGGTGGATCTTATCCAGCTTTTCATACAGCTTATTGTAAGAGGCTGACATCTTAGCGGACTTCTTTTTCTTCTTTTTCTTTGTATCAAAATGAACCGGGCCATCGTAATTGTCAATTTCTTTCTTCAGGCTTTCATACGATTCAGAAATAGAAGAGTTCCCAGCCAATCTGCCCCAGTCAATTGCTACAGGAACATCAACATACTCGAGTTCATTTGCAAGGTCATTCAGGATTTGACGGCGGTCTTCGTTAGTTCCAGCCCAGCCTGTAATGATTTGCGCATGACGAGTAGAGAACCACAATGGTATGTGCTTGAGAACCCGCCATTCTCCACGAGAAACATTCTCAATGAAGTTGCAATTCTTTAGCATAGTCTGATATGAGCGATTGCGGTAGAACGGATCGCGGTTCCATAGAGTCTTTTTGATTTTGCGAGCACCGGGTGATGTAGCATCGAGCATATCGGCTACTTTGTAGGTTTTACCTACGGGAACTGAGTTGATGTAGGAAACTACTTTGTCGAACAGGGAATTTTCTTTTCTCATTTATATTTTATTTAGATAGGATAAAAATAATACAAAAGTTTTACAAAGTAAAATGTTTTTGCCAAAAGTTATTAACAATCTTCAAGCACGGTAAATTCTACGTCCATTACGGACTGGCAAAAAAGGAAATGCGTTGAGTTCTTGAGAACATGATCCGCTCCCAAATGCTCTTTCCAGCCATTAAATGCCTCGGCCACTATGCTTCCGTCTTTCCTCATAAAATTGTGATGAGGAACCGAGCGAATTACCAAGTAAAATTTGTCGCCGTTCTGATAGAGGGTCTTCAACAGTCTGACTTTTTAGACGGTACCTACGAATGAAAGTACCGTGAGTAATAACGCAAACCATGCAACAATAAGGCCTGCATACATTAGATTTTCTTTTGTCTTGCTCATGAGTTAATTTTTAATTTTTTGTTATGTTTTCTTAAGTGAACAATATATGTGCTGTGTTCTCTCAGCAGCTTGGCTTGACTTATGAGTGAAGCCTCGAGCTTCTTGACGCGCTCTTCCATAAGAGCGAGCTTAATTTCTAATTCTGATCTCTCGTTTTTCATGGCAATGGCCCAAGCGTTTTTGAGCGGCTTTTTTCCACGCCTGTTTCAACTTGCTTACAATAGTTGGTTAACATTTTCCAAACTTTTGGAAGGCAACTTTTGTAGGTGGATTTTTTTGGTTGTTTCATTAAATTTTATATTCAACAAGTGAAAAGAGTTTCAGCTTTAATAACTTATGATAAAAAAACCCAGAGGCTATAAGCCTCCAGGTCATTTACAAACTATGTTTTCTTACGCGTACCTTCTCTGTTCTCTCTCTTCAATAAAAAAAAGTATAAGCAGAAGAAGAGGATTGAGACGGAGTAAAAGATAAGATCTGTTACGAGAAATGAGTTGGTCAATTTCAGAACAAGAGCAAATAGTACGTCGAAACCAAGAGGGTTGAAGAACGTTGCTATTAGAAGTGCTATTGTTGAGGGTCGCGGACGGGGAAGGCTCAGTCTCTTGCGTGATTGTACTGTCACAGTTATCCATGTGGTATAATTTTTTAATTTGCCTAATTGCGGTTAACTTGGTTAATTAGACTATATATCAAAAAACTTCACCGGACTGGAGATAATTTAGCTCCCTGCGATACATACAAAGTCGGTAAGTCTGTTCACGAGTGAGTCGGCCCGCCTGAACTTTTATTTTAGCGCTTACCTCTTTTTTCAGACCTTCAATGCTACTATAAACATTTTTCATCTTTTCTCGAGGAGTAAGATCATACAAATACTTTGATCCAATTTCAGCTGGATCAATGGCGTCTTCAACAATTTCATTTTTGAGACTTGGAGTTTCATTATTGATGTAGTCCAAGAATTTTTGCAAAAGAGATTCTTTTTTTTCTACTGTTAGGTGTTTCATATAATTGACTATTTGAATCCGATAGAATTACGTTTGCCTTCTTTATACTCGTGAGTGATTACGTTCTTGGCCTTGTTATTATTGTAAAACTCAGCCAGCGTAATAGGGTATTTTCTTAGTTCAATGTCCGGAAGTTCCATACCTAAGGCGTTTGCCAGGTTTTCAGTCTGCAGCTCGTCCATTCTCTTAAATTCTTTTCGAGCAATCAATCGGCCTGGGCGCAAGAGAGCGGGATCAATTTTGCTGATTTCAATGTTGAAAGTTGCAATTACCATCAGTCCAAGGATGTCATTAAGAATACCGTCGGTAATGTTAAGCAAATTGCTAATACCAGTGCTTCGTCCATCAACACCACCACTACGGCTTTCAAGAAGTGGTTCGGCATCCTCAATCAGCAGAATACAATCCCGGTGTTCTCCCATAATCCAATCACTAATAAAGTTGATCATTGCAGGTTCTGCCAGAGATGCGGACACTGCGGGTGGCGAGTAGAGCACTGCCTTATCAGCTCCACAGAGTTCTTTTAACAAGTGACGTATGTACTGGGTCTTTCCCGTACCAGGATCTCCATGGAAAAGAACCAAGCCTTTGCTGTCCTCGTCCAAACGCTTCATTAGAGTATTATGGAATTCTTCAAATCCTTCTCCGTAATGAAGGTCAGGCAAAATAAAAGAAGTGTTAGCTTCTGATAGCGAAAACGATTTGATGTCGTAGCTTCCATTTCGTGTAACAATAATGCTTACTTCCGCGTCTTCATTTTTTCTGGGCTTTTCAATGCTTTCCAGAAATTTAATGAGATCCTCTATAGGTTCTGCATTCCAGAGTGGGCTGGTCCTGGCTGGTGTAAACATTGTGATGGAGTCAACTTTCATGGAGTCTCCTTCCGTCATTTTATAGTTTTTGTTAGGAGTTAACGAACCCGGAAAACTTTCAGTGTCAATCTTCTTGTAGTTCTTTTTTCTTTTTGAAGATTCCAAAGACCAGTCCGGCCACATTTCAATCATATACCCTGGAAGATCTTTATTGAGAAAAAAGATTTGAGTAAACCTCTCCATTTCTTTTGTTCTATAAGAGGAATTATTCCAGGCAATTGTCCAACCTTTGCTTGCAAGGTACTCAAAAACTTTTACATAGCTTGTTTCTCCTTCAGCAGTGACAATTTCCAATACCGATGGGTCTGGAAAATCTGGCCACATACCAAGGTAGCATTGCATAGGATTTGCTGATTGCAGTGAACGCGGCTTACCGTATTCACGCAGCATACTTTTTTCTGATGAAATATGTCCATCATATATTAAGGGGTATTCTCCTTCCATCTCTTTTCTTAGATTAGCAAATTCGTTTTTTGAGTTAATGCCAAGTTCTTTGGCAAGCTCCTTTATTTCTTTTTCCTTTAATCTTTTTCCCATGTTGTTTATATTCCGGCGCTTGTGATTGTTTTTTCCGTGTTAACAACAATTTGTGGTCGTGGTCCGCTCTTCCAGTATTCCAACACCGATTGTTCCTTGGCCTTTGATTCACACATAAACCAGCCGCCTGTGCCCCAGTCCTCTAGTTCATTGTAGATGTAGTCGGCATGCGCCACTGATTTAGCGCCTGAGTTTTCATACAGCTTCATGGACGAAGACCAGTGAATGACAAGCGGAGCGTCCTTCCATGTAGAGGAGGCAAGGTTTGCTGCTTCATAAGCGCTAAGGCCACCGGTACAGAAAGTGTGGTGAAAGATATCAAAAGTAATAGGGACACCTACCTTACAGTGTACCCGATCATAGAGTTCTTTTACGCTGTACATGTTGGCCTTGTCGTCGTTTTCCACCACCACGCGCTTGCGGCAATTCTCCGATAGCTTAAGGAAGTTACTACACCAACGCTCGGTTGCTTGTTCTTTGTCTCCATATGCTCCACCAATGTGAATGTTCAGCGGATTCCAATGGCTGGGTTCAAATCCCATTTCGTCAAAGATTCGGCTGTGCTGTTCAAGGTCACGGATGGACTTGACAACTGTGCTAGGGTTTGGCGACGCCAGAATTGTAAAGTGACTTGGATGAAATTCCAATCGTTGGCCAGTCCCGCCTGCTCGTGTGGCTGCTTTACCGATTCGTCGAAGAACCACCTTAATTTCTTCCCAATCAGGTAGGTCTTCAAATTCATACTCAGTCATCCATGGAAAGAGTCCTGAGGAAATACGGTAGAATTTGAAACCGTTCTGTTCATTCCAATGGACAATCCGCTCCAGGTCCTGGACATTGGCAAGTGCCAGCTTGCTGATGTGAGCCAGGCCTTTAGTTTCATAGGTCCGTTTGATAGCATCACGGTTGGTCATGATTCCCTGTGAAGCCAAGGATGTGTTGATGCAGGCATAGCCTATGCGCTGTTCGTATGGAATCATATGAGCGTACAGATTGGAATGTTTACAAAACCCGAGTTTACATATCGGTGAGGCTCCTGGACAATCCCGTTTTTTACCAGGAAGTCAAGCATTCCCACGTTCTCGGAATAGTCTTTGACAGCGACCTCGTTCTCCGCAAGTCCCTCAATCCAGGTAGTTGCTGTTGCAAACGGAAACCCGTCCTCAGCATCGTTAAGCTGGATGGCAGTACCGCCGTTTCGATATTCGGCTTTGGATACCGTAACTTGGTATTCCTTTTGAAATAATTTGTAGGTCATAGAGTGACCACTGGTGTTATCTGACATTTTGTATATAGTTTACTATTTAATAAGTATAAAAGTAATACAAAGAACCCAGAGAAAAAAATCTCTGGGCCTTTAGTTATTAACATTATTTAATTTGGGCAAGGATCCCATGGTGGGTACCGATCCGTACCAGAATTTTCTACATATTGGATGCTAGTTCCAAACGGACTAACAAGTTCCACAAATGTAGGAGTTCCGGTATAAGTGCAAATTGAAATTTCTCGTGAAGCGGGTTTCATGTCAAGTAAGATCTGCCGGTTCTCTCCAAGCACTTTTAACTTTATGTCCTCAATTGAGAGGTCATCATTGATTTTTACGATAACGCAATTCTTGGCAGTAGCTGTTGCGCTCCAGTCTGTTGATAGAGGTTTAACGTGCATTGCTTTCATATCTTATTTCTCTTTGTGCTTCGCGTTTCTTAGCGTCTTCCCGTTTATCATAGTCTTTCTTTCCGCGGGCAAGCGCGATGCAGAATTTTATGCGGCCTTTTACTGATTTGATGTGTGTAACTATAATGGTCGTACCGCTGACCAAGTTTTTCTGTAAGCTATTAAGCTGGTGCCGATGCAGTAAGAGTTTTCTTAGCCGCTGTGGCTCATGTACATAGTTTTGATCTACTGGGGTGACTGTCATGGACTTAAGCCAAAGCTCGCCTTTGTCAAAATAGCAATACGCGTCCACCAAAGACACTTTTCCTACTTTAATGCTTTTTACTTCGCTACCAAGGAGAGCTGCTCCAGCCTCATATTCTTCCAGGAAATGGTAGTCGTGACGAGCTTTTCGATTCTGTATGTTGACTGCTTTTTCCATAGACCGTATTAAAATTGTTAGTATAAAAATAATACAAAAAGTCCGCAAAAGAAAATTTTTTGCTAAAAAGTTGTTAACATAGAAAACTTTTTTCCAGAGGTGTATAAAAAGAGTATCAGAAGAGCGAGGAGTTAGACTTACTTAAGAGCACACTAGGCTTAAAGATTACTCCGCCATGCGACGGCTTTCTGCCAGCCAGGTTTCATAGCTCAGAACTCGCAGAGACTCATTGCTAATTTTAGGAACCACTTTGTTTACGTCAATTCCACCGGTGGCTTCAACCTCTTCGCCGTGCTCAATATATTTGAGAGCTGATGATGGATCGATTAGCACCTCTTCGCCTTCGTCAGTTAAGATCTTATAGGAGACAATTTCTCCATTCTGACGATTGATTTGTAAGACTTTCCCTTTCACAGACTTGTCGCTATTCACAACATCACCTTTAACAGCGTTACCAACTTTAATTGAGTTGATCTCTGCTGAGCCGTTCTTGGCAAAAGGCTTTTGTTCGAGCCTACCGTCTACCGGAAGAATCTGTACTTTAAATGCAGGATTGTTGGCAACCAATGGAGTCATTAGCGACCCGTTACCACTACCTACGTTTCTATTGGATATCGTTATTGGCATCTTTGTTCCTATTATTTATCTCATCCCGAAGTTGCGCAGCGTACTCATAGTTCTCACTTTGAAGAGCTTTTTCTAACGCAACTTTAAGTTCCTCACAAGAGGTTGTAATTTCGGTTGACTGGGAATCTTCAAAAGAAAAATCCGCCAACCTAAAAATAACTCGCACATCCCCGGTTGCTTCGCGATCCCAAAAGATCACCCAACTGCCATAAGAAATGTAGTCCAGATTTTCATCAACCATGTGCTGAAAAATTGAGCTCAACTCAGACTTCAGTTCCGGTATTGTAGGCGTTTTGTAAACGATTTCTTTGTCGACTTTGTATTCCCATCTTATTCCAAGCTTTGCATGGTAAGTTTTAATTTTTCTCCAGTCAATTGACTCGAGAACTCTGCTAATGGCCTTGTTGCAATTTTTCATGGCCAAACCGTTATTTTAAGTTGCTCAGTTGGGAGCGTATCCTAAGAAGGCACCAGATACTACATTTGTAATCACACCAATTTGAAAGTAGTAAACTGCCCCAAGGACCAATACTCCATCGGGTATTGATACAAGAGTACCTGCTGTATCATAAAACTCCAGGGTTGTATCCGTTGCATCTACACAAACAATTGCCTGAATCGCCTGGTCTTGACCTGCACAAGGCTTTGCCTTGTCGTAGTACACAAAATTTGCTTTGGGAGAATTGTACGTTAGCGGAAACACACCTTCACCGGTTTGAAAATTGATAGTTCCCGCGGCTGCTGATGTTATGGTGTTTTCAGCAGCCACCCCGCCTCCAACCACCGCAGGGTTTGCAATTCCCGCAATTGCAGAAACCACGCTAGGCGCTACATTTACAATCGAATTATTTCCAATAACTAAATCTCCTATGAATGAGATTGGTGGGTTTGATGAAGGCCGAAAGTCTCCGTTTACTAAAGGCCAAAATTTCTTTCCTATTACCATGTGTTTTTTCGTTTTTAGTAAGGCGCATAACCTATGTAATCGCCAGGAGTCGCTACCGTTACATCACCAATTTGAAAATAGTAGACTGCTCCAGGTACAAGCGTGCTAGCCGGGAATACTACCGTGGTTCCTGAAACATCAATAAATTCAAGAGCCCCGCTATTGAGGCAAAGCACGGCCGCAATTGCCTGATCTTGCGCCGCGGCTGGAAACCTGCGATCATAATATATGAAATTTGCTTGAGGATTTACACCTGGCATAGGATCAGTAAGCGTTACGCTGCCACCTTCAACCTCAACTGTATAGCTGGATCCGGCAGCCGTTGCTGTTGCATTGGCCGATAGAGTTACTGTAAGCAGAATAGGATCTATGGCTAAGATGGTAGTAGCCAACGGTATTCCCGGTCCTGTGATAGCGCTACCAATGCTTACAGATGTAGCAATACCACTAACATTGCTGATTGTATCGCTGCCATTATTGGAATCCCCGGTAAACGATGTAGTGTTTTGAGTCAGAGCAGTTACCAAGTTATTTGCTGCAAATCCCGAGCCAACAACAGCTAAATTGATTGCGCCAATGGTATTCATATTGGCAAACGCACTTTGAGATATTCCGCTGATTGTGTCAGTTCCGTTTGTCGTTCCTATAAAGCTTATAGGTGGATTTGATGAAGGCCTATAGTCTCCTACCTCAAGTGGCCAGAATTTTCTTCCTATTATCATTGTGCTATACTTTTGTTTTAACTAACAATAATCGCCACAAATGGGATATCATAGTTTTGTGTATTGTGAATCCACACAGTATCTGTGTAGAAATAGTCCGTATCATAAACGTCTTGTCCTCCGCTAATAAAGAGCATTTCACCAGCGGTTTTCCAATCAATGGCAGCTGGCGCGTATTTCTTAATCAGCTGATCCGTTCCGGAGCCTGTTCCAACTCCTTGCTTATCCACTGTGATGTTATACCCATCAATTGCTGTTACGTATGTGTATGGGTTGTCAGTTACTGCATCGATAGTTACCATATCACCTACTTCTAGATGGTAAGCTGCAGAATTGCCTGCTGTAAGCCACTGAAAAGTTTGTGTTCCATCAAGATTCTGTTGACCAGGATCTGCAGCATCCGCATTTACTATTATGCCTGTGAGATTAGCTCCATCCTGCTTTTTTGTATAATCATTGTTCCATGCCCATTTGAAGTTCTTTACGTTTGATAGCAAATCTCCTGAAGGATCGGTACAACAATTACAGCTACATGTTTTTGAATCCACTCTTGCATAGTCCGCATAGAGAAAAATTGCACGGACCCTGCCTTCTGGATATTTATAGTCTCCTTGCACCAAGTTTCCTGGATGCTCATACGGTCCAGTGGCTGCGCCTGTAGAATCGTATTCCAGAATGTATTTGTATTTTGTACCTTTGGTCTTTGCTGATACTGTAACTTCGGAAAGCTCGTTATCGCTGTACTCCGCAGTAATTAAAGCAGCTAAATCCACGTTTGCTGTTAATTCAGTAGCAAACGCCGTAGGGAAATCCGCGTATGCTTCAACCAAAGCGTCTACTGTAAATGTGATTTGCTCGAGTTGCACACCATCTTCATCATACATTGTAAAAATGTGTGATGTGCCATCAGTAACGCCGGCATCTGTGTAGATGAATTGGTACTGCTCGTTAAGTTCCCAGTAAGCTGCAATTCCAGCAATATCAAGTTTCTTTATCTTACCCGACTTTACTGTGAATTTTACCTCGGAGTAATTTGTTAATGGAATGAAAAAATTGCTTAGGTCAAATGCAAACATTGTGGTAATACCTTTTACCACACCCAATTTTTTACACTCGGTAAAACGGAGTGCAAGAATGCTATAATCAGGAGGACATACTAGTTTGGGTTTTACTGACATCTCGTATAAGTTAGTTTACACCAGGCATTACCTGGGGGTTGCCGGGTCTTCTTCTCGGCTTATTTTGAGGAGCTTCCACAATTGGCTCTATTTTTTCTACAGGCTTTATCTTAGGCTCTTTCTTTTTTCTTGGTTTCTTTTTTAGAGAATCCGTAGGATTTTTTAGAGGCTGCTGTATTTCTTCTGTCACCACTGGAAGATCTGGTTCTTCTAATGTAAAGACAATCTCAGGTTGCTTTTCTACCGCTTTCGGTTCTTCCGGTTTGGTTTCTATTACAACCTTTTGGGGAGTCTCCTCATTTTTTAATTCATTAGGACGTATGTAGTCCACCAATGACTTAATAAAGCCAAGAGCAATCAGAGGGAGAATTGCACCGCTAATAATTGATAGCACTCTCTTTTGGTAAATTAGCTCTTCCTCGTTTAAACCAAAAAGTTCAACCCACCCTTGGAAATCATGTAGATGCGTATATGCATAGAAAGTATTTCCCATCATCTGCATACATGCAAGAATAATAAAGACTCCCCATACCATCCATTTTGACATTTTCTTTAGAGCAATCAAGGCTGCAAGTGAAGCAGCGGCTCCTATTTCAAAGGCAATAGCAAGAGATATTGCAAGCCAATCCGGATTGCTTAGTTTAAAAAAGTCAATTACGTGAATTGTAGATATAAGACTAACTACAATGTATAGTGACACAAATGTACCTATTATGAATCCGTTTGTAATTTTGTTATTCATCTAATCAAAAGTTTATTACATTCTAACTATATATCCACACATAAAAAAGGAGAGGACCTAAGTCCTCTCCTGAGATGTCGCAAAAAGATGTGAGATGGCTTACTTTTCGAGCGACTTGATCTCTTGATCGTATTCATTCATACGATCGTCTGGCCGAACTGCAGTTCTCACTACAGCATTCCAATCATAAAGAGTTCTTTTTGAAGAACGAAGACCTTCTATTTTGGTAAGACGTTGAACATCCTCAGTTGTTGGTCTTTGCGAAACCACCACCTGTAGGCTGTCTACTTCGTTCTTTAGACGAGTAATTTTTTTGCTGGTTGAGCAGCTATTACAAGTACTCAGCGTTGTCATCAACAGGATAACAACCAACAAAATTATTGGAGCCTTTGGATTATTGAGCAGGTTCATGTTCCATTTCCATTTTTTGGCCTACTGGCATTTCTTCAAAGTCAGCACCGGCTTCAAGTGAACCTTGGCGCATCATCAAATCATTTACCTTTTCACGGTCAGCTTTTACTCGTGAAAGCGCTTCGCCAACTGGCTTGATTAAATGATCGTGGAAATATGTAGCCTTTTCCAAACCTACACCTTCTACTTTGTTGATGAAAAACCACAGAGCTTCAAGAGGCAATACTTGCAAAAAGAGTTCTTTACCTTCTTGCGCTTTATCAATAGCCTTTTGAATTTCTTTTGTCATTTCAACAATACCTACCGCCTCGGTAAATTTCCACTGTGCTTCGTTCTTTACAAAGTCCAACAGTTTTTGGCCAGCTGCCGCGCCGCCTTGAACAATATAGTACTTGGTTTCAATTTCCTTGTGACGTGAGTCAATTTCTTTTTGGAGCTCAGCAGCCATTTGTGCACGCTCCTCTTTAGAAAGTTTTGAGACTGGAGTTTGTCCGTCAGATTTCATTACTTTCATTGTGGGAATTTCGGTTTCTTTCTTTGACATAATAGTTGTTATTTATGGTGTTATATTCTTGTGATGTAAAAAGTTTCAAAAAAACAGAGACATTATTTCGTTCCAATATGCAGAGAGCAAAATTGTTCCAGTAATAATACAGAAAAGCCTACTGATGACTCTCCAAAGCGTAAACCATTTGAAAATTTGGTAATACACTACTAAATGAGAATCTGTATCGGGAATTTTTTCCACAGACACAGACATTACTTCAGCCAGCCCCATTGATGCTATGTATTTGTTAACCGGCCCTAGGCGATCCAACATTTTCATAGTGATCATTTGCTCATCATCACCCTTGTCGGCTGTTGTTGGATTAAGCACTGTATAGATTCTGTAGAGCCAATCATGACGCAGACCAAACCTCATCCAATCTGGGGAATTTCTACGTGCTTTTACCTCTTTGCGAATAAGATAGAAAGCTTTTACATCAAAAAAGAATTTTCTCATTCTCCAATTTTTTGTTGTTCATACGACTTAATCACTTCTGGATACTTTTCCAATAGAGACTTTCGAAGTAACTCGCGGCCTTTACGAATGCGAGTCCTAACAGTGTTTTGTTTCCACCCGAGTTCTACAGATATATCCTCGTATTTTTTCTTTTCAATTTCGCGTTTTTCCATAACCACTCGGTAGGTTTCAGGAAGATTAGAAATTTCCTCAATTGCAAAATCATATAGAAGATCTGCTGCGTGAAGATTCTCAGGTTCAACCTCGTATCGAGGTATTTGCAATCCGGTCTTAGAATCCATATTTACTCCGCGTTCTTCCATTGCTTGAATTGAATAGTTTCTGCGAGTATGACGAAGCATAAGTAAAGCCTCGTTACGAGCTATACGATAGATCCAAGTACTGAAATTCCAATACGGATCATACATATGTATTTTAGTCCATACCTTAGCAAATGTATTCGCCATGGCTTCTTCACGATCATCGGAAGACGGCAATAATTCTCTGAGGTAATAATTGATACTTGGCTTCATTCGGTGATAAATTCGATTGAAGTCGCTTTCAGATCGGCTGTTAAAAAAAGCCATTCCTAATTCTTGCAGTGCAGATGTTTTATTCATTAGTATTTTTTTGTTAGGATAAAAATAATACAAAAAAACCCAAAAGTAAAATCTTTTGGCTGAAAGTTATTAACAAAATTATTTTATCTGGTTGTAGTAGTCTTCGTAAAGCTTTTCAATGTTTCCTGACAAAACTCCGTAATTTTCTAACATTGAAAGATGAGAGGTCTCACGGTATTCTTTTATCCAATAGACCCATCTAAATCCTGCGTTGACTAATACCTTTGAACACACGCTACATGGTGAATGCGTAAGAATTACAATATAGTTTTCGGGATCATGTTCCCGAAACTTTGCTATCATATTTACTTCAGCATGTATGAATCCTGAACCGCCAGGTTCAAGTGACTCTTCCTCTGTTCCGGTTCGAGGATTGACAGAAGCGCCAGGGTAAGAACCATTGTAGCCAAAGGAAGCAATTTTTTGAAATTTCCTATGGACTGCAATGGCTCCTACCTTTAATGTGGACGCTGTCGAGAGTTCTGAAATGTGCTCCAATATAGAGACAAAAGTGTCTACTTTTTGTATAATTCTTGGAGTCATTTAATCTTAGGCTGTTTGCTCTTCAGCCACCTGGGCTTTAGCCGGTTCTTCTGATTGTGGGCCTTCTGTTTCCGTTACTTCGTTTACCAATTTAGGCATTGCTTCAAAAATATGAGCAACATCACGGTACGACATTTCGCCAAGGAAGCCAACAATGGCATTCGATTCGCTTTCGGTGTAAACATTGCCTTCACGCTTTACAAGCTTCATGATTGCATGTACTTGTGAAAAACTTAATTTTGTCAACGCTTCGGTTGCCATAGCCTTAAACTCAGGCTTAAATTCAAATCTACGTTCTTTATTCATATCGGTTTTTATTTATGTTTATATTCTAAACGTGCAAAAAGTTTTCCTGTCGCATGAGAATTTTTATCAATTCTTCATATGATTCTTCAGTACCATCAATACAAAAGTCCCAGTCTTTGAAACCTTCAAAGTCTTTTTCATCTGCCACGAATCTTCTTAAGGATTCTGTTGGATCATCACCTCTCTTTTGGATTCGTTCATAGCGAATCTCGAGAGGAGTGTCCACATATACTACAAATAGATGATCACGGCCTATGAGCTTTCGGTATTTCTGAAGACCGCGTGGAGTAACGATTGAAAGATTGGTTCTGTTATACTCCTCTTTTGTTATTCCATAATACCAGTCATTAAATACGTCGTACTCAAGCATACTATCGTCCTCAATACTTTTTTCAAATGCGCCTTCGGAAACAAAATAGTAGTCAACACCATTAACCTCATAGTTTCTTGGATCTCTTGATGTTGTAGTTATGGCTGACCGCGTAAGACCTTTTTCCTGTAGCATTTTTGAAAGGGTGCTTTTCCCTGAACAAGATTTACCAATTAAGATTACTCTCATTTTTTTTCCTCCGGCTTCTTAATGTACGGATCCACTAGGAACATTGATAACGAACGGATCCCTGCCAAGATGCCGGCAGTTTGCCAAAAACTAACGGTTGGAAATTGGAATGCCAAAACACAGCAATGCCAACCTAACCATATCAATCCGGCCAACGCCGCTAGTTTTAGTATTGCTAATGTGATAGTTCCCATAAGGCTGCCAAAAGCATATGCAGCATCAATGGTACCCACGCTTTTTTCTTTTTTCATTTCATCAATTTTATTTCTAACGCGATCTGTTAGAATGTTGTCTATATTATTGTAATCCATGATATTTATATTCTAATGGGTGAAAAAAGTTCTCCAAAAATATAAAACAAAAATAGGTTCTGACATGTATGCTCTATGATATAGAGTGATCATAGATCAACTTTAAATAGTGTGTAATATGAATCTTTAAACGGTATTGCCAAATGTCACAGAATGACACCGGTGTTACTCATCTTCTGGGAGATCCAGACCGGCATCCTTAATGCCAGGTTTAAAGTGATTAGTCATATTATGAAAATACGACTTTGTAAGCGCAAACCCTTTATCGCCTTTTGCAGGCTTTACCAGATATTTAGGAGGAGGCCAATTGTCCGTGCTGGATTTGTCAAACTCCTCAAATGTTTTTGTGTATTTACTCATGATTATTTCGTGGAATTCTTTTCCTAGTTTCTGAAATACTCTTTGCAGCCTCCAATTCTTTTTTCTTAGCAAGCAGCTCGTTCTTCTGCATTTCAAGTTTTGCAACTCGAATGTCGAGATCATAGATCTGTCTGCCAATCCCGTCCTTTTCTCGGGAGGCGGTGTTTCTTTTTTCCGCAAGTTCTTCTATCAGAGCTAACAGCTCTGCGTTACCTGCTATTGTTTTGTCAGCCTGCTGCTTTTCGTTGTCAAGAGGCTTATCGGCTTCTTTAACCGCTTGCTTACCAGACTTCCAGTCTTTAAAATTAGTGAATCTTGCCATTTGTTCTATTTATTCATTAAGTGTTTATTACATTCGTGTACCCGGTTCAATGCTAGTAATATGAACATCCATACTTGTTGGGAATTTTATCGCGCTGGCGATAGCATTTGCAAGCTTTACATAATCAATTTGCGGCTGTGGAGGCGGAACATTTTTGCCTGCTGTTTGCTTTTCAATTGCTGTTTTCTTTTCAGCAAGAGAAGGGCCTTTTGCTGCGCCAACTGCCGTATTAACTACGCCCGTGTTATCTGCCGAACCGTAGGCCGCATTGATTGCATTATTTGCTGTAGTGACATTTGCTGCAAAAGTTGTTGGATTTGCAGTGCTTAGAGTCAACAATGAAGTAGTCCATTCTTTAAATGCAAAAATACCGTCAGGCTGCATAAGGCTAAAGTTCTCCGCAAAGACTCTCATGTCTTTTGCCATCTTACCAAAAGAATTGGTAAACTTGGTAAACGGATCTGCTGCTTCAGCAAGCCTTAAGATTTCATCAGTAAACTGTTTTAAGTGCGACCTCTTCTGCATGTCCTTTGGGTTCATGGTAGTAATAGTAAACAGACCGTTGAACGCAGTTTTAGAATCTTCACCAAATTGCTTTGGGTTAGCGCTAAGGAACAATTTCATATAATCCGGGAACTTTAATAAGTTTTCCAGAGTTTGGTTCATTAAGGCAGAACCTGTAAGGGTTGATTGAATCTGCTCAGGAGTATTGTCACGTGTGTACGTTGAAACTATTGAAGTTACGCTATACTTTAAGTGTTCTCCTATACCCCAAAGAGCGCTGTTCTTATACTCGGAATACAGTCCTCCGCCTAAACTGTCAACGCTAAACAATTTAAAGAAAGCATTATAGAGACCGTTGGCCGATTCCTCAAGAGCTAATGCAAATGTTTTTGCGGCATTTGCAGCATCGGTAATTTGTGAAGTGGTATTTACTACTCCAAAAGTTTGAACCAGACGGCCTACCAAGTTTTCTATGCTTGTGGTTACACCTATAAGTCCGCTGTTTACGCCATACGCCTCTTTATAGAAAGGCGCGCCTTCCATATCCACTTTAAACAGACTTTGATAACCAGAAGAAACATAATCAGCAAAACTTTTAAACGCTTCTCCAAATGTTTTGAAGACGTTAAAGTCGCCGATAAGCTTTAGGTTATTTCCTATTGAAAGGCTTAGTCCCGCGGTTGCAGCATTGATTCTCCAGGTTAAAGTATCCAGATTCTTATCCTCTAGACCCGACTGGATTTCTGCAAATTTCTTCATTGGATCTGTAAAGCCTCCCAAAAATTTGCCTATCAGCTCGGGATTTTCTCCCAATGATTCGTTTAAGCTTTCAATCTGACCCAGAACAGTTTCATTGGAAATTGCACCAAGAACTCGTGTAATTACTTGTCCGATTGTTGTAACAACATCATCAAGTCTTACAAAGTCATTTTCATAATAAATTGGCTTTCCATCCTTGTCATACCCTTTAATCTTTTTGATCTTATCAGGGTTAGAAAAAATGCTAAGCGATTCTGCAACGCTTCCAAGTATGGATCCAATAACGTTGCCAACTCCGGTCATCTGCTCAGGATCGCCCTCGTAATCTTCAAGTTTTACAGAGGCATCAGCAAATGCAAACATCAACTGCTGCATTGCACTTGCAAAGTTTCCAATAGACTTTGTTCCATCTATTGGCGTTCCATACAGCGGACGTCCTTGTTTATCATAACCTGTGATAACTGGAATAGCGGACAGATTAGCAAAAATACCAATGCCACTTGCAACCTTGGAAATTATTTCGCCAAGTTGCACTCCAAGAGCAATACCTTTTTCTACTGGTGAAGAACCCGTGTATTCACCAGTTAGCATTTTCATAACCGATCCTCCAATAGAGAACGGCTTGCTGTCGGTGATGTATTCACCAAGAGTTATGAATGGCTTAATTATTGAAAGTTCGCCGTCTGTTCCAAAAAGCTGCTGGAATTGTTTAACCGCTTCTGCTACGTTTGCTTGAGTAGCCTCATATAAAGGCTGCCCGTTTTGATCATAGCCAATAAGTTTTGGAATACTTTGAAGAGAAGCAAACGAACCAATTCCTTGAGCTACTGATGATAACACTGCACCAATTTGTCCCGCGGCTGAAATGCCTCGTTCAAATGGAGTAGCTCCTAAATTTACTCCAGTAATTAGAGAAAGTAGCGATGGAATGGATGAATTTTTCTCTGCTATTCTTAAGAACGGATCAATAATAGAGCTGTCGCCTTCGCCAAAAAGCATTTTGATATTTTCTAATGCCCTTTCAACATTGGCGGTTTCTGATTTAGAATAGATTGGCTGGCCTTTAGAATCATAGCCTATTACTTTTGGGATATTCTGTAAATTAGCAAATGCTCCAATTCCTTGTGCAATACTGGACAATACTTTTCCAATATCGCCAGCCGCAGAAATACCTCGTTGGAATGGGGTTCTGCCAAAGTCATTTCCAATCAAAATGCTTAGTAACGATCCTTGTCCGGCTCCAACCGCAGGATTATTTGCAAGATCTATAAACGGCGCAACTACACTGTATTCACCGGTAACGGATAGCGCTTTGTTAATGTTCTTTAAAGCACTGTCCAGATTAACCTTTTCAGTATCCGAAAACTTAGGATTCCCTTCCTTATCGTAACCGATAAGCTTTGGAATGTTTTCCAAATTAGCCCAAGCGCCTACGCCTTGTGCAACATTAGATAAAACCTTACCAATATCCGCTGCAGCAGAAATACCTCGCTGGAATGGAGTTCTTCCAAAGTCGTTTCCTACCAAAATACTCAGTACCGATCCTTGGCCTGTGCTAAGAACATCGGGATTTTTTCCAAGATCAATAAACGGTTGAATGATTCCTGGCATATATCTTATGATATTATCCAGTGCCTTTTCAACGTCAGCAGTTCGACCTTCATCAAATATCGGATTGCCGTCCTTATCGTAACCTTTAAGTCTTGGTATGTTTTGTAAGTTAGCCCATGCACCTACGCCTTGTGCAACAGAAGAAAGCACCCTTCCAATTCCACCAGCAGCAGAAATACCAAGTTCAAATGGTGTTTTTGCAAGGTCAGTTCCTACCAAGAAAGAGAGAACCGATCCTTTAGAGGTTGATGTAAGATTTGCACGATTTGATAGATCAATAAACGGATCAACCAATGAAGGCAAATACTCCTTGATATTTTCCAACGCTGTTTGCGCATCCACAGTTCGACCTTCATCAAATATCGGATTGCCATCTTTATCATAACCTTTAATGGCTGGTATTTGGCTAAGGTTTGCCCATGCACCAACCCCTTGTGCTATGCTACTAAGAACTGGTCCAATCATTAAGGCGGTTGCCATTGCAAAAAACAATGTGGATCCAGTTACTGCACCGGTTGCTAGCGCTTTAACAGATCCAAAGAATCCGCCACTTGTATTTTCCGCTCCTATAAAGTTAAGGAAAGCGTCTTTAATTCCGCCTAACAAAGTATTAAGTTGGCCACCTACGTCTGATCCCGGTGGAACATTTTCCATAAATGTTTTCACACCCATTCCAATGCTGGTCAAGGCAAGTCCGGCAGTAGCCATAGCAACTGCTCCTAAAATAATTAGAGGAGAGGCCAAACCGGCCAGTGCAAAGATGCTTCCAAAACCAATAAGATAACCAAGAGATCCTCCCATGATGGCAAGGCCACTAATAAACGAATTAGCAGTAATGGACAATCCTTTTTCCTTCTCGGTAACGCCTGAGTATTTTTGAATTACCCCCAAGTACTTGTCAAGTCCCATTCCAAATACAGCAAGTCCTAAACCTACTGCCATGTAAGCAAGAGCACCGAGTGCTATGAAGACGGGTATTCCAAATTCAATTTGGCCGGCAAGAGCAAAGATGGTTCCATAAAGTATTAGTGACATTGCGCCAACTGCAATAAGTCCTAATCCAACAAGCATTGAGCCAACGGTTTCCCAAGGGCTTCCTTTAAGTTGTGTACCGCCCATAACACCTTGGCCACCAACTCCCATAACCTTTGCAATTCCTGAAAGATAAACGGTAAGACCTAAACCAAATACCGCAAGACCTAATCCAATTGCAGCGGCTGCTATAGCGCCGCCAATAATCTCAGTCTTAAACATACCAAGAATAAAGAAGGTGGCAGCCGAAACCGCAATAACTGACAAGGCAATAAGTCCGCCTTTTACAAGATCTCCACCCGATGCTATATCAGCAGCTTTTTTCAGCGAGAATACTAGAGCAAGTACTCCTAATCCTAGCGATGCCATGCCTAAAGCCATCCACATTGCAGCTTGTGAACCTTTTTTGATAGTGTTATCAAAGGCTCCTAACAGTGCAAACGCTGCTCCAAATGCTACCAATGATCCTACTATCTTAAGTAGGTCAGGCATTTTTACAAATGAAAAGACAAATGACGCTCCAAAGACGGCAAGCGTAAAGATGGCTAATCCCATAGCCATATTTTTTACTACGCCTGTTCCTTTTTTGATCGGGTTTTCCATGACTCCTACTAGTGCAAATGCACCGGCAACTAGAGCCAGACTGATGGTTAATTTAAGTATTCCTTCAATCGGAACAATGGTCATTACAAAGGCGGATGCTGCCAGGGCTAGCGTAAATAACGCAAGCCCTTTTGCCATACCTCTAATAGTATCAACTCCTTTATCAATTTGAGTTTGCGCTTTACCTATTAAAAAGAATGTCAGGCCGATGGCAGCCATTGTAATAGTAAGCTTTAAGATACCTTCTAATGGAATAATTGACATAACTGCAGCGGAAGCTGCCAATGCAAGTGTAAATATTGCAAGGCCTTTAGCCATTCCTCTGATTGATTCAGTTCCTTTGTCTACGTCTTCTTTACGTTTACCAAGGAAGCTAAAGAACGCTCCCATTGCAAATGCCAAGATTGCAAGTTTTGCAATTCCAGCGAAGTCAACAAAATTCATCGCTATACCTGCAACTATTGCTGCAAGTGAGAAAAGCGCTAAACCTTTGGCCATTGCCTGAGTGTTTTCAGCACCTTTCTTAACGTCATCAGCAAACTGCGTTGATCCCAAAAACTTAAAGAAAACGCTAAACGCCAACAGAGTGCCAGCCATCATAGCAAGACCTGATACGCTAACAAATTTATCAAATGCAACGGATGCTGCTACTGCAGCAAGCGTAAATAATGCTATGGCTTTACCCATGCCCATTACATTTTGATGGCCTTTTTCTACGCTAGTTCCAAATTCACCCGAGCCAAGATAACCCATTACCTTTCCCATTAGGAATACGCCTGCGGATAAAGCCAAGATTCCGGGTATTCCGAATGCTACCATTGCAGTGCCAGAAACTATAACCGATAAGGTAAACCAGGCAATTGCTTTGCCCATACCCTTTAAATTTGCGTTTCCTTTTTCTACCGCCTCACCAGTAGTAGCGCCTCCTAAGTTTTCATAAACTTTTGTAAGAGCCGATATTGAAAGAGCTATAGTTGCAACGCCTAAAAGAATAAGTGGAGCTAGCGGCGCAATAAGAGCAAACCCAAGAGTGCTTTTTGCTAGTCCTGCAATTTGTTTGAAATTCTCATTTCCATCCTTAATCTGCTTTTCTGTTTTTGGATTGGCTAATGAGTCATAGATCTTCATAAAGGTTACAACTGCAAGAGCGGTAAACGCTGCACCTATTACTGCTAATGGACCAAGTGGCGCCAGTAACGAAAGGTACAGCATGCCTTTTGCAATCTTTCCAATTTCTATAAAGTTGGAATTACCTTGCTTTATGTTTTCTGTAGTTTCTTTTGAACCCAGAACCGTGTATATCTTATTAAACGCTGTAACTGTTAGGTATATGCCAGCCACAGAAATTGCCATAATTGGAATGAGCGGCGCTATGAGGGTAAGCCCAATAAGATTTTTAATTAACTTCTTAGTAGAAACTCCTAAGCCTTCCGCTACTGCTAATCGGTTCTTTTGTTCTTCTTCATCACCTAATTTTTGATAAATTGCATCAAGGCTACTAATGGAAAAGGCAATTACTCCAAAAGATAACAAAAGAAGTGGAGCAACAGGAACAAGCAATAGCGTAAGCAGCAAGCCGCCTACTAAAGATGCAAGCCCGCCTCCTAAAGTTTTAAAAGATTCTCCAATCTGTCCGGCCTTTGCAAAAAACCCTGAGTTTGGAGATGTGCTACCACCGGCAGCTCCACCAGCAAGCTTTTTCTCAATCCTCTGTAGAGTTGCTGCTGATTGCATCATACTCTGCTCAATTGACTTAATGTTTGCGGATAAGTCTCCTAAATTAACAGACTTGGTGCGAATATCTTCCTGCTTTTTCTCAAGTTCCTCACGCTTTTTCTGGTCCTCTTCCAGAAACTTTAAAATGTCTTTGAGAACAATTACAGATTCGGCATTTCTAGCAGGTTCTTCTCTTTCTCTTTGAGGTTTTGAAGACTCTGTAAATTTATCTAAAATAGCTTTTTGTATGGATACTTGATTTGCAGAGATTTTTGTCATCTCTTTCATTGCATCAAGTTTTTCCTTTGAAATCGCGTTTAAATTTTGAAGCTCTTTTTGCATTTCTGCAAAACCGGCAGTTTTTGAGTTTTCTCCAGTTTGCTCCTTTTCAGCAACGGCCTCTTTTTCTTTAAGCGACTCTGTTCTTTCGGATTCGATCATCCGAGAAAGAATTGCTTTCTGTACCGATAAAATTTCTCCTAATAGAGCGGTGTCCCGTGCTGCCATCCAGACTAATTATACTTTTTCTATATATCAATAGAAACAAAAAAAGAACCTGGCATAAACCAGGTTCTTTTTTAAAATTTCATATTACCAAAGTTTGGCATTTTACCGCCAGATGAGAGCCCCTTAAACATGCTTTGCTGCTGATTCATCATGCTGCTCATGTTCGGCATACTGCCTTGGTTTTCTTCTTCTTTCTTCCTTCGTGTATTTTCTTCTTCTACTTTTTCTTTATGAATTTCAAGTAGGACTTCCGCCCTCCAAAAATCCATTCTGTCTAATTCACTTGGCTGAAGCCTGAGAGTCTTTAGTAAGACGTACTCAACCTCACACCAATTCATCAAGGATATCTGGAATAAGGAAAATAGATTTGACCCCTCCGCGAAAGTTGAGAGGCACTGAGTCCTCCGCACCCCGCTCGTTTACATAACGTACTTCAGGATTGATAGAACTTGCCAGCATTGAAGTGATCTTTTCCATCAAAGAGATTTTTTGAATTGACCATGTAAGAGATTCTTGCAAAGTGGATTCATATTCTCTTTCAGTTAATCCTTTCCACTCGGGAAACAGGAACGGCGCATACTTTAAAAAAGCTTTGTCAAACTGTTGTTGTCTTTGAGCTTTATTCTTTGCGTAATTCTTAATAAAAGTCATTACGCCAAGACTTGGGAAGTGAAGTTCAAATTTTTCGCCGTTCTTCATTTGGAAGATAAATGATCTGCTGTCCGGATTATAGTACTTCATCAGTGTTTCATCCGGGTTAAAGTAGTTAAGAACATCTTTTGTAATCTCAATTTTGTCCTCGGTGCCATCTTCATTTTGGAAAGTTGTATAGAGACGGTTTTCTCCATTCTTAAACGTGAAATCACGAATTGCAAAAAGAATGTAAAAACGGTCAATCTCTTTCAAATCTTTGAAATTGGCTGGACGGCCTGCCATACGAATACGGCAGCATCGCTCAATTACAAAGTTAAGCATGTCATCAATACCTAACGCATCATTTTCATCAATAGTAGACCAATGACGGATTTCTGCAACAGAAGCTGCGCGAATTGCAACCTCAGATCCTATTGGGTAAAATAGTCCTTGAGATGGCAGGTTCTCAAGCGGTAGGTTTTTCCAGCCGATGTCTCCTGACAGTGGTGATTCTTCAGGCTGGGCAAACTTTTGAGCTTTACCTAGCGAAGTTAATTTTGCAACTGGCTCTGAACCTTCAGCCTGTTCCACTAATTTACGTGCTTCCTCTTCGAAAGCATTATTTGTTTCTTCAGTCATGCTTTTTATATTTTTGTTTTCTTATATAACCGGGTTTAAAAAAGTTTTGATTTTTGCAAAAAAAAGGTCTCCGAAGAGACCTTTTTATATGTTTTGACTTTCTGATTAGAGAATAGTTTCTTCCCAGTAGTCTGCGCGAAGTTGGAATCCAGTGATACGGAAGATTTCGTTATCATTGAAGTCCGCGTTTGCTGGCATTGGTAATGCCACCATTGGGAACACCTGAGCGAAACGAACCTGACGGTAGATGTCACCTGCTTTGTTAAAGAAGTTGACGATCATTGGTCCACCCATGTAGTCTCTTTTCAGACCCATGCGGCCAGTCAGTGGATCGTAGATCAGATCACACCATTTACGGAGTGCTTTGTAAACGTATGCCGAGTTGTTATCGTCAAGGTTGATTTCAAAGTCGAGCGTAAGATCGACTGAGGTATCACCTGCGATAGAACCACCAGCGAATGAACGTCTTGCAGATTTATATTTCTGCTCAACCAATGCTGGCATCTTATTGATAGCGATTCCATCTACTTTTAACACTTGCTCCATTACCAAGTCCCAACCACCTACTGCGGGAGGGGGAGTAAGGAGTACCTCGAACTGGGCAATGTAGAGAGGCTCATACTTTGCCATAGAGGCTTTCGAATTTCTAAAATGCGGTAGTCCTGCCATTGCTTTATTTTTTTATTTTTCTTTCTTTTGAATTATTTTGATTAGCCAGCTACGAATCCACCTGAAGAAATTGTTCCAGTCTTCAAGATAGTGATTCTGTTGATGAATTTCTGCAGACCGCGTGATGGCTCGATTCCAACGTCGATGATACCGAAGTTTTGGTCGATCACAGCAGCGCTGTTGTTAGTTTCATCCATGATTACCTGGTAATCATAAATTCCTCCTGCATTTCTTACAGTGTCGAGGTAGTTTTCTACAATTGTACGAATCTCAAGACGGGTTGATGCGTCGTTAAATTCGAAGAGGTATTGAGCAAGTACGTCCTCAATAGCTTCAGATACAGTGATCAGAAGATCTCTAACGTGAAGGTTATTGAAAGCGGACAGTGTTGTTTGATAAGCTGTCTGGTTAGCGAAGATCATTGGTCCAATTCCTTTCACAGTTACGATTGGGTTGATACCAAATGGCTCGAGGTATTCACGATCCTGAAGCAAGTACTCAAACTCGAGACCTGCAAACTTTGGATTTGAGATAACCCCGCGACGTGGACCAGCAACGATTGAGTAAGGAAGACCTTGAATGAACTTTCTTACAAAGTTGTTAGATACGTCAGCCGCTGGTGGAATGCTCTTATTGGTGTTATCTTCACGAATAATGATATTCGGAGAGAATACGCCAATGAACTTAGCACCATTTTCTTCATCAGGCAGAGAGAATCTAAAGCTTGGTCCAAGGCTAAGGTTACCACCTTCCGCGATATACGATGTATTCAAGGTTGGTCTTGGGTTACCCGCAGCTGGATCTGGAAGTTCGGTGAACCTTGGATCAGTGCTAGCAATGAACTGCTTGATTGATGGAGCGTTAAGAATTGCCATACATTTTTGACGATCTCTTGCAAGTCTTGCCAAGATAGATTTCGGTCCCATCTGTGGAGCGATACCACCATTAAAGGTATCAATCACATAACGGAAGGAAATAATATCGCGGCTAGCGAGTGTCTTCGCAATGTTGGTATTCTCAAGTACACCATAGATTTTGTCAATCTGTGCGTCAGTGTTGTTTGGCAAATGGTAGTCGTTAAGGACGTAACCATTCAACAAAGTAAACTGCAGACGATCACAGAAAGTTTGGATCGGAGTGTACTTAGTAATAGTGTTTGTGGTAAAGTCAACCGCAGGTACATCAAGTACAGTGTATTCGTATGTTACCACACCAGTTGAAGGATTTACCTTCTTGATTTTGTCAGTAATACGAGTCAATCTTGGAGTAGCCGAGTTATCTACAATCAGATCGCCAACTGTAAGGTTAACAGAATCTGCTGCAGAAACCTGGAATTTCTTACCGCCAGATGAAAGGGTACCAATGATTGTAATGTTAGAACTGATGTTCTTTCCGGTTGCAGAGTAGAACGCCAAGTAGTTTTCCTCGGGAATTGCGTTATCAAACACGGTTCCATCAATGTAAGTTTCATCAAGAACTGCGTATGTAGCACTAGCACGTGTTACCAAATCGGTAGCGGTGTACTGTGTTACACGACAGCCGCTGAGACCGTACGCAATTTGCGAGTATACGTCCACAGAACCTGTAGCCGCACCTTTGCTCCATCTTTTGGTAATACCAAGGTAGTTGAATTCCGAAGCACCGGTATCGTACTTTACGCTATCTCCATTAACAACCAAGTTTTGGTTAACGTTAATGTTCAGCTTAGAACCAGGATACGCTTCAACGTATTTCAAATCAAAAAGACCTGCGCCTTCTACATATTCGCCAGTAGCGTCGGACTCCATGGTAAATGAAATACCGGATTGAACCAATTTTACCACAAAAGTATCTGCGCCCGCGCCAAGGTCACCGGTTCCAAGAGCCACTGTATTTGCGCCAAGTCCAGATACGAAAGCAACTTGTGCAACTCGAGCACCTGCCGCACTTCCAGTGTAAGTGATGTTTGTTATGTAAAACGGACCAGCACCGATAAGAACATTAGCCGATACAAAAGGTGTAATTGAGCCATTTTGATACAGTTCAACTTCTACTGAAGAGTAAATTTCACCAGTGCTATTGTCTGAAGGTACGCCAGCTGCAACAAAAGTATTACCAATTCCGTCAAATGATTCCACGGTAGTGGTAGGATTGATTGCAAAAGTCAAGCTGTCTCCAAAGTCAACGCTGTCAAGAGTCAGACCCAGGTTAGGAACCAGGCTATTTGCATTTACATCAGGAATTGCGGCAGGAACGTTTAAAAGATCTCCTTTAAAGAGAGTTACTTTGATATCGGTAGCCTGTACTACAGATTCAAAATCTGCAATGTCTAGACCGAGTGTTCCCCACTTATTGAAGTAATAAGGAGCGGCGTCATAGATGCCAGAAACTCCAGAGTCTTCAACCGTGATAATGCCGCCGGCGTAAGAGGCTACTTGATAGTACTTTGCAAAGCCGGGAAACTGTACCAGGATAAAGTCTACATTTACGCCTGCAACAGGAGCGGCAGGTGTTAGCGTAGTGTCAGCTTCATCCTTAAATGTTCCTACTTCAATTTCGTTAGCTGTGCCAGGAATCAAAGTAGCTGTGGTAGTACCAATGATGTTATCAAAGTAACCAACTTTCTTGTGAAGCGGTGAGCTCAATTGAATTTGCAATTCTGTGCCAGTGTCAATTACATTGTCAACTTTCACATAGTCATCAGGGCTTTCAGTAGCAAACGTGTTTACACCGTAAGTCTTGAATATAGTGTTATTTGAAATGTTATCTACCAAAAACTGGTATTGCGAAGGCAAGAACACTGCATCAGCTGGTTCAGGCTTAGGGATAACCAAAACGTTGTTAAAGTTACCGCTTCTGCCTCCAAATGGCTGTGATTTAACGTAGATCTGAACTGTTGAAGTTAACAGACCAGCACCTGCGCCATCATAGATAGTTACGCCATTATCTGGAGAATTTGCTGGATCCAAATCATCAGTTCCAACATATTCAAGAACATTTTTGATTGGCGTGTTGTATGAAAGGAAGTCAATTACATCATCAGAAGTTCCAATCAGTTTATTACCGATTGTATCAATCTTGTGAATGCTGTTTAAGTAGTCTTCAATCTTTGTATTATTTACAGCAATGAAAACACCGGTAAGACCGATAGCAGCATTTACCAAGTTCTCAATGTATTGGTTAGTTCCTGCGTTGTCTACGAAGTCTGGGATGATACAACCAGTAAATGATCCTACCATTGTTACTCCGTCCAAAGAAAGGAACGCGTCCAATTTATCAGTACGAATACCGCGAAGGTCAAAGTACTTTGAGAATGTTGGGTCCTGAGTTAAAACTCCCAAGTTTGTCCAGTCGCCTTCAACGATAATCAAATCGAGGAAGAAGTCAGACAAGTAGTCATTTTCACCCATGTAGTCAGGAACATTACCAAGACCATAATAGTCTTTTGCTGGAATGTTGTACTGCGTAGCATTAACCGACTTGCGAACGATAATTGAAAGAGGAGCTTGTGAAAGGTTTACTACAGTGAACAGATAGTCTTTGTTGAGTGGAGTTGCATCCTGAGTTGCAATCACGTACTCTGTGTCTGGGAACCAGAAGCGCTCTTTGTTGTAGAACGATGTTACCAAAGCTCTGGTAACAGGTCCATTGCTTTCGTCGGAAGCAAGTGCAAAGCTGCGATAGTTAGTTGTGTCTCCGCCTTCGCTGATAGGTGTGCTCTTCAGCGGCATGAGATTCAGTGCAAAAATTGGACCTACTGATAAGCAGATTTCCATTGCACGGTGGAAGAAAGATCCACGCTTTTCTAGGTATGCATCAATTAAACCGAAGGTTCTGCGGCATGTGTTAACATCCCTTAAAAACACCGGTGCATTGATAGGACCTATTCGGGAGAATCCAACCACCAAACGGATAGTTTGGGTAGTTACTACAATTCTCTCCGAGGAGTCGAATTCTACAGTGTAGACTCCTGACGCCTTAAATTTGTTTAGGTCAAGACTGATTTTAGCCATTCTTACTACTCTTTATTTTATATTGGTTCGGTTGATCTATATATCAAGGTGCCTTTACTAAAAACCACCAAATCCACCGCCAACTGACTTAGTACCGCGTTTTATCTGTAGCTTCTGCTGTGCCTTTATCTGCTCAGCCATATCGCGAACGCTATCGGCCACGCTTGAATCCAAGTCTTTGAGTAGTTGAAAACCGTCAGGCATTTCGTCAGCCCCGCCGCCTGCCTCAATGGTTTTATCAATTTCCCGCTTAACTGTTTCGTCAATTCCATCATATATGTCTTCTACCATATCATAAAAGTCGGTAGTATCAAAAAGACTTACCGTATTCACACATGACATTGCAACATCATCATTACCTATTTGCGAAGAGTAACTGCCAGTAGAATTGATACCAAAAGATGCAAGTTCTACTACTGTGCGCTCTTCGGTGATAAGTATTTTTTTCATAGATACAAGGCCTCGCAGCTCTCTGCAAAAGATTTCTTTATTATCCTTTTGCATCTTTACGCCAGGCTTAAGTATTGGAGCATTAATGCTATGCTTTGTATGTAGGAATGTTTCAGGAAAGAAGTTGCGGTTTCGACCAACTCGTTCAAATACCAGGTTTCCTTTAAAATTGATTTCCATTACGGTCTTTACGTCCTCGGATTCAAATACCTCAAACATTAAGGTCTCAAGCACTCTTGACAAGTCTTCTACTGATACTGTGTTAGAGCGAAAAAGCCCAACTTGCCGCAGTCGAAAGAAGCCAGTTTCATCTCGCCAGTCCCTAACCTTTCTTATCATGGCTTTTGACTGTGGTTCCATTTTAAATATGTTAATGACACTAAAATCTCTTCCTACGCCATCCCCAATATCTACCGCTAACACAAATTTTTCTCCTTTTTCAACAGATGCCGGATCAAAATCAGGGTGCCAAGTAACGTCTTTGTAAAACTCAGGATCGCTGAAAAACGCGTCATGTTCTTTGTATACATACTTCTTTGAAATGCGATTAAGATACTCAAGAACACTTCCTGGAAGGAGCAATCTCGATGATGCCAAGAACTGATTTCCATATTCCTGATTAAAGAGCTCTTCGCTTCCAAGGTTTGCAATTTCTTGACGTTTCCAGTTGTCATCTCTTCCAGGTACCTGCCACCAGTCCACTCGTATCGGATGGTAGCTGTTCTTTCCTTCCAGCGCTCCGGTATACAACTCGTAAAAGAGGTTCATACCATTTGGTGTTGAAGATATAATGATTCGCGAGATCTTGGAAGATGATAGCGTTGGATAAATTGATCGATAGAATTGCGATAAGAAGTTTGGGTGAATATGTGCAAACTCATCCGCGTACAGCAAGTGAATGGTAAAACCGATAGCAGCAGTTTTGGTAGTTGCTTGTGAATAGAGTCGACAGCCATTGTCAAACTTCATACCAGTAGCTCCGCTGGTACCAACGCCTGGCTTAATAAAGAATGGTAAGTTTTTAATGATCACTTTCACTTTGTCCACAATTTCAGTAGTGGTTGCCATTTTGTTAGCCACAATCATTACGTTTCGATCATAGTGAAAACACAAATACCAGGCAATAAAGATGGATGATGTAACAGTTTTACCAATCTGTCGAGAAGCGAGCATGATGACAAAACGATTGTCCTGAAAGTCTTCCAACATATCCTCTTGATAAGGACGCAGAGTAATCTGCTGAACCCCTTCATCCGTCATGGAGTAGCAGAATTTATTGGCAAAATACACTACATCATTTGCACACTTTGCCAAATCCTCAAGCTCTTCTTTGGTATATTCAAATACTATGTTGGCAGCCTTTAGTTCTGGGTTACCTTCATAAAAAGCCGAATTGTCTGTTGGTAGACCGTTCTCAAGTTTTCTTATTTCTTCATTGATCCTTTTAGTCGACCATACCTTCCCCTTCGCCATAAGTGTCATCCATATTTTCAAGTTTTCCAGTAGCCCGCTTTTCTGGGACTACTTGTCGAATAGATTCAATCAGACCGCGAGTACCACGAGTTTGCATTGGATTTGCTCCCGACACTTCTTCATGATCCGTGTCAGTAGTTTCTGCTGCTCTGAGTTGATAATCGTTCTTTAAGTTTTTATAGTTGTTTTCCATAATGATCATAAACTGTGCAAGATGCTTTACAATTTCCATTTTGGATCTCTGTAAAGAAGATAGCACTTCAAAAGTTCTCGGATGCAGATTGCCGTTATCAATCTCTTCCAGAAGTTTAATGATGGCATGCTCAGCAGTTCTCATCTGAAATAGTAGATTGGAAATTGTTATGTGATCGACCGCAGTCTTTTGTTTCACATAAGGAATTGTTTCAATAATCTTTTCGTCTAAGTAAAAATTGGCTACTGAACTGACTATTTCTTCAGCAGAATCTTCGCATTCAATTTTTACATTATGGTAGTCAAGAGAAGAAATTGGTCGGCTTGGAAGAATATCGCTTGCCTGAGCCGTTAAAGACTGAATAGCTTGTGTGTCCTCCGAAATGAGCTTCTCCAACTCTTCTCGTAATAACATCTGTTCTTTTTTCTCGGGATCAATTTTTCTAGGCATATTACTTTGTTTTTGCAATCCATGGAAGTCTTAGGCGCGGTAAAGCGTTGTCGATTACGATTGCGAGTTGCGAATCCTCCACTATGTTTTGATTTAGCAGAGTCATTTGTTTTTCTGTGTCGTTTTCAATAGAATCAAATAACCTAATGTTTGTCATTACAAGAGGTGTTCCTAATAATCGATAGCTTCTCCATTTGTCGTCGGTTACTGTGTAATCGGCGGCCGGGACTTGAATGGCTGATGCATATATATTTTCTAAATCGGTAGTGTTGATTGGTGTTGGATCGTTGTCAATCCATTTCCGCGTCCACACATTCAGTGATACTTGTCCAAATTCATTTGATATGTTAAGGAATATTGCGTACCATTGGTTTACTGCTAAATTTTGTGGCAGAATAAAGTATTTTTTTGTTTCATTCAAATAGAGCTTTATGTAGCGGCCTGCTATAAGTGAAAGGTGCCAACCCTTATTAACATCCGGATCAAACCCATAGAACAAACACTTTTCATATGTAAGTTCAGATGTAAATGTTCCTACAGTTTGCCAACCAGAGTACTGTGCCTGGAGGAAGGTATAAATTTCAATTGGTATCAATACACGATGAACATATGTTGAAACAGTGGAATCCCAAGATCCATAGAAAGAAATTCCATTTGGCCTTGTGAATTTTATCAAATCATCTCCAGAAAACTTTCGAATAGCATTTATTGTAAACTGTACCAATGCATGAGTTGCAGTAATGCTAACAACTGTAAACGGACCTTGTACCGGATCTCTTGGTATAACATATCCTGGATCAACATCTTTAAACCATGCAAGAAACGCGCGGTTTTCCGTAATGCCAAAATCTACATTCGATTTGTAAAGAACTGCGGTTCGTGAAGCCGCGCCGCCACTAAAATAGTTAGGAATATACGTATTTGCAACATATGTATTAGAGGTTGGATCTACGTTTGTGGCTTGCCCACCAATAGTAGTTCTTAAGTCGTATTGCGAATTTGATACAAGAGTGTAGTAATTAAGGAACCTCTCCTCGGTAATAATCAAATCATCATTAATGTATGCTCGGATTGGATCGTAATCCTTTGATCCAATTTTAGGATCGTATTGCTGTGGCTTAGTCTTTTCTAATGCGTCAGCTAACAATTCTTCACCAAAAAGCTCCTCGGTGTTTCGAGAAATTGATTCCAAAAAGTCTTTATGATCTTGTGTTTCTGAACGGTTTGATTTTGGAGCGTATTTCATTAAAGCAACTTTCCAATAAACCGGCTTCTGCATAAAGTCACGAAATAGGTAAGAACTCTGAACTTCATAAATCCTATTAGTAAGAGGAAAGTATATGATGTCTCTTTTTTGTGGAGCAGACCCTACGCCAAAAATGTCTTCAAAATAGGCTTTATCAATGTGGACTTCAAATGGCATTTCAAAGTCCAATCCCATTGGACCAAAATTGATTTTGTTATCCGGAAACTCGTTGTTTGGAACTAGTACTTTAATACAGCACGGATCATCCACATCATAAAGAGTCCATTCTTTTAAAGTGACGTCTCTTCCATTTAGCAATGGAGTGGCCTTTGCGTATTCTACACTGTGGCCAAAGAGTTGATTGATAGTAAAACTTAAGCTCTTATAGAGAGAAACTGCCGGGTTAACTTGGTATGGTCTAAAGCTAAAGTTTTCAATCTTTGTAAGAGATGTAATGTTGCCACATTGGCAAGCTGATGCAACTGGAACAAATCCCAAAAACTTATCTTGCGCAATAGGATCCTGTTCATATTTTACTGCAATGGAGTTTACCATCACTGGGCCTCCTGAAAGCAGAGTTATTCGAAAGTCAATCCAGAGCTCATTGTTTGGATCAAGAAGAATGTCCTGTAAATTTTCATCAGTAAGTTCAATCCAAGCAGTCTTAATTTGATTAGTCTTTGACCAACGAAATTCAAGCTTTACTGTACCGGCGCCGGAAGAATCATAAGTGTACCCGGTCAGCTTTGTGACATAATTGATAGATTGGTTGTAAGAGATCTTTGCAAAATCACCTATCTGACTGAGAGTAGCTAATATCATCCGTTCTTTTCTTTTTGTGCTTTTATAGCATATAGCTATATATCAACCAAGAAAAGCTAGATGTTTAGTTCTTTTCAATAAGCTTTTGCAGCTGTGCGAGTTCTTGAATAAACGGTTCGCCAAACATTTTCATGGCCTCTTCTACATCGCGACGAGAACACATATTCTTTTGACAGTAATACCGAATGGTCGTGTCATTGACTGGCTGTGCAGCGGCTTTCTTTTCCTTTTCTTTCTTGGTCTTTACAAACATCCAGGAAGGAGTGCGGCTAAACATTTTGCCAACCGTGTCAGCCCAATATGTAACCGCATTCCCTGGATGTATTTTGGTATGGTTAAGAAACTGCGCCTGCACTGGATATTTGATAGCCATGAAACGATTCACCATAAAGTTATGTCTTCCACGTTCATGCAAAGAAGTCTTATTAAACTCGTCTCGCTTGGAGAACATTGAATTAAGAAGGTCGAATAGTTCCATAGTTATATTTTATTCAGTGTCTTTTGAAAGTTTCTTTACATCGGAAAATTTTGCCACCCATAGGTAAAAAACAAAAAGTCCAATCCACCAATCAAAATCTACCAAGTCTCTGATAGGTGTTTTTGTAAATAGTGAATAGCCCAGGACCAAGAATCCTGCTAACATAATTGCGATCTGAATAACTATAATAGCCCAGATCAATGCTGCTTTTAATTTGCTCATAAGAATCTATTTTTGATTGTAAATGTTTCTAAGTTCTAATACTTCTTCAGCGGTTTCGTATTCTTCAATGCTGGCAAAGTATTCCTCGCACTCTTCCAGGTTTCCCAAGATATCCTCGTCATGTATACTGATGATTGCAATAAGACTATTCATTTCATCCAGAATAGGTGAGTCTTCGTGTATTTCTGCTACCACCACTTCTTCCAAGTCTGGTTCTTCAATAAGTTCTCGACAAGCAAGCATTGTGCATCTTAAAACGGTATCTCTATTTGAGTCCATCCATTCTACTATATGTTCATCGATAGTTTCGGTGAGACTGATATAGATTTTTAACGGTATGCTTAGTTCGTTTTTCATTTGCCTCCTAATGCTTTAAATATATCTGCTTCAAATGTTTTTCCAGCGCTAATGAATTTTGATCCATCAAGTAGAGCATGCATATCATATGTTCGCGCAGATAGCGTCTTACGAGTAAGAAGCGATTGCAGATGCGGTTTAAATTCTTCCTGAATTGAAGCAGGAATTACGCGTTCATCCAGAAATACAAGCTGCGTATTCCTTTCCAGGTTATGCTTGATCAAGTCGGGTGCAGGATTCTGCTTTACCACTGCGTTGATTGCATTGGCAATTTCTGCAGAACGGCTTGGAAGATCCATGATATCTGTTAGCGGTTTAACGCTGGTAAGTATTTCCCAGATTCTAGCGCATTTGGCTGGAGTAATGCGGAATGTTTTGCCATCCTTTTGCCAAGTATAGATTGGTGGAACTGCGTCGCCAGCATCTCCCATGATTACCTTTTCAAATACAATATAGAAAGGATCCACTTCCTCAATCTCAATAGAATTTAGTGCATCCTGTATAAGATCTTTGCCACGGTTCATATAGGTATCCGCATTAAAGATATCCACGCTATCAGCAGTAATCCACTTCTTGAAACCGTTAGGAGCGGTGATTTTGCGAGTCTTAGTATTTGGGTTATAGACTACGGAGAAGTTGCCGGATTCTTTCATAATTACCGTTTGGGTAAGGTCCCGGTCGCCTGTGATTACTACCACATCCATTCCATTTTCCACGAGTGCTTTAGACCACAGAGCCATAAGATCATCGCCTTCCGCCTTTTCCTGACGGGAAACTACGAAACCACGTGACATGAGGATCCGTGAGAACTCATTCATTACATTATAGAAGTTATCCCAATTGACTTTGCTCTCGTCCTTTTCGCGATGACCTTTGTAAGAGCCATCCTGAATTTCAATGTCCTTTCTCCAGGAGCGAGAATCAATAGTAAAGATCACATGATCCGGATTTCCAAACTGTCGAATTGCATATGACATATCGGTAGCAATCTTACGTATGAACATTGCTTGATCCTTCTCGTCTTCCAACAGTTTGTCGCTGCTTCCATAAGATGAAAAAACGAATAGGGATTTGTAAAAGAGATAGTTTCCGTCGAAGATTAGTACCATATATTATTTTGTTTTGATAAAAATAACCAAAAGAATTCAAATCTGAAAACATTTGGTCATTTAGTTGTTAACATTCTGTGGATTCCATTTTTTAACGGCTTCATCCACGCTTTTCTCTAGGTGTTCCCGTAATTTAGGTACGCCTTCGGTAGTTGGTAGGCAGCCTTTGAAAACTACTTGGCGGCTAAGGCTACCATCATTTGCTACATAATACATGTAGACTCGTGTGCCTACCTTAATGATTTCAAATTTCTTGGGATGCAAAAAGCTATACTTCTGTAGCATATACGCTTTAAGATCCTCAGTTCTCTTGATTGTCATCGACTTTTTGGAATTTTTTAGAATTACGAATGTTTGCCAGGAAATGCTTTCCTTGAGATTCTGCATCGCAAAACTCTTTGTAATCATTGAAACTTACTTCCTCGTACATGTACTCTTGGTGATTGTTAAATTCTACAGTCAGCACCTCCTTATCATAGTTGTAGGTGGTAGAATGTATTAAGGAAGAATCCCATTCACGCTTTTCAAGGGTTCCTTTTGTGGTAAGTTCTCCTACCACTTCGTTGTAGGCTTTTTCTGCTTTGTTTTTTTGTTCCATCATTAAATGTTTGTATTTGTCCATTCTTTCTAATACTTCTTTATGTATGCCACGATTGTGTGCATCAAAGAGAATTTTTTCTATGCTCATGAATTAAAGATCATTTGACAGTTGAATACCGCGGAAAGCATGGTTACGCACGGATCAATTACATGAACTCTTTGCGCTTGGTGGTTTGCCACGGTAATGAGTATTTGCGGAATTTTTGCAATCTTGGTAGGGTGGTTATCACGTATGTATTCCGGAAGTTCCGTACCTAGCGCAGAAAGAACCTCATCCACTTTGCTGCTGTAGTTGGTCATCAAAAACTTGTAATTTTCGTATGCATCAGCCGACTTGGTAACTAGTTCAAATACATCGCGAAACGAGTAGTTAAGTTTCTTTACGTCCTCTGCCTCAATCTGTGTTACGCCTTGTACCACAAAAGTTTGGATCTTATTAACGATGGAACGCATATCCGGAAAGTTGCGTTTTACAAATTCACCTAAGGCTTCCTTGCTGATAGTAATACCCGACTTTTGAAAGATTGCGTAAGCACGTTTTGCAAATTCCACCATTACTTCTTTTTCTTCCTCTTTGGAAATGGTATCAAAGTTAATGCAAGTGAAACGCGATTGTACTGGATCCGGAACTTTGTTGATGTAGTTACAGGTTCCAATGAAACGGGCAGTGCTTGCAAACTTTTCAATGGTAGCACGAAGGGCTTTATAGAATTGGTCAGAAGCGCCATCCATCTCATCAAGCAAAACTACTTTGAACTGCTCGGCTCCATCAAGAAGACTAATGGTAGAACACCAATTAGTAATCTTTTCGCGAATTACGTCCACTGAACTTTCATCAGATACGTTAATGTATAAGGTCGGGTACTGCTTAGAAAGTACCTTTGCCAGGGTAGTTTTGCCTAATCCCGGAGGACCATAGAATAAGTAGTTCTGATGAAGGGTTCCATCGCCAATAGCCTTACGGATTCGCGAAGGTAAAATTGTTTGGTCCAAACTTTGCGGACGGTACTTCTCGGTAAAAAGTTCTTGAATCATTCGTGATTTGATTTATGATATTTATATTCAATGAGTATACTTAGTTTTCTTCAAAAAACTCGGGGTGATCTTTCTTTTCTTGAGCGAGACCTTTTTTGTAGAATTCGTCTTCAATGCGGTCGGCCATGTCTTGGAGTCTCTTATCAGCATGAATGCTGATGCGCAAGTCGTACCAATTCCATTTGGTTTTCCAGTCTATGAAACGGTAGCCTTTGGTAAGTTCTCTGTGAAGATTGTGTAGCTTTCGATTACGAACTCGCACAATTGATTTATCATTGCCAAAGACTTCTAGAAAGCGCAGGAACCACCTTGGGCACCAAGCCGGTTTTGCTTTTTTGTCCATTTCCAAAATCAGCGGGCGAATCACCTCAGAGCACTGCCCGTTGTCGGACGTGTATATGTTGCCAAGGTAACTGTACTTCTCGTTGAAGTTTTTTGGAAAAAAGATTTCGCGAAGGTCAGCCCACTGGATATCACGAGTGTGAATGATTCCTTTTTTGCGACCTTTCCAAAAAAGCAGGCTTTGTGCAAAATTGGTGGCCCTCTCTTTAAACGGCCGAGGCGTTGGTGTAAATTTAGATTTCTTCATTGATAGGAGAGTTTACGTCTTGCCAAAGACGGTTTAAGAATTCTTTTGGAACCTCGGGTCCGATCTCACCGGAAGAGGTAAGCATCATTAGTCTTCTGACGAAGCGAATGCGAGCAGCAGCCAGTTCCGGGTTGTGATTGATTTCGATCAGCGCATCAGAAAGATGCGAATTGATTACCATGCTGATTTTGACTTCCATTTGTTTTAATTTGATAGTATAAAAATAATACAAAAAGGTGGAAGAAAAAAATCTAGAGGCTGATAGTTATTAACAAAAATTACACCACGCTACCAGTACCCATGTAGGTCCAGCTTGTGCCAGCAAGGTTACCTCTCCAAACTTTACTGGTTGTAGAAGCTGATTGCGCTACGGATGGGGAATCAAAAGGACCAGCACTATTTTGAAAATTGGTTTTTGCTCGAGTTTCAATCCATTGATACAGGTTGTCCCTGTAAAAGTTTAATAACCATGTTGAAGGTAGAGTCTCACCAGACGGGCCGCTGTACGCATAGCCAGAAACTTGAATAATTTTTACAAAACTTTTGTTTCCGCTGCTACCGGTTTGGTAGTATATGTTATGCACATCTCCATCATCATTGGTCACCGGGCTGCCAATGGCAGAAGGCTTAAAAAATAGATCTCCTGGATTAGAGGTATAGTATTTTACTACACCAGTTGCAGATCCTGGTGCTGATGGACCTGCTATAGAAAAATACACACCAGGGTTTGCTGGGTCTGTAAAATATATGAAACTGTTGGTTCCAACATACAAATTTGTGGAAGATATATTTTCAATTGAAAAAGAAACTGGAAGCACTATAGCAGTAGTAGTAGAGTTGAATTCAGCGAAAGGAGTATCATAACTACCGCTATATGTAGTGTATCCTGCATAAGAAGGCCAACCAAGCGTGGAAGCGCTAAAGTTCCACCCATCAGAGGAATTCATAAAAGATACTGGGTATACTATCATACAGCTTAATAATTTTGAACGTATGATCCATAGTAAGATGTTCCATCGTACACAAAGGTATAGATGTCAGTCTTATTGACAGTAGGTGTCATGGTAGGTGTTACGCCACCTGCCCAAATCACTGTTCCTGGCCATGTTACTGTGAAAGAAGAACTTGCGTTCTGCTTTATTATGAATATGTAGGTTCCGCCTGCATTTGGATTTGTAAACGCAAATGTGGTTGAAGCGTTCAGCGTATATGATTGAACGTTTCCACTATCAAAGTCAACAGTGGTAGAGGCTGTAGTGTTTCCGTTGGCATCAATTACTACGTATGCTTGTCCTGTGACTGCCGCCTTTCCGGTAAGAGAAAGAACGTTTCCGTCAAATGTAAGGTTAGTTTCTGCATTAAGAACTCCGGATGTTCCTGTTGCGGATAAGACTCTGTTATCCGCATCATTATTAACAGTTACCAAACCGCTGGTTCCAGAGCTTCCGCTTGAGCCAGATGTTCCACTAGAGCCAGATGTTCCGTCAATTCCACTGGTCCCACTTGAGCCAGAGGTTCCGTCAATTCCACTGGTCCCACTTGAGCCAGATGTGCCTGATCCACTAGTGCCACTTGTTCCGCTTGAGCCAGAGGTTCCAGAGCTTCCGCTTGTGCCAGAGGTTCCTGAGCTTCCACTAGTTCCATTTATTCCAGAAGTTCCGCTTGAGCCAGAGGTTCCTGAACTACCGCTTGTTCCACGGGTTCCGCTTGAGCCGCTTGAGCCAGATGTTCCGCTTGAGCCAGATGTTCCGCGTGTTCCGCTAGTACCGCTCGAGCCAGATGTTCCACTTGAACCATTTAATCCAGGAGTCCCTGGATCTCCTGGATTTCCAGAAACTCCGCTTGTCCCGCTTGAGCCAGAGGTTCCAGCCTGTCCCGTAGTTCCCGATGTTCCACTTGAGCCAGAGGTTCCGCTTGAGCCAGAGGTTCCGCTTGAGCCAGAGGTTCCTCGAGTACCGCTAGTTCCACTTGATCCCGATGTTCCCGAAGATCCTGTTGTTCCACTAGTTCCTGAGCTTCCACGAGTTCCACTGGTTCCTGAACTTCCACTAGTTCCGGAAAAACCAGAAGTTCCCGAGCTACCGCTTGAGCCAGAAGTTCCGCTTGAGCCAGAGGTTCCTGAGCTTCCATTAGTACCGGATGTTCCCGAAGATCCTGTTGTTCCACTAGTTCCCGAGCTACCGCTGGTCCCGCTTGAGCCACTGGTTCCTGAACTACCGCTTGTTCCGCTAGACCCGCTAGTACCATCTATGCCACTGGTTCCGCTAGTACCATCTATGCCACTGGTTCCACTAGAGCCGGATGTTCCAGAAGTTCCGCTTGAGCCAGAGGTTCCGCTTGAGCCAGAGGTTCCGCTTGAGCCAGAGGTTCCTGAACTTCCACTAGTTCCATTTATTCCAGAAGTTCCACTTGAACCAGATGTTCCTGAGCTTCCGCTCGAGCCCGATGTTCCGCTTGAGCCTCTAGTTCCAGAAGTTCCGCTTGAGCCAGATGTTCCGCTAGAACCAGATGTTCCAGAACTTCCACTAGTTCCATTTATTCCAGAAGTTCCACTTGAACCAGATGTTCCAGAACTTCCACTAGTTCCATTTATTCCAGAAGTTCCACTTGAACCAGATGTTCCGTCAATTCCGCTGGTTCCGCTGGAACCAGAGGTTCCATGTGTACCAATACCGCTAGTGCCGCTTGATCCAGAGGTTCCGCTGCTTCCACTAGAACCTGAGGTTCCCGAGCTTCCGCTGGTTCCACGCGTTCCACTAGTTCCCGAACTTCCGCTAGTACCGCTACTTCCACTGGAACCGGAGGTTCCGCTTGAACCTCGGGTTCCCGAGGTGCCAGAACTACCACTAGTTCCGTGTGTACCAATACCACTAGTTCCGCTAGAGCCAGATGTTCCGCTAGAGCCAGATGTTCCGCGTGTTCCACTAGATCCAGAAGTACCACTAGTGCCACTTGATCCAGAGCTTCCGCTGGTTCCGCTTGATCCTCTTGTTCCTGATGTACCGCTGCTTCCGTTGGTTCCGCTTGAGCCAGAAGTACCGCTTGAGCCAGAAGTGCCGTGAGTTCCAATTCCGCTAGTTCCGCTTGAACCGCTCGAGCCAGAGGTTCCGCTCGTACTGCTACTTCCACTGGTACCGCTAGTTCCATCAATACCTGAAGTACCCGATGTACCATCAATACCGCTAGTTCCGCTGGAACCTGAAGTTCCGTGAGTTCCAATTCCGCTTGTACCGCTGCTTCCGCTTGTTCCGCTTAAGCCAGATGTTCCTGAGCTTCCGCTTGTTCCGCTTGAGCCAGATGTTCCTGAGCTTCCACTAGTTCCACGTGTTCCACTAGTTCCTGAGCTTCCGCTAGTTCCCGAGCTTCCACGTGTACCGCTAGTTCCCGAACTTCCACTAGTTCCATGAGTACCGATACCACTAGTTCCACTAGATCCAGATGTTCCTCTAGTTCCGGAAGATCCACTAGTTCCTGAGCTTCCACTAGTTCCACGTGTTCCACTAGTTCCTGAGCTTCCGCTAGTTCCCGAGCTTCCACGTGTACCGCTAGTTCCCGAGCTCCCACTAGTTCCGCTTGAACCAGCTGTTCCGCTTGAGCCAGAAGTTCCGGAGCTTCCACTAGTACCGGATGAACCTGAAGTTCCGCTTGATCCAGACGTTCCTGAGCTTCCGCTGGTTCCATCAATACCGCTGGTTCCTGAAGACCCATCAATACCGGATGTTCCCGAGCTTCCGCTGGTTCCTTCGGTTCCGCTAGTTCCCGAGGAACCGCTTGTTCCATCAGTTCCGCTTGTTCCATCAGTTCCCGAGGAACCGCTTGTTCCATCAGTTCCGCTTGTTCCATCAGTTCCACTAGTACCGTTAATTCCTGAGGTTCCGGAAGTTCCGTCAATTCCTGAGGTTCCACTGGTTCCGTCAATTCCTGATGTTCCGCTTGAACCGGAGGTTCCTTCAGTACCACTAGTTCCTGAAGATCCGCTTGTGCCATCTGTTCCTGAAGAACCACTAGTGCCATCTGTTCCTGAAGAACCACTAGTACCATCTATGCCGCTGGTTCCGGAAGTTCCATCAATTCCTGAGGTTCCGCTGGTTCCATCAATTCCACTGGTTCCTGAAGACCCACTTGTTCCTTCAGTACCGCTAGTTCCGCTAGTTCCATCAGTTCCGCTGGTTCCGCTAGTTCCATCAGTTCCGCTGGTTCCATCAATACCTGAAGTTCCGCTAGTTCCGTCAATTCCTGAGGTTCCACTGGTTCCGTCAATCCCTGAGGTTCCGCTAGTTCCATCAATCCCTGAGGTTCCGCTAGTTCCATCAATACCGCTGGTTCCACTTGATCCGCTAGTTCCATCGGTTCCGGAGGTACCGTCAATACCGCTAGTTCCCGAAGTTCCATCTATTCCGCTGGTTCCCGAAGTTCCATCTATTCCGCTGGTTCCGGAGGTACCGTCAATACCGCTAGTTCCAGAGGTGCCATCAATACCGCTAGTTCCCGAAGTTCCATCTATTCCACTGGTTCCACTGGTGCCATCAGTTCCCGAACTACCGCTTGTTCCACTGGTGCCATCAGTTCCTGAACTGCCACTAGTACCATCGGTTCCAGAAGTTCCATCTATACCACTTGTTCCGCTAGTTCCGTCTATGCCACTAGTTCCAGAAGTCCCATCTATCCCAGAGGTTCCCGAGCTTCCACTAGTGCCGCCGCCTGCCGCTCCAAATAAATTTACTTCCCAACTTGTATGACTGCCAATACCAGAAGATGATGTAACATCCACGGAAAGGCTTCCTGTAAGCGGATTATATGTTGTTACAGATCCTTGCATATAAGATGAAGGAGTACCTGTAAGAGCAATTATGACAGACTGTGAAGTTGAATATGCTAATCCCGGATCAACTGTTAGAGAAATGATCCCGGTTCCTATAGTTAAAGGACTGGTTGAATTTGTTTTATATTTGTCTCCGCTTAAACCCGAGCTTCCGCTGGTTCCATCAATACCTGAAGTTCCACTAGAACCTGAAGTTCCACTGGTACCTTCAGTACCTGAAGTTCCACTAGAGCCACTGGTACCAGAAGATCCTGAACTACCCGAAGTTCCGGAGGTGCCATCAATTCCGCTTGTTCCGCTGGTTCCGTCTATACCTGAAGTTCCTGAAGAGCCTGAAGTTCCATCAGTTCCCGATGTGCCTGAAGATCCTGAAGAGCCCGATGTCCCTGAGTTTCCTGAAGATCCTGAAGTTCCGCTGCTACCACTGCTTCCTGCGGTTCCAGAAGTACCTGCTTGTGCCAGCGCTTGAAGATAAAGAAGGTTATCATCCATCTCGCGGATGGTAAGCTTACTTCCTTTTGCGTTGGGACCGTATTCTCTTGTGATTAATGGCATTTGTAGTCCTTATTTTCGAGCGTATATATCATTAAAGGTATCAGTTTTTTCTATCACGGACCACGTCATATCGGAAAGAAGTTTTACTGATGCAATAAAAATAATATCTTGGCGGTTCCACGCCAAAGGCTCAATCATAGAAAGAAATGTTGTTCCGTTTTCTCTAGTATATAAGTAGTATGTGTGTCCACATTCAGGTTTAAACCGCAGTTCTGCCTGGTAGATTATGATAGAAATAAGTGCTCTTTCTTCCAGCTCCATGTACTGCTTTTTAAGCAGTTCTACTTGTTGGAGTATTTGAGCCTTTTGTGCTTCCACTTGCTCACTCATAGCAGTCATAGACTTGCTAAGTATTGCACCCATTTCATTAGGTCTAAAAGAAGGAGCCCCTATGGTGTGGCCATAGGGGAGCAGTCCTGGAAATATCGGTAATTGATTTTCGTCTTTTTGAGTAGGATCCATTTCAAAAGAATTAGATTCCACCCATGCCTGAAGCTTGTTGAGCCGCTTTCAAAATAGCGTCATTTTTGATTTGAGCTTCTTCTTTGTACGCTTCGTTACGATCCATTTCCAATTTGGTAAGTCCTAAGTATTTTTCAATCAAGAATCTTGGATCAAAGTATGGAACTTGCTGCATCATACCTGAAGGATCCGGCACATTCTCAGTAATTCCCATCATGGTTTGAATTACGCTAGATCTCTTATCCATTACTTCCATTTCTTTCATTTCCTCAAACATATTGTCTGTACGGAATTTCAGAGCTAGGGCAGACTTAAATAATTCGTCCTCGGCCAGATCTGGATGATTAAGACCGATTTGTATGAATACCGGTTTGATAAGAATTTCTTGGAACATTGAACGTAAACGATTGATAAAGCGTGCAAACCTTATTTCGTCTCGAGCCATTCCGTCAGAACTAATGCTGAATGATCCGCCATCTTGAGTTCGGTCAAACCGCGAAAACGGAATTTTTGAGTCAACCTTCAACTTATCTTCAAAGTATTTCAATGCGTCAGTATCACTTAGATCATAGCCGTCTCCACCGATAGTTTCAATCTCAGGCTGTTCGCCATTCTTGGATGGAAAGAGATAGTTTTTATAGAACTGCATTGCAGGCTTTCCGTTTACCGTCATCTCGCCAGAATCATAGTTAAGAGATACGTCTTCCTTATAGATGGCCATCATTTCTGCCAAGCTTTCTTTAGCCTTTTGAGGCGACTTGGTTCCGATAGGTACTACCATCTTTAATCGGAAACTTGAGTTCATAATGTTCCAAATAACACGGCTGTTCTCCATAATACGGAGAAGATTAAAGCTTCTTACCAATCTTTCTGTATACGATACGCGACCTGTGAAGTTACCTTTGGCATATGATATGTAAATGATCTGTGAATCGAGGAGGACTCGTTTCATAGCAGGAATGTCTTCGTACTGTACCCAGATCTTACGGTATACGTTGTCCCCAGATTTTTCCACGCCTGGACGAAGTGAAGTGGCATCAAGTTCTTTAAAACCAATAACGTTCTTTCCTTCAGGATCATAAATAATTTCAAATGCAAGGAATCCATCAATCAGCAATTGTCTGAAATAACCCCAAGCATCGTGACCTTCATTAAAGTGAAAGTGAGCATAAATCTTTCTAAAGGCAGTTCCAATCTCATCCACAATTTCTTTGGAAGTATCAGGATCCAGAATGCCTTTTAACAAAGAGGTGTCCACTTCCGCAAAATAGTTTGAATCATCAAATACAATTGCTTCATCAGCCACTGTATCAAGAATGAATTCAATTTCAGGGTTCATTGAAAATTTTCTCAAATAGTCCCGACGAGACTTATAGTCTTTGTCAAAGAACGCAATGAATTTTTTCTGACCAACATCGGTCAGTGCTAGCGAGTAGAGAAACTCTTCAGGTAGATACCCTTGAAGTCCAAACTCAGCCTCGGTTACACCGACTGCTCTTGATTGCTTTACTACCATATCCTCGTACTTCATTCCGAGAGCTGATAGAGTTTTTAAGCTTTTTGATATTTGGCCAAATATAGGATTGACTCCTACTCTGTCAATAAAACCTGCCATGCTTTTTTTGTTTTGTTATTTATCCTCTTCTATTGTTATACTTTCTCTTGTCTTCTGGTCTTAACAGCGGAGGCTGCTTTCGTATTAGATTTCTCCGCTCTAATAAGTACTCTTTATGTATCTCGCCAAGAGACTTTCCTACAATATCTTTTGTCTGTATGAAAGGGATCCATTCCCAATCATCATATTCCACAATAACATTTTGGCTCATATTTTGGCCAACTATGTAATTGCGCATCGCAAACTGATAACCAATTTGTCCTACTTTATTAAAGATCTTAAAGGTCTGTACTATGTCTTGCAATACTATTAAGGCTCTTTTAATAAAGGTAACCTGGTCAGTTTCGCTGGTTTTTTTATACGCCTGATCCAGATCGCCTTTTACCGAATTGTAATAGTATTCTAAAGTATTTACTCTGGCTATTTCCGGTAAAAAGTTTAAATTGATGCCTGTCACAATTCGATTTCCAGTGCTTTCAGCCATCCACTCTCCACAGCAAAGTATGATAGGACGCTTATCATAGTAGTCCAAAATTTCTTTGTATACCGGATCATATCGAAAGGTGTAAATCTTTCCAGGTATGAATTGTCTTAAAGACTTTCCTTTAAGACGTTCTGTTGAATCAAGGAATCCCTTGTCAACAAAAGGATCTTTAAAGTACTTGTTAAAAAAGTATGGATAAGCTTCCTTTTTCATTTGAGGACGCTCTTTCATATTTTTTTGATACGCCTTTGCTGGACTAATCATTAGGAATTAACTCTTTTGAACAGAAACTCCTCAGTAACAATGATGAAGTTCTTATTATTAAGCCGGGCAAACTCTTGCGCTGCTTTAAATTTTGCCCGGTTTACCAACCAATCTGCTGCCATTTTATTGTATTCCTTTAGTCTCTTTATAGTAGTCAGACCTTCTTTCATTGAAGGCTGCTTTAAAGATTTTGAAGGTTTGATTTCTACCAGGTATTCAACTGGGCCATCCGGCTTTTGCAACTTCATATAAAAGTCTACAAAATAACTGTGTTCCCTATTGTCCAAAGGACTAATGTATGGGATCGGAACTGGCTCAGAAGACCAAGAAATAACTTCAGGGGTTGAGTCGCAATATTTGCAAAAACGATACTCCCAAGAAGAACGATAAATGATTTTTGATGGATCACCTATATACTTCTCAGGAATGTTAGGCACAAAATAACCCTGCCGAAAACGGCTTCTCTTATGAGGTGGATTTGTTTTGTTGGTTTTTGCTCTCACAGTGTAAACACATTATCGTGACTGAGCGATACTTTTTCTCCAGCAGACAGCGGATGCAATTTACGCCATCCTTTTGCAAAGCCGTTTTTGATCATTTGCGTAAAATATGCAAAAGGATCTTTTGATTTTTCTGGATTGTAACTTCTCCAGTAACGTACCACGTCCATCATTGCAAAAGCAATACAGTCTTTTCGATCTTCTTCATCACGATATCTCAATTTTTTAGAAGCTTCGCGAGCCATAGTCTGAAACATCTCAATTGCTCGAGGAGTCAGCGCATCTTTTTCGCGAGACCTTAAAACTTCTTCTCGAAGTTCTTTGGGATCAACGTAATAGTTTGATGGATTCTTTTTTACGCGGCCGGTGTTGCTGCGTTGGATGTCTCCCTTTCCTTCTCCAGGGAGTTCTTGTAGGTTGTTAGTTCCGTTATGCATGAGTCTATTGCTTCTGATGAGAATGAAGTTCCTTCATCAACGGTTATTTTAAGTTCTTGAAGTTGCGCAATAGCGTTTTCGACTTGAACCAACACGTTGTCCATTTTACCGGTTACTTCATCTGGTTTGTTTTCATCTGTTTTCGGATTGTTTTTTATATCCGTTTCAGAATTGTATACACCAGCTTCAAAAAGTTTTACGTCGGACTTCTTAACGCTTGCCAACTTCTTATTAGGCAATATGATATCCACATTTTCGTTGTCGGCTTTTGATGTGTAGTCAAGAGCTTTAATCTGGACTTCGGTTCCAGCTGGAACCCCTTGTACCGCAACGCTAAGTTTTGCTTTTACGTACCCCTCTTGTTTTTCCTCTTTAATAGCAACGGTCCCGCCATCCCCTTGTGAATTGATTTCAACAGGATTGCCGGACTTTGCTCGATGCTTTTTGTCTAGGGGCTGAAGGAGTTTAGCCTCTACTTTAGAGGTATCTCCTTTATCATCGACTACAGTAATGATTCCACCAGCGGAGTCAACCGCGGTAATGTTCACTTTTTTTTTCCTAGCGTAGCGGTGTCGCCTACATTAAAACCAAGGCCTTCAGATACTGTGGTGGCTGCGGTTTCAGCGTTGGCAAGCTTAGCGTATTCAGACTTAAGAAAATTGATCTCTTCATCAATTGCAGAGATGAGATCTTTTACCTCAGCCTCTTCGCTCATTCCGTCAGGAAGATTTTCAAGCTTTGAACGTTGCTCAGTAAGATGAGCTATTGACTGTACAAATTCTTCTTTAAGTGTAGACATCTTTTTCAATTCCTTTTCCTCCTCATTTAAGAGTTCGGCAAATGTAGAAGAAATGTCAGTCTTCATGAATTCCATTACAAGATTCTTGGTTTGAGTAGCATTGCAATCTGTGTAGAATACGCTTTCATTCATCAATTTGTTTGACTTGTTGATGAAGATATTTTCTCCCAAGAAGAATAGTGTCATTGATTTGCCAGCGTCAGACTTTGATGTGATAGTCTTGGCAAAATCCATTTCAAAAATATTGTTCCAGTTTTCAGAGATAGCAAAAATAGCATTAATGTTTTTGCTTTCAGTCATTCTGAATACTCCAGCATTAAGATATACTTTATGAATGTCTTCTTTATTTACAACCTTTCCATTGATCTTTACTTGAGACTCGCTGATTTCAATCACTTTGTCTCCTGAGTATAACTTAATCAAGCCTTCAGCCACAATTACGTTATCCCAGGTAAGAATATCAGCTACTGCTTTGAAAGATTCTGGAAGAGCTGTTATCTCATCGCTTGATGCAATGGCAATAGAATTACCTTCTTTTTTGTATACTTGTGAACCTGCAAGGAAAAACTCGCTGGATTCTGCTATGAAAACTGGTGAATATACTCGGTTGATATTGCAGCTAGTATCGCTTGCTGCTATATGGAAAGCTCTTTCAGATTCAGAAAGAAACTTATGCAGATTTTTTACATTTGGATCAAATAAAAACTGTGAAGCCTTTTCCATGAGCTTTACTCTTGAAGAAGAATTGCGATTGTTCAAATACTCATCTAATTGAGCAGACATTGCTGGCATTAAATAGTTTGAAGTAGAACGCTTAATGTTTTCTACAATTTTGTAGATTGTAATTTCTTCACGGAATTTCTCAGAATTCTCTGTCAATGATTTCAAACATTCATTAACAGTAGGATCCCAGTTAAATGGTGTGAGGGAAGCGATAACGCTTTCAATAATCATCCATTCTGGTTGTGCAGTCACAGCTTTAAGCTTTTCAAACATATATGAGAAAGCTGGATGCTTTGAGATCTCAGACTCGCCAATAACAGCAAATGTCTTCTTTACTCCGAGATTGTTTAAGTTTTCGATTCTCTTTTCGATAACGTTCATTGAAATGAACTGCTTTGCAGACTCATCCTCAATTTTTGACAGACCTTCAATAAGTGTGTTCAAAATATCTGCCTCAAGAACTGAGTTTTCTTCTGCAGAAATAGCATAGGCGTTATTGCTGTCGATTCGACGGATAGCCTCGTTGCATGCATTAAGTACTGCGGTTGACGTTGTTTTGGTCTGCAGTGTTTCAATTCTATTTCTTAGTGTAGACATGTGCCTTATTTTGTTTTTATTTTCTTCTAACTATATATCTCTCCCTTTTAGCAATCTATGAAACATTACTTGACAGTTATGTGACCATCGATAAGCCCGCCTTGTATTAAAGTCAAAGGCGAGGATAAGTTAGCGTTGTTTGTTATTTGTATTTCGTTAGTTGCTTCCATTATTTGCTCAACAGTACTACCGATAGGAATACCAGCTCCTACAACAGGCATACCTATATAGATACCAAGAGCGTCAAGGTTGCCCGCTATTGATATGTTTGGTATAAGATTTGTGAGCATATTTGACCCGTTAGTGGTCTGTGCCTGAAATTCTATAGGCTTTCTTAAAATTTGCGAGACGCTTTCATTATTTGCGTCCTCTATCAAAAGCTCAAATTTGTTTACCGGAGTAGGATCAAAATCTGCGCCAACCGCATATACGGTAGATCCTATTATCGTGCCAGCAACTACGTTTGGCGATATTGTTGGCGCTATAGTTGCATGAGACGTATCATTAACTATAATGCTATCCGTTCCCAGGTATGTATAACCTCCATTAAGAACTATGATATTTTCTACGTTTCCAAGAGCATTGATGATTGCTCTTAACGAAGCGCCCTGTCCAGATTGCGTGCTTACAAAAGCTTTTGTTGTTTCTGGTTTGGTTTCCGCTCCACTTGTGTTAAAGAATGGGATGTTCCATGTATAAGACCCAGAGTTTTTTAGATTTTTGACAATTGGAATCCAATCTGGATTGCCCACTCTTCTATAGTATATGTTAACTCTGGTAATAGGGCCTGTGTTTGTCCATGAAATAATCGATTGGCCGGAAGAAAAGTAAATTTCACCATGGCTTGGCGAAGTGATTTCAAATCTTGGAAGATTGTATTTTTCATCAGATTTCCACTCAATGTTTGGTCCGCCTGGGTAATTCATACGGTTTCCGCCAAATCTTTCCGTAGTTGGATCGGTAACTGGGAAGTATGTTTCCAATTGCAATGGAACGTTGAAAGCAATTTCTGTTTCTGACTGATACGTGAATTCGAAAGTCTTTTCTATTCCTTGGTCTTCTGGGAATCCTACTTGGCATGGAACACGGAAACCTCTAAACTCTACTGAAAATACTTGTGTTTTGTAAAAAGTCTCTAGCACCGATTGCTGTATCTTAAAAGCATCAAGAGAAGTATCCGCTACAATCTTTACATCAAAGTTCATTGATAGCGGTATTGGATTGATGAATGCGTTATATGTAATAACATCATTGCCAATCTGCTTTACATAATTGCCTCGTACAAATCGGTTAGCCATCATATTGGTGTTGATGGTACTGGAACTGAGAGTAACTATTCCACGAGGTATTGGATCAACATTTCCATCCACCATCTGAGGAGTCATACATTCATTCCACTGAAGAAAATAGTCCTGTAAAAACCTCTCATCTCCACCAAAGTTATAGTAGAAAGGAACTGTCACCGATTTGATATCGGTATCCGAATAGATGTTTTCATACTGAACTTTACTATTCAGAAGATTGACTAAACCAACAATCACAGCTCGCGCATGTACATTGTCCGTATTGTACTTATGTAGGTAGTTGGAAGTTGGCAAAACTTAGTGCTTTTTCTATATATCTTAGCTAACCGGTTCAATACTTAGTTCAGAGAACCCGTTCTTCTTTTCAATTTCCACTCGGTAGTTAAATAGCTCAGTAGGTAAGCTACTATGGTTGATTACAAATGTATGCAGACCTAGTTCTCGAGAAGTATTTGATAGCACTCCTAAAATATGCCAGATTCCATCGGAATCAATAGATGAAAAGATTTCGTCTAGGAAAATGAGGTTCAGTCCATGAAACTTAATTTTCATAATTTTGATCAAGGCAATAAGGACCGCAAAGTCAACCTTCTTTCGCTCGCCCGTGCTTAATTGGTCTACGGAAACATCGTATCCCATGTGCATAATTTTTACGCCAAAGTCTTCTCCAAATGTAACTCGATAGTCTACGTTAAGATCCTTTAGAACTTTACGGACTTCCTGGTTGAGAACCGGTACGATCCTTTTAATGGCTGACAGCTTTACTCCTCGGTCTCCAAAGACTTCCTCAATTATTTTATAGAAATGAGCCTTCTTTTCTTCCTCATCCTTTTTCTTGATAGCTTCTTCTCGCTTACGACCAGAATCCTCAATGATATTTTTAAGGGAGCTGGTTTGTTCATCTTTTATCAGCTCGTCAGAAAGAGAACCAAGATCTTTTTGTAAAGCCAAAATTTTGGCTCGAGCTGTAGTCTTCTTATTATTAAGATCCGTTTTGATTTCAGAAATCTTTTTGCCACTTTCGTCAAGCTTCTTTTGAGATTCCCGTATGTCACCAAGTTCTTTTTCAATTTCCACCGACTCTTCCGCAATCTGTTCTAAAAGATTTTTGTGGTAGTCAGTATGCAAGTCACTTCCGCAAGTAGGACAGCAGTCATTGTTATACAAGGTTTCTTTCTCTTTCCGGGTCCTCAGTTCATACTGTTTTTCGGTAAGTTGCTTTCCAATCTCTCTAAGAGAAGCCTTTAAGGTTCCTTCGCGTTCTTCTACCTCAGTCAGCCTAATATCGGCTTCCTTAATATACGCCTGCACTTTTTGAATGCTTTCAATCAATTGAGTTTTCTTTTCCTCATCGGCAGACTTTAACTTTTCAAAAAGTATCTGCAGCTCATCAGAAGAAGTTTCAATGGATCTTTCCAAAACCGAAATCTCGGTTTCAACATTGGTGATACTTTCGCGAATTGTTTTGATGTGTTCCTTTACATGCCACCTCATAATTCCAAGCATTTCTAGTCCAAAAAGCTTGTCAATAATTAGACGCTTATCGTACGGAGACATTCCCAAGAACGACTTAAAGTCGTTAATTGAGAGCGAAACTATATTGTTAAAAATGTAGTATGGCATTCCCAGGATCTCTTCCTCAAGAAACTCTTGCACATTTCTCTTCCCTGCCTGGTCATATTCCTTTCCATTGATAGAAACTCGGAAAAAGTTAGGGGCAAGTCCGCGTTCAATAGAAACTTCAACGCCTGCCATTTTTTCCACTACAATTTTCACATACATATTTCCATTGAAGCGGTTAGGAATATCCCGGTTCTTCTTATTATCCAGCTTTCCATAAAGGCCGTACTTGATAACATCGGATATGGTGGATTTGCCAGCGCCATTATGGCCAGTCACTACATAAAAGGCTCCTTGGTTTGGATCAAATTGGATTTTTTGTAGTCGGTTCCCGTATGAGCCGAAGTTCTTAAAAGCAATTTCTTTTATTTTCATTCGGTGGTTCCTTTACTTAGATTTTGAAGTGTTTTGTTGTAAAACTGTGTGGAAGCTTTAAACAACTTTTCTTTTAGAGCATCATTGTATGGCAGAGTTTGGATATGCATTTCAATCATTCTCAAGAGATTGATTTCCTCAGTCTCTACCGGCAAGTCTTCATCGTTCTCAGATTCAACCGTGGTTATTACATAGTTAAGTTTACGGTAACCGGTAAAAGCCTCGGTAAACATGGAAAACGGAAACCATGAAGCCCAGGTTGCATCCACCATTACATCCACATAGTTATTAAAGAACATTTTCTGCAAGTCTTCTATTGACTGATCCATGAGCCAAGCCAATTTGTATTTTACAAACTTAGGTGAATGTTCATTAACAAACTGTTGTTCTTCCAGCGTTTCCAAGTCCAACAGCCAAACGCTTTTAGTATTTCCGTTATCGCTTCGGGTGAGCTGATATGGAGATCCAAGCATTCGAACATTTTTAAAAGACTGTGCCCAGTGAATGTGGCCTGAATAAACCTTTTGAAAGTTTTTGAAAGTATCAACATCGTTTCCTTCTTCTACCTTTTGAGTCTTATTGAAGGTGAATCCTCGGATATCCGTGTGACAGAATACCAGATCAGCATAGTTCTCTGGGTTATTAAGGACTTCAGATTCTGCTTCATGTCCATCACGCCATGGCATCATTAAAGCAGTGCGCTTTCCGAACCGAACCTTTGCAGGCTCTTCAAATACATGTATGTTTGGATTGTTTTTGAAGATCCTTAATGAATTGATTTCATTAGAACTCTTCATAAAGATATCGTGATTGCCTATAATCATATAGGTAGGCAATATTGATGCTACGTCTTCAAAAATTGCAATGCCTTTGTTCATTACATATAGGTTAATTGACTGACGAGAGTCAAATACATCCCCACAATGAACTAATACATCTCCGGGCTGATAGTGTTCTTTCAGTATTGGAATAAAAAAGTCTCGAAAATAAGACTCAATATTGTCCATCCACTCTCGAGAATTTGATCTCACACCCAAGTGAGTATCGCTAATCAGCCATATACGTTTTGCATCAATAGTCATATTAGAAAAGTCTGTGTATTTTTTTCTTTTTGAAAATGCCGTACTCCTCATCCATCTCTTTCAATAAGACTTCTTTATGTTTAACGCTCATTTCTCGGTAAAGAACTTCGTAACCCATTTCCATAAAGTCGGCTACTGCGATAAACTTTTCCATTAAGCGCATGTCGCGAGTTTTATCCAGTTCAATCTCAAAGTAGTAAAAGATTTTGCAGGAGTCTCCTTTTGGAATTTTTCGGTTGGCAACGTATGATTGATAAAACGGAGCAGTTTTGAAAATTTCCAGTAACAATTGCTGCACTTCCATTGAAGTGTACTCATCCATTACATCAAAGCTGTCCGGAGTATCAATCCTCATTTTAGGAAACGGCTCATACTCGATTTCTCCTGTATTGTACCGGTTGTTAAAGATTTTGTCTTCTTTCATGTTACTCAGTTATTATTTCAGTTGTTGCATCTTCGGTGATGCGCATATAATCGTAATCGATTAAGAATTTCTTTCGGCTATTCTTGTAGCCATCATCACGGTTTGCCAGAAGCTTTAATGTATATTCCCGGTTTGCGTGCATGATCTCGTCTTGAATGATACCAAACATGGCATCCACCGTATGACCTAATGCAGAAGACTCGCTAATGTTGGTAATGGAAAGATCCGTTGAGCCAAAGCCTGAGCGGTTTACCTGTGTTGCGGTTACAATTGCCCAGTCGTTTCTCATTGCCATTGCCCTGAGATCTTCCGCAATCTGCTTGATCTTCATGTACATATTCTCGGAATTTGGATTTCGCCAGTTCTTCAAGATATTTACATAGTCGAGTACAATCAATTTAAACTTGATGCCTTTAGTTTCCTCCATTTTCTTTAAGTACTTTTCCACATCGGGAACGCCAGCAGAGGATGTTGGAAATTCTTTTACCCAAAGTTTACCAGGAACTTTAAGACTATCATAACCCACATTACCAAGTTTCTTCTTCATGGAAACTTCATCTCTGGACTTATCATTATAGTCACGCATAGAAATTCCCAAAAGGTTTGCACCTAAACGTTTGATAAGTTTTCGGTCCCGCATCTCAAGAGAGATTACCGCAGTGTTATGACCTTCCCGAACACTATTGGCCGCAAGATTAGCAAGCCAGATTGACTTACCGATTTTCATTTCACCAATAAAACAGAATAGTGCTTTAGAATAAAAGCCACCACCAAGAACTAAATCAAGATAGCCATACCCGGTGGTAAATGTATCCTTTGTTGGCTGTAAGTGAGAATCAGGATTAAAGAAGTCAAGACCTTCGTCAAATCCAAACTCGATAGAGTTTCTTTCGTTAACGATTTCCTTTACCTTTGATACGATTTCCTTAATGTTTTCTGCCGTTACCTTAGTGGTTTTTAAGTAACTGATTACATCAAAGATAGAAGTGTCCAGGTTCTTATACTCAATCCAGGATTCCGTGGTTTCCTTCAGCCATTCTTCCTCGTATTCTGTCAGGTTTACATCAAACAGCGATACTAGATTGGTTTCGGATAGAGTTTCCTCTAGGCCTTGCATTTTGGCAAGTTCCAATATCTGATGACGAGTCGGAGCGTCGTGATACTTTGTGCAGAATTCCCTGCTCAGTTCATATACCTTTTTGATTAAGCCGGATTCAAAAAAGCGTGGATCAACCACGCCTTGAAGTTCACGATTTTGTAAAAGATAATGAAAGAAGATTTTTTCTAGGTGTACGGATGTCATATAACAATTATATTCACATTTAGGATAAGGTTTCAGATGTACTATATCCAAGGATGCTTGGCCACTCGGTAAGCTCCTTCAGTAAATTCTAGCCAGCCTTCTTTCTGAAGCTTTGGCAAGGAATCTGCCAAATCCTCTTCTTCCAGGCGGGTAGTGACTTCTCTTAAAATGTCTTTTGCAATAAACGGCTCGGTAAGCTTTTCTCGTTCGCTAAGCACCGTTACAATTTCATACAAAAGATCAATGGTCGATGGGTACCCATCGACCATTTTGTATACCTCAAGCGCGTATTTTGCCTGAAGCTTGTTTCTATCAATTCTCATCATCTTGTATCAGATCACTAATTTCTTCGTTCTCGATATCTCCAAGCGATGCTATATTTGGCAGCTTAAACATATTTTGAATGAACGTTTCATCAAGTTGTTTTAACAGCTCCTTAGTAAATACTTTTGCTGTGAAGAGTTCTTGTGGCTTAATTACATCGAATAGGTGAGCAACCGCAATAGTTCTTGAAGTTTCTTTTGCTTCCAAGTAAAACTTATCCTCAGTGCCATCCTCATTCTTGCGAATAATCTCAGTAGCTTTTACTTCGGCATGCTTTGGATTGTCTTCTTTGTAATACTTCAGGAAGTCCTTTTCCGCAAGCAGCTTTCCTCTTTGGATTCCACAGTTTTCCCAGCTTAAAAATTGCTCCAGTCCAACATAAGGATTCATACCTTTGTAGAAGCTGATGTGAAACTTGATAGGTAATGGACGAGCAAAACGGTTTTTTGCAGGCTTTGAAGTTACAATGATACCAGTCTTATTGGTTCCATCTTCTTTCAGTCCAGCCTTTGAAAGCTGTAAGATTACTGATGCATTATAGATTGCACCGCCTCCACCTGAAATTGTTTGCCCTGGAACATATGAACCGATAGTTGCATACGTGTGGTTAGTGAATACAAATGGAATTTTTAATTCTGCCAGGTCAGCTGTGATAACACGGAAGAGAGAACGCAATTCCTGCTGCTTGGTCATATCTCGTTTGTCCGAACCGCTGATAGCATCGGAACGCTCTTTTGTAGTTGCCAGGTTACCCAAAGAGTCTAGTACCAACATAATTTTTGGAAGCGCCTTTCCACCTTCTTTTGCTTTTTTCAATTGGTCGCATAGGTGAGCAACAAACTGTCGAACTTCAAGTGGAGTACTTACAGGTTGGTAGCGAAACTTTTCTGGATCCACGCCAAAATTTTGAATTATGTCCTGGTCCACCGCTGCTTCAGAATCGCAGTAAATGATATTGTAATCCATCTCCTGTGCTTCACGACAGATGTTTAACGCCAAGAAAGTTTTGCCAGTTCCAGACTCGCCAGCCAAGCAGATTGAACGGCTATTTGGAATACCACCAAAAAGAGATCCACTCAGCTGAGCATTGAGTAGATAGTTTCCTGTGCTAATCCATTCATCAATTCGTGAGTATGAATTATTTGAAATTACCGATCCTTTAGAGTTGATTTTGGTCAGTTGTTCGTCGAGTTCGTTGAATGAGAATTCTTTTGCCATTATTTTACTTTATTTTTTTGACTTCCATCAAAATTAGTTCTAGATCAGTTATTACTGAGTACAATGGGTTTGATGGCTTGTTTTCGTATTCAATTTTTGCTAAGCTAATAGCGGCTGCAATGTTTCTTTCAATTGCATCAAAATTGGTTTCTTCTTTTTTCTTTGCCATATTAGAAGAGCTGTGTTCTTACAATAATTTCAGGTGAGATTGGTGGAAGACCGATTGCTGAAATGAAACGGTTCAGTGGTTCAATCAATCCTTTGGAAAACTGTGTGTCGTAATCAACCGGAGGAGCAAGCTCAGCCGGGAAGTTTCCGGGAAGGAACGCAAATACGTTTTCCTCACCGCGTTCTGCTTTTGCATAATAATACCGCACCTTATCGCCTGAGCGAATGAGCTGGTATTTGCCTTTCCACTTAGAAGTATTCAACAAATAATTATGGTAACCAGCCGCTCGAACGTGGATTGGACAACCTGAATTGATTACCAATTTCTTTCGATCTTCGGATATTCCTTTTTCATAGTCGCCAACGGCTGAAGAGAACGAAACGTTCTCAATGTTTTCCATAATGAATGTTTGCTTTTCCTTCTTTAAGATTTCCGCAAAAGCTTTCAAATTAAGTTTGTTCTTTTCCCGGAAAATGTATTCCAGCATAGTCTTCATTCGAAGACGAATGAATGAAGGAGTAGACGACTGCGCAATTTCAACGCCTTTTGCTTTAATTTTCTTTTGAGGTTCATAGAAAACTCCAGGATCTTTCCAACGAATGTCCAATACATACTTTTTCTTACGAAGGAAGATTGCAGAATATGAGATTGTTTCCATCTCAAGATCTTGTATGTTCTCAGTTCCCCATAATTCGGCATATCTATCAAATGCTTTTTTAAGGTAGTCCTTTAGTCGATGATTATAGACGCCAAGAACAAAATTAGTTGGATCCTCACCAGCCCAGTCCGAGCCAAACAGAGGTTCCTGAAAAGAAACGTAAGCCGAATCGGTGTCGCCATAGATTGTGACTTCGCCTTTTACAATTTCGGCTTTCGTAATACCAAGCTTTTTGTGGAGCTCAGTATCACGATGCCAAAATTCTTGGAAATACCTGTTAATGGTTTTAGATACAAACTTAATAATGTCTTGACCTTGCAGCGTAATGGCTTCCGCAACTCTTACATTATAGCCTACAAAGTAAGGCGATGCCGTTGCACCATAGATTGAGTTGATGAAGATTTTTATTGCCTGCTCCTCGTTAGTTTTTTCATTCATTACAAGGCTCAGTCGAGCAATTTCAGCCTGGATTTCTTCTCGCGAAGAAGCCGCTGGATCAATTTTACAATGTTTGTATTCTATCGTCATACTTTTTTGGCGTGTGTATTACCGTTCATCAATTCTTCTTTTTGTTTTCTAAGGCGTTCCGCCTTTGGATTTTCACGCCAAAATCTTCTAAGTGATTCAGAACGTTTTCTTTTGGTGTCTTCACTTTGCTGATGAGATCTGAGAGTTTCAGAGATTTTTGAATTTGTTTCTGGAGTTCTCTTCCATTTTCCATATTTGCCTTTACCGCTTTTAGAAAGCGCAGCTTTATGAGATTCCGAAAGAGGCCGGTATTCCCGCTTTTTATCGTGTTTTATTCCAAAAGTTCCATATCCACCACCTAGTTTTAGATTCATGCACATTGGATCATCTAATACTTCTTGAGTTACTAATTGAGATTCACGCAATTTTAATTTTTCACGGTCATCGCAAAATTCAAGTATTTCAATTGAAAAATTTTCTCGGCCATGCTTTTTAATAGCTTTTGCTAGTAATGTGCCACTTCCGATATATCCATCATTCAGATTAGACGTGGAATGCATTCCAATGTAAAACTTTCCGTTTACCTTATTTGTAGTTTTATACACGTAATGATAGGTGTGCGGTTTTCTTGGCATTTGATAGTATAGTTATTTTGACTATATATCAAATGCCAAGGAACAAAAAGAGTCTACTCCGCTTTTCCGATGATTGTTTTTGTTTCTGTTTCGATTGATGAGAAAACGATACGGTCTCCTGAGAGGTATGCAATTGCATCCTCACGATCCAAGAAGCCGAACTGGTTTTTGTAGATCGAAATTGAAACATCATCAGTAGGCTGATCAATATGCATCAGGGAAAGATCATAACTGCGACCGGTAACTTTTACCTGGCCTTTGTTTACATCCAGTGTAAGCAACTTGTGGTCGCTATCAATTGTTGAGATGGATGAAATACGCTTCTGATGTTCTTTGGTAAGAACAAAGTTGATAGGAGCAGACTCCGTGTTTGAGATACGGTCCATCATTTCGTCAGTGATGTGTGTAAACAAACGAAGACTTGCGCATTGGAAGTTGATTTTCAAGCTTGGGCTTGAGAGAACCACCTCAGTACCAATCATGCCATCAGCAGTGTTTTCATACTTCAGGATAAATTCCACATCGGTGTCAGAAAAATGCTTGAATGCGTCAGTCAATTTGTCAACGCTGAAAATACCAAAAAGAACATTCTGTCCTGTGGCATTAGCAGATTCCATATCAAAAATCTGACTCATGTCAATTTTTGAAGATTTTACTACGCTACGTTCCGGCGTGTGGGTTTTGGCTTTAAGATAGCCGTTTTCAATTTCGAGAAGCAGTGTGCTCTCGATTGATGAGAATCGCTTAAGAAAGTTTGTGAACTCAGAAGCTGACTTTACTTTAAATGTGATTTGTTCTGCCATTTTACTTTTTGTTTGATTTTATATTCAGAAGTTAAACTTAGTTTTAGATGATGTCATCAACCAGGCCATTCTTACGACAGATAGCTGAATTCCACCAGATGTCATGTTTCAAAATCTCATCCAATTTCTCGGCCTTGATTTTAGTGCGTTCTAAATACCATTCTTTCATGGTCTTCATAATCTCCTCGTTGCTTTTGTAACTGTCTTGCAACTCAGTAAATTTACCCCATGAAGAATCGCTCAGCTCATGAATGAGCATATAAGCGTTTTTGCGCATCAGCCTACGAGTTCCTGAAGTAGAAATAACAGTGGCAGCAGAAGCCGCACAGCCTTCCACAATAGTGACTACGGGAACGGTGGTCTTGATCCTCTCAATGGTATCTGCGATTGCAAACGCCGAAAAGAGTTCTCCACCATAAGAATTGATGTGCAACCAGATAGGTGGCGGTGAATTCACTTCATACATACTGTTGAAGACTCCAGCCAGGTTTTGCATAGAAGCCTGGTGCAGCTTTTGATTCAACAGCAAAGCAGACTCGGGAGTTACCGGTGCATAGAAGTAAATGTGATCTCCGTGAGTAGAGATAAGTGGATTACTTTCGTAGTAGTCCTCGTTACGCTTCGAGCGTGGATGTTTGAGATTCTGCATCTCGTTGTTCATTGGATCCATAATGTTCATTGTAAAACTTGTCAACTGCTACTTCCAGGTCTACATACAAAGGAAAGTTTTGTACCATATCTTCAATTTTCATGGTTCTGAATTTTTCATCAGTTCCATAAATGGCAACACCTTCGCCTCTTGCGTAGTACTGAACAGCAATAAATTTTCTGTCATTTACTGAAATGTGCCAGGCAACATTTCGCGTTGTTGATTTAGGAATTTTAACAAGCTTCCAGGGCTTGGACTTTCGATCAAAGGTAGGGTTGAGATTGATCTCACGCATTACCTTTACATGAACGTCTGTTAGGTTGCCCGAAGGCGTTTCTCTAGATGTTGTAATTCGCATTTATTCTTCGTTTGATGTTTCCGTTTCTTCAGTCTCAAGGTCTCCGTCCCAGAGTTCAATTCCGTCAATTTCGCCTTCATCCTCAAATAGGTTTGTGGCGGCAGCCTTACTCATAGTACCGCGTTTTACGGCAGTGTCCTCCATTTTTGCAAGTTCAGTAGTTGCTACTGCAAGTTCTTTTGCCTGGTCGGAAACTTGTTTCTCGAGTTTTGCAATTTCCTTGCGAGTCCGTTCAAGCTCTTGTGAGTTAAGGGATTTCAGATAGATAGATTCCAATCGACGCTTTACTCTTGAATTGGAAGTAACCTTTTCCAAGAACTTGTCAACCTCGGTTTCTCCACGTTGCTTTTCAAGCATATATACCAGGTACTTCTCTTTACAGCGTTGAAATTCCAACTCATCATTGGCTTCCAGCATAAAGTGTTCAGCACGTTTTACTCGCAACTGAGCAATACGGTACTTAAAATCTGTGATGTAGTCTTCAATTCGGTCGTACTCGAGAACTAATCCGTCTTTTACAAATACTGGTGTTTCTGTTACTAGCATTTTTGTGCCTTTCATAATTGCGTCAGAAAAAGCATTCCAGCCTTCAAGGTCACCAGAATATCGAAGGAGAATATCCACATTTGTAGAGGAATTGTTAGTTACCTTTACTCCAGGATGGTAGTTCATTATTGAATCCAGCTTCTTTAGGAACGAACCGTACTTCATTAAAGGAGGAAGCTCGGTAACTCGCATCCATCGTTCAGCATCATTCTTTTCAACTACGCCTTCAATCAGCCATGATTTATTAAGACCTTGATAACGTGTGATTTTTCCGTTAAAGCCTTTAAACACTGGCTTAACCTCAGTGATTTTTCCATCCAAGAACTTCTGTACATCAGAAAGACTTCTTGGCAATACTGTGGTTTTGTAACCTACGGCAATACCGATGATAGTGGTTGTTAGACCAATTGGCAAGTCAACCCAGAGAGGATCCCATCCAGTCTCGTCATTTCGAGTATTAAGGAATACGTTCTTTCGAATTGTTTCCGAAATGCCCGGAGCAATTTTTACAGAGGTATAACGAGCAGCTGAAGGTTCTTGTTGAACTGGTGTTCCAAAGAATCCATCACCTAGTAGCAGCTGTTCCGAGCAACCAAACGGACGAGCCAGTTTATTAACCGCTCCCGTAAGTGATTTGTCACCGTGGTGATATCCATCAGAAATGCAGGATCCTACTACCGAAATTGTTTTATTGAAATTGGAAGGAGCGTTAACCAGAATGAATCTCTGAACATTAGTCAAACCATCATAAAAAGATGGAATGCCTCGGTTTTCCAATACGTACAATGCGTAATTTCGAAAGTTTGTGTTAATCTGCTTTGAAATGGGTAAGTTGTAGATTTTTTTCGCCATTTTATTTTATAGCATTTATGTTTATATTCAAATAAAGGATAAAAGTTTCAAAAGCTATTAACAAAAGAAAAGTCTCTACTTGCGTAGAGACTTTTCCAATAGTGTTTGTTTTCAGTTTAGAAGTAGAGAGACAAGAAGATCGATCCGTCCAGGTTATCAACTCCAAGATTCAATGAAGTAGCTTTGTCAACCTTTCCGTAAGAAAGACCCCAGCCATATTCAGCACCGAGAGAAACTTTAGGTGCTACAAAATACTGTGCACCCAAGAAACCGCGAACGTTTACGTCAAAAGCATTTGGGGCTTTCGTTTCTACAGAGCTTATAGTAGTTTTTCCATTTGAAAAGCCAACTCCAGCTTCAGCTCCATAAAAGCCTTGCAAACGGCCATGACCACGGAAGTTCTGTACGCCTGCACCAAGAGCAATGCTTGTACCGGTAGTCTTTACTGAATCAGCTGATGTATTTGTATAACCAATTCCAACTTTTACACGGTAAGCCTTGGTATCAGTCTTCATATAGCTACCAGTAATGGTGTTGACGTTTTGGTACGCCATGTTTACGCTATTTTCGCTGTGACCGATAAAGTTTCCAAAGTAGTTCAAAACAGGGGTTGCATCAAAACCAAGCGAACAGTCGCCGGCTTGTGGAAGAATAGCCTTGCCAGTCTTGTTACAACATGCAGCTGGCGTTTCCACCTGTGCATTAGCAATAGTGAGCCCAAATACAAGGGCAATCGTCAAAAACAGATTTTTCATTTGATTGATTTGTTTGTTTATGTTTATTTAGCAGTAGATATATTCACAAAATGTAAAAAGTTTCACAAAAAAAGAGGCTATTGTTAATAGCCTCCATTTGTTAAAGATTCTTTAAAATCTCTGCCGTACTTTTTATTGTGTCCTCCACTTCCGTTCGTTTAGAATCATCCATGACTACGGTGATTACTACCCGATCTTTAGACTTACCGTCGGGCTGATTGTCAAGTACCTCAGCTCCAAGAGGTTTAAGGTCGTTCAACAAATTGAACGTGTTAAAGTCTTTACCGACTTTCAGCAAATAGCGGTACTGCTTTTTGCCTTCATAAAGAAACTCTACGTAATTTGATACGTGTCTCATTTAAGAGTCAATAAGTATTTGAGTTTGTCAAGCGCTGCTTTGATCTCATCGCAAATGTTCTTTAATTCGCTATCGCCATCTGCAATAAACGCGTTAGAGAAGAAGTCCAGCAAGCCATCAATAAAGGGTTCAACTTTAATGTTGTCAATATCGGCAACCGCAATCTGCTTCATGCCACCAAACTTGGGACGGCCATACTTACCGCTATATGCTTCAATCAAGCTGTCAAACAGCTCATCCAATGTATCGTAAGTCATGCCAAAAGCATTATGCTCTGCGTAGCTTTCTGTTTGCCAGTGTAATACTCGCAACTGTGCCTGGATTTGTAGCACGTTATTTAAGAGTTCTTTTTCCATTTATCTTTTTTGGTTTTTACGCTTCTTGTATAATCATTGCATCAATGATATGACCTTTATTTGTTTACCCAAGCACCTTCTTCTCCGTATGTGTATACGGCAACTTCGGAATTGTGCTTAACCGCAATAAGTTCCATTTTGTCCCAGTCTGAATCCTTCTTCAACTCATCAGCTACACCGGATTGATCGTATTTCTTTAACTTCTTGTCAAAGTCTTTTCCAACCGCAGTGTCAACCACCTGCCATGCATTGTCATCTCCGTATACAAAGGCAGTATTGCCAGGTTTTACTTGGTCAAACGACTTTGGATTGTATTTAACAGCTTCGCTCATAGAATCGCTGATGAAGCTTTCATATGTTTTAATATGTTTCATTCCTTTGATTATTTTATTTGTAGAAGTTAGTCTTTGTATTCAGCTCTTTCCTCGGCCTTTGCAGCATCAATGATATCGATGATGCAATCTGCTAATCTATCTGCATGTTTATAGTCTAAGATTGCTCCAGTTGCTTGTAGCTCCTTTTCCAAAGCTTCCACAGCTACTTTAACTTCACCTTCCAAACTTGGTCTGATAGCTTTTGTTATTGCTCCTTCATTTAAGAAGTTCTCAAATGTGCGTACGTGCTTCATTCTTTGATTTTTTTTACCTACTATATATCTTAGGCTATAGAGCGCCTTCTAACCACTTCTTACGTTTGTTAGAATTTAAACCGAAAGCAATATCAATGTACTTACCCGAGGTACGGTCATTTTTGATCTTGAACATGGCTCGCTCGGCCATGACAACTTCCCAGTCCTGAATGCTTAATGAACCCAGACCCTTAAGGTAGCGGACGTTGCTCATCTTATTACCAGCCTTTTCATAATTACCAAAATCTTCCAATGAGTAAAAGTATTGCCTTTTGCTATTAACATCTATTGATGCAAGCGGCGTAATAAGAATATTGAGTTTTCCACTTTCAATTACATCAGGGAACCATTTATAGAAGAGGTTGATTACCAAGGAGGCAATGTGACCAATACCATCCGGGTCCCAGTCAGTTGCAATGGCAACGTTTGCAAAGGTACAGCCTTTACCATTTCCAGGTTCCAGATTAAGGATGTTCATCAAGTCAATAATCTCCGCGTTGGTTCCCAAGTCCCTAACGGTGCGGGCATTCTTAATCTTACCTTTAAGTGAGTAGACTCCGTCAGTTCGAGGATCACGCTTTTGCAGAATGGATCCCATTGCCGAAGAGCCTTCCACAATAAACAGGGTTCCTTTAGACTGAGAAGGCGGGAAGTACTTGTCGCTTACCTTTTTGTTGGCAGCTTTTTTCTTGGCCTTCAGATTATTAAGGTCTTGCTTTAGGTTTCGTTCGTCAATTTTCTTTCGAATAATCTGAAAGATTTCCGATCCAAGAAGTTGACGCTTAAGCTTTCCATAAAACTTCTTTTCCAACAGTGGTTGAATTTCCCAGCGGCCACCTGCGTACTTGGTCTTATTTTGGTCGCCAAATTTGACAAGCTTAGGCGGAAGATTAAGAACAAACATGGTTCCATAAAATGCGTGTGCATCATTATAGTCAAACATCTCGTTTACCCAGTCATACATAATACGTTGGTGAATGCCTGAGCAGTTGGCGCCATTGATAAATGATACCGAAGTACCATTGGCATAGCCTTCCCAGAGGAAGAAAGTTCCAACGTCGGTATGAACCTCAAGGAAGAGCTCGGGTAGAAATGGCAGGTCCAGGTTGAGTTCTTTTCCATCAAACACAAACTCAAGCTTCATGTTCTGAAGCTGTTGGTCGCGCTTGAGCAAGAACTGTCGAAACGCAAACATGGTATGAAGATACTCTTGATCCCATGTGCATCCTTTGAACGTGTCTTTTCGAGGCGTGTATGTAATAGTAGTACCAGTCTGTGCTTTGCCTACTGGTGAACATGTTTCCTCGCTCTTTTCAAAGCGATTCCACTTGATGCAATAGTCCACTTCGCTATTGACTGTGTGAACCTCAAAAGAGTCAGATAGCATATTTACCAGAGCTGCACCAACACCATTGGTGCCTATAAGACTTTCGGAAGAGTTTTCATTGTAAAAGTTGGATCCAGCACGTAGCATTGAGAGAGCCGTTTCCACATTACTCAAACCAGTTTTGCTGTTAGCCTTTTCAGCATTGACAAACCCGCCTCCGGTATCAACCACTTTTACTTGATTGGTCTTGGAATTGATTTCTACTCGGATCTTTGGCATTACGCCTTTCATGCGCTTGGCTTCATCAAATGCGTTATCAACAATTTCATTAAGCATCTTATAGAAGCCTACTGAAATTACTTTAGGTTTAGCAACGATTCGGCCGTTCTTACCGCCTTCATCAACTTCAATGATCTGCACTTTTTCGTCAGAGCGTTCAACCGAACCAATATACATGGTAGGTCGATGTAGTACGTGCTCAAAGTCCGAGAGAGCTACGATTTCTTTACTGTTGTTTTTTGCCATTAGTTTATCTTAGAGTACATTTATTTTTGTGTACATTATTTATATTAACCCAAGTAATAAAGTTTTTCTATGGTCACCTCTATACACTAGATTAGCCTTCATTGATGACGGAATAAGATATAATCCGGATGCCTTTTTTACGGGCTTCTGCCATTTTGCTGCTAGTAGAATTAAGATCATCGGTAAAAAGAACCTTTGCATCTTTTAAACCTGTATGGTGATAGCCTTTTGCTTTAGCAGATTCAATGAATTCTTGTTTGGTTTTAAAGCCAGCGCCTTTTGGTGAACCTGTCATTTCAAAAGAAATGCTTTCCTTTGAGATTGCTTCGGGCAGAACTACCTTAATGTATTTACTGATTTCCGCCACAGCATTTTCATATGCTATACGTTTTGGTTGACCTGGTTCATAGCCGTTAACCACAGCTTTTTCCAAACCATGGAATGAATAATCAACTCCTGAAATGTAGTTGCCAATCTGTGTAGCAGTAGTTCTTCCCATATTACGAGAAGCCAAGATCATTAAGATTTCTTTTGGAGTAATTTCCTTGATACGGGCAAGCTGTTCAAGCATATTAGCCAGGATTTTTCCGTCCTTGAAACCTTTAGAGATTAAGATCTCCTTATTGAATTTGTTAGGATTCAACAATTCCAAACCGCTGCGGTAACCTACCGAAAATAGTTGTTTAATCATTGAACCGCCAACCCCGTCAAGATCCAGCCATGCTACGCCTTGGTAAAATTTATGCCATTCCAAAAGATAGCAGGATTCATTTTCACACATTAGATGAACTCCGGTTTTAACCAATTCCGAACCACATTTACAGTGAGACGGATGCTCAAATTCTGTAACATTTCCAGGACTGATTACTCGAAGAATCTGAGGAATGATATCGCCAGATTTTGCAATAGCCACCTGTGCTCCTGGGTAAGCACCCATGTTTTTCAGATACGTGTAATTAAACAGTGCAGCTCGTGAAACGGTAGAACCATCCAGATCCACCGGTTCCATCACAGCAACTGGAGTAACCGCGCCGGTTTTACCATATTGCCAAGAAATAGATTTGATGGTAGTAACCGCCTCTTTAGGAGGAAACTTAATAGCCACTGCCCAGTTGGGATCATGGCTATTTTCACCCCAGACTGGTCGAAGGCCTTCCGGCGCCTTAATCACAAAACCATCCAATTGGTATTCGGAAGTTTTGCGGTAATCTACCATGTCTTTGTAAGCGGCCTCAAAATTACTAGCACCGCCATAAAAGATATGAGCGGTATGTTTGAATCCAGGAACCCGAGGTGTAACATAGATTATTTCGCCATCTTTATGTTGACGAACTTCCAGTGGTATGAAGTCAAGATCCTGAATAACTTCAGTAGGATTCTCGTCCCGGTTCAGGACGCCTGCCACATAGTTACGAGGATTCTTAAAAGAAGCGTACTTGGAATTAAAAGTAGCTATACGTATAACTACCTCGCCTCGAACTTCTACAGTTCCGCTAAGGTCAATTGTTTCTGGTAGATTGTGTTTTACCTTGTCAGTAATATCCCGACCTTTATTACCATTACCACGGGTGAGAACCTGTGAAAGACTTCCATCTACGTAAATTGCATTTGCAGCGTTTCCATCGTATTTTGGAGTGTATTCAAAAGAGTTAGATCCAAATTTATTCATCCATGCTACCGCGGATTCAGTAGGAGGGTTTCCATCAAGAGAAGCTTGATACTTTGCCAGAGACAGCATTGGCGATGGATGAGAATACTTGGCTTTACGATCATCGGCACCTACGATATACGGAACATCAGAACCAAGAGAAAGCAAGTCTGCTTCCAAACGGTCAAATTCATCATCAGTAAGAATAGGGGTTCCACTATAATAGGCTTCCTTAGCAGCCATGTATTGTTGTTCTAAATCGAAACGGTTACTCATTTGGTTTTTATTGACAGTATAAAAATAACCAAAAAAGCCGAAAGAAAAAAATCTTTCGGCTTAAAGTTATTAACAATTTTACTGCTTATTAGAATCCTTTTGTGGCAATACCTTTTTCAATGGCTTCCAATGCTTTTGCTTCTGAGAGCATTGCATTCATTTTATTGCCATATGAGTTTAAGCCTTTTGCCATGTAACCACCGCGTGAAGTTTTTACGATAGTACATTCTGTGAACGGTACGTTCTTTTCCTTACGTTTCAAATCGTAAGCTGTCAAATTTTCCATGATGTTTTTTTGTAGTTTAGTTTGGCTATATATCAAAAGCATCTATCTTCCAACTGCTGAAGTATCGCACACTTTTCGTATTGCTCGGCTTGCAGGTACATACCTTTGATAAGGTCCAACACTCGTTTAAGGTTTTCCTTTTTGGTGCGGACTGTTACCAGGCTCTCATCCAAGAGTACTCCGTTCTGAAATTGTATTGGAGAGGCTGTAATGTAGTTGTATACCTTTTCCAAGAATTCGGCGGTGCCTTCATCAATTACCACTTCTCCAATTGGAGGCTCATAAGTGTATTCCTCTTTTGGCGTAAAGTTGAACTGTGAATTAAAGAACTCTATTGGATTGACTGTCCAATCTGGGTTTTCCTCTTTTAATTTCTTTAAGGCCAAGGCATTTTGCAGAGAAAGCAGCATACCGCTATCCACCATGTCTGATGTAACAAATTGATCTTCGTATTCCATCAGATCCCAGTCTCTTGGAAGCTGTTGCGGAGGTACCACCACAATTTCTCCGTACAAGGCCACTTCAAAAAAGAACGAAGCAAGCTCGTTGTATTGAGAATCATTTATGGCTTTTTCTTTCTGCATTACCCAAACTGGTCCCACTTTAAAAGGTTCCACCCAACCTCCTACAAGGTCATTGAGCTCGTCAATAGTGAAGGTCGTTCCGTTTTCTGGACGGAACGACCTTACGATCTTTTCAGTTGTTAGTATAATTGCCATTGTTATACGATTTCGCAGGCCCCACCAGCGCATGCAGCTTCTCCTTTCAGATCGGTTGCATCTTCAATTTCGATTACTTTAGTGAGGTCTACATTATGTAAATTTTGGTACAGCTCATTAAATTGTTCTTCGGTGATATTTTCAAACGGAGCCTGAACATAGGTACCACCGTCATACGGAAGTACTGATAGTCCATTGTAGTATTTGCGGTTCTTCCACATCCATTCGCCAACAGTTGCCCACTCGTCTTCTTTGATAGAAACTGTAGCAGATACGTTATGACTATTGTAACCACTTTTGTGACCGGGCTTAATCCATTCGCTGCTGAATTTCTTTACACGGTTGAGAAGATCCAAAGCAGACTCAGTACGAAGGATAGCACCTTTAGGAGCTCTTTGTGGAATTTCAATTACCGCTGTAGTATGAGGAGAGAAGAACTCGTCCTTTACCAGTTCTGGATGATTTTCAGCCAGGTAGTTGTAAATTGCCTCGTTCTTTCCTACGCGTACTCGGCGGATGTAGAAGTCGTTATGCCAAGCGTGAATACCAGATGATGAACCTACAACAAGAGAAGTAGTTCCGCTAGGCTTAACAGTGGTGGTACGAGCTGCAGGATTGATTCCAATAACAGCAGCCACTCTTTCATTCTCAGCACGAACCGCTTTTGAAGCAGCTGTGAGATCGTAATTAAGGACTGCGCCCGAACCAATGCCGGTCATGCCAACACCTACCAGTGCATCTTTCTCAGTAGTACGCTTCCAAACTGGACGGAGGTAGTGAAAGTCTGTGTAGCCAGCTTGGAGCGTTCCAATAAACGCTGCAGCTTTAGCACGTTCTACCAAGTCTTCTTGGCTTTCCACATCGCTAACATTCATTTCTGTAAGATTGCAAAACTGGAAAGGACGCAGAGCAATTTCACAGCATGGATTGGTTCCCCAATCTTTGTCGTTTGAGAAGTATAAACCAGGTTCACCTGATCCCGATGCTTCAATTTTCTTCCAAATATCTTGAAACTCTTCCTCGGTGATACGATTACGAATGATTACTGCGCTATTGTTTGAGCGACCGCGCTGTGGGTTAAGTTCCCACCAGTTGCCAAACTTGCAAGTAAGCATTTCATCGTCATCAAAAGAGAACAGAGAAATCAAGGCAGCACGACGGATACCACCGGCAAGTACCGCATCAGCAATATGGCAAACAATATCGTGAACCTCAATAGGAGAAAGCTTGTCGCCATTTTCCTTACGGTCCAGGATAAGTTCCAAATTACTTAGGCAGCGCTTAAGTGGCTCAGGTCCAGGAGCCTTACCACCGGATGTTACAAGACGAGCACCCTTTGGACGAACATCGCTAAAATCAAAGACTGGCTTATAGCCTCCATGAAAATACGACTTCATCAAAAACTTCACGGCATCAGCCCATCCTTCAATACTGTCGCCTACAAGGAAACGGCGGTTTTTCTTGGGTTTGATGATTTCAGGAAGTTTTTCTACGTGATGGGATTGAACAGAATAGCCAACACCTGTTCCTCCTAATAATAGGAACATCACTTCGCCAAACGCTCTCCAGTCGTCAACTGGAAGGTAGGCACAATTAAAAATACGGTTCGGTGAAATTTCGATAGGTTTTCCACCAAATTGCATACTTCTCATAGAAGGCAGAACCTTCTTGGTCTTTACAAAATTCTCGTAAACGTTTTCAATTTCGTCGGATAAGGCAGGGTACTTCTTCTTATGCATTTCTTTGTTGCGGTCAGAAATTTCTTCCCATGTTTCTCTGCGTTGTTTGTCCTCTTGGTACTTCGAGTACTTCATAAAGACTGTGATATCACTGAGGATATCAATGGATTTGTCCTTCATTGTTGTTGGCTATTGTAATTTTTTTGATTGTTGAGGGTCCTTGAGGGGTTCAAACTATATATTTTTTCAATTCCTCAATCTCCTGTTCTATTTCCTGAGCGGTCTTCTTGGCCGCCTTTCTTTTTCCATAGTATTCAACCAGGATACTTTTGAATACCGATTCTTCATCTCGCGTAAAGATTGCGCCTGACGCTGTTTTAATGTACTTTTCCAGATCCACTTCTTCGCCAGGTGCCACGTTCTTTACGTAACTTTCCGGAGAGATATTCCACTGCCTCATTACCGTCGGGTACAGAGAAGCGAAGTCAAAGGAGGTAACCCACTGATAGAGTCCGGTCTTGGGCTCGTGCACAAAAGCACCTTCATAAGCCTCGCGCTTTTTCTTGGAAGTATCCGCCTTTGGAAATACTCGATTTCTTCGGCAGTTTTCTCGAGCCATTGCAGCTTCCGCCATCCAGATTGGAGAATACGCTCGAGTGGCTTCCACCTTGGAAATGTTTCCTAGTTTGAGGAACGCCATCATGGTGTTCAGCTTACGGTCAATCATCTGTACAAGCTTGGCATCCACCGCATTATAGAAAACGTATTGGTCAAAGTCAGATTCGTAAAGCTCTTGAAGAGTACCCGAGTACTTTACCTTTTGTACGCCTAATGCAGCTTTGGCTACCCAGTCCAGTGTATTGTTTTCTTTTACATCAATACTTCTATCCCACTTCTTATATACATCCAAATAATCCACTACCAATCGGTGCTGTGGAAGTTCATCTTGTCCTACAAGCTTTCGAGAAGGAGAAGCGGCAGAAGGATCAATATTGAGACGTTTGCAGCGGTTAATCAAATAAGTCCAGTCAAAACCTATGAAGTTCCAACCAGTGATTACCGGCATTTTTTGAATTGCCTTGTAAAAGAATGTGTATAACATATCATACTCAGACTTAAAGTACAAGTAACTAAAGTCAACTTCCTCTTTCAGATATTCATTAATGCGCTTTCCAATTGACTCAATCTCCTCGGCTTTGAGAACTTTGGTTCCCATTACAATGATCTTGTTTTCTCGGCAAAAAGCCACTGTGGTTACAGGAAACTTGGCAGTCTCTGGCTTAGGCCACTCATCGGTAACTTCTACCTCGATATCCACAAAGAACTTCTTGGGTATGTTGAACTCGTAAATGTCACGAGTCTCTTCTTCGGGAAGAGACCATAAGTATTCTTCCAACCTCCACTTACTCAAGAATTTTGCTCTTCTTTTTTTCACAGCCTTCCCATCCCAGCTCTTAACGCCCGGTTCAGCCTGACGATCTCGCTCATCGCAGTATTCCCATTCATACATTTCTGATGACGGAATGAGAAACTTTTTAATGGCAATGTCGCCGTCCTTGTCAAAAAAGGATATTTGAAGAGTTGAATCTCTTTGTTCGATATCTATCATGCATTTCCAGTTGAGCCAAACCCGCCTGCGCCACGGTCTGTTGTTTCTGTATAGAGTTCTTCCATCGGAACTTCCAATGTGCTTGCGTAATTGATAGGAATAAGCAAGAATTGAACCAGCTTTTCTCCCGGTGTAATTGTTACCGTTCCTGTATCATTTACGTAGTTTCCATCTGTAAAGTATTCCTTGTTTTCATTGGTATTGATCATATTGATATGAACCTCACCTTGGTAGTCTTCATCAACTACGCATGCGCCTACAATCAATCCAGTTTTAGAGGCCACGCCGCTCTTATTGAAAGCAATTAGGGCATGCCCTGCTGGTATGTTGACCTTAATCCCACTTGGAATCAAGATCCGATCTCCTGGTAAGACTACTCGAGGCTGCCCATTGTTCCAGTCGTTAGGAACAAAAAAGTCCACTCCCGCGGACTGAGCAGTTCCTCGAGACGGAGATTTCACGTCTCGAAGTTTGCTGTACTTAATCATGTATATGTTTTTTGAATTTGATTTTATATTCACGGCCGTTACCAGGTTTTCCAAATTGTATAATATGTTTATCAAAACTTTTTGCCAAAGGTGTATAAAATAGTTATCAGAACGGTTAGGAGTAAGACTATCTAGCTAGGCACTGAGCTATGTCAATTAGACACTTCATTATGTCAATTAGTCATAAAAAGAGCACTGGCACACTTTTGATAGATTATTAGGAAAAAACAAAATATAAAACTATGCACAGAGCAACATCAATCTTTAATGCCGTTGATGACATGTTTGAGTTCGTCAACCACAATTCATCAACCTACTCAAAGACCGACCTTCGTCAAGACGAGAACGGTTACGCCATCGATATTCTCCTTCCTGGGTTCTCCAAAGAAGAAGTGACAGTGCGCACTGAAGGTAAAAACCTTATTGTAGAGGCAAGCACTGAGAGAAAGCTACCTAAGTTTCTCAACAGCAGCATGAAGAAGACGTTCCAGGTAGATAACTTGGATTCTGAATCTGTCACTGCAAAACTTGAAAATGGCGTACTAACTATTGAATTCTCTACCGAGGCGAAGAAAAATGCTCGGAGCATCAGTATTCTGTAAGAGACTGGTGTAAAAGAAAAAAGCGGTCTAATGGCCGCTTTTTATTTGTCTTTCTTTCCAAAAAGCTCATGATACTTCTTGGTGTGTTTAGATGTCTTTAATTGCTTCTTACCTTTAGTATCTCCAGGAAGCTCTTTGTAAGCATTAGGATCATCGTCATCAGCGGCAGCTTGATCCGCCATCTGATCTTTCTTCTTATCTGCAGTGCTTTTGCTAATTCCTTTGTAGTAAGGATGCTCTTCAGCTAAGAAGCTTTCGTATGTCTTTACGTGTTTCATCTTTATTTATGGAGCTTTTCAAAATAGTCTATTAGGCCTTCAATAGCCTTTTCCTTGGTCTTGAATATGTCGTCGGCCTCGGTCATGCCTGTTCCCGACTTATTTTCTCGGTGCCAAGTCCATCCACCCAGATGAGTATCTTTGTATATCTCAACTTTATGACCTTTGTAAGTTCCTTCGTAATAACCAGTAGTAATCTTACGAAGTTTTAGATCAGAAGCGGATTCATTAACAAAACTTTCAAATGTGCGGACGTGTTTCATTTCTTACTATCCTTTTACTTCATCGGCCAAGTCTTTATCAGCCTTGCCCCATGTACCTTTGCCTTTAGTAAGGAAGCTGTTAACACGAGCATATGCCCACTGTTCTTGCCCAGCTCCTGGACGGTGCCCACTCTTCCATGCAGCCATACCACGACGAAAAACCGCGCGAATGATTCCAATAGGAACGCCAGTCTCTTCAGCTTTTTTCTTTAGACCAGTTTCTACAGCATCGTTGTCAATAGGACTACGGTCTGTGGATTTCTGTTCGCTGTCATCAGCTTCCCAGATCTTTTCCCACTCAAAACTTTCAAATGCGCTTATATGTTTCATACCTTTTACTTTTTTACGTAAATCGCTCCAATGATACCGCCTTTTCCGAAAACTTTGGCCTTGATTACTTTTTTATCTGGTGATAATCTAGCCTCACCCTGATATGATTGCGATCTCCAAATAACTTCCCATTTTTCCGTATCAGACGCATACTTCTTTATCATTTTGTCATATTCGCCCTTTGGAGCTTTATCGTCAAACATGATGTATGCATCGTAGTCTTTACCCAGGACCTTATCAACGACATTTTTTCTCATTTCGTCATCGGTAAAATTGGAGTTGCCGCCAAGAAACGCGTAATGCGATTCGGCAATAAAACTTTCAAAATTGTGTACGTGTTTCATTCTTCTACTTGTTTTTCTACCAGCTCCATTTCTGGACTGAGTTCTGTTAGTCGATGATTGGTGGTGGCTCCTCGGTAGTCTTTTACTTTGGCGTACACCACGTTGTTTTCCGTAACCCAAAAGCCTACAACCTTTCCAGTCTTTCCTCCGACTTTTACTGTTGCGTTTTTGAGTTCTCGAGCATCTCTCATTTTTTCCAATCTTTTTAGGATAGGTAGCCTGAGATAAATTTAGAGTCTTCTACCAAGGAATCAAAAGTGTTTTCTACGTTCTCATCAATATCACTGATATTGTAACATACAATGAAACCAATGAGTTTCTTCTTAATGCAAAAAATTGGAACTGTTACAAATTGCTGAATTCCAAGTCGATCCATTTCCTGGCGGTCTTTCATTTCAAGGTCTTCACTTAGTGTTGAGAAGCATTCCTTTTTAAGCATTGTAGAAATCCAGCGTGGGTATTCTGATGCCAAAATGTTCTGATGATCCCGTTTAGTCTTTTCATAGCCAGGCGCCACAGACTCATAGGTCATAGAGAATTTTTTCATGCTTCTTCCTTGAAAATACTTTCCACCGTTGTGGAACTGGAAAATTGAGGCCCGGTCAAATTGGTGTTTTTCTCTCAGTCCGTCCAGCCATTCTTGAACCTGAATCATTTCTTCAATGTCAGACTCCTCAATGTTTTCCTCTTTTTCTTTTGCATTTTTCGCTTTCCTATTGTCATAGTTATTCTTTACCATAACCGTGATTAGTGCAGCAACTATTGATCCTGCAGCTGTAATGACAGCCTTTAATAATTCCGTGTCCATCTGTTACCTCCCCTGGCCTACGTAAGCCTTTTTGTAATTTTTTGAGTTTTTGTTTTTACTATCTTTCTTTGAGTGCCTTCCGAGTTTCTTCTTTACTTTTTCTGTGAAATTTTTGCCTGGTTCATTTTTTGATTTTGCCATCTCTCATCAAATGCTTTTTTTACTTGGGCGGAGCAAGATCCAACTCTTTCATCATATCAACTAGTTCGTTGTATCCGATTTCGCGAAAGTCTTTTTCCAACCGCTTTCTATCTGTGTGAGGTGATCCTGAGACTACCTCAGATATTTTCTTTTTCAACTTGTCATCTCCGGTGTCAAATGCGGAAAGAATTCTTTGCACATTTACATCACCTAAAGCCATTTCTTCAATATAGGCTTCATAAAGTTTAACGTGTTTCATCTTTTTCTTCTTTTTCTTTTTTGTTCCGGCACCGAAAGTATCTCCGCTTCCAACTTTACCAGAAGCGGCAGGTGTAACGTTTCCCATACCTGGTGTATTTGCTACGCTTGCAGCTGGCGCGCCAAAATCTTCTTCAACCTTTTTTGACTTTTTACCAGTCACAAAATCCATAAAAGCTTGGACCAGCGGATCTGTTTGATCACGCTTCATTGCCATTGCTTGACCAGCCATCATCTGTGGTTGAGTATCCCACCAGTAGTAGTATTCTTCCACATGGTTAGGTAGCCCTTCATGTTTTGTAGAAGCAAAGTCCTTCAGCTGTTTTAATGTCATGGAATCCGCAAGGTCTTTTACCTCATCACTTGCGTCTTTTGGATCCATCTCATCTTTTTTCAAGGCGTATGCCATGGCCATCAATTTTTGCTGGGCTTTGGATGTTGCTGGCATATTATTTGCCTCCTAATGTTATGATTGATTGACGAGCATCCTCAATTGCTTGTAAGGTCTGCTTCATATTCTTGTCATCTGCAATTGATGAAGCCTCATCAAAGCACTTTAAGATTTCTTGAAGCTGCGGAGTTAGCGCCTCTTCAATTGACATTTTTTCTTTGAATTCTCCAAAAGACCTCATTTCTGTGACGTTAATTTTTCGTGGATTCTCTTGCCTTCTGCAGACAGAGTATAGTACTTGATTCCTTCTTCCTCTTTCAGTTTGAAATACTTGGAATTAGCTTTCAGCCAACCAGTATTAGTCTTTCTACCAGTTTCTTCATTCATCATCTTCAGGAACTGTGACATTTCTTCTTCACTCACCTTTCCTTTTTCGTTAACAAGTGAAAGGATTCTTTCTCTGACTGGCGCATAGTTGGAAACCACCTTTTGGGGGTGCGACTCCGTGTATTTTCTTTTTACAACTACTATCGCTTCGTTAAGGAATTCGTTATATGATTTTACATGACTCATCAGTCTTTCTGTATTTTTCTATATTTATCTCTTATAGGTATGCTTTCTGCTGCCAAGATGATTGCATTTGTGGCCAAAAGCTGTGAGTACACTGTGGGAATACTCCTTTGAACGCTTTGTAATCTTCTCTTTCAATACAGTCCCTAATTGCATTTGCTTCTTGCGACTGGATCTGAAAGATACTGTTTTCATATTTCTTTCCAGAAATGGTATTATGTGTATCTGCTTCTTTAACCAACGCATTAGTAGATCTTCCTACATATATGTCTCCAATCTGGCGGCCGCCTCCAGCCTTTAGCAGCTTCTTTAAACTGGGATCTTTCATAGATTCATAACAGTCAAACAAGTGTGGGTATTCTTTCACAAGTTGCTTCCCAACAATATCTCCTTGTTCTGGATCCATTCCCCAGAGGCAATTACGGCCAGCTGCTGAATCATGGATAAGCACAAAAGATTTTCCACTAAATTTAAGTATCCTCTCGCACTCTGCCAGAACCTTGTTTGTAATTTCTCCCATGTTCATAAATAGCAGATTGCATTCATGCACCACCTCAGGTTTTTCATCCTCACTAGTAGTCATAAAAGGCATTGCAAAATAAGATTGCATCATGCCTACGGCTCTCATTGCTTGGTCTTCCGAAAACCCAGTCTCTTCTCTGAAGTCAACTTCTTTTTCTTCCTTTTCAAGAATGGTGTTAAACTCAGGAAACCCAGAGTCCTCGGCATTTCTAACCGATTCTTCCAGAGTATAGATCTTCTGATTAAAGTTTTCCACAAATGATTCTGTGAGCAGCCCGCCTGGCTTTTTAGGTTTTCTTAGGTTTACCAAGAAGATGCCTAGCAAATACTCGTAATCTTTATGAGATTCTAGTATTGAGAGAGTCTTGGGATTGCGTACCCATCTGCGATTAAACTTGCCGGACTTCTCTAGAAAGCTGGGTTTTTTAATTCCCATTTCCAAGAACTCAGATCCTTTTTCTTCAACGAAACGGTTGAAAGCTTCAGATACCAATTCAATATACCTTTCGTCAGGCCTTTCCGATCTAAATACAAAGCGATCAAAATCAAGTCTTTGGATGTGTTCGTACATCTGAAGCATGAGGAGGTCAAATACCTGGCTCTTTTGTTCTCGTACTTCTCTTTCGCAAAGCGGTGCAATTTTGGCAATTCCGTCATCTCCTTTAAGAATGAATGTTTTTTGTGGCGCGCTTTCAAAAATAGGTTGTTGACCATTTTTCAATGAAGTCATAAGGGATTCAATTACCGAACCGTCAATAAGGCCTTCCAACTCTTCACCTGATTTTACATGCAAAAGGTTAGCCCATTTTGCTATAATATGATTTTCATTGATCTGCTTTATCACTTTCCCGTATTGTCTTACTGTAATATCTGTAAGAGTCAGCCCTCTTTCTGGAACCCAGCTAAAGCCAAACCTATGGCTTTTAGGCAGATTTAGAACTATGGCTTCGGGAAGCTTTTCAACTTTTGAAATTGCACTTTCATATAGATCACTGACAGTTCTGTCAATTCTATTAAGTGGCTTTTCGGAATTCTTTCCATAAAAACGGAGCTTTCCGTTCTTTGAAAGTTCAAAGGAGAAGCGATACGCTTCCGCCTTTTCAGTTACGCGCAGACCGGACGATAGAAAGTTTCTTGTCCATTCTTCTCCACGCTTTGCATAGATTTCTTGTAAAGTGTTAATACCTGCCATCTGTTTTTCGGCTTTGAGGTTTTTGTTTTTTCAACCCACATTATGAATTGTATACTATTTATCCAATTCCTTCGGGCAGCGGAAGCCCGGAATCATCAAGCTTTTTCTTATAGTCGCTCATGATATCATTTAAGCTTCCAGGATACTTAAAGTCTCCGGAAGTGAGCAACGAATAAAGTTTTTCATACGTATCAATATCAGAAGGCTTATGTCCACCATTAAATAGCAAGTCTACCACGCCTTGCGGCTCTCGAGTGATGAGTTTGTCATATTCGCTTAGAAGCTTCGCGGTCTTTACTAGTCCTTTCTTGCCTTCAAAGCTTTTTCTTACTTCCACAATGCCTTGATTTAACCTAACCACGTAGGCTTTGTACTCGGCAGTTTCTCCTTTGTCGGTTGTCTTTGTGGCCTCGAAAAAAGACTTGCCAATTGCTGCCATAAGCAAAAGGTTTCGGTATGCTCCTTTGTATTTAGACTCCGCAATTCGAAAGTCGGGTGAGTGGTAGATAAAAGTGCTCCATTCCAGGTCAGTGGAAAGCATGAGGTCAACTTGCCCAACACCATTTTTATAGTCTCCACCGATTGGAGCTCCAATACTTACTTGATTGAATCCTACTGCAAGTTTGGTGCTCATACCCATATCTTTTAATTTGTCATTCAAAGCAAACAGAACTTTCTCGAGAGACACTCCTAAATGTCCAGCAATCTTGTCAGCCGAAACCGCCAAGTCAATGTCTCCGCTGGTTTGATCCGCCAATTTTTTGCCGGCACTTCCAAGAATTGCTGCATCATCTTTTATACCAGTTAGACCAATCTGTGGAAACACATTTTTTTCTACCCATGCTATGGTAGATTCTATTTGATCCTGTTTAAAAGGCACGGCATTCTCAATGGAGTTTCCGCTTTCAAATATGAACTGTTCAAATAGCTTAACGTATCTTTTCATTATTCCCAGTCTTTTCTCTTTGATGCTTCTGAAGCAGTTAGCCATTTTCCATCAACTACATCATAGTAGATTGAATCGTTTGGCTCGCCTGGAAAGATTAGCGAACAGCCATTGCTGCCACCGCCAGCGTGCTTATAGCTATAGTTAAGAGTTGCCCAGATATATGGTGCAAACTCAAAGTTTTCACCAGACGCCTTGTTAATCTGTGGGAATCCGCCGCCAGAAAAAGTATTGATATAGACTTCAGCAAAACCATATTGCATAACACCTAGATCTTTACCGGTTAGTGGTTTGCTGTCGAAAGAAATACGCTTGCCGTGTGCTTTAGCAGTTAGCGCATTGTATTTAATTCCTTGGCGGCTTAGCAAATCGTTAAGAGCCGGACCGGCGTTCTTAAGAATATCAGCCATTAGGGTTGCTTCATCCTTGAATTTAGGATTGCTGGTGTAAAGAGTGTTGTCTTCGTTGAGGACATCAGCATTTTCGTTCAAATAGTTATCAAAAGACTTAATGTGTTTCATTATATTTTGTTATTTTGGCTTCTAAATCCGTGGTGCCACGTATCACACGATGCATTACACCTTTTGGAATATAGATCGGTTTATTTATCCACGTAGGAAGTTGATTATCGAACTGAAATTGCCAGTCGTTTTCGTTTAGAGGTTCAACTATGCGGTCTTCGTCATCCCAATGCCACTTAAGTTCCATCTCGTCCAGATCCGCTGAAAAAGTCCGTATTACTACGGACTCACTAATTTTCTTTTCGGAATATGGCTTCATTCTGTCACTTCAAATACCGCTTCGCCTACCTTTACAGTTTTACCTAATAGATCATCAATAAAGTAGATGTTTCCATAATTGTCCTCAAATCGCATATCATCAGTAAATTCATCTGATGCTTTTAACACTTGTAAAATTTCTGCAGGGCTCTCAGACACCTGTTCTTTTCCGCTGTTATCTAGAACATCAGCAAAGAGCACAATTTCTATAAGACTATTTTCAGTAAACATTAGGTATAGGTTTTTTCCTTTTGGTAAGTTCCGCTTTTACTTCTTCAAGATCTTTACTGAGAAGCTCGGCTTCTTTCTTTTTTCCACGCGATTCTGCAGCCTTCTTTTCATTGGAAAGCTCTATAACTTGAGCAGCCAATTCATTGTTAGAGTACGCACTCCAAGAATCTGTTTCATTTAAAAAGTTTTCAAATGTTTTTACGTGTTTCATATTGCTTATATTCATATTTTTACCAAGGTTCTTCTGAGCTTAAACCAAGTTGTTTTCCAAATAGTGAAGGAGCATAGCACGCCCAAAAACCTGCGGTGGTTGGATCCATCTTCTTTTTCAGATCGCACTGTTGGCGGGACCAAAAGCTTGCTGAAGCTTTAGGATCATCGTTTTTAATACTGAGACCGCTAGTATCGCCCCATGTGATCTTTACTGCAATGATATTTCCATCATCATCTTTCTTTCCACTATTATGATAGACTGTAAACTTTTTATCTCCTCCGCGGAAAGGGGTGTCGAGTTCTACGTCGATCATTTTTCCATCAGAAGTTTTAAACTTGGCCTTGGTTCCCACTTCTAAATTAGAGGCCATCCAAGCAGCCTTGTCCGAGAGAATCACATTATCCTCGTCCCAATACTTCTTGGTTTCTTCAAAAAGCTCTTTATAGGCTTGGCTGCCTAGACGGTAAATTGAGTTGGTAATGTCCAACCCGTTTTCCATGTGGTAGCGAAATCCCTCAGAAACCTGAAAGTCTTCAAATGTCTTTACGTATTTCATGCTAGTATATGATTTTAACAGGTACTTCTTTGACCCCTATTTCTTGTAGAGCTAGCATGCGGTGTGAACCATCGTGAAACGATGGCGCAAGGCCTTTATCGTACTGAAACTTATCAGCAAACCACATAGTTGGTGCTGGAATATCTTTGGCATTTCCTCGGAATTCTTTAACATAATTAGCAACTTTGGTTTTATTAACTTCAAATCTATGATGTTGGACTCTCTTTAAGAAGTCAATAGGACTCATGTTAACAATAATCTGTATAAACTCACTACTATGCTTCTTTAAATCATCATCCCAATCTTCACGACCAGTAGTATCCGTGTTAAATGATATAGTCTCATTTAGGAAGTCTTCAAATGTCTTTACGTATTTCATAAGTGTTATCTTCCTTGAAATTTGTTGATGTTTTGGTTAATTACAACTCCTCTAAATATATCTATAGATCTATCTATTACCGGCTCAGCCATCCATTTTTCAGGGTTAATAATAGTTTCCAAGTACGGAACTAGCGCATTAGAAATTTCTCGTGATGCAGCATTCCACAAGTATGTAGGAGTATGATCTACTGAGTAATATGAAATGCCTCTTTCAAGTTCAATAATTGGACTTTCAAATGTGGTAGGTTCTGCAAAGTAGAACCCCATGCCTTTATCACAGCTGATGTCTATGATTGCTACGTTATTTCTAAGGAGCGCAAGTTCATTGGGAGTTTTTACATACATTAGTGGAGAATTTACATTCTGCAGTATGCCATTGAATATGATATCCGCGTCGGCAAGATCACTACTTAGGTCATCGGTAGAAATGCACTTATACCATACGTCCGGATTTTTATCAGCTACCAAGTGTGAAGGCCTTTGAGTGTACACCGTGATATTATTGAATCCGCGACCCTGCAATGCATAGATTGCGCCTCGACTTACAGACCCATAGCCTAAAACTACTACTTTCTTTCTTGGACCGTAATGACCGTCCATTCCTTTAAGTTCTAAGAAATGCAAAACTCCGGCATACCCCGCAAGTTCATTGTTCCTATAGAATATGTGTAACTTTCCGTGCTTATTTGTTAGATTCATTTCTTCCCAAGCAAGCAGTGTTAGCTTCTTTTCAATTGCCAAATCAGCAATATCTTTCTGCTGTACCGCGTGTGTCCAGCCACAAAGGATTCCGCCTTCTTTCATCTGTTCCAGGTCTGCTGCAACAGGCTTTGGCAAAATAATGATGTCACAGTTATACAGCTGTTCTCTTGGAGCTACTCTACAGCCAAAATTCAAAAAGTACTCATCGGAGTACCCATAGTCAGCGCCATAGCCTTCTTCAAACACAAGCTGCTCTCGGACGCTTTTCTCAATTTTACGAATATGCTCGGGATAAATTGGAATGCGTTTTTCGTTTTCCTTATACGATGTTTTGAATACTCCTGTTGTCATTTCTTATCTAGGTTGAAAAAGTACCGATAACCGTCTTTTGCTTTGGGATCTGTTATGAGTTCATAATCCATTGCCCATTGCGACGATTGAATTTCCTTTTTGTATTTTGGCCAGTAGTTCTGGTGTCCAGGAACTACGTATTTTTTGTAGATGTCTTCCAAGAATTCGTCGGGAAGCTGCTCACCGTAAAAGTCTTCATAAATTGCTTTATAGACTTCGCACATTTTCACGCTTCCCAACCCGGTTGCGGATGAAGTTTCCATCACCCACAGCTTTCCTTTCTTATCTACTACAATATCCAGCGACCAAAGGTTTAAGTCCAAGTCTTTCTTAATATCTGAACAGATTTGCAGAACGCTTTTGATAAATTCAGGAGAAACCTTATTTCTGTCTTGGTACACATATGTAAAAGCAATTTTTTCATTTGCTTTCTTGGTCTTAATAGAGCGGTCCTCATCAATGGTAGGAACTCGTTCATTAATGATGATGATCTGGTCCTGGCAAAATACTACCCGGTATTCTCTTTCAAAATCAATAAACTGGCAAAAAAGATCAAAATCTTCTTTGCTTTTCTTTAGTTCTTCGGGAGTGTCAAACTTTTGAACTCCTAATCCACTGTGGCCATTTTTAATTTTGGCAATCACAGGAAAACCAACAGCTCCGTCTAGCGCTTCTTTTTTAGAAAACACTGTTTTTGGAAGCCACTTGTATTTTCCAAAAGTTTTGCCAAACAAGGTTTTATCGCCCGACGTTGGCAAAAGTTCTCTTTTATTGTATAAGAGATCGCTGTTTACCTTTTTATTTTTGATAAACATTTCAGACTCTTTGTCCTGTCCGCCTCCGTAATAGAGAAGCGGAATTCCATCTACAATCTGAACCTTTTCATTGTCAAAATCATCTTTGGTAAAGTAATTATGAAACAGCGCATTTTTAGCGGCCATGTTGTATTTTTTTTCGCGGCCGTTTACATCTCCCGAAGTTGTGCGTATGTCATTGGACTGCATGACCCAGCCAACTTTCTTGGCGTACTTGTCATACATATTGGCTTCAAAGATAAATTGTTCGTAGAGTTTAACGTGTTTCATAAAAATTGTTATCCAAAGTATTCATTTTCAAAGTATAGAATCTCGAACTTGCTATCCGTGTTGATCAAGGTCAACGCGTTCAGAAGATCTGAGTATTCGCCCACTGCTTCATTCTGAATGTCAACATACCCTTGAATGAAGTTAAATGTAGCACAGTGAATGTCACAAAGAATTCTTTGACCTTTTTCACAGTACTTGTCATACAAATCGTATTCCATTTGGTAAGCGCGATTAATGATATCTACCAGGCTTACAAAATCAACTCGTGTAGGAGCTTGCGGAATGGCTGGCATTTCGTTCCACTGTACAAGGTAGTCCTGTAGACCTTTTGCGTGTTCTAGTTCGCTTGCCGCTTCAGCTTCAAAGAAAGCGGCTGCTTTTTTGTAGTTTACATTATTACACCAGTTTGCAGCATTTCTGTAGAAGTAATGCGCTGTATACTCGTCACCAATACGGTCATTGAGCATATTCACAACTTCTGCAGGAAGCTTATTAGGTGTGATTGGCTTAACCGCAGTCAGATCAATTGCTTCATTGATCGTAATGTTGTTATCGCCTTTGAATGTTTGAAAAGTTTTCATCTATTTTATGTATTTTCTTAGCTCATCAAAGTACTTATGAAGCTCTTTAGGCATCTGTTCGTCGAAAGCTTTTTTGTCGTCGTCCTTTAATGCCTGACGAACTTTAGTTCCGCTTGGCCCACCGTCCTCTCTTGCGTCTACCATCTTTACATTAAAGGATGGATCAACTGGAGTATCAGTTTTTGGACCAGTGATATATTCAACTTGTCTTTTGTAATCCGAGAATCGGTCACTTCCGCAACCAACACCCATCGGCTCATAACCTTTGCTGCGTAGGAATTGCACCATCAGCGGTATTACCGTCTTTTGACCTTGTGGATAAATGAAATAGTCAGCAATGTAATTGTTAGCTTTTACCACATCGGCTCCCATCTTTTCCAGCAATGAATCCGGAAATGGAGACTCTTCTTTTTTGGAAAGAATTTGAATAGGTATCACAGGTAAGCCAAATTCCTCAGAAGTTCTTTTCAAAGCTGCCAAATGTCCATTGTGAAATGGCTGGAACCTTCCAGGAAAGAACACCACTTTTTGGCCTTCTTTCTCAAAAATAAAGCTTTCAAATGTCTTAACGTATTCTTTTCTCATTATGCAATATCTTTTGATTCAATCAATGTATACGTAAAAGAATTTCCATGCAGCAAAGCAGCCTTGCTGCAAATTGCCATGAATTGTTTAAAGTCTTTAATTCTTTTAAACACCTGACAGCCTTCGCTCCAGTTTTCTACGTATTGGCTTTCTGTTTTGGGATTGCTTCTGTGTATGTTAATTCCAAAAAGCCCTTCATCTACAATAACCTCATTAAAGGTCATATCTTTGTTTTTATCTCGCCAAACTTTTACAAGTCTTTGCTGGCAAAGAGCCTCATATTTTCCTTGATGCAGACGAATAGTATGCGATCCTCTGTATTGGTTAGGTATGAGTCTAGCAACACCCTTTGGATTGCTGTAATTCTTTACCGCCTTTGTTCCTGGATCAGTAGTGCATGCCCAAGAAAAAAACTTCCATTCACCGTTTTCCTTGTATGAAATAGTCAACAAATCGTCAAAAAGATTTGTGACCGACTTTCCAGTTGAAGAGTTTCTAACCCCAACAATGTTGACATCAAACCCTTTATTTTCTTCATCGTCAAACCAAACATATCCTTTGTTTTGTACGGCAGCTTTTATTTTTTCCAGTGTAAGACTCATAACAAACTATTATTTTTTATAGGCAAGTATGCTTCGGATTTGATGAAGCGGAGCAAAAATTCCAGTATACTTATAGAGCTTACCTTTGAATACAAAAGTAATTCCTTCGGTAGGTACTATACTTTCCAGTCCGCCAGCAGCTGCTACTCGAGTAAGCTCGTGTTCCAGCTTTGCTACATCTTTTTCATCACCATTAGTGCGAATAGAAGAAATCACAGAATCAATTTCTTTTCTCATAGAAGCTGCAGCAGCTGTAGGATTAGCTGACAAAAACGCACTGATGTTTTTCATCATTTCAGTTCCAACTTCCAGGAAGAGACTTTCCAACGGACCGTATACCTTTCTTTTGAGTTCTTTTCCACGGCTCTTTTCCATGTCAACAAACCAGTTAGCTCCTTCGCCCAAGTCTTTTTTCAGCTGTGCCGCAGTGTATGACTTGTCAATGTCTGCTATTCTTCGAGCCAAACCGTCCATTGAATTTTCTGGAATTTCCACTTTTGCTTTAGCAGCTTCTTCCTTCAGAATTTTCTTAGCCATGCCTAAAGCATAATCACCAACCGTACTGTTAGAAGTAGAACCGCTTTCTGCCATAATGGAATCAAGCTTGCTCTTGTAATAGGAAGCCCGTTCCTTTGTTTTTGGAAATGGAATAGAAGCTATATCTTGCGGACCTCGAACAAAGAAAGTTTCTTGAGCAGTTGCATTAGCATCCGCCACAAGTTTTCCAAGTTCTCTACCGGCCTGCTTATCTTCACCAATTGCGTTACCATCTGCATCGTGTTCAACTACGCCATGAAATACAAGCATATTCTGTCCATACGGAACAGTATTTTGTGTAATAGGCGTAATGACTTCAACCGAAGCAAAATTCTTTCCATCGTTAAAGTACTTCTTTTTGTCAGCTTCTGACAGTGAATTGATGGCACCAGTAAGATCTTTCATAGCCGCATTATATGCGGTTTCAATATCACCTCGGCCCGCAAACATACTTGCGATACCCGCAGAATCCAAAGCAGCTTCTCCACCATTTTTAAGGTGAGACTTGTTACGAGCCGCAATAAGCTTCCCGTTTTTCCAAGAGATCATGATGTTTTGACCGTCGGTCTTTTCTTGAACAAAGTTCTCAGGCCCGAACGCGCCGCTAACGGTGGCCTCAATCATTTCGCGAAGGTCTGCCATCGTCAGTCCTACGTCTTCAAACGGATGACTGATATGGCCGTACGCTCCACCTTCATTTACCGCATTCCACTCTGCCCAAGAATTAGTACGGCCTTCGTAAAGCCTTACTTGTTCAAGAAATGCATTGTAGCTGTATAGTCTGTTTGTACTCATTAGAATGTGCTGTCCATTATTACTTTTGCGATATCATCAATTAAACCGCTTTTAGCAACATCCGCGCCTGGCTTAAGATAGTTTTCTTTCATCATATGTTCAATAATGACTGTTGCAAGAACTTTAGCGCCTGATGGCTTATTCTTCCCTGCTACTTGTACTGCTGCTTCGGCAACAAATGTCTCAAATGATTTAGTGTAATTCATTTACGGTGCTGTTTTTACATGATCTATGAATGCTTCAAAGGCCTTTGTAAGATCCTCATACGCTTCATCAAGATTCGTAATATCTTTCTGATTAGGCACACCCGACACTGGATTGGGTTCTAGCGTTGCACGCATTGCAAGCTCTGCGGCTGCGGCTTTCGCCTTCTTTTGCAGATCAAGATATTTGTTAACATACTGCTTGAGGCGTGCCTCAGAAGGACTCGCCTCGTTGATTCCGTTTTCAAATTCTGAAAAGTTCATCTTATTTGGCATCTTTTTCAGTATCGATTTCGCCTTCCTTGTTTACTTCTTCTCCCTGCTCTTCTTCTTTCTTAGGCTTAGCATCTTTTACTTCTTCACCGCCTTCTTGCGCGTCTTCAGCAGCAGGGAGTTTTTCAGTTTCTTTAGCATCTTTAGCAGCAGGAATTTCAGCTTCTTTAACACCAGCTTCATCTTTTTCTTTTTCAACTTTGTCTTTTGCCGCAGGCTTAACACCTTTGCCAGCATCCCAGTCAGCTGCAATCTCATTGAAGAACTCTTTCTTCTTCTCGTCGTCCAAGTCAGCAGGAGATTCTACTCCGTACTTTGCAAGTTTTGCTTGGAAATAGTCTTGGTAAGACTTTTGCAGCTCTGATTTTTTAGCATCTTCGGCTTCGCGGATTGAACCAATCCATTCACTAAATTTTTTCATTGTTCTATTTTATTTTATGTTTTCTTTTTTCTTTTGGAGCTTTTTAATCTCATCATTTATGCTCTGAATTGCAGACATAGCTTTTTTAGCCCCCGGATCGCTTGAATCACCTCCGTATTCATCCTCAATTTTTTTATTGAGAGACTTTTGTTTTTGCATCAGCGAATTTATCTTATCATCAATTTCTTGAACTTTATCGCTAACGCTACTTTCTTCATCTTTTTTCTTTACAAAGAAAATAGTATTTCCTTTAGGAGTATTTATAGGACCTGAACTATCATACTTTTTAGGGTCGGGAACTTCTGGACCGCCCTCCCCGGGCTTGTATTGATACATGCCCGCATCCTTTGCTTGCTTGACAGCTTTATCATAAATTTCCTTTGTTTTCTCGCTACTCATTATCCAGTATTCTTTTTTACCATCTGGATTAACGACTGACGCAGTTTTTGGGAACCCTTCAGAATCAGCTTCTTCGTATCGATCCTGGTCGGTTTTTACAAAGCCTTTAGATTCCAAATCTTCTTTTTTCTTTGCATAGTCCTCTTTTGCCTGTTCGGCCTTATCTTTTAGCAGATCTACCTGTTTTTGAATAATTTCCTTTTTCTTTGTGGAACCTTCCCCTTCAACATCTTTCTTGGCACCTATTAAAGCTTTGATTTTGTCTCGTATAGCAGAAAGCAGTCCTTCATTCATGCATTCATCAATATTAACAAATTCAATAATCTCTTCTTCTGTTAAAGAATTAAATACATCAGAATTTTCTACTTCCAGCGTAAAACTTTTAATAGATTCTTTTAGAGCAAATTGCTCAAATTTCATAATACGAGTTTTCATTTTTCTTATTTTTTTTATGACATTCCGTAGATGTTCTGGAATTTTCCGTAGTATTTATCCAACTCCTCACTAAGTATTTTGGTAACAGCTTCCTGACCCATTCCTACCGCATCGGCAAGCTTCTTGATGATATCTTCATCAATACGAAGTTTTTTGTCCATTGCATGAACAAAGGTAGTAACACACTGGTTAATGAGAGTTTCTAACTGCTTATCGCCTTCGGCTTTAGGCCAAAATATGTCAAGCAGATGAGATCTGAGTCCATCTAAAGTGGGGTCTGCGTGGTTAACTCCCGATGCTACGGGATTGTTAGTCATGGGAAGATCGTGAGACTTGGAACTCTTTGCGTTTCCTGCTCCTCTTGCATAACCCTCGTTAAGAAATTCTTTGAAAGACTTCATTTACCGGATATTTATGCTATATATCCGTTAGAAAGAAACTTTATAGAGCTTATAGGGGAACCCTTGCTGTTTGTAGATTTTCATACGATCTTCTCCGTGCTTCATCAAATAGTTTTTATTCTTGGAACCGATAGAAAAGTCGTCCACAAAGTCAATGATATTTACCTTTTCCTTTCCTTCATACAGACGCATTCCTCGACCGATTGATTGACGAACAATCTTTTCGCTTTTGTAAGATTCCACAAAGAAAACGTTGTGAATGTTATTGATGGAAATACCCGTTGAAAATGTTCCAAAGGAAGCAACCATAATTTTATTGGTTCCCTCTTCCATTCTTTTAATATAGTCTTCTCGCATATCTGGAGGAGTACTGCCATCTACATAAAATACTTCTTTATCGGCGGTATGCTCTCGAATATAGTCATAGATTCTTCTTCCATATTGATCTTTTACATTCTGGAAAAGGACCAAGGAATTCTTGGTAGTTTTGCAAATAAAGTTACATACGTATAGGAATCGCGGACGGTTTTCTACCACCATCCGTTTCTCAATTTCTAGCAATTTAGCTCCATCAAGATCCCCGCTGTTCTTCTGTTCTCGTAATGACTCAAGTTTTTCTCGCACATCATGGTCCATATAGTCCATTTGTACAATCTTTACCTGTATTGGAGTGGCGTACTTATTTTCGGTAAGGAATGAGGCGCTAATGTTATTTACTTGCGGACCCAGGTATGCTTGAATGGTAAGAGCTTCAGTACTCCCGTTTTGTAGCATAGTTCCTGATAGGCCAACCGCATAGGTAGCATCCATACAGTTTACCAAGATCTTTTTAATAGAACTTGCATTGGTATGATGCGCTTCATCCACAAGGACTGCGTCAATGCCTTCAAAGAAATAAAGCTCGCGCTTTACCAGTGATTGATATGTTCCTATAATGAGTTCTACGTCTTTCTTGGTTTTATCAGTACCTCCATGAATAAGCTGGGTAACAAATTCCAGCTTTTTATTATTGTACAGCTCAAAGTCCTCGTTGGTCTGTAGAATCAAATTTGTATTAGGAACTACAATCATTAGACGGCTAGCTTTTCTGCGATCAATCATATATGCAAAAAGCATAAACATAATCAAGGTCTTTCCAGCAGAAGTCGCAATTTCACTAATGCTCCGTCGATATTTAAGGATTGGAATGCACGCATCTACTTGATAGTCGCGAGGCTTAATTTTTGGATGGTCACTAAAGAATTCTGACACCCATGATCGAAAGTCTGCTTCATCAAAATCATTGTCAATTACGCCTTCAAATCCTGCCACTTCAAGCTTAAAGCTATACTTATGGCATGTCTCCTTTAATTCATTCCAAAGCCCAACCGGGATTCGGTTGTAACGGTCAATAAAAGATATGTAGCCATCCCATACCTTCTTTTTTACTAGCGGATGGAACCGCCAATTACTAATGCGTTTTTTAAAGGAGTGACGGATTTGATCCATCTCCAGTTCCGTGGCATCAGTTATCTGTATGAAACGTTTGTCTTGAGTTACTTCGGCTTTCACTTCCATTTCTAGTCATTTTTAGAGTCTTTAAGGTTCTTGAGGTATTCAATGATAGGTTTTTTATTCCAGTTTTTGTGATAGTTCTCGCAAAGAAGCCGAAAATTTTCACGTTCATTGAGCAGATCAGTTCCTTCTAACACTATTTTCTGTACTCCTTCTGGATAGGAAATCCACACTTCGGCTCTTTTTACCTTTCGGCCGGTTCTTTCTTCGTATGCAATGGAGTACGCGCCTAACTGCTTACGATATTTTTTAACTTGGTCTTCGCCTCTTGGAGAGCTTGCGCTTTTAAAGTCTCCCAGAATATCTCCATCTTCAATTTCTTCAATATACCCAAAGTCTGCCGTACCTGCAAACATACATTCATGAGACCATAAAAACTTTTCCGAAAACAGCGGTCTTTTCATCTGCTGAAACAGTTCGGATTCCAACATATTGTAAAAGAGGTCACGGCCTTTTGCAATAGTTCTCTCCTCGTATTTTCCTGCAAGCTCTTTAGAAGTTTTCTTTTGTGTGTATAAAAGGCATGCATCGCTTTTACCATGGTAACCCATACAAATAAGGTAATTTTCCAGGAAAGTATGCATCACAGTTCCACGGTTAGCTGCATTGGAAGAAATACGTGCAAGTTCTTCAGCTCCAATATCCTCTGAAAGCTTTTCCAGCCAGGGCTGTGGCTCAGAAGAAAGCACAGTTGTTACTGATGGGTAGATGCGAATGTCTTCGCCATCCCGTACCATGTAAACTCTCCCATGAGGAGTATCGACTCTTTTTATGTTTGCGTTCATCCTCTTCGGTATTCTTCTAAAGCTATTCGATGTTTTACTCCATAACAGATAGTGTCTATGCTTCTGAGTGTTTCCCTCATATAATCCAAATGATTTTGTAGCAGCTCTCGTCTTTCTACAATATCTGCAAGGTCAACATCAATAAACAACATCTTTGGATCCTTATCTAGCCTTAGATCGTAATTTTGAGTATAGTGCAAGTATCTTTCCCGCTTTCTCTCTCGGTAGATTCGATTCAGTTTTGAAGAATGAGCAACAAGCTCGTGTACATAGTCTCCAGCAATCTGTCTTTGACTATATAGGTCTGTAAGAAGCTCTGCTACATCATAAATGTTTTTCAGTCTCTCAGTAAGAGAACTTACTTTGGTAGTCCACTCTTCTCGTTCTGTCGCAAACCTTTGGTAAAGGCTGTCGTTCTTAGAAGAGGCTTCCTGCACCGTTGTCTTTTCTTCTGACATACACGTTATTTTTAGTAGACTTCAATCGTGGTTGTTCCGCCACAAAATCGGTCAGAGTATTTATTTCAGGCAAATTTGTTTGAAAAAATGCCAGGCCTTTCAGCTTTATCGGAGCTTCCAACCAAATCTGCTCAGATCCAATATGCGTCATACTTATTGGTTGAGAAGAAGTCTCCGAATCTTGGGAGGCTGATTTGTTTTCGTTTTGCATAAACTATCAGGTCGGTCAAGTCTATTTTTTTGTTGCCGTATGGTATTTTAGCGGTATCCAAGTACTTTTTCCACAAGAACACTGGATAGCCTACTAGAAGCTTTTCCATTGAAGCCTCTCTGCCTGCGGCATCGTAGTCGTACATATACCGAACGCTTCCCATTTCAAGAGGAAAGTCAATCTTGGAAGAACATGTTGCGACAGCATTTTTAAAGAGGAAGCTATCCAGCGGGCCTTCAAATACCGTAATAGGTTGTTTAAAGTCAAGCTGAAGTATTCCAAAAGTAGTAGATATTTTGTCAATTTCCAATACATCCTCGGTAGGTTGAACACCTAAGTCTTCATAAATACGCGAAAGCTTCCAGGTCATATACTTGGGAGTTGACTTGAAATTACGTACCTGAAAACCTAATGCCCGGTCTGTCCCGGGAACCATGTGGTAAATGTAGAGCTTTTCCTTTTCGGAATCCCAAGAAAACTTGGTAAACTCCGGCTGACATCTTTTCTTTAGATACTGAAAAATACGAGCATTGTCTACTGGAACTGCTCCATAAAATTCATCCAGTGCCGAACGGCTGAGAGAAACTTTTTCAATTAGACCTTTATCAAGAAAAACAAAAGGATCAATTGATTTTGTACTAGGAGCAAATTCTTGTTGCTGGCTCTGGATGTAAATGATTTCATTAGTGTCCAGCTGTTTAGAAAAGTCTTTGAATAATCCACGGACTGTGGTATGCTTTCCACAGTTATAGCAGTGATAGCCAAAGTTTTCCGTGTAGATATTACCACGCTTTTTGTGGAGTTCGCTATACGAATCACCACAATAAGGGCATGCAAAATTAAGTCTTCCGACTTTCTCAGAAATTCTCCTTTTCTCGTGCTCCGGGAAGCGGCTATCTAAAATTTCTTGAAGAAGCTTTTGAATCTTTGCATTGAGCTCAGTCGGATCAACTTCCTTGGAATTAAAAGAAAAGGAGAATGAGTCAAACTCATTCTCCTTCATTGTTGGGTTTATATTAGAGTGAGTCGAATAGTTCATCATCAAAAGACTTACTGTCGAAATCATCTAGATTCAAGTCCGCCAAACCATCTCCGGTTGAAGAACTGATACTCGGAAGAGAATCAGATTTTTCTACCTGTGCAGTTGTTGTTGGAGCTTTTGCTACAGATTCACGATTAGTCTTTTCCGCGCTTGCGATGACTCTGCCACCAGGAACCGTGTTACGAATTACTTCATTTACAAAGTCCTCAGTTCCTTGATCCCAGTCTTGGTAATCATAAGAAGAAAGATCTGGTGATTGATCCAAGAAAGATTTGATCTTGCCCATATCATCGGCAGTCTTTTCCATTGCCTTACCATCCAAATTTACCGGCATTCTTTCATCCAAGAATCGGCAGTTGTCGTAGTTATTGTAACCCGCAACCTTTGTAATGTGTACCAGGAAAGGCTTACCTTCAAACAAGTCAAAAGGAATATGTGGCTTACCAAACTCAGGCTTCATTTCTGCTTGAAGTTTGTTAAAGATCTTTACGCCATACGGCCATACCATAATCTTTCCTACGTTGTCAGGATTGTTATCGTCCTTCACAATTTGTACAAGTGAAGCGAAACGCTGACGGCGAGAAAAGTTTTCCGCCATTTTCTGTTCGGCAACAGAATCAGATTTTTTAAACTTCCAGAACATATCCTGGAGGATTGATTTTTTACCGACTGTTGAAGGGCAATCTACCATTTTAGCCTCGTCATTGGCAGGATTAACCAACCAGCATGACCACTTTTTCATGATAGATTTTTTAGGATCTTTGTGCCAAGGCAAGAATCGAACTACTGCCTTGTAAACGCCATCGCGACCTGCATTTGCATCAGGTTTAAAGATGTTTGATTGTCTTTTTTCTTCAACTTTAAAGTCGTCTACTGAAAGGTTGAAAATGTCATTGAGATTTTCCATTTGTTTTTTAGTGATTTTAAGTTACTTTGAGGGATTTATTTGATTTTTATATTCATCAGGGATAAAAGGTTTCCGTCCTATTTTCACTTGCCCACGTAGAGGCAATTCTTTTTAGTTCGGTTATTTCTATTCCAGACTTTTCTGATAGATTGATAAACCATTGAGATTCTGCTTTCCGTGTGTCTTCTAGTTCTTTCACAATGTCTCCTTGAAGAGCAATCACTTTCTGTACGTGATCTTCTAAATTCTTCAGCTCTGCATAGAGCTGATCATATTTGTTGACAAAATTGGCAATAGTTTCAAAATCATCCTTTTGAAACGGCTGCCCATTCTTCAACTCGATAGAGCTTTCTGAAATCATCGATGTTTAGTCCTTTTAGAGTTGCGAAAGATTGCTCAGCCCATTCCAGGCTTTCGCTTCTTAATTTTGCGATCTTTTCCTTTGCCGGGTCAGATGCTTGATAAAAGTAATATGTTGTTATTGTATCTTCCATATCGTTTATATTCATTTGGTGTTTAAAGTTTTCTCTAAAGTTTTTGCTATCCAATACGAATCTACAATATCGTCAACGGGCTTAAGCCAGGCACCTTTCTTTGTCTGAAATTCTGCTGGTGCTGTTCGCAAAGCCTGTGCAAAAGTAGAATCACAATCTGAATTTATGAACGCCTCGATCATCTGTTCTTTCTTAAAGTTTCCCTTTCCGGCAGTTGCCTTAATGGTCATAGGAGAAAAGAACCAGAGCTGGTCTGGACTGATTTTGCAGTCCTCAATTAAAAAAGATCGAAGCAACCATTGATACCCACTAATCTGGGCTAAACGGTTTCCGCTTGACCCAAAGGAAAATCCTTCAATTGCTATTTGATCTTCCTCGTTAAAAGACCAGGCAGAAAGCATTTTTGAAATGCTACGAGTCTGCATTAAGCCATCCTTAATGGAAGATCTTTCACGGTCAGTAAGTTTTGCGGATTTTGGTAGTGATTGCTCATCGGGTAATGCTATTACATTTACACCGTGTTGTTGAAGCGTAAGAAAAAAGTCTTCCTTGGCTACACTTTGTCTTGCAAATGTATAGAATTTCCATTCACCTGCATCTGTAAGCAGTGTAATGGCAGGAGACTTAATTGAAAAGTCTATGCCTGCTATCATTTTCCGATGTTTTTACCTATTGCGGATCCCAAAGCTGTAGAAACCAATCGTGAAGTAAGCATATCATAGAGGATTCCTCTTTCAACGCCTAATGCATTTGCAATAATTTTTCCGATTGTTGGACCTACCAAGAAACCTGCTGCGCCTCCGATGATTGATCCCAGGATCCCTTCATCAATGCTTGCAACACCGTGTATTTCTACAGCCTCTTGAATTTCTTTGTAGATTCGTTCTGCTTCAGCCTTTTCAGATTCGTTTAGGTAGCTCAGATCCATGCTTTCTTCCAGCAATTGAACCTTACGTGATTCGTCAAATGTTTTCATTCTATAGCAATTTTTTAAGCTCTTCTAGGAACGGCCCGTAATTACGATCGCCGTAATCATCTTCCATAATTTTGGCAACAGCCGCAGCAAAGTCTTTATATGACATGCTGTCGTCTATTTTTTCCATTCCGGCTTTTATGTGTTTAACCAAGCTGGAAACGGTTGAAGATGATTCATTGATAGCCTCGTTGAAAGATTTCATGCCATTTAATTTTTTCTATATATCACTGAAGCGTTTTGATGATTCTGATGTAGTTATACTTAAAGCTGGCAGTAAAGTTACGGAATTCCGCGGTATTTGAAGCGTAATTAAGCTCCAATTCTGATATACCTGACATTACTACCTGTTGAAAGTTGATAGCTACAAATTCAAAACCTGTATGATCCAAAAATCCCAGATTAAGATCTGGAAGATACTTCTTTTTATTGTCCAGGTCCCAATACGCAAACATTTGGTCAAACATAATCCAGTAGTTTATCCAGCCTTCATATGATTTAAATGTTATCGTAAACTGTCGATCCAAATATCGCTCAAATCTTTTACCACCTTTAGCAGTCACCGGTTCTTCATATAGAAGCTGTTCCACAGTATCGGCAGTAAGCGCGGGAAATGTAACCGACTGGATACTTGCGCTCATATAGTCCTCAATACTTTCATATGGAATCGGTAGCCTTTTTAAGTATGTAGTATACTTTTCAGTAACCGTAGGATAGAAAAAGTTCTTAGGAAACCGTACAAGAAAATTGTTGTTTTTGCTATTTAATATCATGGTTTGCTTTTATTAGCCTCTAGTATTATCGCCAAGGCCTCCACTTGACGTGTTTGTATTTCCTTTAGTTGTAGGATTGTTAGAAGAGTTAAACCCTTTTTCTGGTTCAGCCGGCTTTTCAACATTCGGCATAAGACTCACTTGCGGATTGTCGCCAAACATACTCAATACGTTGCTAATAAACCCTGGTATTTCTACAATGTTTGGTGTAGGACCGCCATTTGCAGCTTGCTGAATAGCAGTCTGTGTAGCGGCTTGCGCGCTGGTCATTGTAGCTTGCTCCACTTGAGTAATTTCTTGCTGCGCTGTTTGTTGAGCATCCAATACGGCATTTGCCACAGAACTTGGAGGTTTACCACCAGTTTCCGTGGTTACAGTAGTTGTATTTCCGCCATTCATCTGATTGCTCGCAGAAGCTATATTAGCTGTTGCCTGCGCAAGTGCTTGTTGCTTATCCTTTATTTGCGAATCTAAAGAATCTAGCACACTCTTAATATCTTTTGTTTTTCCGTCAGCTTTGTTTTGCAGCGAATCAAATTTCCCTGAATATATCACGGTTTCGGGATTGGTTTGATTGACTATAAAATAGTCTTTGTCGGTGCTAGCCAAAATCTTTGTTGCAGAAGAAGAATCAATCTTAAATACAACTTCACCCATATTAGGATTGGCAAGATTAATGTCAATATACGCAGGGATAGATACTTTTATTCCATCCGTAGTGTTAAATGTAAGTGCAACATTACCTATAAAGGAAGACAGATCAAACGATACATTCTGACTCTTATCCGCTGATAGCGTAAAGATTTTGAATTTTATCATATTGTCAAACGGGCCTATGTAAATTGTATTAGTCCCTTGTGGATATACCACCTCTCCAAGAGTCGCGCTTAAATCTGCCGCGCTACTAATACTAATCATATTGATATCATAGAAAACTGGTGTAACTACGTTCTGAGTTATGATTTCTTTTGGTATAGTCAATCCTGCGATAGATGCGTTATCCGATGAAGACATTTGTACAATCTTATTGTATACTTTCACAGGAGTAAACCCTTGTAAAACATTGATCTTCTCTAGTTGCTTTCCGTACTTCTTTACATTGGTAGAAGTATAAGAAGCTTTTCGAACAATTTCTGTGTTGTCTACTCTATTGAAAAATCTCATAGTGTAGTCAATGGTATAAGAAAATGCTAGTGATGAGTTCATAATTACCGGGCGGTAGATCATAGGTTGATCAAAGTTTCCGTCTTGTAGCATTGTCATATTAGCAGATCTTACCTGTCCAGTCCCAATCTGCTCGTAGAGTTCTATTTGGTTAATTACTACCCAGTCACCACCTACGGAATTTAAGTCATTGATATAGACTTCCAAGAAAGCGCCATTCCATGTAGGGTAGTACTCAATATAATCATTGAATTCGTCTTCCTTAATTACCAAACCTAGCTGTGAATAGTTATCCGCTGAGTTAAACACCGCGTTGTAAGAATTTCCAGTGTACAAATACAGATTGCCGTTTAGAGTTTCCGTGTAGTCAACTTCAAACAGGTGTGCGGTGATTTGTGAATTTTGTTGGAATCCTACATTATTAAATGTGTAATTGTAACCAATAGTGTTGGTAGCAGTCGGGCTATTCCAAAAGTCTTGTTGTACTGTGTATAGTGAAGGAACCTTTACGTCAATGTATCGGTCATACAGGCGGTCTCCTAAAAACAGAGGATTTGAATTAAACTCTATTTGCTCCTGTCCTTTAAGATATACATAATTGCATGCGTCAAACAGACGGTTTTGAGTAGAACTATTTAAAGTCCATTCTTTCCATTGCAGTTGTAAGATTATACCGTCTAACCCAGGAAAATCAAAGCCTGATAGTATGTGTAACCTTGCAGTATCATAACGGCCAGCTAATGTAGAAAGATTAGGAGTCTCAGTTTCAACTACAAAATTTGAATTTGTAAGATAGATTGGAACTGCCGTATCAATATCAAAATATGCCCACTTATTAAGCAGTGGACCCATTCTTCCAGCCGAGCGGTCCAACACGTTTCCTGTCAGTTTTACTGAAGGATTAGTATTAAGGAACTGATAGGTTCCCATGTACTTATTTTCCAGTCGAAGAGCGCCGGCGCTACCGGCCGCTCCTGAAATTGGAATAAGCTCGTTATTGTATTGATATTCAAGAAGAGCGTACCTGCTAATCTGTATGTATGCGGAAGTTCCTGACATTCTACTTATTTATTTTACTCGATAGTTTATACCAAACGTTACTCCGATACCAACATAAACCGATGGCCCGGCAGATCCAAATCCATATGAAATGTTAGGTCCTACAGTTGCTCCAAGCCCCCACTTTTTTGGAGAACCAAAAAGCGGATTATTTTTTCCAGGGATTATTGCGCCTTCAATATCGCTAACACCAAAATTAGGATGATCGCTTTTTACAAAGATCTTGTAATCATCTCCTTCTTTTGTAAGCCCGGTTACAATCTTAAAACCATTAACATCCTTTGTAATGTCGGTTAGCCCTGGAACCACTGTGCTGTCATTTAGCAAAGTGAGTCGTGTAAACCCTTCAAGCTGTTTGAAGTTTCCAGAAGAATACATTGTGTCCATTCCCCAAGAGAGTTTGTAATTCTTAGGCCACGGGCTTTCTACAATAGTGATATCCTGATTGTCAGGAATTTGCTCTAACAGTGTTCTTAATCCGCGATTTTGCGACTTTAATGAAGCATTAGTAGAAGTGAGTTGTAACACATTACCTTTTTGCTTTGCCACTTCTGCTGCAAGTTCCGCATTAAGTTTTTCCAACTCTTTTTTGGTAGCAATAAGGGTAAGCTTCTCAGTTTGGATTTCGCCAGCACGATTTTTGGTCTCACGAATAGTATCTAAAAGAGCCTTTTCATTTTGCTGATGTCTTTCAACTTGACTTTTTAAGTCCGTGGAAGATCCGCACTCTTTTAACAGCAATATCAGTAATATGATGATTGCCGCAAAAAGAACTGTATTTGTGTTAAGTTTAAATTTCATTAGAAACTTGATCTTGCGTATGATTTTCTGTACTGAACAATATTTTGACCACGTAAAGTAATACTTCCAAAAGGAGCATACGGATACACAAACTCTTGTCCATTATCTAGAGTGGTAGCATTTGTGTTAAACCAAAATCGGGTTTCTGCATTTATTTTATTTTCTATCAAAGTTTGATAAGCCCCATTAGTCAAGTCAAATACGTCTAGGGTTATATCTCTGTCCCAATCTGACCATTTATATTCGGAATCTGCAGGAACAGGTCTTCCACCTGCTCCATTATTACCCGCAACATACTGGTCCCAATCGCCACTCGACGAGCTTATTGGATTCCTTTTTGCTCCTGATAGAAAAATAGGTTTATCGAACATGATTTCGATAGCTATAGAATTAAATTGTTGACCGCTTGAAACTGTTGAACCTATTTCGTCGGCATATTGCGGAGTTATTCTCCACTGAAAATTAACATTTCTATTCCAGGCGTCTTCTCCAAAAGATCTCCAGACTATTGCATCAAAATATTGAGGTACTGTTACAAGAACAGTATGAGCATCAAACGCTGGATCAATTGTACCCACGTATTGAAGCCAGTTTTTCATTAAGAATTTATAGCCATTTACATTTGCTAAGCTTTTCTTGAAATATTGATCGTAAACAAGACCAATTCTTGTATCAGGGAAATACGTCCCTGGAGCAGAGGCCGCAGTCTGCCACGGGTTTGCTCCAAAAAGACCCACTTTAGCTGAACCAGCGTCTTGCGAATCCGGATCAACGCCGTCAGGAAACGCATTGGGAGTAACTGCCATAGCTACGTTCCAATCTTGAATTTGTTGGGTCCATTCTGCCATGCTAAAAGGCCTTAATAATGGATCAGCTTGATATGTGCTCCAGTACCAATCAGTAAATCTGCCCGTCCATGTTTTTGAAACTAATGGAATGGCATCTTTATTATAGATAACATTACTGCCTTCTCCGGATCGATTGTACGGAGACCCGTCCCAATTGGGTGTGCTATACGCAGTTCCGATAACATTATTGTTATCCCAATGGTTTCTTTCTGAATACGGAAGAGGATCTCCCGCGTCGCTCAGATAATCCGATCCCACAACGGCAGTTCCCGGGTACCATGCTCTAAATTCAGACCAGTTACCGAAATTGGCTCCGCCACCAAATTGTCTTTCATAAAAATATGGATCTATTTGGTTAGGCAATCCGTCAAAATCATTGTCCAATGATATATCGTAAGTAAATCGAATATACTGCACCCATCGTGCATCAATCCCAATCCAATTTCCACCAACGACTTGATCGCCGTCTCCATCGGGATTAAATGCTTGTAAGGCTTGACCGTAAGTACCCGCGGCGTAAGGACTATGTACATAGTATTCATAGTTGCTGCCAGCGCCATCAGTGCCTATGATTCCGGAGAGCGGAAGAGTCTCCGCGCCATTATTGAATGTAACAGTTCGAGGCTCGAGAGTTATATTGAAATCAAAGAGAACGTAATTCTCATTAAGTCTTCTATATCTTATTCCGCTTGACCAGTTTGTATTGATAAAATCTTCATTAAACTGTGTTCCGTTTTCATTAACAAAGTTTGATATGTCATCTCCATTGTAACTTTTAATTCCCCAATACAAATCAAGGTCTCGCGTAACCTCCGCCCATACGCTTTGTGTTGGGTCAAGCGGGTTAATTCCATAAATTCCGCTTTCAATACCCCATTGATGAGGATACACAGGACTTCCTGGAAGCTTTACATATTGAATTGGCAGCATTTCGTACGAAAACTGATCTGCCGTATTTTGTTGATTAAATCGATACACGCCTGCAGTTGCTTGGGAAAACAAACCTACTTTTTGAACTTCGTATGCAGTGACTCGATCAACACGCAGTCTTTGAGGATTGCCACCGCTAGGAGTAGGATATAAATTTGCAAGACCTGGCTGGTCCTGTTCACGGTTACCCATGTGATCGGTAACTACCAAGAATGTTCCTCCAGTATTGTCTGCTTTTGGTATGGTATAAGTTCTTAAAGAAGCGTCAGTTTGCGCAGAATCAATAACAGTAGTGACTTTCATTAGAGGAGCAAGCCCTGCGTTAATCAGGTTTGTAATCTCTCCGGAAGTTAGTCCTGAAGCAGCGCTTTCCATTGTCATGTAGTCCGGCGCACCAAAAGTTAAAAGTAGTTTTGGTGAAGCAGTACGAGCTGTATAAATTTCTTGAGTTGCTGCAGAAGATGCATCCACCACAGTGGTTATATCTGTTGAATCCCCATTGCTTCTTATGAATTCATAGCCATCTCCAAGAACAAAGTTATTAAGTCGAACTACTGCGCTGCTAAGAGGTTCTCTTCTAAAAGTTGCTGTTGCAATAGTAGTTCCTGCATTGTAAATCAAAGAGCCAAGTATTGCTGCTGAAGCGGATGTAGGAATCCATATTTCAGCAAATGGATCAAGAACGCTGCCATTTACTTCGCGAGTGTAACTAAATGTACCATTTGCCCAAAAATACGGATAGCCATTTGTAAGCGTATTGTATGACGGTTGATATAAACCAGTTGAACTAAATTCCGTAGGATGCGGCAAAGTAACCTTTGGGCAATATTGTAATATGTCATCTCCATCTGTCCAGCCTCCTAGGAAATTAGCCGTGTAACTCATTATTCTACCCAAGTTATCAAAGGTAAACGTGTGTACTGCCAACGACCAAAGAGCTTCAGTAGGAGTTCCGTCTATTCCAAAATAACGTTTTGCCCATGTAGCATTTGCATCATCGGTAATTGTAATAACACCACCCGTTCCAGAAGGTGTGCCTCCAGTACTAAGAAAAAATCCAGGATAACCATATCCTCTGCTTTCTATATGGTGGCCAATTCTAGACTGCGCTTTTTCTGCCGCAACCTCCAATCGAATGTTTTCAGAAAGAGTAGCTTGCGAATTGATCTGCGCTATTTGTCGAGGAGTCGCATATGTTGGACCATAAGAAGCGTTTGCGTATCCGTAATAATCGGTTGTTCCTGGAACCCACACGCCTGATGGATTTGAAGAATATGACAGAGGCCCAGTTGCTGTCGGATTTTCTCCAGAAACTGCTGGATATGCATTTCCTAAGTAGTTAATATATCCTGTTGTTGGATCTCTATACAGCGCTGGGTATGCATTTTCATCTAAACCGGGCGCATTTCCAATACCAATGTTTCCATCAGAATCAAATAGGATCTTTATGCTATTTACAATTTCACGTTGACCAATCCCCTGTTGTTCCCATCGAGCATAATCAGATCCTCCGTCCCTGCCAGCTGCAATAAATGCAAAGCCAAGACGTCCTTCATCATCTGCCAATATGGCAGCGCCTCCATTTGCATCATACGGTCTATTGTAAAGACCATCAATATTTACATCTCCGGTAGAATCAGGAAGACCTTGAGCACCGGTTCTCCAAACTGACGCGTATTGATCGTTTGCAACCCCATCCACTCCTATGTTATCCAAACCCGCGTCCTGCCCTGCAGAATCGCCCTTTCCAAGAAGGTCTCGATAGAGATTAAAGCCAATATACTTATTAGGATTAAAGTACGCGTTATACGCGCCTCCGTGAACCGCAGCAATTGCGTTAGATGTTGTTCCAGGTGTGTTTATAGCAAGCGCTAGATTAGAACCATTTGTGGTTGGATTAAAAGTTGCAAGTGTTGGCCCAGATGCGCTTGCTGCTTCTCGTGTTGGATAGTTCTTTACGTTTGCCGACCATGGAGTATAGGCCACTGCAGGAGATGAAAGTGTCACACCGTAATCGTATGCATAATCAAAAATTGCTGCATTGTATTTGTAAGCTTCACCTATGTAATCTATTGAAATTTGGAAATTGCTAGGCAGCGGGTAGTCTTCACCTACTGCAGGCAGAGCATTTAATCCGTCAACAGTACCTGGAGTAGCTGCTTCATCAAACATAAATGCCTTGTATCCATTTTTTCCAAAGAAATGGGATCGAGTTCTTGGATACAGAGTATGCATTCCAATCCCTGATAATGCGGCATAACCTACGTATTTGTCTGTTGTTTGATCAACCGAAAGAGGTGAAATGGATAATGAAAATTCAATTGACTGATAGTTTGCATCCACACCAATTTCTTGTGGCGGATTAGCAGCTCCTGAAACGCTACCGCCTCCCACTGGAGACGCCCCAAGACGAAGAGCTCCTTTGTGCAGCCAACCTCCATTTCTAGAAGGATTGTAATGATCTACCGGAGTACCAAATCTTCCTCCAAAATTTTCTAAATAGCCATTAGCAAAAGTAGGAGTTCGTGAGTCTGATCTATAAACCAGCGCCTCATATCTTATTGCTGCTGCTGATTTTACGCTTGTAGTGATACCGATGACTTGCGGTTCTGAAGCTGGCGGATTGACAGCTCCAAAGAGCACGTCATTAAACACACCGCCGTTGTACCAATCACTAAAAGTATTAGGGGCCGTTTGATACAGTGGGTTATCAGAGTATGGGCCGGTTGCATTAGAATCGTATATCAGTCCAGGCTGTGCTCTTTCAATTGTAAATGCAGCAGCCTTCATTCTTCTACGTGGAAGCCAAGTAGTGTATGATAACCAAGATTTATCTTCATCGGTATATGGTCCCGATTCAAGAGCCTCCACATAATTAGTGATAGTTTCTTGAGCTTCATTTTCTGGTCTCCAGTCGGCGTGAACGTGCAACCTTGCACTTGGTTCAAATACTCCAACCCTATCCATAGTAACGGTTCCAATACCGGTATTTCTCAAAGGCGAAAAATACGCAATAGGCAAACTCTGTAAGATGTTGTTATCAGCTGCCGTATCATAATTGGTAGGGCCGGTTGGCATATTTGAAGTGTAGATAAGTACGCCATCGGTGGAAACGCTTGCAGGTATTACGCCAGCTCCAGCCTTTCCTCGAACCATTACCCCGGCAGAACGAACAAGTTCTTGCGTAGATGTAACATCTGCGTCAGACGCGTCAGGCAATTCAGCGTATATAGAAGTTCCATACCATGATTGACGGTTATTGTATACCCAATTGTCGTAGCCGGTATAAGTTTGCTGGTTTCCTGAGATTGCACCGTCAATCATCATCTGCCCAGTAAACATTGAATGGTAGCCTTGATATACCTTCCATGCGTAATCAGTATTCCACTCCATAATAGTGGTTCCGGTTCGCAAATCAAATGGCGCGTACGCAGCAACTGTTGGATCGTTTTCAAGAGATGTAAACGATTCAGTGTCTTGCGGCATCATATTCATAAATTGGTTTGATGTCATAAACCTTCTAACATCAAACAGCATCTCACCAGTATTTGTGGATCCTGTTAAATTTCCACCAAGATTAAAAAAGTCATCTATTCCATCACGAGTGGTAAAATTATGAATCTTTATGCTACCTGCTGTACCATCTGCTGGAGAAAGTTGATAGTAACCTAAAGTGGTACTTGAATCTACAGCGGTTCCTGTATAGCCTCTGTTAGTAAAAAATACAATTGGCGAGTATGCGTCAATTGAAACATTATAAAGAGGCTGTACAAATAAATTTTGATTTGCTCCAGGGCTTAGAGGAGACGGACCGCTGAGCGGCACCGGGTTTCCACCTACCGTATACGGTGCATAAATTATATCTCCCGAGTCAGTGGTTCTAAATCCACGCGCTTTCATATTGTCAAAATAGCGCGGACCATCAATGCTCATCTTAAACAGGGAGCGGTCTATACCCGAGTTTAATCTTGGGCTATTAAGATAGTCCCAGTCGTAAATTAGGCCAGTTTCGTTATCCGAAGTGGATCCGCCGTCTTCGTCATATGAAGTTATCCACACTGTTCCAAATTTGGAAGACATGCGTGCATTTGGAATATCAAAAGGTGCTTGCGTTAGCGGATCTGGCGGGCCAGGAGGGCTATTATATGCGCTTGACGCAATTAAACCCAGATAGTTTGTTCGATCTGATACCCATACTCCAGCAGCGGCAGCAATAATTGCCGAAGTGTTAAGCGGGTACCAATACCAGTCAGGTCCTGTCCACGATCCGCCATCAACATCTAAATAATACGGAGATTCTACGTAGTATTCAGATGGTTGGCCATCAATTGCTGTAGCCGATCCGCCTTCTGCTAACGGTGTAGGATCGGGAATATCCAAATACTTCCACCATCCAAGCTGATTGTTATCAAAATAGAGCTGACCGTGAACTACTGGAAGCGATGTTGGTCCAGTTCCCCAAGGACCCCATGCATTAGGACCCGTAGTCAGAAATTCATAAGATCTGTCATTATACGCTGGCGGCGGGAAGAGTACACTGCCTGATGGTGTCACCAAGCTACCGGTGGTACTAAAAGGTATAATCTGTGTGGAAGGACCAGTAGCGCCAATCGGTCCAGAAGGACCTGTTGCGCCCTGTTTACCAGGAAGCCCGGGAATTCCCTGTTCTCCGCGAACTCCTTGTGGACCTCCGTTTGACAATGAAATTGTTTGAAAATTTGCATTGAGTTTTGCAACCAGCGTTGATATACTATCGCTGTCGAGTATGTTTTGAAGTGTCAGCATCTATGATTTTCTATATTACTTTTTCTATATATTTAGATCCTTTTAAGTACCGCGCTTATGGAATACGCATTAGCAGCTTTTGTATCTAGCGTTTTTTCCAAAGAATAAACAAAGCTACTCTGTGAAGTATTTTTGAAATTACTATCTGTACGATATCCGGCAGCCAGTTTGTCCGCTTCTGTGAGTTCCAACTCCAACACGGGAAGACCTTCTCCATTATTTGCGTATAAAAGTATCTGTGTTACTTCATACAGTGGAATGATATTCTTTTCAATATACTCAGACTTTAGTACATCAAGCTCTGCTTGCGTGTATGTAATATCTGAAATTCCAAGAGAATTAAACCATGCAAATTCATCAAAACTTCCTGACGCAAGAATTCCCTCAAGCAATGCGCGTTTTAATCGTGTTCTCAAGTCTAAGCGTATCTGTAACAGTGGGAATGTTTGAAGCGAATTATTTTCTACTGTATTTGGAGAAGCTATTGTGGTAACTCCAATAGATTTTTTAGGTTGTATTACCTCAAAATTAACTTCACCTTCTATAAAAGTTTGAAACTCAAATGTCTTTGGCACCGCCATTGCTTTACTTGCTAAAAACACTTTAGTCTCTAACATTTCTTGTGTTCCTGAAAGATCCGCATAACTAGTGGTAGTCCTATACTTTCTATAGAAAGAGGCATCCCACGAGCTATCCAATGCAGAAAGATTTCTCTTATCAATGGAAACTTCTCCTATTAGCGGATACAAACTTTTGTAAGCCGATGTTCTTGAAATTCGTAAAACTTCTTCGTCAGAAACTTTATTGTAAAAGTAGTTTCTCATAAGTCCGGCTACCGAGGATACACTATTGATATGCGTATTCTTCAAAACGTAATCAGTCTCAAAGTGACGTGTAAAGCTTTCATCCTCTCGTGCCCAGAAGCTTATGACTTCATTAGTCTTTGGTTCGTATAATCCTCTGTGTCTAAATTCAAATTCCTGTTCTTTTGTTTTTGTTAAATCATAGCCAATAAACTCTGTATTTTCATATTCCAATGGTTTATCCAGGTCATCGCTATAGAAGTATCTACTTAATTTTTTAATTTTATCAAATTCTACAAATTGCAATGAAAAATCAGGGTTTGATTGTATAACAGAACCTGTTGTTGTTATTTTCCTATGCAAAATGTAATTTGATTGTTGGTTAAACATTTTTGAAATTGATGCAAAAGATATAAAGTTTTTCCGATACTGATAAAAAAGTGAGCCACCTCTCAGATTAAAAGTTTGGTATGTATTATATGTAGTATTGATGACAAAGTTTTGCGAAGCTGAAACATAAGGATACGGAGGATAGCTTGGAAGATTTGATGGTAGCGTTACAAAACCAACATTGGTACTTGTAGTGGCTCTTACATTTATATCTGTAATATCAGAAACTCTGAAAGATCTATATCTTTCAGGAGTACTAAACGCCAAATAGTCAAGTTTTATATCATCAGCAGCTGCGCGAGAATCATAAACAACTATTGAGCTTCTACCATTATTAAATGTATTTTTGCTCGCTACTCCAATCTCACTAAGAAATCCGTCCACCGTCATGGAAGATGCATCATAAGAAAAATCCTCTAAATTAGGGGAAGACGTAAAAAACGGAATACCATATCCTATTAGGAATGAGTATGTAGCGCCTACTCCTGTAGAAGTTGCAGCCGTGCTAAGAGTAATTGTTGACGTGGTTTTAGCAGTTATAGTAGTGCCTGTTGGTATTCCACTTCCATAAACCAAAGCCCCTATATATGCATTATTAGGGGATGATACTCCTGTTAAAAGATTGGAACCGGTAGTTCTGTTTGCGGTAAACGTATTGTTGAACTCGTCGTTCCATCCACCTAAATAGTAGTCAATTGAGGTTCTATAATTGTCAAGCGTAGGAAATACCTCTTGATAGACTGGGTAGTAGTTTATGGAAGTGTCTGCAAAAGGATACGCAGAAGTGCCGTCTGTAGTAGTCAGCGGCTGAAATATGATTTTGGTAATTAGGCTTGCTGGATCTTCAAATCCTCCAACCCATGCCTTTCCACCAAGTTTTGTATCATCCAACTCTAGTCGCCCGCCTCCTAAAAGCAGTTGTCGAGGCCGCATGATATTAAATGCTTTAGGGATGTCTTCTGCGTAATAACTCCAAGGAGCAACACCACTATTATTGTAAAAATAATTTGATGTTACTAAATATCCAGGAGAGCGCGTTGGCTGGGTTGTATAAGGAACTTCCATTGGATACTTATTGTCAACCGCTTCAGGGCCTACGTTATCATAAACCGGTCTAAAGAACTCACTAAAGGCTCCATATCCACCAATTGATTGCGTTTGCATTGAATTACGAAGCTGATCAATTGCGTAATAGAAAAATGAATAGTCTCCAAGACCAGCTTGCAATCTGTAGTCCTGTACGTGTATTGTAACTATGATTAAAATAGTCTTAAACAATTGGTTATCAATCACCTCAATATCGATAGGCTTCTCTTCTTCAAAATTGCCATGAGTAACGAATCTTGCAATGGAAGCAAATTTATAGAGATCAAATCTTTTAGATTCGTTAATCGGTGTTTTTGGAGTAACTGTAGTATCATAGTCAACCACATTGATCTTGGCACCTCTGAAAAGAGTCTGTGACAGGTCTAATCCGTTTATGTATTTGAAGAACGTGTATCGCTCTTCTCGGTTCTTTGGAACTTCTAATTTTTCCTGTGATATTTCATTTGGATAGCCTACAACAAAGTATTTCGTAAACCAGTCCTTAGTGTTATCAGTTGTTAAAAGCTCATACCAACTTTTATCCTGGTAAGCAATATCACTTAACTTCTGAAAGAAATAAGAACGTGATCCTTCAAGAGTTTCTTCAGGAAAATCTTTAGGGACGTTATCCAGGTAAGGAAATTCATGAGTTAACAAAAGAGGCTCTGTAAAGTCGACTTCAGGATCTGGAGAAAAGTTTGTAATACCAAAAGCTGAAGAATTGTTAAGTCTATAATAGTTATCACGGGCATCTGTTCCTTCCTGCACCCATTTAAGTATGCTTGGCACTACCTTAGATTTTACAGCCAGATCTTTTTGCTGGTTTTCACGAAGTCTGTCATATTCAGAAAGCAACATTTGATATGTAAACTTTTCAAAGGACTGGTCATCGGAAAATCTTCCAATTGTTTCCAAGTCGTCGGCTGTTAAAAAGTCGGTCAAACTAGAAAATCCAGCAAATCTAGTAATGTTTGTATCTTTGTAATAGTTAGAGCCTTGTACCCGTATTTTGTACTTAATTGCCGTTGTGGGATCATCACTAGTATTATAGTCGCCCCATACATTTATTGCTGAAATACGTGCTTTGGTAAAAAAGCTCTCGTTGGTTCCATCCGTGTGTAAGAGTTTTCTTACAAAATTACGTGTACCTACTGCTGTATATTGTGGGCCTTTATTATCTTGTCCTGGATTTGCTCCTTGCGGATTCGCCGCATTAAACGGTCCTAACGGTGGAGTCGCATCCCCTAAATAATCATTTGGAATTTCTAATACATCGTAAAAATAAGGTGGATATGTTGTATTCATCATTAATGTCTGCAAGCTTTTTGCTTGCTCGACATTATTTGCAATAGGAGTGGATCCGGCAAGCGGATCAATGTGAAGTATTGATACCGTTCGATCTACAAATTTCCATTTTTTATCATTATTGTCAAAGAATTCAATATCCAATTCCAAATTGATAGTATCCAATGGAGAGCCTGTGTAATCTTCTACTATGATAGAAACATCATAATTTTCTCCCATATTAAGATTGATAGGATCTGTAAAATTTAAAGTTCCTGCCGAAAGAGCTGCTGTAAGAGAAGACGCAAGAGCGGGCTTACTTATTTTAATAGACCCAAGCGCTGGTAAAACAGCTGGAGTTACTTCTATGATTGTAGTATCTGCTTGTATATACGGTCCGCCAACTGCAAAAGTTGAATCTCTTAAAGGCATTCCTACAAAAAGATCATTTGGAAACGTAATATTGTTTATGATATCTGAACCGTTAGTCACATTACCAACAAAAGGAACAAACACAGAGCCTACCTCTTCACGATTAAAATACCGTAGCAACTCTATAGTTGGTGCATAAGAGTACTCGGAGAAGTACGTATCCACATCAAATGTTTTGATTGGGAGAAGCGAAAATATACCAAAAGTTGGTCGATAGACTTGGTATGCCACTACTTTTTTATCCAATGTGTAGTAAAACTCATCTCGATCTTTGTCAATTTGGATGATTGAATAAATGTTATAGTCTGAAAAGTCAGAATTTTCCAAATACGGCAAAGAATATACATATTTTCCTTGCACATCCCAGCCTCTCAGTCTCGAGTAATTTCCTTTTTGCACCTGGAACCACTGTTGATAGACTTCTTTATCATTTGTTATTGATATTTCCCCCGCTTTAAAGGATACACTGGAAGCGGTTTCAGTTGCATTTTTGCTAATCACAACCGTTGAGGTATTTTCTCGAAGCTCTAAAATTACAGAGCCGACAGAAATTCCGGATCCACTAATAGGAGCCCCTACATATAGACTGTTAGGAAACGTTACAGATGTTATTTGATCAGAAGCCAAAGCAATTGAACCGATAAAATTTGTATTTCGATCCGAATAGTATCTCTTGCCATCTTCAAAAGAAATTGCTGCTCGCGCTCTATTTCTTCTAACTCCACCAACAAAATACTGGCTGAGATGATCAGTGCCCCACTCAAAATGAATTAAAGCTGAAAAATTACCAGTTCCTGCTAGATCTATGCTAAATTCATCTATTTTAAGAACTGTAGAATCTGCAGGTGATATGTAAGTTGTGGAAGTTCCAGTCACATACGGATTATACGGATCAACGCCTTTTCTAATGTTAACCGACCATTGATCTGGAGTTGTAGAAATCTGTGTAGATGAGATAAAATAGTCAGAAACCGTATAAACTGGGGTGTACTCTTTCATTTGGAAAGAGAGTTCCGGAACGCTTGCGGTGGTTATTGCCAAATCAATATCGGCAGAAAGCGCAGCGCCTCCAATTAAATCTTTATCAATTGTTACTGTATCGGTATCTGAATAACCGAATCCTCCATACGCAATAGTTACCGAGCTAATTGATCCTGTTCCATCTACAACAATATCAAAATTGGCAGCAACGCCACCTATAGGCGAAACACTTGATGGTACATCATAATAAGAGCCCGTTGTATAACCGTTTGCTGTTGAAGTAATTCCAGTAATGCTATCAATTCTGCCTGTCAGTACATCTGCTGTAAAGCTTCCACGATTAGCGTTTCCTTTCTCGTAAAAGCCAGTGTTTCTTGGAACACTGATATTTTCTTTAAGCCGTCTTTTAATAGTGATTTTGTTTCCGTTCTCAAAATTCTCAAGAGATTTTATGTAAACGGAATCTCCTAGCGATTCTGCCTTTACAATGCAGTATTCAAAGGAATTGATACACTGTGCAATTGCTTGCGCAACCTGTGCTGGTGTACCTCTATTTGAAAATGTATTCTTATAGTCTCGCGTTTGTGGGTCATATACAGGATAGTCCCAGCCTTCTCCTGGAGAAAGGCCTACGGGATTTGCTTCAAGAATCCATTTGTATTGAAGATACTCCGTTTCACCATAGCACTCCAAATCTGTATTTAATCCGACAACACGATTTTGTGAAACAATGTTTCCATTTTGCACACGAACCTCAAAAGAGTCTCCTACAGTAGGAGACCCTAGAAATTTGACAACCAAATAACTATCCACCCATGATGGTGAATTTGTTCCAGTAAACCCGGTAGTAAGATAGTCTTCTGGTAGAGATCCAAATACGCCAGTATCATTTTTCTGAACATCGTATTCTATATCGCCTCCTGGCGTGTTGATGATAGTAATTCTATAGTAATAGTCTCTCTGCTCCGAGCTGAGTTTTTCCAAAGAAATTTCAAAAGTTTCGTAATCGGCTATTGGCGTTTCATTTTTTAATATGTCTTCAATAACCATTACTACCTGTGAGTTTCCTCCGGGTAGAAGATCCGCATTACTTTGCGAAGAGATCTGTGTTATGCCTCCATAGTCGCTGATGTTTTCTTGATTGTCAAATAGCTGTAATTGCGTAACTCTTTTAAAACTTGGAGATCCTGGAGTTCCATAATTTAATTCTTGAAGTTTATTGACTCTCTTAAAATTTCCAAATCGATCTTTTACATAAAAAAACCGAAGAGGATCATCCACCATTGAAGGCAGAGGAAACTTCCCATTTACAAATCCCGTGTACTCGGGTGTTGCTGAAGTGTTAATTGTTCCATCCGCCGGATTATGAAAATAGTCTACTGGCAGTTGTATGCCATTTGCGTTTGTTTGTACAAAAGGTTGAAGATTATACGGCTCTCCGTCAAGACCTAATTTTGGCAAAGGTGTTTGACCACTTATAGCGCCTAGAATTTCAGGAACAATTTCAAACTCTGCAAGCTGATTTTCTGTTACATAAAATCCATAGTATCTATTGATAGAGTACGGGGTTGCTTCCGTGTCATTAAACAAAAATTCCAAGTTGATTAGATTAGTACTAATTAAAGTATTTCTTTCAAAGCCGCTGGTAATAGTTTCCTCAAAATCGAGTATTCGATTGTCGCTTGTCCAAAAATCATTTAAGAATTCTCCTTTTCCAGTTATATTCCCAGTTGTGTAATCTATACCATACCATGTGGTAGGTGTGTCGGAACTAAAAGACACTTCAAGAGGTCGCTCTTTAAATCGTGGATCATCTACAATTTTTCTAAGATACGTACCAAGCGGTGAAGACTCTCGCAAATCAAAAGTTTTAACAACTCTAGCGTCCTTAAAGAACTCTTGAAACTTTTCCGGATTTGTAGAATCGTGATATGTAAGAGGGTTCAGCGGATGATCCAATCTAAATATCACAAAGAATTCCGGCAATTGTTTTCTCATCCAAAGAGGCGCCAGGAAAGTATAGTCTTCGTCATAGAATTTACTGTTTAACTGTTCTATGCCGTAATTGTAAAAGTTATCATATTGTTCGCTTAGCGATCTTTTTGTATTAAGATATTGATCATCCTTTTGATACAGCTGATACAGTAGCTGTGGAGACAGTTTTCCTTGATCTAAGAAATAAAAGAGATCTCTTTGAAAAGTTGAATTTGAACTTATAGCGTATTTCTTAAATCTCGAGTTTGAAAGCTCCTCTGACGCATTAATAGAATTAAGCCATAAGGCTCCGCCAGAATCCACAGTAAGTTTAACATTACCTGTAAGCTTTGGATTTGTCTTAAGTACACCATATGAAGTAAGGTCATCATAAATTTCCGACCCTGTATTAGGAAACTCATTTTGATAAGTTGTGCGCGTAGTTTTTACATCCGTTTCCGGGTAACCAAAAAGATGTAATTCGTGATAGTCAACTAAATGCTCTGTTGCAAGATCCGCTTGGGCCAATTTTTGTCCATAATTAACAGTAGCTCTTGCAATTTCTGCAGACATAGTTGGATCTGCGTCCCAAACAAAAGGAGCGGTAGCTGATGAATCTGTTTTTGCTATTAAAAAGTTTATCTTTAAATGCGAATTGGCAACACCATCATAATCTATTCTGTAAGTTATTCTAGGAGGATTTGGATCAATCGTATTTTTTCGATAACTTGACCAAGGATTAACGACCCCTGAAACAATTCTAGTAAAATAATCCGTGCTTGCTGGCCAATCATCGGTAGGCGTTTGGCCATCAAATTGATTAGGCCCTATTGGCGATGGATTATAGTATACTGGAGGAGCGCTTATCAAACTTTGTTCTGCAACGACTGCTGCGCTAATTTGATTGATTTGCCAATTGTTGTCCTCTTTCCAGTTACCAATTTGCATTAAAAAGCCTTCTCCTTGAATTTGGTCAATGCCAGAGTATGCCGAATCTATTGCAATGTAATAATAATAGGTTCCACTGATAAGATATCTGCCTTTTTCAACAACTTTTGATTGGAACCTCATAACATTTATAGGTCCTGCATATGATGACGCGGTTGATAAACCCGGAGGGGTTCTAGCGTACATAGAGACCGTTTTTATATCGTCTCCAATTTGAATAGCTTCCCATGAAGCCTTTTCAAAGGCTTTTCCAGTTTTTGCAAATTCGGAAAAATAGAATCTAAATTGAGTAGGCTCTGGCTGAGGCATTGGCGACTCTGGAATCACGGTCATGGCCTCAAATTTCGATTCAAAAGTCTGTGGCTGTATGTATGGAGAAGCCCAAAGAGTTTCACCGTCAGCCCACGCGGTGCCGGTTGCAGGGTCCGGATCATTTGCCTCTATGCTAAGAAAAAGAGTTGTTCTGCCTTGCACAACAACCTCTTTCTCAAAATTTACTCTGTAGAAATTTGAATTACGCATTATCTAGTCAGCGTTTTAATGCTATTTTTATCGTATGTGATATTTTCTTTGGTTTTAACCAGAGAAGTCTGTAACTCATCCACTCTTTGAGCTGTTGATTGTCTCTTGTAAGTAGCGGAAACTTGCACATCAAAAGAAAACACCGTTGTTTCTTTTACATAGATATCTATTCCAATCTTTTTTGAATAGTTCAATTGCGTAGGTGGAGTCCAACCAGCAGAACTGTCATAGCCACCTACGTAGCCAGTACCGGTACCGGTGTTATCACCTGCATAGTCGGTCATTCTGAATTGATATATGATAGGAATCTGAATTGCATTTGCTTCACCAGTTCCAAGATCTTTTACAGCTCGATAGTCAGTTCCATCTACTAGAAGTTGATCAAATGTAGCAGGCGCCAATAAGAGATAAGATCCACAAGTATTTTTTCCAATCAAATAACGGTCGCCATCAATGAATCCAAATTTATCTGGCAGCAAATCTACGCTAGGCGTAAATACTGGGTTTGGTGGAATCGGTGGAATTGTTCCGGCTGGAGTTGCACCTGAATTTTCATACCAATTATTCTTGTATTGTAACTGTCTTACATCATCGGCAGACGTATTAAAATTGTAAGCATGTCTAAAGGTAGAAACGCTTTCAGCCGATGTAGGATAGCCATCCACCGTAGTTGAAAAAATCTGCGGTGATTGCAAATATATTGGTAGCGTTCCTGTTTGAATTGCTGGATGCTGAATATGCACGCAGAAATCGTTTATCTGTCCGCCGCCTTGCGGTGCACCACCTGAATATGCTCCATTCCATATATACGACTGAATTGGAGCGGCTCCATTGATATTAGGCAGCAATCTTCTAGCAGCGTCAGTTCTGGGTTCTACATAAAGTGGCGTCGCCAAGCCTATATCAGTATATCTACTATAGAGATATTGCGATCTCAGCTGACCGCTTTGATAAAAAGCGGAGCTGAATTTGTTTGCATTGTTAGTATCCGCTCTTGCAATTGTTGTATTTACAATTGGAACAAGATCGTACTTTCTAGCATAAATGTAATCATAGTCATTGAACGTAGTAGTAAGACCGCTATCTGGCAAATCCTGCCCAATACCGCCAGGGAATCTTGAAACAAGTTCCAGCGTTGCAGCAATAGGATTTTCCAGAGAGAGTATATAGACTTTGTTAATTACTGCGCCTCTTTGAGAAGAAGACGGAAGCAACGCTACGTAATCCGTATAATAGCCTGCAAAAAGTTTGATAGTCGAACCGTTTTGTATTTCGGTTTTTGAACTTGCATCTTTGTCTATTACAAAAACGTGTAATTCTCCTTTTGCTTGAGAAATTTTGTTTTGTATCTCCTGGATTGCAATATCTAATGCTTTTAATTTTTCATACAGGGAAATAACTACTCCTGAAGAATCGTAAAATGATGAAGATATTACATCAGCGCTGTGAGCATAGTATTGTTCGCCAGAATTAAATGAAGAACTAAGGTGAACATCAAGTCCTTTGGCAGCCAAATCAGATTCCAATTGAACTTTTACAGCCTCTTGTCTTGCTTGAGCCAGCGCTAGTAACGCCTCGTCTTCGCCAGTGAAATCCTGTGGAAACTCAATACTAACAATGTTTGACGGAACAGAAAGCAACGGTGATACTGGCCATCCTGCTTCAGAAACTGCCACAATGTAAAACTCAACCTTTTCGCCTTTAGTGATAGGAATATCTACCTGGTTGACGTTGATAGTGTCCGGATTTTCAATGTCCTCGCTATCCCATACGTATTTTCCAACAGTGGTATTGTAGCTTTTTGTGCGAATATCCGACTTTACCTGTTGCCAGTTGCTGAAACTTGCTCTGACTGTTTTACCAGTCGTTGAAGCTATATCAAACTGTTTTGTATCCGATGCGTTTCCTGCTGGATTAACATAACGGTAATACACATAGAATTGTATTACATTTTGGAATCCAGTCTTATCGCTATACTTTGGTGTTGGAATATCGAAGAATCCACGAACCCTGTATTTTGGAGTATCTAACGCGGCAGGCGCATCTTGTGAAGTTGCTGCAAGTTCGTTTACAATACTCGCATATAGAGAAGATTGGCTGTTCTTTTCTCGAATCAACGAATCCAACTCGTTCTTTACGCCACGACGATCTGTCTCAGAAGCAAAGTTTGTTGTATTGAGTTCTTGAGTTTTCTTATCTATTGAACTCTGTAGCTGAGTAATTAAAGCCTCAATTCTTACTTTGTCGGCAGCCTTTTTACGTATAGAAACTATTTGTGCTTGATCCAGTTTATGTTCATTAACTTGCACAACTTTAAAGTTTGCTGCATTAAGCTCAGGCGCATCAGGAGTTATACCATCCATTACTGAAATGGTATTGTTTTTGGTTGCGGCTAAGAGCTGCGATCCAAAGTCCATTACACGAGTTTGATAGTAATCTACCAGGCTTGTTGTGCCTTCTGCCAAGTCAACTGACAGATCGTTGGAATAAAATGCAACTCCAGGAGAATACTTTGTGGATATTAAGTTTTCTTCATCATTTACATTTTTGAAGAACACTACTTGTCTTTCATCAAATCCAACTCCCACGTTAGCGAGTTTTGGAGAAAACCGAGGTGAATAAATTGAAACAGGTTCACCTGCTACAAGAGGCTCATAGCCACGAAGCCTTTTTATTCCCACGTATCGGGTTTCGCTATTAACCTCATTGACTTCGTATATAGTCTCGCCTTTGATCAATTGATCTCCGACTTTTAAAGTCATGGTATTCTGTTGTATCGAGAGGTTATCTGTGTATCTTAGACTGTTGAAAAGATATCTCCTTTTGGTTACCACAGTACCGTCTTGTAGAGTGACCTGTTGGTCACGATATGAAACAACAGTAAATTCACCACTGTATCGGACTACTGAAAGAGGTAAATCGATAACTTCCTCGTCTACATAAAAAGTGTAATTGAGCCTTTGCAGTTCAATCAGAAAGTTTACGTAGTCAATATCATTTCTGCCTTTGATGTTTCCATCAAAGTATGTGATTTTTTCTTGAGTATCCGTATTGATGATGAGCCTTTTTACACCAATTTTGGATTCTTGCTGTGCAACATATTTTGTAACATTAAAGCTAACTTTAAGAGCCGGAGTCATCATTGACTCAAAGAACCAATTAGTTTCTGGTACAAATTTAGATGGCACTTTCAAAGAACCTATTGGTGCTGGATCCGTAGGCGTTTTTGTTTGATAAATCCGCTTAAAAGATCCGTCAGGCATTCTGACATACGCCTCTGAGTCAAACCCCATTAAAGTAGTTAGCGTATTATCAATTCGCGAAAGCGAACCTCGGATTCCCGAAAAGGATGGAATTGTGTATGTGCTGGTAGTCCCGTCAGCATTTGTTGTAGTTACCTGAACTACATCCGCGTCTGTTGTGACTGCTTGAGATTGTTTTGCGATAATCTCCAGAGCATTATTCTGAAGCCTAACAAACTCCGCTAGAATTGTTGAAAAACTATTACTGGTCTCTGCCATTTTGACCCTATTTTTGTTTTATTTATCCCAGCGGTTTCTAAAGGTGAATTTAGAAAATGTCCACTGAGAATGTGTATGTTGCTGGGTCTAAGCAGATAAGTTCAATAATTGGATTGTCGCCCTTGGCTATGAACTGTGCGTAAGTAATAAAGCCAATTTCTGCTGAATAAGGGAACCCCGTGTTCAATGTATCAAGAGCATCTGAGTATATGATAAAATTGAAATTGCCATTGGTATTGGACATATCAATTCCATTTTCAAAAGCTATTCTAAATACTTGTCCAGGCTGCCACTTATTGATAGTATCATCAAGGTATATGATGATATCTCTGTCAGTTACAGGAAGCGCGCTTGGTGTTCCTCCAAGTATTTTAAGGTAATTGTTATATTCTAATAGCTTACGAAGGTAACTATAAGAATTTCCATTTGTTGTAAAGTCCATTGTTCCAGAAGGAACATTGAAGTATACCAAAGTCTTATCGGTCGGAGATGTTGCATCCCCAATAGTAAAGAGTTCTCGAGTATTGTTAATCTTCGCTCTTCCCGGATTTGACTTGTCAATAAAAATACCAGGACCTGCCTCTAAAAGATCTAAGTTATATGCGACTTCTACACTAGTCAGTCCTTTGTAGATATTATTGATTTCTTCATAGTTTCTCTCAATTAGGCCTACCAAATTTTGATTGTTGATGAAGACCTGTTGAGATTCTTGGATAAGTACAGTCAGCTCATCAAGACGTATTTGAATTTCAGCAGCAGTTTGCGAATTGATAAGTTGATTTTCAATATCATTTACCTGAGCTTGCAAAGCTATCAGTTGATCCTGGTTTGCATTAAGCAAGTCTGAAGAATTTAGAAGCTGATTGATTGCTTCCATAAACTGCGACAACGAGTACGGGTTGTAGTCATTGATGCTTGTTTCAATAGATGTATCTTGTGAGTTTACATCAAACTTAATGTTGACACGGAAAGCAAAAGAATTACCATTGTCTCCAGTTAATGAATTAGGCTTATACTTTGTATATGTAGGAATGTATCCGCCACCACCTGTTTTTGGATCTACATTGTCTAAGAAAAGAACGCCAAAAAGATTGGTGGTAGAATCTGTAGCATTATTCGGATCATACAGATCATAATAAAGCAAAACTGCATTAAACTCAAAAGATTGCGCTACGGCTTGCTCGTTATATTTACCAAACTCTGTAATGTTTTGATTAGCCATGCCTGCATACGCATCAGTGCTGTAAATAAGGCTAATGCCATCAAGTCGGCTTCGAACATATTCTACTAGCTTGTTTACACTTTCAATTTTGTATCGGTCATTTCGACTATCGTTAAATGTGGTGGCAGGCTCTGTAAAGTATGTATTTGCATACGGGTTTAGTCCAAACCACCAGCTAAAAAGAGGATTTGCTGAATCTACATATGTTGCTGAAGTTGGATCGTAATAATAAAAGGTTGCAAGAGCGCCAAACGGATCGTTTACTGTAAACGTATTAAGTACTGAATCATAATATGCTTCAATACTTAGTCCTGCTGGTGAAACAGTATTAGTGTCTCTTCCAAAAAGATATGGAGCATTGAGAGGATTTGACGGGTTATTTTGAAACGCGCCAGTCTTAGGGTAGTTTGCGTCATCAACAGAATTAAACAAAACTACCGGAGTATTTCCATGGCTTGTTGGAAGATATAAATAAACCTCAGAAAAAGCATTAAAACTATTTCGAACAGAATTTATGATACTTACATCTCCAAGATACTTAACAACCTTTTTGTAAAATATGCTATCGTCTTCTTCTACATAAACTGTAGGATTGCTAGTAACGGGACTAATTGCAGGATATTTAGTTGGATTAGATGTAATTACGCTTTGAACGTATTCAGATGTGTTGGCTTCCCGAAAACGAATTGCACCAATTTCTTTTAGCCACTTAAAGAAAACTCTTTCTGAAACTGTTAAAGATGTGTTAGGATCATAATTTGTTTGGCCAGATAGAGTGGATTCTAAGTTCAAACAATAATTCTGGAACGATTCAGCAAAGAAATCGTTCCATGTCTTGGTTCCATCAACCTGTTCAAATCCGCCAGGAACATTAGACAAACCTATTGTATTGATGAAAGACGGAGACGTATTTTCAATTGGTGGCAGATTCATCAAAGCATATTTCGAAAAACGAAACTTCTTTTGTGAATCATTGAATGTTAAGCCCAAGTCTTCAGACGCAGAAGAGAACGTATAAAACGTTCCTCCTTGTAGTCTTATTGGTCTTATGAGTGGTGCAACAGCCATTAAAGTGCTTTATCTATTTTTTAGAAGTAGGTTACGTCTCCGTGAGCTCCTACAACTTTCCAACCATTAGCTCCAGCGGCTAAGTCAATCCAAATACCGGTAAATTTAGCATCGGTTTGTGAATTAAGTGTTGTATTTAAGATGATATTTGATCCAACTGCAGTATTGTCAAAGGCCGGATCGAAATTGGTAGTGTTATCCAATTCAAACTGTAGGTTTGAAGGTGCATTAGTGTCAAATACAAGTGTGACAAGCTGACCAGCGTTCACAGTGCCTACAGCAGGTAGAGTTAAAACGTTAAACGATGAAGCGGTAGAAACATCTAGGTGCATAACCCTAACGGTGTCTAATATAGGTAGAACTCCTGTTGCAACCTCTGTGTTTACGGCTGGACTCTTACTATTAGCAGCAGACCATTGTTCATTTGTTTCAGAGTCATTTCCTATATACTGTAAGTCATTAACAAATGTATCAGTATTTGCGGTGTTATTAAATGTAACTGCTCCGTCAACAGTTAGTGTACTGCTAATTGTAGCCGCGCCCGTCAGACCCAGCGTTGAGCTGTTTGTTGGTGTTCCTAAATTAAGATTTCCGTCAATCTGTGCCGAACCCTGGCACAGGAAAAGATTGACTGACGCTGCTCTATTGTATCGCAGCACTTGAACATCGCCTACATTCAAAGATCCGCCAGGTACATATGAAGTGTTAAGACGCGTTTCAAGAGTATTGATTGCGTTTTGAAGGAGTGTGAAATTGTTATTCAGAACAATTCTTGAGGCGGCAATGTTATCTCCGCCTAAGATTTCTGTGATAGTTACTGTTGCCATTTTTTCGTATTTTTTGTGCTTTTTCTAAACTATATATCTCCTTCAATTCCTTTTGTGTTTGACCGCTTATATGCCGCCGGAACGTTTTCTTCCCAGCGTGGGTCATACCAGAATCTTCTGCCAGTTTTGTCAATCACCGAATTGCCTTTACCATAAACCTGCATCCATGCACCAAATCCATCAGCAGGGACACCATTAGGGTTTACCCAGTCTTTTAGCTGTCCACCACCAAGAGTGTATGCATCTCTTACGCATAGGTGTGTGACTTTTAGAATTTCTTCTAACTGATCACGAGTAAGATCTTTTGCAATGGTAAAAGGCATAACGTTGGTTCGATAAAGAATCTCAGCTCTGAGGTAATTTCCAACTCCGTTAAAATAGCCTTGATTCATTAAGAGCTCATTTACCGGAGAGTTAAATGCTTTAGATGTTTGCCAATTTGCTCGAACTGAGTTTGCAAACTCATTAAATTCTGTAAGAGGGCACGGACCTCTGTCAGAATTCCAGGTACCCCATCTCCACTTTGCAAAACGTCGAACATCATGTAAAACCAATAGATCTCCACGATTAGTGATTAGCCTCAAGTGAGCGTGCTTTAAGACTTCGTCTTTCTTTGGACTGTCATGCCGTACCATCGCCCAGGATCCGCTCATTCCAAGAGATACCATCAGATAACGTTTATCTTCACCGGTAGGCCCTCCTCCAACAAGCTCAAGCTCAAGCATCAATTCCTTTCCTCGGCTAGCGGCTTTAACGGTAAAAAGACCACCATCAAAGGCAGTAAGTTCAGTTTTTACTTTTGAGACGGGTGATTTTTCAATCTTCTCAAAGAATTGATTAGTAGCGACCATGTTAATAAAGTCGCCCATGATTTTAACTTCGGCTAATTCAGGCATTATAGAGTATTGCTTTGTAAAGTTTGTGGCTGATATATGTTGTAGATCTTTTCGGCTAAGAGAATCATTGATTTTACATCCTTTTCACAGTATGTAGTTACACGATCAATTTCACCAGCATAAAATGTGGAATGAACCTGACTGCCATCAATATCATCTTTTGGAGTTGGGATTCCCATGCCAAAACAAGCCTCTTCAAATGTAACATCCAATGAAGATCCGCTTTTCCACATTTCTTTCATATCAAAGATATTCATTTCCCAAGGCTTCTTTTCATAAGAACTTAAACAATCAGGAACTTGGATTCCATTTATTAGCAGCCGGCGGACAATCCATGGAACGTCAAAGTTTTTAATGTTCCATCCGGTAGGTATTAAACCTGCGGAGTCTGCTTTATGAAATAGATTTGCAATCTTCTTTAGCATTGTGACTTCATCACTATCAGAAATTGTTTGGATTTGCATTTCGCCATCCTTCCAGATTCCATAAGAAAGACATGCAATTCTTCCAAATTCAGGAAAGAGCGCCACATTGTTTGGGTAGTCTTTATGAAGATCGCCTGTCCAGCTCTTTCCATTGTGGAGTCGGCTGCTTTTCTTTTCAAATATACCAACCGCTTCGGGACCTTTGTCATCAATCATGGATTGAAAGTCTGGATATTGACCGCAAGTCTCAATGTCAAAAAATAAGAATTTCTTAAACTTTTCTCGTGAATACATAGTTTTACTTTATTTGATTATTCTATACACAAAGAGATAAAGGTTTTCTGAAACTTTTGTCAAGAGCTGTATAAAATTAGTATCAGAAGAAAGGAGGATAAGACTATTCTCTATGACAAATAAACACTCAATATGGACCAGAACGATCTCAGAAACGCTATGCAGTCACCACAGATTGACTTAAGCACGGCTCCTTGGCACGGTTGTGAGCAAGGTAATTTTATGTTTGACAATGCTACAATGTTCAAGCGCATTTCTCCACTAGTTTCTCCTACAGGAAACGAAGAGTTTGCAGCTGCTGAAGTTATAGTTTGTCGCAAGTGTGGAAAGATTCCGCCCTTCTTTGCTGAAAAAATGGGCGATTGTCCAGCTGAACACGTTTCAGAGTGCAAGAAGTAAAACACTATCAAAAGATCTCAGTTAGACGCTCCTCCCTACATGGGTGGGGCGTTTTTGCTGATGAAGTTATTCTGCCAAATGAAATGGTGGAAGTTGCGCCTGGCGTTCTTTTACAACAAAGCTTTTTAAACGCTTGCCACTACGTTGCAACTGCCGAAGGAATGCCACCCGAAGAGATCATGTTAGATCAATATGGGATTGGCTGGACCGATGGCCGAGCTTTCTTTCCTTTAGGATGGGTAGGTTTATACAACCACTCCGACAATCCTTCAGCAGAATTTGTGTACGTAAGCGATGAACTTGTTGGAATCCGCTCTCTTAAAGAGATCTCTCCCGACCAAGAAATTACCGTTAACTATGGGGATCACTGGTGGAGGCAGAAGGGTTACCTCCAGAAGGCTTAGACTCATAACGCTCAAACTCGTCTTCAATCTCAATGATAATGGGATTTCTTACAATATCTTCGCGATTGAAGTGCATTATTCCAAATTGAGTCTTGCTTTCAAATAGTCTCATCACAATTTCAAGCGATGACATCTTTTTGTCTTTAAGGTCAATTTGTTTGGTGTCTCCAATAATGATCATTTTGCTGTCTTCGCCAATACGAGTCATGGTAGTTCTCATATTCTTTAGAGAGATATTTTGAGCCTCGTCTACAATAATAATCGTGTTATCAATAGAACGACCTCTAATATACGCCAAAGGTAGTACCTCAATAATTTCATGCTCGATAAGTTTTTGTGTAAGAGGCTTGCCAATAATTTTGTAAAAATTGTCAAGAAAAGATTCCATAAATGGCTCCATCTTTTCTTTAAGGCTTCCTTTAAGATATCCAATGTCTTCTCCTTCTGTGACAGTTACGCTTTTGGCAAGAATAATTTTCTTGTAAAAGTTTTCCGAATTTGCTAACAGCTTGAGAGCCTCAGCACAAGCAACATAAGTCTTGCCCGTTCCGGCGGGACCTCCGCAGATAACTATATCTTTATTTTTGATAAGCCTACTCAGAAGCTTTTGATTTTCTGTCTTTGGTAAAAAACTGACTTTTACTCTGGCAGTTGAAAATTCTTCTCTCACATATTGAGGTTTTTCTTCTGCGGATTGTTGGTTTGGTTTTCTTCTTGCCATTATACTTTTACGGTTTGAACTTTTACATCTTTTTCTTTCTCTAACTCTTTTGCGTGATCAAGATTTTCTTGATTGTCATCGAAAAAGATAAAGTCATAATATCCTTGTGATATGAGGTCTTTTAGTGCCTCAGATTTCTTTTGTGCAATACTTCCTTGATATGAATACTTTGGATCATTAACAGCTATCACCAAGTCGGGGTGAATGTCTATACCATTCTCTAAAAAGAACGTTCTTATCATATTAGAAGATGAACGAGCAGTGAGTATACACACATGTACTCCTCTTCTATAAAAGTCATTGAGTTTATCCAGTACATGAGTAATAAACTCAGCGTTCCTTAGCACGTCTAGGCTTTCAAAATCTTTAAAAGAAAGACTGTGTTTCTTGGGATCGTGTTTAAAAAAATTAAACTCAGCAGGCGTAAGACTTTTAATTACTTTGCCTTTTCGGTCAAGAACCTGTATTTTTGCGGTAGATATAACTAACGTATCGTCCAGGTCAAAGACCGCAAGTCTTCCTTTGGAAGTTCCTTTTATATTTGCTTCGTTCATATACTTATTTATCCTTCATTACGATCTGCCATATAGACTTCTATATAGTCCTTGTTGTATCGGCTTTGCGTATTACCATTGGTATCGGTAATTTCCAATTCCAAGTCGTATAGGCCAGTCTCCAGGAAAGTCCACATAAAGTCAGAATCTTCTATTGAACAAACTTTAGTTCCATCATGATATAGGTTCCATAAGAAATGTGTTTTTCCTGCAATATCTGATGCGTCTGATGAAAATAATACCGAGCATCCAGCAGGGATTTTTCTTTCACGCAATGATATTGTAGTGTCTTCCCATGTAAATGCCGAGTTTATAGAACTCTCATATTGCAGTCTCATTGAATCCCATTGCTCTGTACTGCTCCAAAGTTGTCTTGTGACTGGCTGGATTTTTATATTTAGATCTAACGGGGTGTACGCATAAAAGACTGCTGTAGCTGCTGAATCAATAGGTATGTCAATATTGATTAAACTATTTTTGTTATCAACGCTAATAATTTTTGTCTTAAACTGATTTGTAAGAACTGGTCCGCCTGAAACTTCGCCTATAACCATTCCAGACTTAAGAGATTCAATAGGACTTGGCATTAAAGCAGGTGTAAATGGAGCTGTCGGCTGCGTTATGCTGGTAATTTGATAAGTTTCCGGATCAAATATGAGAGCCCCATCAATGTTTGTAGTTCCATTAAAATACACTGCGTTTCTTCCTATTAAACCAGTTTGAGGATTAACCACAACAGCTTCAATAGTTAAAGTTTCTGAGCTTACTGGCGAAGCTGCCGAGTTGTAAACATTTGAAGCAAATTTTATCACTATAGGAATAGGATACTGGTCCCAGTTAGAATAATTGGCTGCAAAAAAAGTGCTAGTTGAAAAATCAAAAGGAGAACCTGCGTTGTATATAGTGGCTTGTCCATCAAAAAATGAATTTAGAACTAAATATAAATCGTCAGGCGTTGGCGGAACTATTGCGTTGCCGTTTACATCAAATATAGAAACTACAGTTCCAGGTTTATACAAGTTAGGAAAAGTATTTGCAATTGGTGTTAAAAACGGAAAACCATCAACCTGGCCATTAGGAGAGCTCCATGACTTAGAAGGGTACCATCCTCCATTAACAGCATTGTAGTCGCTGTAACGATTCTCCCCTCCCTCATAAATGTAGGTTTGTATGTTTCTATACGGCTGAGCAAATTGCAGAAGACTATTTTCTAAGCCTGCACCATAAAATATATCTCTATTTTGAACCCAATTATAGTAATTTCCAAGAGGAAAAGTATGGTTCCACTCGGTAAGATCACTGACTCCAGGCTCGTATATGTAATGATTTGACACAAATAAATTATTAGTATTGGATCTAACGTATCCTAAAGAATCTGCACCCGGAGACTTTGCATACGCATTAATTACTATATCAGGATCGGAAGCCGGCGTTGACAATATAAATTTCACAGAGCCGGCTCTTTTTGGATATACCTCCATACAAAAGCTTTCAACTGTTGTCGCGGCAGGTGCAAACATAGTTAGCGTAGTAACAAAACCACTGTTCTCGTTGATAAGGCCAATGCCAGGTCCAAATTCACCAATTATAGTTAATGCATTTGGATCCCACAACCAGCCTGCAAGAGGAAGATCTGATTGATACCCTACTATATTGCTAACAACTTTGCTGCCAGCTACCATATCACCGTGTATTACACATGCAGGAATCCATGGAATAGCTCCTCCAACAGTAAACGCTCCAGAAGAACCGAGAGTTACCTGTCCAGCTCCAGCGCCTGAAACTTCCCATCCTGGCTGTATATTTGTTCCAAGAACAAAATCCCCAACAGCAGCAATGGTATCATCACCATAAAGATTAGAATCAGTAGGATCGCCCCAAGTGTAAAAACCTTGATCAACCGCTCCTATAGTATCAGAAGACACTTCATAATAAAACTTTGAAAGACCGGGATTGTCATTTTTGCCCCAGTAACCTGATACGTCGTATATGTTATTGTTTAAAAAGTTTGTGGCAAATACAGCAATTTCTGGATAACTAACAGCTGGCATATCATAGTAAAGCGGATCATATTCATTAAATTGTAAAAATGTTTCTCCCGAATTCTCTGCTACAAATCGGAAATTTGCTGAAAGACTATACGGCCAGTCAATGGTGTTCCATGTCTGCGAACACATTGCATCCCAATCAAGATTCAAAACTTCACTCCAACCAAGTTTTACTCCTAAATGAGTATCTGCATAGTCTTCATCAAAGTCTCGTGCTTTAAGCTTAAATGTAGAATCACAGCGATAGAGTTCGTGATTAGGGTCTTTTACCGTCACAATAGACCATCCTGGAATTTGATAAAATTCTCCAACATTTATTATTTCTTGTGAATACTCGCCTTCAGAAATTCCCCAATCAAAGAACCACCCTCTTCCTGTGTATGGTTCTGCTGGAAATACTATGCTATTTTCAAATTCACCAAGAATTGGACGAGTATTAAAGTCCATAGTTATATCAAGATTTCCTGTAATACCATTTTGGAGAGATGTGTAAGTTCTTGTTGGAAACACATTATATTTGTACTCAATCCAACCAAATATGTCAATGTCGTCAATTTGCCCTAGCCAATTATTGAGCTCGTCAAATTTCTTTCCTTCTAGCGCTGTGGCTTCTATACAAATTATGGAAGACTCGCCAGCGCTCCATATATTCCAAGGACTACCTTGATTGCTAGAGTCCTCATACATATCAATAGTTCGGAAATGCTGCTCATATAGAGTCGTTCCCTCATTAAAGATTTTTCCTTTAATTTCATAAAGTGCAAATATTCCTCCAATTTGATATGTTACCCATACGGAATTAGTAACGGGATTATACACCATTACTCTAAATACTCCTGGCACTGTAGGATTTATTGTGTACACTGGAGTTGAAAGATCAAAAAAGCTGTACACATCAATTCTTGGAGTTCCACCAACATTTCTAGAAACCCACCAGTGACCATCAGCTTCATGATATGCAAGAGCGGTAACAGTATTCCAGTTTGCTGAAATGTTTTTATTAGTACGCGTATACGGATAACTGCATTCCAACTCATAATAAACAGTGGTAGCAACCGATAAATTAAAGGCTATGATTCTATCAATATGTTCTACATAACGAATGCCAAGAACTGCTGCTGGAAGAGATACCGTGTCAATGATAGTATTCCAATTTGGTGAATTTGGATCTGCATCAATTATTGAAAGCGGTGAATTGTCTCCTGCTAACACCCAAATCCTTTTTCTTACAGGATCATAAGTAATACCGGAACAACTAGTATTAGGGGTTGTATCTATTTGAGCAATTATTGAACCTGTATTAGCGTCTACGCAATACGCAAATTCGTCAGAAGTTGCACAATAAAGCATATCGTAACCTGATCCGCCATCTCTTACAAATACCATGTTAGCGTTTGTAGAATTAGCGCTGGTTAATGTAGTAAATAAAGATGCTGTATTTGTATTGGGATCCAAGGTATAAATGTCGTTACCGATAGTTTGCCCTTCTGGATAAAAAAAGCGGTCAAGTTCTCTTACATAAAATAGTTTTTTTACATTTGCGGCAATTGATATGTTATTCTGTGTAGCGGCTTCTAAATCAATATAATATGCGTTATTTGTAGACGGTGGAACATACACACCGTAAATAAATCCAGGGCCTCCATCAGGGCTAGGGCGATACGCGCCAGCACCGGTAAAAATACTTATTGGCTGAATAAGTGGCGGAGATATTTCAGGATCAAGTGGATCGAACGCCCACCAAAAAGTTTTATCAGGTTGCGTAATTACAAGATCAAACTCAGTAAAACCAGGACGGACTTCTTTTAATAAGTCAGCAGTAGTTGCATACGTATTTGTATTTGTATTGTTTACATAAAACATTGCTCGATTTCCCCAATTTGCCTCAGTAGGGCTATCAAGAGTCTCAACTACTACAGGTGCCGGATTGCCTAAAACTCCTAAATTCAAATTACCGTTCTCATAAGATTGGTTTCGGTAGTTATAGATTTGCCCACTTACCCATTGCTCGGTTATCGGCGAAGTGCCATCTGTGATGATTCCTGAATATAGTGTTGTAACAGGATCTACATTTTTTGCATATATAGGTATACCCCATGAAGCAAGTGGATGATCTAAATTCCACCGGCTATCATTTAGTGGAGTATTATTGTCTCCTTTAAGAGTAACATATTGTCCAGGAATCAAAGTTTTCCCGTTTTCTGGAGTATATAAATCATCTTGAATAACAATAGTATTTGCAACTTCTCTCAGGACTTCCCAAGCAGTAGGGTTTGCCTCAAAACTTGATGGCCATGCAGGCACAGAACTAATTGTGTATTCAACATATGTCACAAAATCAGTAGCGCTAGTTGCTTCCACCGGAAACACAGATCCATCTCTACGAAGATACACAATTTCTGCACCAAAGCTTGTAGCAATTGGTCGATTCTGCACATCAGAAAGCTCCACTGTGACTACACCTGTAATAGGATTAAACTCAGTGACTTTACCTACAAGGCTATCATAAGCAGATACTTTCCATACGTCATAATCAGGAGCTTTTGGATAGTTCCAATTGTTTTCCTGGCTAAGAGGTGTTACATTCAAGGTATCCCATAGGATATCACAATCATCCCACACAGTCCATGTTTTAATATGATTGATCCAACGGCCCCAAAACTCGTCCCACATATAAAAAGCTTCATCCCACGTGTCTACACAATTTTGTTCCATCTGTAGAATGTTTGACTCTTGGCCAGATCCATCATAAACGCCTGGTGTGTCTGACGGGCCGATATATCGTGTAGCAAACGAAGACAATGCCTCAGGCATATATACTTCTACGTAGTCTCTTTTTATCTCGTTTACCCAATTGTTATCTGTGTCATATACAATCAGCTCTACTTTATAGAAACCTTTATACGGCAAAGGAACCGTGTGAGTAATAAGTTTGTCAATAGATTTTTGTCCAGAAGTATAAATGAAATTGCTGGTTCCTGGCTCAGATGTAACTTTCCATTCCATGTCATAAAAGTTTCCACGACCAATTTCATCCCAAGTATATAAGGTTGAAGTATGCCCGCCGGTAAGTTTTACTTCTGGCGTGGAAGTATAAGCTGACCCACTGCTGTTAATTTCAATAGCGTGTATCTGTATGTTAAAATTTCCTGGAACCGAATTAAAGCTTGTGGAAATATCAACGTAGTTTCCGCCTACCGTATCATAAGCAAGTACAACACATGGCTTATCCAAAGAATTTCCACCAGTATCAGTACCAACTACAAACATTGTTGGAAGTATCTGGACCTGTAAAGGAAACACTGCTTGTGGAGTTGCAAAAAATGCTCGAGCAGAGGTTGGCGAAAGCGCATTAATTGAAGTTACTTCAAGATCTAAAATCTTCACTTCACCGTTTCTCATATATGCAGTAGCTGTGGCATTTATGCCATCGCCACCAATAAAGTCTACGGTTGGAGTACGTGTATAACCGCTACCTGGATCTATAATTTCAATTGCTTCAATTGCGCCGGTGCCCGCTGGAAGAGGGCTAACATAGGCTTTTAGAGTTGCCTCGGTAGCGCTCCATAAGTTATCCCATGAAAATATCATTTCATCCCAGGTAACATCGAATCCAGTTGCCTCAAGCTCAAGAAAAGCAGCTACTGGAGCATATGGCTCATTGGTAAGAACTTCTAATTGTGTCCCTTGATCAAAGTATCCTACATACGGTCCTTGAACTGTTGTGAGATTAAAATTGTACGTACATACTATTGGAAGACCTGTATCTGGATCTGCTGGCGTAAATACTGGAGGATCTAAGATTGGGTAACCCTTTCCTTGTGTGGTTGTTTTAACGCCTTCCAACACATATTGAATATCTTGTTGATCAAGTTTAAATCCTCTGCCTACCCCTGAATAGTAAATGTTGTTTACTAAATCTTCACTTGCAACATATGTTTGTGAAAATGTTGGCGGCAGCACAAAATAACGACTTCCTTGTGTAAGCCCTGTAACCACTTCAATGTCAACTACGTCGCCTGATCCTCCAACCGTAATTACTTTTACTCTAATTGGAGTGGAGAAAACACCACCACCCAGAGTAATAATGTCGCCTACGCTATAATCCACGCCGCCATCGGAATTCCCCGATAGCGTATATAGAGACGGGGCGGCTTTTACAAATGCAACACCATTCCAAAGTTTTGATGGCGAAGCATTTCCCGAAGTCGAACCTACGGATAGCACTGGGATTTTGTTTACTGTGGCGAGTGGAGCCTCAATGTTTACACCTTTGATTGTATAAGTAGCAAAGTATGATTGCAAAGTATCTGTTCCTGGTGAATACGAATAAGCAATTTCGTTAGTATCGTATCGGCGAGCATCCTCAATAGGAATGCGAGTATCATTGGCATTAAAGTCAACTTTCCGCGTAAGTTCCACCACAAATTGTTCTACTCGGTCATTCCAAGTATTGGCAGCGTATCTTTCATAGTATACGCCTTCTCCAACAATATCAACAATCTTGGCATTCAGTGGTATGAAACCACCTTCCAAGTATTGTTTTAAAGCAAACAGCTTAATTAGAATTTCATGATTGCTAAATTGAAATGCATCAATAGTCTGTGGAACGCCATTTTCATCAAGAACTCCGCTTTCCTTATTTAAGTCGTAGAAGAGACCGAATTTATTGGTCTTTTTGTAAACTCTGCTTGGCATCATTTCCAAGCTTCCATAAGGAACTCCTCGTTCTTCTAATTGAAACGGAATCTGGACCTGCTTGTATTTTCTATAGTAAACATCCTGCTTATTAACATTAAGCCAATACTCTTTAATTCGTATATCATAATAGCCAAACCAATTGACAATATTTACCAATCCTTTATATGCTCCAAGATAAGGCCAAATTTGGTCTCCTTGCAAAAGCATTTCTTTTCTCTTTTGATTGAGAAGCAGAAAGTTTGGCATGTCTTCAAAAACATCGCTATCTCTAAAGATCAATTCTTGGTTTTCGGTAACGTCTCTTCCAAAATTCTGTAACAATCTGCCTAGTCTTTCATCTTCTCCTTGTGCCTCGGCTCTAAGAGAGATTTGCGATATTAACACAGGTGCATAAGGAAACGTAACATCTTCAAGTACAAAAACGCGAATATAGCTACCTTCAGTTCCTGCAGAAAAACCAAGATGGAATTGCATAAGTCGCTCATCCCATTCTTCGGTCACTTGTCTAAATTGATAACCAGGAACGCTAGCACCGGAAAAGTTTCCAACTGCCGGAAGTCCAGTAATTCCTGCTGTGAATGCGTCAGGCGATGTAAGATTTGTAGTATCTGTAGGGGTATGAACAAAAGAACTGACTTTGGTAATTACTGGAAAATCTTCTTCGTACTTCACAGTAAACATAAATATCTCATCTTCCAATCCAACCATTCTGCCACGCCACTTGGGAACCGCTCTAAAAAACATAGTTACCGGAGCAGCGGTATTTGCAATTACAGGAATAGTATTTGGCGTAGAAAAGTATACAATTCTATTTGATACCTGAACAACATCATAAGTTCCCGCGATCAAAAGAGGTGCCGCTGCATCATATACGCGGATTGACATGCCCGCTACAAATCCGTGAGGCACATATGCTTCTAAAGCAGTACCAGAACCATTTTGGGTAGGAGCGGAATCTATAGTAATTTGTGTAAGACTGTCTACAGAAACAATTTTAGTTCCTGCGGGTATTCCAGTTCCTTCAACAAACATACCAGCCGCCAAACTGGCAGTACTGGCTATGCTAAAGATTTTTTTCTGGCCAGCAATAAAACTTCCGTTAAATGAATTTATGAATACTGAAACCGAACCAACACCAGTGCTAGATTCAATAGCGTCCACAGCTATTTTGTTATTATAGAATCCTACAGGGTTGGCAGGTCCTTCATTAGCTCTTGGAAAGCTGTAACCATAATTAAGACTTCCAGGAGTTTGTGGCGACGCTACAACTTGCTCCAAAACAAAAATGTCTTGGTTTTCAATTAGACCTGTAGAAACAATATCAAAGTACATTTCTCCAAGCCATGTAACATTTGGATAAGCAAATTTGGTATTTCCAGGTTTCCAATCAGAATTACCAGTAAACGATAGACCATTAAATCCAATAATAGTTCCAGTTAGTGGATCGACTACTAAATCAGCGGGATCGCTATTCCATACGTATTTTGTAATAAGATTTTCAAAACGCAAGTATGCGCTTCCTGTGATGTCATAATTGTATCCTCCACTTGTAATTTCTAGAGAAACAATTCTACCTTCTGGGCTGGTATACACATTAAATGTAGCGCCGTATCCTCCAGAATTGGTAGGATCCACAACAGTTACCAGCGTAACTGTTTGCGGAAGAAGGTTAATTTCATTACCCTTCTTATCAAAGAAATTGAGCCTGTTTGTTAAAAGCATTAAGAGTGTACTTTATAGTTTTTATCTACTGTGTAATTGAAAGCCTTCTTAATACTTCCTATGTAATTGATGAGATAAACAAGCATTGTTTGAAATTGCAAAAACGTATATTCTTTTCTTGAATCCACCAATAAGTATTTAGAAGTTGTTTTTTCCAACAAGCGCTCTTCATAATCAAACCCTTGATTTTTCAGGATGTCTTGTTGATGTATCATCCAATTGTAATAACTGGGTCTTCCTAAATGAGGCCCGGGTTTTGGTGTTTCGGTTATCATACGCTCTTTTTGATATTATTTACTTCAATTCGGTGAAGCTCCATATTTAGAGATCTTGGTGTATCTTTTTTGGTGAATGTGATATTTAGAGTTGACGGCTTTCCAGTCTCAATTCCCGTATTGAAGTACTCTCCATATCGATTAGCCCAGCCTCCACGAATAACTACAAGTTCTCCTCGATCCATTATGATATCACCAAATTCATCCAACCCAATATCTTTCTTTGCAGCATTATTTGGATCTTTTTTGAATTGCTCATTTTTTTCACATACAAAGTATACGTTAACTGAGTCAACTCCTTCAACAGATTCAATTACTGCTATGAGATCGGATTTTGGAATTCGATCTCTTCTACGGTTATTAAGAAAATAGTCAGAGCATTTAGAAATTATTTGCTGTCGAATAATATCTTTGTTGAACCCTTCAAATGCTGTAACGTTTACCATCATCACGTATCTACTAATAATAGGATCCACAACTTTGTTTACCACTGTCATTATTTTTTGGCCACTCCGTTCTATCAATTCGTACACCTTTCTCTTTTCGTCACTAGTGAGTCTAAATAAGTTAATTGGAACAGAAAAATAGTCATCAGAACTTTTTTTCCTTTTATTTACATCGGGTATGAGAAAGAGATACACGGTATTGTCATCCTCAAGATTTTCATCACCGAGAGTATTAAATGCATCAATTACCGAGAAAAAATTAAACTTCTGAAAAAAGTATACGTAGTTGTCGGTATTGGCCAATACGTAAGATCTGCTGGTTTTTGGTGCAAGCAATTTTGTAAGAGCTATCGGTTCTGCATCGGATCCAAAAGAAAACGGCTCGATCATGGCTATACTAAGTATCTTATTTAGATCTACTTCTTCACCAGCAATATCATAGCCTTGCTGTAAAAATTTGAATGGCGGAGACGAGTCGGTAATGATATTTCCAGCATTTCCTGAAGTTGTCATATATTCAACCCGGATAACTGCACCTAATGGCGGCTGAGCTCCAAAGTACGTATTGCCAAAAAATACATCTATTCCGCTATCAATACCGGTTTTTACAATGCATGCATTTTCATTATAGCTTATGTCATAAAGAGAATCGTACTTCTTCCACTCTTCATTGTTTACATAGACTTTAACAAAAAAGTTGTCAATGATAAAGTTTTTCTTTGGAGTTGTAGTAAACGATTGAAGAGCTGCACCGGTTCCCGTGAAAGACTGTGCCTCTATTGCGCCTTGCATTGTATAGACCTCAATAGTATTTTTCCCACTTAGGTCTATTGTCACAGCTTCTTGATCCATTACCAAGGTATACGTAAGACCATTAGTACCACATTGTAAAGTGGTAAAATTAGGAATCACAACGGTATTACCGTACATGTCAACCTTTGCACCATTGTAAGTAAACTTTAAAGTGCCAGTTGCGGCAATTGCCCGAGTGGGATTGTGGCCGGCAATTCTTGCCAAACCTCTAATAGAATTAGGACGCTGCGCTGTGTATATGTTCAGCTCATTAATGCTGTCTTCTACATAATAGAACATCAGCCTACCCATGTCAAGAATCACTTGTAATAGCTGACCGTATGGGCTAGCGGGTGAGAAAACTTGATCGGATTGCTGATACTTTGATTCCAGAAAAGACTTTACATCAGTATACATCTGACTGTAAGTTATTCTGGTAAGTTTGAATATCTCTAGCATTGATTGACTTTTAATGTTACACGGCTACCAGCCCAAAGGCCTTGGTACCATTAACATATATATCAATGTAAGCAACATCCCTGACAGTTCCAGGGACAAAATTGATTTCTAATTTAAGATTGAATGCGCTGGCTTCGGGTATGTAACTAGCAATTTGTTGGTCAAAAGCCTGCTTTAATTCGTTTGCGCTAAACCCAAAGTCAAATAAGAGATCCTCAAGACTAATACCAAATTGCGGATCCCCAAGAATTTCACCCTTTCGAGTAAACATAATCATTTTAAGCTTCTGTATGAGAATACGCAAAGAGTCTCTCTCTTCAATTTTAAACGCCTCATACCCAGGCTCATTTTGATTGATTATGTATATGTCCTTAATCATTAGTGGAAGATGTAGAACCAATCTGGGCTATTTTCATCGTCAATCCTTTGTTTGATTTGTTCAAGTTCTTCTTTTCCTTCCTCTTTAATAGTGTCCGCATTTACTTGAACACCTCCTGGAAGATTAAACGTAAAGAAACCAAGGATTCTACCTAATGAGATTTTAGCCTGCGCAGTAACCCATCTTTGGAAAAACCAATCGTCGTAAAGTTTGTTCTCCTCAATTTTAACATAGGTTTGTACCGCGCAATTTCTTTTTGGATTTCTACCAATAATTTTCAGTCTCTTTGTATTTCGATTAAAGTCGTACGAAACTCTTTCTAAGATAAACGCCTGGGTCAAGTCCCAGTAAGAATATTGTGCAGCCCTAAGAACCAAGTCATCCGACGCAAATGGCGAGAGAAAAAGTTCTGCTGCTAATAAACGGTTGTCATAAAAGTCAGCATCAATAGTGCCCAATCGGCCGGCTCCTTGTATTTCTCTAATTTCGTAAACGGATATTACGCAGTCGGGCATAAGTATGGAACGAGTCTTCCTAAAGTCTTCTTGCTGAAACCAGTCTTTAGTTATCACATAGTATTGTGTTTCAACCGCGGGTCCATAATTGACATAAAACCAGTTAAGAGCTTGATCAATAACCCGCTCCATTTCTCTTTCAGGAACTGAATACGGGAGTGAACAAGATCCGGTGATCTCATTATTTACCATTTCGATAAGTTCTGCTCTGGTCATTTGTGTTTTCTTATTTTTCTCCGATTATTCAAAATCGGGCAAAAAGCCAAGACTATTCATACAGTCTTGATTAAAGTATGCCTGTTGTGATCTTGGATATTTGTTACTAAAAATAATTTTATCATCTTTAGCGACATCCAAAAAGTATACCCCTCCACCAATACCGGCTGTGATTGCCCATTCGGCGCCAGATCCACGTTCTTTTGCTACGTAAACATCCACTTGATCAAAGCGATTGTCATCGTCAAGCGTTTCTTCGCTTCTTTCCGCATCTCTGTCAAAGCTTATTCCACCAAGTCTTAATTGTTTTTCAATATCAAAAGGTAAATGCGCTTCGCCAACAAACGCCTCAAACGTTTTTAAGTGCTTCATTTCTTTTCTTTCTTTTTATCTTTTTCCTTGGATTCATCCTTGTAACTACCTGGAGATTCTACGGGTTCTTTCTCTTCAACAATCATGGTTTCTTTAGAAACATTGGCAAGTTTTCCAATCTCCCCGTTACGTATTACCCCTCTCACGACTTGGCAATTAATGATATTTGACTTGTTTTCAATAAAGCAATCATTACAAGCATTTTCAACATGTAATGGAGATTCCACTATCTTTGAAAAGTCAACCGTGTTTCCTTTTGGAAATACGCTAAATCCAATACGGCTATTCTTAATTTTACAACCGTAAAAAGAACAACGATCCATAACACCTTCAAGTTCGCAATCAATTATTTCTAAATCGGTAAGCCTACAATTTTTTAATTTGGTGCTCTTTAATTGAAAACGACCAATTTCACTATCCAAATTAAACTCGCCTTTGGTCATACCGCCAGAAACAATAATTTCAAATAGTTTGTCTCTAAGATTGATCCAAACGCCTTCGAGTACATCATCATTGTCGTTCATATCTAATGTTACCTTAATATCAGGGAACTCCTTTTTAAACGACGCATATTTTACAAAAGCTTGCGATATTTTATTTTGCTTTTCAATCATTTTCTTGAACTCTCGCACTTCCGATGACGTGAAATCCATGAAATTAAGAACAGAATGCATATGCGTAATAAAGTAAGAAACCAGATCTAAAATCTTCTTGGTTTTCTTTTCATAATCCGCGCCACCCATGTAACGATATTCCAAGTAGTTCTTTTCGAGTTTGAGGAAATTTACGCCATAATACTTTTCAAATGGAGTTTGGAAAGCATTTCTGCTGTAAACTGTGCTATCTTTATTGATAAAGAAGGCTGACTTATTTGGAAGAATTTCTTTAATGCTTCGAGCATAAACAGAATCTCTTCTCTTTGGAAAAACTGAGTACACGTTTTCTTCATCAAAAGAAAGAATGAACTTTAGAACATTCATATTTTTGATGTCAAATATGGTTGGAAGCTGAACATCGTCAATAGAAATGTTGACGTGAATGGAGCATCTTTCCGTGGTGTACCCATTATTGCTAATCCATTCCAGCACTTTAATAATGACATTCCGGGCTTCTGTATATTTCATTGGCCCAGTCACTAATTCGCACATAGTCTTTCCACCGGAATAGTCCGGTTCGAGCTTAAAAATCTCATCGGTTGGTGCTACTGGAGAGTGGTACAGCGGTTTAGGTTCTTTAATATCGGAAAGGGCCATTGGAACAACAACCCGTTTCCCGATATATTTTGATATTGACCGCGCTGTCTCTAAATGGCCTTTCAAATTAGAATAGAATTCAAATTCTATCCCAATCTTTCCTGCCTCTAAAATTTCTGCAGGGCTATAGTTCTTCTTAATTTTCATTTAAACAGCTTTCTTTTTATATTTATCTCAGTATGAGTAACTTATTCTTCGTTAGGGATTGTCAAAAAGATTTTATCATTGTGTACGCGTTCAACGGACACCATTACGTGGTCACCTACCGCGTAATTCTTCTTTTTGATTTTTATTTCTTTCTTGGAAATTAAGCCTACAATATCTTTCTGCAGCTTTACCAAAGTACCAAACGGCTGAATTGAAACAACTTCGCCACCTGTGATCACTCCTAAATGTTTTTCTTTGAACTCTTCAAGCTCTTTCATACGAATGCTTGGATCTTCATCGGTAAGAATAATTTTCTTATCTGGCGTAATTTCTTTAATCCAGAATTGAACGGTATTTCCTGCCGAAAATACGCCACTCTTAAAGTCTTCCCGCATTTCAGGAGTCATTTTACTTGTATGTATAAGACCTGTGAAGATCTCATTAAATTCTACAAATACACCAAACTTGGCAGTACCAGTGACTGTTCCTGTATATTTTTCTTCCAGGCTAAGGCTTTCAATTTTTGAAGGCAATACGTGTGAAAGATATTTTTTGTGGCTGAATACAAATGTTCCAGCGTCTCTGAGGTAATCTTCCACCATTACGTATATTTCTTTGCCCAGCATTGAATCAAAGTCTCTTACAATATTAGCCGCTGCCAAAGAACCAGGTAAGAAACCTTCTATACCGGCAACGTTAACCAGGAATCCACCACCATTTCTGCTGATGATTTTTGCGGTGTACGCGCTGGTAGGCTTTTCAATTTGTTGGAAGAACTCAGAACGAATGCTTTGAGAATGTCCTTTGCTTAGAGAAGCTATTGTATAAGGCTTTATGGTTTCAATTACCACTTTTTTGCCTTCAGCTCCAATAAATCCTGAAAAAGCGCCCTCGGTGTTTTTCATCCAGTCTACAAAAGACTCTTGATTCATACCAACAGTCTTAAAGTATGGCTTTTCTTTTTCCAATTGAATCACAGCGTCAATCATACCTGAAAGGGTAACTACCATTTCAGTGTCATTGATACTAACCACGGAAGTGATTGCGTGATATTCCCCAACTTTTGGTTCTTTTACGCCGCCAGCTGTGGATTTTTCATAGCGGAGATACATTTCTTCTGCACCGCTGTCATGTCTCCAAATCTTTACTCCATATTTCTTTAGGAGAACGGGATTTGGGATTCTTCTTGCTTGACGGTCTTCTGCTTCAAAAGCCGCCCAGTCAAAGTCGAGTGTTGTGTTATTTTTGATTTGCATATTTATAGGTTTTCTATGTCTATATATCTTTTACGGAATTGCTTGATAGCCTGTAGCCGCCAAGTATGTGGAACCAAGTCCTGACTTTCTTTGAGCTGTTGCTACTAATTGGTCTAGCCAAATTACAAAAGGAACATTCTTATCGCTTAGGCCTTCCCAAGTTGGGAGTTTTTCGAGAGGCTTAGTCGGATGTAATTTTGTAAAGGCAAGCCTTGCCGGAGAAAAACTGCAGGCTAGTAGTTTTACAATCAATGGCGTATTGTTAAAAAGCAGAGGCAGCACTGAATTTAGCAAAGGCTCTAAAATAGGCTTAAACAGCTCCCAACTTACATCGTAAAAAGGCCCGTCCTTTCCAGGAAGACTGAGTTTTGGCGGAAATTGGAAAAGCTCAATAATACTTAAAAACGGAAAGCTTCCTAACGCATTTATTGTGTTAATTAACGTAGAAACGCCGTCAAGCGCAGGATACACCGTTGATTCAAGAACTCCTCCTATAAAGCTTTTTATATCGCTACCTTTAATATCAGACAGACCAACGCCAAAGAGCGCTTTAACAATTAAAGAAACGGCAATTAGCTTCTGTACATTTTCTGAGGAAACGGCTTCATAAATTTTTGCCATGATAGTTGCTTTAATTGAATCAAAGGCTACTTGTGCGGCTTCTTTCATAAGAGTTTTAATAAGAGACCCGGGTATCACAATTTGAGAAGGTAATCCAATCTTTCCTGGAAGTGGAACTTTAAACTTAAAAGGTATTTGCTTAACCATGTCAATAGTCTGCTTAAGCATATTGTAGCTTTCTGGATCGGGTATCACAAGTTCTGGAACCGCATCAAGCAAACCATTGATGGTGTTGTAAAACAATCTCTCCGCCGAAGGAAGATTTCCGCTAAGATCTAGTTCAAAAGACACTAGGTTTGCTATTTGTTCAAGCGGCAATGCATCAATAATAGAAGGCGCCGCTTTGAAAGCGCCTATCAGTACATATATGTATGGCGGAACTACCGGTAGCTGAATGTTTGTGTAACATGGAAATGGAAGAACCAGCGCGTCCACTGTTTTTGAGACAAACCCAAGAATTTCAGGGTTTATCTTTTTAGCAGCTTCCTCTAAAGGTTTCTTTATCAGCTTTTTAATTATTTTTGCTCGCTCTCGCACTTTTTCATCTAGAGAAGTATCAAAAGACAGCCTAGATTCTAATTCGTCAATTTCTGCATCGATTTCTCTAAAAAATCTTTTCACATTAGGGGTATCAACTTGCTGCAGTACCTGCTCACGAAGCTTTTTCTTTATATTGATAGTAGGTATCCCAATTCCTAGAGCTTTAAGCAGCTCGCTTTGTAACTCCGCCGGTGCTGAAGTGACTGTATCAATTGCCTTATTGAGATTGTCCATAATTTCTCCTGGCCCTAAAGTTTTTAGCAACAACTTTTTATCATCTTTAGGAAATTTAATAGAATTTACTTTAATGCCATCTATAGCTTTTACCGCACCAGCAAACACTTCTGTTAAAGCCGCTTCAATTTCTGCAGGATTTGGCGGTAGGCCTTCAAAAGCTTCCCTGATTTGTTGTCTCTTAGCACGTGCTGCCGCAGAATTGCCACCTATTGAAGGCGGATCCGGTATTTCCAATTGCGAATAAGAAGACTTAATCTTCTCTTTAAGCTTATCAATGATATTTTTTCCGCTGTCTGGATTTCCAACATCGTTATTAGCATTGCCTACTAATAGTTTTCCTAATGGCGAAGACAGATTGATCTTGACTCCGCCTGGAGGCAACAATATGTCTAATAAAGACTTTTCTTCAAGTGGATTGACTCCAGCCACCGTAGGGTGTGGTATTGAACATGGTCCTCGAGATGTCAACATAAATGTTGCATCCCCCTTTTCATCAATAAACATAATAAACGGAGCTGGAATAAATCCAGCAAGAGCAATCCAAATAACAATTGTTCCTAAAGGAGTACTGATAGTTATGATATGTTTCCAAAGAAGAGGCAGAGGTATGCTAATTAAAGGATCGGGTATCCCAAGAGCAAGCGTAGGTATGGCCGGTATTGGAGGTATTGGAAATTGAATAGCCACTGGATAGTATCGAAAAAGCCTGACACTAAAATTGGTAGGATCCAATTCAGGTACCGGTAGCACACTTACCTTTTGCATTATTTTTGTGTACTCTTTCCAGTAACAGTTCTTAATAAATGTAGGACATCGGCCATCAGATGGTCTTTGACCTACTGGATCTGAACCCAATTTATCCTTGCATTCTTTCTCTAAATTTGTAGAGTCACCTCCATCAACAGGGGCTCCAAGTTTTTTAGCTGTATTTTCAATGTTTGCTTGATTCTCTTCAACACAAATTTGACAGCTTTCCATTAAAGCATCTAGTGAAGCCAGTTCTTCTTGCAATTTTTCGTAATATGTGCGGGCAACAAATGATTTTCTAGAAAAATCGTCTATATTACTAATTGAATACAGTTGGATCAGATCGTCTAAAAACCCGCGGTTTTCAATGTTATCAAAGAAAACAAGCGCTGCTTCCCTTTTTGCTGCTTGGTCAATCGGGCCATTGATAAAATTTGCATACGCAGCAGAGTTTTCAATGTCTTGAGCTTTTTGGATAACCTTTTCACGAGTTTTTTTATCTAGGTTTTCTAAAAAATCTTGTGCTATCTCATCATTACTTTTCAAATCTTGAGAGGCTGCCGGAACCTGTATTATGACTTCCTCTTCCAGACCATTTTTTACCACTTTATTAACTGTTTCGCCTACAGGCTCTCCTCTATCATTAAACTGTGGCTTTGGCTGTGTGTAGCCTTGCTCTTGATATGTAAAGAAGTAGTCTATTCTTTTTGCTGAGAAGAACGGCTTCCATATGCCAACTTCAAAAAGACCTTGCCTATCTTTTACTAGGTTTTCTCCAGAATACTCTGGAACGTCAATGGGTATGATGTAATTCACTAGCGGTTCAGAAATGCCTGTGATTGTGTTAAGCTTTCCGCCTAATGATGTCCCCGTTCCTGATATGTATGACGGATTCCAGACTGTACTAGGTGTATTGATAGACTCTTGCCAAAGCTCTTGACAGCGCCCTCTAACATCATAATAAGAATCCGTTTCCGCGGTTATTTTAAGAATTCCCGGAGCTTTAATGCTCCATTGATTAAATTGCGTAGGTAAGTACCCTACCAAATTACTCAGTGGATTTGTGTCTATGTTTAGCCCCTGGCGAATTTGCTGGAGGTTTCCATTTGCAATATTGTTAAGTTCATCTTTAAATCCATTAAATTGGGTTTCAACCGCAATTAGATTTTCATTTTCATCATTGATTGTTAATGTATAAATTCCTTGTCCTTCATAATTAAGATAAGTCAAAGCTTCCACCCCGCTAAGAAAATCTTCTGAATTAGTGTACACTCCATTTGTTAGGGATGAGTAATCAGTAGACTCTGCTATAACAGCGTCGCGATCTCTAATAATCGCAATCAATTGATTATTGAAAAAATCTATGTAATCTTTTAGCCTATCAAAATACTGGATTGTTATCTTGTGTAAAATTGCATGCGAGTAGAACGCATACCATTTATTACTTGCGTCTCCTTTCTGCGCTCCACATTTTTGCATCTGCTGAGAAAAAGCATCAATTTCAGAAAGAACTTCTTGAACTTTATTGAGCTCCCCTTCCTGTGAAGGAATTTCTACATTTGGATAATCCACTGCTACCGATCCATCTTCACCCACACTCGCAAACCCTGATATGTCGGCTGCTATTCCAGCAGCTCCAGCAGCCCCACTTTCATCACCATCTGTAGGAACTTTGCAAGTCTCGTCATGAATTTTTTGAATCTCTTCCTCCCTATACGCAGATGGCTTAGGTGTTACATCCGCACATTTATTGATAACCTTTCCTATTTGTGATGGATACGTATCCTCAGGGTCCGGCAAGCCTATTTGTGTTGTGACATTACTTACAGGGTCAGACAATCCTGCTTCTTGTGCTGCACCATTGTTTACAAGGTCAGGCAATCCTATTATGGATTGAACATTTAATTCTTTTATTTGCTTTTCATTTTCAAAAAAAGTTTGAGCCTCTTTTTCAATATCAACGTCCTTTACTAAGTTTACTCCAAGTATTTTAGTCTGCTCAAAAAATTCAACTTTGTCCTTTGCATTTTTCAGAGCATTTTTTACAGATGGCACTCCTAAAAATTGCTCTTTTGCGAGATTTTGCAGCTCTTCAAGTTCTTCTGGCCCAGATTCCGATAAGAGTTTTTTGTATGTTACACCTGCCAAATTTTGCAAAGCCTCTTCAGCAGAACCAAATTTTGCATCGGGTGCCCATGCAAATGTTCCAATTCCTATTTTGAATCTTACGCCAAGCTCAATTGGACCAAACTTAAAACCTAGCACAGCATCAATAGTAGGTATTGTGATAGCTATTTTTAACTTTGAAAACGCGTTTAAATCAATTCCACTCAAATCCATTACCTTTGTAATATCAATGTTTGGATTTTCTGTGATTTCAGTAATTTTGAATTTGCCAACCTTCTTTTCCGGATCCGTGATTTTTACATCATCAAAATTGACATCGCCATCGGGAAGGCTAAAAAGCGTTTCCACTAATTTTGTAAGCTGCGACATTTTTCCAAGAGGGTCAACTTTCCCAATAAATCGCTCTTCAATAGGAATTTCGGGATACTCGTTGTAGTCGCTGGATGTTACTGTTTGACTGAACAGATTTTCTATTTCTTTGGCTTTTTTGATGACCGCTTGTTTTGGAGCAAGCACGCCATCAGGCACGGCTTCGTTTAGAATCTTGTTTATTTCGTCAAGAAGCTCTTTTGCTTCTTTTGATTTTGATTCACAACATGTACAATTGATACCGTGAATTTCACTCTTCATTATTGAGATAGTTTAACATTCTTTGACGTAGAAAGCTGCTCAAAAGAAGACGCAGCGCCAGTCATTATACCAGGCGTTGAAGGCAATTTTGCATCAATAGCGCCTGCCATCATTTTTAAAAAGGTCCATAAAGGCTCTGCCAATACACCAGAATAAACTGGCGCAGGCCCGAGTTTGGTGGCGGCGGTTCCATTCATCGCAACTTCTGAAGATTCCCCTTTTATTAGAGAATTTGAAGTAATGTTAATTGTGCTATTTGCTGTGATATTGATGGTTGTACCAACAAGCTCAATTATACTTTGGCTATCTTTATGTTCAATAGTTATACTGCTATCTGGATTGATTGTAATATGAGAATCTTTGTGAAAGATTTCCATACCATTACCAGGAGTGTAGTAGACTTTTAATTGCTCATCCTCATCGTATGCAAGCACATGACTATTAAGATAGGTGTCACTAATATCAGATTGCATAGCCCGGTTAATTGTCTGAATACCATAGTATTCGGGAGAATACAGATTGCCTTCAGAAAATTGGACTCTTACAATTGCGCCGATTTTTGGAATGGAAAGACTTCCAAATCCGCCAGGGCCACCTGCAAATACAGTGTTCGTTACTGGGAAAGCCCAAGGAACGTTTTCGTCTTCTACATCATCAAAAAGACTGAAGACTTTGATTTTGCATCTGCCTAATTTTTCGGGATCATTATTGTCAACGACTGGGCCTACCCAAATTCTGTCTCTTAGTTCTGCTTTTGTTGCCATTTACCTTATTTATCGGTGTTTGTAGGTGGTGCTTCTTGTGAAGAATTACCCAGAGATCCGGGTGTTTCAATGTTTATATTTGGACCATTTAGACCAGTGCTTTTTTCGTTTATGACATCATTTTGTTGAGGCGCCTTTTGATCTACCTTGCCAATTTCTGTATAGTTTGTAATTTCAAGGTCTTTTGAAGGCGTGCTCATAATAACCTTTCCAAGAGGCTGTTTTAAGATTCTTTCACCTTCTAGTTCTGTCTTACCAAGTTCTGGATTATCACTATTTACAGGAGCCCCCAACAGTATTACCGGATTAAGATATTTATCTATAGTTTCTGGCCCAACGAGCGGTTCTGTTCCAAGTATTTTTTCTGGAATAGAAGGCCCTTCAAGCGGAACTGCTCCAAAATCTGGAGTTAAACCAAAATTGCCTTCTCTTGCAATTTCAGGTGATGGCGGTGCTTCTAAATTAACGCTTGTTGGTCTAGTATTACTTAGAGTTGGAGCTGTGAGATTCACGGGATCTGGTATAACATTAGAAACCGCCGGCGCTTCTAATTCAGTCTTGGAAACTACGCTCTTTGGAACTGGAGCCCCCGTAAGCTCAGCATTAGCTGGCATATCCTTACTTGGCTCGGCACCTTCCAGATCAACTTCATTTGCTGCCAGATTTTTTTGAATTTTAGGACCGTCCAAAGAAACATTGCCACCCGTTCCATCCATGCTAGCCCCACCGTCCTCAAATGAAACATTTGTTGCAGAAGCCGAAGCAACTGGTGGAGCATTTAGATCTACTACTTTTACTGTGATTGGCGTAGTTGGAACAGAAGTCAAATCCACATTAGTGACTTGATTTGGAGCAACTGGTGGAGCATTTAGATCTACTACTTTTACTGTGATTGGCGTAGTTGGAACAGAAGTCAAATCCACATTAGTGACTTGATTTGGAGCAACTGGTGGAGCTTGCAGATCTACCGAATCGACCCTTCCAGTTTCTGATGGCGGAGCTTGTAAATCTGTTTGGCCAGGCGGCGAATCTATAATTGCTGGACCTTGAAGATCAACAGCCGTTCCAGTTAAGCCATTGATTTGCGGTTCTACCAGAATAACGCTAGTTGAGGATGGCGGTCCTAATATAGGGCCTTCCAACGCTACTACTTTATCTGGTGAAGGGCTTATTAAAGGTTCTTCCAATGAAACAGTTGTAGAAGACGCTGAACCTGCTGGAGGAGCCGCCAACTCTACAGATCCTGCTGGACTATCACTTACGGCTGCCCCTTCAAAAGGAACATTAGTGGCAGTCGGCGCACCTACTGGAGCGGATTCAAATGGAACCGTTTCCGGAGCTGCTGGACTTGTAGAAGGCGCTATAAAAACTACAGTACCGCCACCTTCTGATATTGGAGGAGCCACTAAATCTTGTACCGCTGGCGACACCGGTCCTTCTGTTGTTGCTCCATTACTTTCCAGAGCAATATTTGTCAATAGGCTTTCAATAAATGGTGGAGCTTCTAATTGAACTTGTTGCGCAATTGCTTGCGCAACTTCTGGAGGAAACGAATCCGCAAACGCGTTTCCAAGAAGAACTCCAGCAACTGCGCCTTGAACGGCATCGCTAAGCTGCGCGGTTGCAATAGTTGAAACGGTTCCAAGAAGTCCTCCAAGAATTCCGTTTAGCCGGGTATTTTCTTCTCTTAACTGGTTTTGATGTACAGTTTGTTGCGAGTTGTTAAACACCTCATTTTTTATACCCGATATGTAGCCAATTTCTCTTGAAGGTACACCTCTATCAGCAGGATCCCAAAAATATGATTCTACCCGATCTTGATTTCGATCAAGCAGCCCTTGTGTATCTTTCAATATCGCTCCCAGAAGACCATAAGTGTTTCTCTCACGAATAATAGGCGTCTTTATCACAAATTTGTTTGTAGCTTCTTTATCGGGAAACTTTCCAAGAGCTCCAAAATATGTAGGTGCCTCTTCAAACATATCAAATTCACAGTGTGCAAATTCAAAAACTAAAAATGTAGCAAGCTCATCAAAATCCTTCATAAGAATAGGATAGTTGGAGTAGTTTCCGGGATCCCTTTGAAGAGTGCTAATAAGCGCATTACTTAAGCCTGACGCCCACTGTGTATTTGGGACTTGTGCGCTCACCGCACTTTGTATGCCTCTTTCCCCCAAGCCGGGTATGTCTATATTCCCAATTGGTGGAGCCTGTATTGGATTTTGAAAATTTGCAGCATCTTGAGTTATGTTAGGATCGTTAGTCGCAGGCAATGCATCCGCTGGTCTTTGCATGGAACGTATCTCAGTAATCACCAGTTCCATCTCAAACTTTCTTAAATTTTCAGGAAGCATCCACCGCATATACACCGAGTCATAACATGCTTTTCTGTATAAATCTATCAAATAAGTCATTTTTAAATCAATAGATTCAAGAGTTTCAAATGTCAATTTCTTGTCCTTTCCACGAAAACTTTCTGCTGGATTGATTTTCCAAATGTCTTCTAGACCAGAAACTTTAGTAATAAACCAAGGCATTCTTTGAATGTTTTGAATACCTTCTATAAATTCTCTGAGCATTTGAGCTCGGGTATATTCTCCTATGTTTTTAAGGTACTTTATTGCTGAATCTGGATGATCCTCATTGTAAAATAAGCCGCCTGGCCAAGTATCAAAATCGCCCGTCACATCTTTATATGGAAGCTGATTAAGATCTTTGAATCTTACATAAAACCCAATGTAAGTAGGATCTTCATAATCCTTGAACTTATTTGGACGCGTAGTTGCGTACTCATTTCTCCAAGAAGGAGAACTGTATTGTAAGAACTTTCTGGTGACCGAGTCGGTAAATTGCATTCAGGCTATATATTTTTATATTGGGGTTGGCCATTCTCTACGAGTAAGAACCATAGTTTGTGTAAAACCAGGAGATTCGCCAGCATTTATGTCTGACGAAACTGTTTTGCTTTGTGGACTATAATTTATTCTCATGCCGGAAACCATGTAGTAGCCGCTATAAAATTTATCAGGAAGCATTGGCGGATACGCAGCAGAAACGTTCCCAGCCTCGGGCGGCGTTGCTACTGTTTGGTATCGCAAATCTCCACCTACAAAAATAATCAATGGCAGTCTTTCTCCTCTATAGATATTAAAGTTTCCATTCTCGAGTTGCGCTTCCACATACATTTTTTGAAGTTCCGCATTGTTTCTTAAGTTCCAATTTTTTGCAAAATTGTATTTTTGATGACAGTTTCCTTCAGGAGCAGAGTATTGTATGCCTTCCCAGCGATATCGATTTTGTGTTTTCCAATACTCTTCTTTAGGTGCACCAGGTTTTGTAGCCCGCCCTTTAAGTATTATTTTGTCAGCTTCCGCTCCATCGGTAGTAAGCGGATCCGTAAATAGTGACCAATATTGTTCCGAGTTTTGTTCAAAAAACATTGTGTATGTTTTGTATCCATGCTCTTGGTTTACTACATTACTGGCATTTTTCATGTTAAAATAATGAATATACGCCGAGGTGCCTTTAAGATCTTCCCAATTTGACAGCATCTTAGGAACTTCGCCCGTCGCCTTTTCCAGCGTTTTTCCCATAAGCTCTGCATTTATAGAGTCGTTAAATTTCAAATTTGTCAGCAATTGCATATCAAGATCCGTGCTTTCATTAAATTGGTTATTGACGTTTACAAAATTTAAGTTGTAGTAAAGATCAATAAACACGTTAAAGAAACTTTTTTCATCTTTCCATGCGTGATCCGCAATATCGTTAATTAAATTGTAGTAGTCGCCTCCTGGGTTAATCCACACTTGGCTGTCATCAGTTTCTGTATCATTGGAAGCAAACCCTAGCTGCAATTCTTTTGCAATTTCTTTTAGTACTTCATAGCTTGTTCCCTTGTAAGATTTGATGATCTCATCATATAAATGTGGAACAAAAAGTTCTCCGCTAATTGTAAAAACTGCATTGCGGCCTTCCTGGTTACCATCGGTAGAACGTACACTAGTTATACGGTAATCATTTCTAATAGGCTTAAATGCATTATTTCTAGCCCTGATAAAGACTGACATAATGTCGCCATCTTTAGGTATTGCTTGAGAGGTAAACGTTTTTGATTTTACGCCAGCCTTCATTCTTACTGTTGGAATAAAAGAATTGCAATTTATCTCAAACGTTTCAATTTCAGTGTTAGCAAATATGTAATTGTTAATACTTACAAATGGATAATTTGTACCAAGATCTTTACTTTGTTGAATACTTTTGTCATAGCCTGCTAGACCAGCTTCTGTGGATTGCTCACTCGTACCTGTGTCTAGATCTCCGATTGACATTGTGTCCAGCGGAATTGCTGGATCTACTAAAGATCTTATGATGGATTTTTCCTGCTGCATATACTTTATCTGTTAATACGGTTCTTAATAAGTTTTGCCAAAAATTCGCTTTTAGTTAGCGGCTCCTCACATTCGTTTCCATTTTTGCTTACGTTAGGACCAAAGAAGATTTTGCCCCCTTTGATTTCAATTTCCTTGTCTCCAATATTTGCAAAATTTGGAGGTAGCGCTGGAGCGGTTTTAGAAGGATCTGCTGCTTTTGGCTTATCTCTCTTGTCATATTTTCCAAGATTTGGATCAAGACTGGAAGCCTTTCCAGGATCAATATATTGACTACGAATGTCTTGCTTTTGTTTTTGGTTTCCTGCTGTAGAAGACATATTCATATTTGCATTCATCAAATCAGGAACATATAACAAGTCTCCGGTATCAATTGTAAACGGATTGCTAATGCCGTTCATTTTAAGCATTTTCTCAGAATGATTTAATGAGCCTAAAGTAATTTGCGAAATTAAATCAATTCTCATCTCAGTTTCGTCGTTCACTAATATGTAATTTGTGAACAATATGGGAGTAGTTATATTGACAGACGCTTGCGTCAAATCAACAATATCGTCACCATTTTCCAATCGAATGATTGGTTTTTTGTCAATTGTTGCGGGAAGTTCTATTGGCATTGTTATGCTATACTCTTTTTATTATATCCTAATCCGGTTTTGGCAGCAAATTCAGAGTAAACTTTCTTTGCACCAGTAATTGCGGCATTTGCTCCACGATCCGCATCAGTAGGGTCTCCAAAGAGAATACCTCTGCGTGTTCTATTTCCGTTTGGCGTAGGGCTACCAGTTCCGGTAGAGCCTTCTCCGTTTCTACCAAGAGTATTATTGTACCCGCCACCAGGACCGTATCCTCCGCCTGCCCCTACATTACCATTACTATTGCTACTGCCGCCTGTAAACGGATCCACGTTTGATTGCGATGATGAAGACCATGTTTTTTCATATCCGGGAGGCAGAGAATAAAGTCGGCCACCACCGCCATTAAACATAGATTCAATAGCGTCACGATCCCGAGGCCTTCCGTGTTCTAGGGATATTGTGGCTTTAAGTTCTGTAGGAAAGTCGTCAGGGCCTAGCTCATCACTAAATTCAAATTTGCATCCAGTGCAGATTAAATTTCCTATCATCATCATCGGATTGAAAGGGTTTCCCACGGTTAAGTGCCATTCACCGGTTGGCTCTCCTGTAAGAATTGCTTTAATACCCGACGCAAATCCACCTTTTTGAGTTGTATTTTTCATATGGAGTTGCATACCTCCAGCCGCTAATCCTTTAAGCGCCTCAATAGGATCTTCCATCGCTGCGTTAAGAAAGTCGGAAATTGCGCCGGCTGCTTTTTCAAATTGGCTCGCAACCGTTTCTAAGAATCCTCCCACATCCCCTCTCATCCAAGCAGCACGGCCAGCAGGCCCGCCAAGAAAAGGAGCCGTATTTCCAGGAGCTCCTGGGCGAAAGCGGTTAGAACCTCCCCAAAATGTTGCGGTGGCGGTTGTAAGCATCATTAAGTTAGACATTATATCTAGCATTGCTGCTTTGGTGTTTATGCCACCAATACTTCGAGCACTGTATTCAAAAACCAAATCAATTTTGTGAGTAAATTTCAATCCGCGCTCTCGGGCTTTAACACTATCTATCACATTAACGTGACCTATGATTTTGTTATTCCAAGGGCCATCTTCATACGGATCTGGCGGCGCTTGCCCATTAGTTGCATTTTTTGTCTGACCGTAGTCTCCGGATACTAATCCTAAAAAAGATGCGATACCGGGAAACGGACCCCCACCTTCTACGTCTCCAGGACTGCCTGGCGTAACCACATTAACTTGTGCTGTAAGGTCCTTCCATTTTAGACCGGTTTCAATCGGTCCAAGAATTGTGGATATCTTGTTTCCAGTAGTTTCTCCTAACCAGGTAACGGCTTGCGCAATTGGTCTTAGAGTTTCTGGAGTATAACCCGAAGTATTTCGTGGGTTGTTTTCGCCTTCCGCTTCTAGGTTATCTGATGTTGGAAACGGAAATCTTCTCAATGTAATTAGGTAATTGTTTGGAACCAGGTTCCAGTATTTGCAATATGCAAAATCTTGAAAGCGATACGGCTTTTTATTTACATTGTCAGGCTCCTGGCTCCATGCTACAATTTCAGTGACAGATGGAGATTTGTAACGATGCAGTCTTTGTTGATTTGCCTGGTCCACCTCATACCATCGAGGCTGATTTTCCTGGTCCATCAATTTTGCTAAATAATCTTGATCTTTTGAACCTTTGAATTGCTGGAAACCAATGTAAGCGTTTGGATTCATCAGTGCGGGAACGCCTCTAAATTGCTCGACCCCTGGTCGCTTTTCAATATCCTCTTCAGGTAGATTCTGAGCAGATACAAGTGCCCCGGTTTGCTGAGTGTCTGCAGCATCTTGCGGAAAAACAAAACCTTCAACTAGCGGCTTAGCCTCTTCCGCGCTAAAGCTATATACCAATTTCTCTGAGGCATTACTGTAAATCAATCGAGGATCAGTTGGAATAAGAGTTAACGCCCCAGGTGTTTGACCAGATCCATCATTGGTTATTCCTCCCAATGCTTGTGGCGTTTCAGACACTGGTTGATACCCAGAAACGTTTTCAGTTAAAAAGTCAATTGCCAAAAACTCGTTTTCAATCAGACGATAGCCATCTGGCGGAAAAAGCAGTTTGTCTGCCTCAAAAATTGCTGGATCCGTTGATCTGTAATAAACGGATTCACCTTCGCGTCTCACAAATGTAAACGGCTTTGAAGAAAGGTTTACAGCCGTATTTGCTGCGTTGATAGCATCTGTTAACGTACTAAAATTAGGCATATATGAGCAATTACTTTTTTCTATATATCATCTAATTGATAGAATGTATCTCTGATATATAGAAAAAATTCAATAGCATGAGCACAAAAACCTATAACGAGTTCTTCAAAAGAGTCAACGAGGAGGAGGAAGGCAGAATGTATCTTAATGATCTTCAGGAGATTTCTACCTTTGCCGCGCAAATTCGCGAAATGATCGCGCCAGAAGACGAATTGGAAGCTTGGGTCCAGGACAAAATCACGATTGCTCATCATAACATGGACGCCATTTTAGGTTACCTTAAGTCTCTTGAAAAGGGAGGGACTAATTCAACTTCTGTTGGCGGTTCTACCAATATGAATCTAGGCTAACCATGAAAAGATCCTTGCGATTTGGTAAAGATATGATGCCTAGGAAAGAGAAGCCAAAAACGGTGCTTTCTAAAAAGCCCAGGCCTTTTCGCAAAATGAAAAGAGTCTCCATTAAAATGGAGACTCTGAATTTGCAAAAGGATCTTGAGGATGACGCAGCTTAGTATTCATCGGGAAGCTCATCTATCCATTTCAGTAGGCTGTTATCAGCAGTTCTGCAGTCTACAATATGAATCTTTTTCATGGATGGAAAGAACGTGACTCCATCAAAGAGCTCAAAGTAGTTTTCATCTTTATTCTCTTCAGTCAAAAAATACACGCTTTCGATATCCGTGCTTTCATTTACGTAAAAGATTATGAATCTTATGATATCCTCATTTAGATTGGGATTGCAGTAAATGATTGAGTGGGCTCTTCTTGCTCTGGAAACCGCGCGGATTTGATTTTTGATCTCTTCGTTTACCAAAAAGCTGGTATAACTGTCGAGTTCCTGTTCACCATACCCCATCTGCTCAATGATTTCTGAAACAGAAATCACATGCTGCTTTCTCATATTTAAGAAAGCTTTTTTTAGCTTTTCACGTGGTGCCCGAGTAATATAGAGTTTCATAAGAGGATTTTCTTAATATATTCACCCTCTCATTTGAACCTTTCGTGCTTCTTCTTTTGCACGTTTTTTCTCGGCTTTTTTCTGCTCTACTTGACGATTGTTTTCCAATATGGCTTCAGCAGCTTCGCGTGTATATCCGCTGCTAACCAGGCTTTCAATTTGCTTTGAATGCAGTTCAGCCTCTTCGTTAATTCGAAGATTTTCCTGTTCCTGCTTTTTCATTAAGACAGCCTGCTTAACGTACTCAAGCTTTCTTCTTTTGATTTCTTCTTGCTGTTCGCGTGGAAGGACCTTTTCCATTTTGTGAAGGCCCATTTGCTTTTCGGTGAGTCTGCGCTCTTTTCTATTTTGCATTTTTGAAAGATTTACGATACATAATGTTAAACAGTCTCAAAAAGGATCCTAGAACTAGGAGCTCATTAGTGAGCACTGCCTCATTGACATCTGTCATTTTTAGTGTAGATTTGCTCTCTTGTGAAGAACCATCGGTTGACGGCGATCCTTGCTCCATACCGGTTACGTCCACTGCAAAAGTTGGAATTTCTCGATTGGAATCTTTGGAATCATGAAAGGTTCCTAGAAATAGCCATTTGTCAGGAGATTCACCGCGCATATCAAATCCGCCTTCTTCAAAAAGTTCTCTAACAGCGGTAGCGTACGCATCCTCATCAGAATCATCAATACTACCAGTGATCAGGGTATTTGCATAATTGCCTTCGCGCAATGTATTCCACTCATGAAGAATACCAATCTGCTCCACAATTCCATTTGCGTCTACGGTATATGGCAATACCGCTACAGAATTTCTCTTAATAAGCAATCCGTGCTTATCTCCGGTATTGACAAAATCAAAAAACGGAGTTTCAAACAATACTTTCATTTGCTTTCTTTCTTTTCTTTGTTACCTCTTCTACTTTTTTGAAGAGAATTGCTTCCACTTGTTTCATTAGTACATTTTGATCCACGGAATCTACCAGGTATTCGCCAATTAAACGAGTGCCGTTTTCGTACGAATCATCAATTACTTTAATAAGCTCATCGGAAGGCATACTTACTGTGATGGATATTTCCATCTTTACGTTTTTCTTTTTGCTTCTATTCAGCAGGTCAAAAACTGGATTTGATCCAGCCTGCTGTTGTGTTGCTACCGGTGATTCGGTTCTTTGAGTATGTCTCATTATTTGATTTGGTTGAGGATCCACAACAAATGCAGCGTTTGCTGCGCTTTCAATTGGAACAATCCACTCTCCAACAAGTTGCATATTGCATTGAGAACCATCTTCAAATATGAGATACTCAATGTTATCGTCAATGATGGTTTCTCCTGTTGACTTTATGATTTGTCCCATTCGTTCTCCTCGAACCCATTGGAACATTCCTGGTTTAGTTACGTCTTTAATCATTTCAAGGTTATTTGAGGTCTTAGAGTTTGACCCATTTATTGTACTCGTTGAAGTATTCTCGTGTCCACTCGGCTTCGATTTTTTGGAAAATCCATCCCAGCATTTCTTCACGAAATCCTTCCAAGAATTTTTCGATTTGTTCTTCATAGCTGCCTCCACTGGTTTGGTGGTTAAGTTCGGAAACAGAGACCCTAAAGGTATGTCGGGTTTCTTTAATTCTCCAGAAGAAAAATTGGGCCCCTCCGATGTCATCATATCCGTATTCTATTGTAAGGGGTTCCCAGCCATCAGGTTGCAGCGGGAATTCTCCTCGGTAATAAAGCTCATCAAAATCTTTATGATAAGGCATTCTCTTGATCTTTAGCGTCTTTGGATTGGTATTCATCCTCGAGAGCCTGGACCAGCATTTCCATAACTTCGCCTCGGTTAGCGCTGTGGTTTTTGGCCATTGCTTCGAGATCTTGTCTCATCATTTTGATGTTGGCGAGACCTGTGTCTCCATTGTTCAACTGGACAATGATACAATCCCAATCTTCATAGGATTTGTTGATGTAGTTTTTCTTTTCGGTACTCATTGTAATATATGTTTGCTATATTTATATTCGCTCATAGAAAAAAGTTTTTTGCAAAAAAAGAAAGCCCCCGATGATAGCGAGTCCCGGGGGCTTAGTAGTTTTGCAACTACAACGGTCCTAAGTCCGTATATTTTTATTTATTGACTTTCTTCCACTTCTCAAGTCCACGAATAACACCGTTATTGTCTTGAGCCCAGATTCCGAATCTCGCATTTTCGAAACCAAAAGTTCCTCCTTGTCCGGATCTCATTGAAACGTATAAAGCTGGCCAATACGGATCCGATTGCTTAAGTTCTAGACTACCACCTGTGATAGCAGGGTTATACATTGCGTGCCCGGTAGGCTTTATGGAATACCCGTTTTCAAAAGGCTCCCCAGCAGGAATAAATTCAATTGCACCTTGCATGACAACCTGAACGTTATCAGCGGACCACTCTTTATTGCTAGTGGTTGCTAGGTTTCCAAAGATTGCACGAATTCCAAGATCTATGTGTTCTGGCGGTATTACCACAGCAAATTCGTTCTCTGGCCAATTCTTAGCGTTGCTCCCAAATTTTTCCATGATTGCGTTTAAGAAATCTCTCACAAATGGATGATCTGCGCATTGGCTAATCCCGCCATACTGCTGAAAGTCTTTTGCACTCTTTCCATCTTTATGAGATATGTAGATTGAAGGATCGCCTTTGATTTCCAATATAAAGTCCGCCTTTGGAACGCCTGACACTTTATCAGCCCCTTCCATTTCAACTTCACGCAGACCAGATGAATTATACATTTCGCCTTTTACAACAAGCCTAACAGATTCATTAGGTCCCTTGAGCTTGTCAAATTGACTTTGAATGTTTTGAAGAGCAATCGTCTCTTTTTTAAGTGAGTCTTTAGGTGACCAAAAAATTGCTTCAGGCTTGTAACCCATAAGGAATGCCACAAAGCAGATTGCTTTTTCGAATTTGTTTGTTGCGTCCTCTCCGTTTTTCAAGGCTTCCATTTCAGCGTTTAAATCTTTTCCGCTTTTTGGAAATTCTTCTAGACGGCTACCATCTTTACTGCTTCTAATTTTGATAGTTGTCGGGTAAACGGTTACGTAGGCTTCACCACTCAAAACGGCTTTTGCTCCTGGGGAAGAGAAATTCTCCCCAGTTACAATAACCTTTTCGATGTTCTTGGTATCGCCGCTATACTTGAAGTCTTCGAAAGATCTTCTCAAGGTCTCGCCGTCAACACCTTCGTTTAGAATTGATTCATTAAGAATAAAACTTTTGTAGTCTAGCAAGCCCATTCTGTGTACTTTTCTTTTTCTTTTTATGGTTATTTTATCACAATATTGTTAATGACTCTATGATCACTCTATGATTAACTCCGGTCCGCCGATGTACTCGGTAATACCGGATTTTGCAACGGAACGAATTTCATAGTCAAAAGTGGTTCCGCGGAAGCGGTCACGCACCTTTGCTTGGGATTCCTCAATTGTTTCTGCATTTACGAGGTATGTCTCAGTAACGCTACGGAGTTTTCCGTCGTCCTCATAACTTGTCTTTACTCTTACTGTCCAATGTGCCATATATGATTGTTTTAGTGTTGCTATATTTATCCTTCCAATAAGTTGTTTTCAAAAATGATTTTGCAAATTTCTCGTGAAATCTCTGTATCTGACGGATAGTGAATTCCAGTTAATTCGCGGGTGTTGGCAATTCTTTCTCCTAGCGCTTTCAGTTCTACTGTGGCATCCGGATACTTTCTCGAGTAGTATTCGCTCATCATAAATCCAGCAAGCGCATGACCACTAGGATACGAAGCATGATTTGCATCAGTACTCAAAAGTGGGCGGATCGGCATATTGTAATACCAGCTCAACTGAAATGGTCTGGGACGATTGATTGAGTCTTTGAGAAAATAAAGAGTTGGGTCGGTTTGGCCATCTGCTTTAAAAAAGTTTTCCATGGTTTCTACATATCCGTACTCCGCTAGGAGATCAATAAATGATTGAGCCAAATTTGAAAAGTCTTCTACATATTTTGCAAATGAGAGTTCTTCTTGAGTTGCATTTTTCATTTTCTCAATAAGAATTTCCATATCTTTGCGTGTAATCTCGCTGTCATTAGCAGGCGCCTCTGCACATATCTTTTCTGCAATGCCTTTTTCAATGAACCAATTCTTAATGCGGTCATCAGGCCGTTGCGCTAACAAAAATTGTTCAGCCGCGCAATTTCCGTATCGCACCTCATTAATGTTAATAGGCGCGTCAACTACACCATATTGCGCTTCGTAGACTTCTGTTTTCTTTTTCTTACCTTTATCAGGGCCGCCTTCATGCGGTATCATACCCTGTGCAATAAGAGAAGTTTTTACGCCAAAAGGGATTTCTTTTCCGGCTTCATATTCCGCCTTATACTTTTGTAGAGTCTCCTCTTTGTACGGTGATTCTTTCTCGTTAACAAATTCTTCAAAAGTCTGAAAGGATTCCCATGATCTCATAATTTGTTTTCCAGACCTCTCAAAGTTTCCGGAAAAAGAGAGAACATAACCTTCCGGCGTTTCAATAAGCCGGTATTTTTCTCGAGTGTTTAGTTTTTTGAACGCCTTTTCAATGTATGCCAAGTAGAGCTTTCCTCTGCGCGAGTCTCTGCCAGCCTGACCTTCTTTATCGGTCTTAGGGTTCATCTGAAATTCAGCAATTCGTACCAGACCGGGAATGCTTATTATCGTGTTAATAAAGTCCAGTGCGCATTCAGTAACAGTAGCCAACACGCGGTATTGTTCTCCCAGATTAGTCTCGGGTTCTACTTTGGCGCTTCTCGCCGATTCCACGTTAAAAGACGATCCTAGCCACATTGAAAAACTTTTGAAATCGGGCTGCTTTCGTCCAAACTGAAAGTTCCTGCCAATCAGCCCTTCAATCTTCATGTAGTAGGTCTCTCCGGTTTTGTCCGATTTGAAAGAGTACTCTACTGGCGATACTCGGGTATACATTTCATCAGTAGATCCTTGAAGCGGATTGTCTTTGGCTTTATCGCATTCCTCCTGTACCCAGCTCTTCACATTTTTATTTACTGTCCACTTGAAAGGATTTGTAGAGTCGCCGATCTCATTGAGAACACCTTCGCTCTCTAGGAGGTCTTCTCGACCCAATTGTCGATACACTTCTTTACGAGTCTTCTCCATTTTTTCAGCATAATCAGGATCATCATTCCGATTAAACACAATCTGCTGAGTAAGACTGCCACTAATCTTCTTTAAATCCTTGTCTCGAGTTTTGATAAGCCATGCTGCAAGGTCCTTGATACTCAGGTCACGAAAGCGCCCTTCTGCATCCGGCGCATCGCTGTCTTTCCACTTGGGAGCGCCTGCTGGCTTTTTTTCATTCAAAAAGTCGTTAAAAGATACGTGTTTCATGAAATTTTATTGAGGATCTTTGTTTTTACATTGGCAGCCTTCTGTGCAACCACATTCTTCTGAAATAGCAACCTCCTCAGAGGGAACCTGCGGAGTTTCCACCACAGGTTCCTCGTTCTTTGGAGAAGAAAGAGCCTCTTTGATTCCTTTTTTCATATCGGAGAATCGATCAATGGATGACAATCCTAGGCAACCGAAAGCCAGGAGAGCCACCGCATCAATGATGTGTTCGTCCGGAGCTTTTTCCAGGAAGAGACATACACAGAGGCTTGCACCGCAAGCTACTCCTACAATTCTCTTGGATGATGGAAGTTTATTGGAATCTTCAAAGATACCAAAGATCCAATTTTTGATAGAATCAAAAAACTTAATCAAGGCTTTCATTTCTTTGCAGTCTTTTTATCAACTAATCTGTAAATGGTGTATTCTTCTTGACGAGCTTGATTCCGTGCAACTAAATCTCCGGTAGGCATTATTGTGTATTCCACAGCCTCTCCAAAGTCGTTAATGCAATAGTAACGATGGTTTCGTTTTTCTACCACATTTTTTGGAATATCAAACCCGTCCTCCCATTTTACTAGAGTAGAGTCTCCGCAAACCCACATTCCTTTATCGGGAAGAGTTCTGCGTTTAATGCCATCCCAATCAATCACTTGATTGTAGTACAGCGTGTCTTGTCCCAGCGAAAAAAGTGTCATCGCCATGAACGTCATTGAAAGAATAATTTTCATTGAGTAATTGTTTAATTTTTGATGTGTAATCCGCTACCAGTGCTTTGACCTTATCGGCCGCTGCCTGCGCTGCGGGTGTCGTAATCTTATCAAATTTACTGCTACTTGCAGCAGTTTCCATCTTTTCAATATAGCGGTCTTTTACCGCGTTTAGTAAAGCCGTTGCGCTATTATATTTCAAAACTGTGCCAAATTCGCCAAGCTGTTCCAGAGTCTGTGCTACACCTACAATGCCATCGCAAAGATCCTCAAATCTAGGATTTGCTGGATCAATACCTTTCCAGGAAGAGAGTTTACTGCTTTCCTTGTATGGTTTATCAGTTCCGCTTTGTTCCCAAAAGAACTTGGCAATATCATGCATAAAGGTAGAGATATTGGCTGATAGAAGTTTATCTTCTACGCCAGCCCGCTTGCTATAGGCCACCATTGAGGTTCCTGCAAACTTGGCCCGTACTCCACGAGGCTGTATGCTTAATTCCAAGACTTCTCCAAATGAGGAGTATAGGTTTCCCAGAACAAATCCTTTTACGTTTCGGATTGGAGTCATTCTAAAAATTGCCCACTCTTTATAGCCGCTATGCGTAACTACCAAATCAACTTGTACCCAACCTTCACCTTCAGGTGTTTCCACCTGCATAATAAGCTTTAGCGAACTTGGGTCAGAGACTGATACAGTTTCTTCATAATCAATGAACGCGTAGGACTTATTTTTTAAAAATTGCAACAGCTCTTTGTTATAGAGTTTTACTGATGCAATCTCATTAGAACGCTCGTCCTTTCCATCAAGTTCCAGCGTAGGATATGCTACCATGAAGTCAATATCTCCATAAACCTTGTCAGGCTGCGAGACGATATCATCTTCATACCAGGTTCCACTGCCGATAGGTTTGCTAAATTCCAGCGGAGGCAATTCAATGCCTTTACAGTGAATTGCAAACTCTTTCCCTATGACGTTAAGTTTCTTTACGCCATCCGCGATGATCTTGGGTTTGATGAGGGTGGACTGAGTTTTTGTGCTCGCCCATCCACCCTCAACTAGCCATTGCTCAAAAAGTTTGACGTAATTGGCCATCTCAATTTTATTTTTCTTCAGCTACTACTACAGCAACCACCGGTTCTTCTGCGGGAGCAGATTGATCAACTACATTCTCTTGACCGTAAACATCCTGATTCACTTGGTGAGTGATTGGAACATTACGGAGAACTTCTGAACCCAACATATTATTATAGCTTGGGTACAGAGCAAAATTTTCTGAAAGGAAGCTTTCAAAGTCCATCACAGACTCATTGGTCTTCTTTTTCTCAGCAATCTTATAGGTTTTGCCTTTAAATTCAAATTCCTCTTTTCCTTCCAGTTTAGCCTTGTGAAGAGCACTGTGGAATGCGCTTTCAGAAACCTCGTCCTCTTCAAGTTCATCCTCAACATCGTCGTTGGTATCATCTGCTTGGTCAGACGCTGGAGTATCGCTATCTTCAGCCTTTTCGGGTTCTGCTTCCGGTTCATCAGCAGTATCTTCAGCAGGTGTATCTGTATCTGCTGCTGGAGCATTCTTGGTTTCTGGCTCTCTTTCAGAATCCGCCGCGGGATTCTCATCAGCCATGAATTCGTCGAACTTTTTTACGTGTTTCATTTATGTGTCTTTTTTTAGAAAATTACCTAGACTATATATCTAGGAGCACCACATAAAAAAAGGCTGGGCATAAACCCAGCCTACAAGTGTGTTAATCGAGCGGTTAGAACATAGTTTCCATGCGCTTATACTCAACCTTTACGGGAGTTGCAACGTCTTCCAAATCAAGCTCTTGTTTAAACAAAAGGTTGGAAGCCTGAATTTGCAGTTTCAAACGATCTTCATGATCCATTTTTACCATGTCTGGGTGTGAAGCCAACCATGTGAGATGGTTAAAGAAGTCGTATGCATTGATTCCGCTATTTGCGGTAGTTTTCCACTTGTGACTCTTGGCTTTGATATCCAAACCGTACGCTTGATAGAATGGCTTTTCATCAAAGTATTTTCCAATCAGCGAATCATAACGGCCATTCTCATTACGGCTTTCAAAGAAATTCTTGTAAGCATAGAATTCAGCAAGAGACGCATTGTTAGATTTGAGGTGGGTTACCGCCTGGTTAAGCATAACTGGGATATCGCCATTACGATCAACAATTGCTTTACGAATGGCTTGTTCAATCTTTTGGTTGTTATACTTCTGCTTGCTGATGTCAGTGCCAAAACCATACTGTCGAGCAGTATTACCGTTTGAGCAAACAAGTCGTTCAAAGAACGGAGCGTAATTGAAATAGAGACCAGAGAATGTGAAACGCTGGCCGCCTTTCCACATATCCAATCCAGTATTGAATACATCAAGTTCAGTGTCCTGCTCCAGAAGAGTCAAAGTAAACTTGTCTTCTTTATCGTTGAAGTGGAAGTCTTTCAAGGAGTATTCCTTTTCGCTTTCACCCAATGAATTAGTCAACCAGTTGAAATAGTTCTCATAGTTTACCTGATCGTCAGAACGCTTTTTGTTCTCATTGGCATCATATGCCCAAGAGATTTCGCGGGTTTCGCCTTCGCCTGTGATAGCACCGTGAAGTTTTACCTCGCCTTCAGCCTGCTTTAACTTATATGAAACAGCTGACCAATCCTCGGGAGACATTTTGTGGCCAATTTCCGCAAAATTCTTTTTTACGCGGAGTGTGCCAAGAATTTTGGCAGCTGCCTGGCCACGTACCGGAATACCGCGAAGGGAAATTCCCTGTTCAAAATCAAGGTCTCGAAGAGAGAACTCAGTGAAACTACGATCCTTTTTTCCAGAAAGAATAGTCTCAGACTTCTCTCGGATTTGTTCGATGACTTTAGTATTGTTCATTTTTGAATTATTTGATGATTATATTCGTTAAGTGATTAAGGTTTTCTCAACTTAATAACATTTAATTCCTGCGTGTAGTATTCCGTTTGATAGCTTCCCATTTCAACCTGTAAGTTTTGAGCTCGTGAAGAATCATATGAAGCAATATGCTTTTCAATTCGAGGCTCTTCCTCAGTGTCAAAACGAGCGTCCATTTCTCGAAGTACGTATATCGGAAGTTTGATCTTTTCAGAAAGTTTGAGGATCTTTTCGCCATCAAAAGTTAGGTCCAAATCTCCATGCCAAATTTTAGAGAACCCATCGCCTTCGGGAACTATTAAATTTGCATTGAAAAGCGCAACATTTTCTGGATATGTTTTGCAATAACCCGACTTAGAGCCAGTCATCATTCTGCCTGGAAGACCTACCGTGATCTCCAGGATTTTGTTACTTACTGTTGTTTGCGTATTCATTTTCTACAGGTTCAAATTTAAAATTGTAAACTCTTAAAGCGTATTTGTTGACCAACTTCTTTCCGGTATTGTAACAGCCGAAAACAGTTTTCCAGTCGCCGTATTTATCGTGCAGGTATCGAAGGAGTTTCATGCTCGTTCTTACATTAAATTCAATGTCGTTTTTCAAACGCTTATTGGTAAAAGTAGAATCAGGCCACATCCATCGTGCAGTGGCCGGCATAATCTGCATTGGACCAAGAGCACCTGCACTAGAACCTTGAGCGTGATTGTACTTCCAGTGAAAAGGGCCTTGATATCCAGTCTCCTCGTGTGCTATTCCATAGGCATAACTTCTTGGAACATTATATTCCACGGAGTACTTTTCAAGGTAATAATAAAGTTGCAAACATGGTGGAGAATCTTTTGTGACAGATGTGACTTGCGGAAGGTTTTCTACAGTAGGCGCCTCAGTTGTTGCTTTTGCTGCAAGTATTGCAACAAAGGACAACGTAATACCTAAAGAAATGATAAGATGTTCTAGTTTCATAGTTTAAGTTTTAAGTGGAACAATTAAGACAACGACTTGCTGCGAACCAGTTTCCCTAGTTCGTTTTCATTAGAAATATGATGAATCTCTTCGGAAGTAATAATTACGTCCTTGAATTTGGCTTTGCTAATCTCACGAAATTCAGGAAACATTTCGCAAACATACTCAAAGTTTCCAAACTTATAGTCGGTCTGCATAAAGTCACCGTACTCCACCAGGATATGGTATAGTGGACCATTGTCGCTCCAACCAGATTTCATAATGTGTACTGACATTGGTTCTTCAGACTCGGGTACTAGAGTGTGAGAAATTTGGCTAATGCCTTTGCGAAACGGAATGTTAAACTCGTGAGTTGTAGTTGTTCCGTCTGGATTTTGTGAGGTTTCTGTGACTTTCATAAGATTAGTTTTCTGAGATGATTACTGTACCGCTAACTTCAATCAATTTTCCAGTTTTGGAATCCGTGAAATAGTATCCATCAGAATGCTCTTCGCTGATGACTTTGCCGCTTGAAACATAAGTGATGATAGTGTCTGGACCAAGAACCTGAACGGTAAAAGAATTCCCGTAGCCTCCGATCTTTCCCATTGTTGCGTCAGTGCAAGAAGAGAGTCCAAGCGTTATCATAAGTATTCCTACTGCTGAAACGGCTGAAGTTGTAAAGATGATTTTTTTCATTTTGTTTTAATTTGATAGGATAAAAATAATACAAAAAAACCCGAGATGAAAATCTCTGGGTCAATAGTTATTAACAATTTGGGTAGCGTCGAACTAACCAATCAAGGTTTTCTCTTTCATCATAGTCAGAGTACCACCCACCGTTCTTTTTCATTCGAATGAGGTTATCAAAGTACTCCTCGTACATTCTTGCAACTACCTCGAGAGAGAAGTTATTCATGGCCCATTCACGGCAAGCTTTCGGACTGATTTTATCAATGTTTCGAGTGGCCCAAACAAACTGCTCCATAGTCCTGCATCGATAGCCAGTGATTCCGTGCAAATTGTTTTCTGCAAAGCACGCCCAATCTGATGTAATTACTGGAGTTCCCGAGAAGAGAGCCTCGATCATTACACCGCCAAAAGGTTCAGCATAATATGATGGAACATATAAGCCTTTTGCGCCGGCCAACAGTGCTTTTCTCTTTTCAACATCGGCGTAACCTACAAATTCAACATTGTCAGGTGGCGTTCCAAAAGTTTTTTCATAATCGCCCTGCCCCGCCACTTTCAGTTTTACGCCAGCTTTCTTTGCAGCAGTCACGGCTACTTGTATTCCTTTGGTTTCCACAATTCTGCCTAAATAGAGGAAGTAGTCTTCCTTTTCTTCGCGGTACTCAAAATCTGTAGGATCGAAATAGTTCGGAATCACCGCGTCAGTCCAAGAAGGATTCCCCCATTTCATTTTTTCGTAAGCGATATGAAGGACGCTGTATGATTCAAAGATACGATAAGGAGCAAAAAGCCCTGTGTGATAACCAATTCCAGGTTCTACTGGAATGAGGTCAGAATGCGCCTTTGAGATTTCTTCATGCCCAAATCCCCAAAAGCATAGGAGAAGATCGCCAGGCTGTTTATGCTTGGCGATCTCCGCTATGGCATTTTTGTTGAACGTCTGTTGAGCTTTGTCATTAATGTTATGAACAAACTGGTTTCGTTTCCAGTCATATTCACCATAGGTTTCAATTAAGATTTGATCATTAGTCACCGGTATGAGAACGTCGCATTCAGCGTCGGAGCGGTCATGGGCATACAGGTAGATCGTGTGCCCACGCTCTTTCATCATCTTACAGAATTTTACAACCTTTTGCGTATACGCGCAAGAGAGATATTCTTTAGATGTTACCGTGTGTGGTAGAGCAAGTACGTGAAACCTATGTTTCATTAGGCAGCTGGACTTTCAACGTTTTTTGGACGGCGTGGACCACGACGAGTCTTAGAAGCCGTAGCCTTTTCAGTTTTTGTTGTTTCAGAAGAATTTGCTTTCGGAGCCTTTGGTCCGCGCTTCTTCTTCTCGGTAGAAACTGGTGTGCTAGCTTGTACTTCTACTGTTTTCTCAACTACATTCTCTTTTGGTCTGTAGATGTAACTCATGTGATAGAAGTCACTGTTTCTCAAATGCAATGGAAATACTTGGTCTCCGATGGTCTTCTTTCCGGTCAGGATTGCCCATGCTGCGCCCAAGCGCTGTCCGAAGCCCATTTTTGGTGTTTCCATGTCAACTGCCGATACTTCGGTAGTTCCACGTACAGCGTCACGCTTAAACTCAAGCGTGTACGATCTGTTGGTTGCTTTCATCCCGAAAGCTTTGTTAGGATCAATACTCATGTTGATTGTTTATTGGTTGTTTAGAAAAAAATTGTCTTTTTATAGTGCTCGAGAGTATACCACATTGCATTTGAAAGATGCGGGTCATTCTCAAATTTTGAGGTTGGTATTGCTACATAAATTTCTCCAAGAGAAGATTTGCCAATTGCTTGCATTCCACAGCCTTCACAGAGAACTATTTCATATGTGTCCTCTTTAAGCTCTTTTGATATTGCTGTAACATCAATATCAGGGGTTGCAGCATCGCCAAACATTTTAATGGCACAATATGTACAAAAATCAGCCATTGTAGTTTGTATAGTTAGGATCTCCTCCAGCGGTTGATGTAGAAACCCAGTATTTACTCGGGCCTTCATCTTTCTCATCTTCAAAGTGTTCTACCGACAGGAACTCTCCTGAATCCAGAACTCTCTTGTAAGTAACCCACGTACCTACGACTTCCATATAAATGGTGTCATCGTTTTCATGATAGTGAATCACCTGTCCTGGATCTGGAGAATCAAAGATCGTATCCATTGATGTTTTTAGATTGTCTTTCTTTGTAGAAATAAAGATTTCTATTGGTTTTTCCATATTTGTTATATTCAAGGATTTGAAAAAGTTTTAAGACTCTTTTTCTACAGGCTGCTCTAGTATCTCTTCCCTCACTTTTTGTATTCCAGTGTAGAGCATACAACGAGCCTCAATTTCCTCACACATCATCTTTAACGCATAGAATTTTTCCAGCGGCTGCAGAGTTTTAAGATCATCTCCAAGCATAATTGCTAGCTCGGTCATTGCTGTGTTGAGTTCATCCGTGTACTCAACTTCAAAGTTTTCATTTATGATTATTTTCTTCATATTCTTACCATTCAGGTCCTTTGTGATCGTCTACATAAGCAATGTTTCGTTTGCTCATGATTTCGTGTATTTCTTCAAAAGAGTATGGACGAAATTCTGGGTGTGTATCAACACCTACGTCCATAGTCTTTCCATTTGCATGCATTTTTTCGTGGGTTCCACTTGCCAATTGACGAAGTTCATCATACCGCTTTTTATCCAGCAATTCATTAACTATATGGCCCGAGATTGATGGCTCTAGAGAACCGTGACTGTGTCCGTGCAACATCCAGGCTCCTTCGTGTGAGCGATTCCAAACCCGAAAGCCATAGTGACTCATAACAATCTTCTGACCATTAAAGGTAGCCTCTCGATAAAAAGAACATTCAGTAAAGAGACTTTGAAGTTCTTCACGATTCTTTATGATCCACTCATCATGATTTCCGTAAATGAGGTAGATGTTTTGACAATTGATTCTTGAGCGGAACTCGCGGTAGTACATAATGTCTCCAAAGGAGAAGTCTCCCATGTGAAAGAGCACATCATTTACTCCTACCGTCTTATTGATGCCATCTACAATGGCAGTGTCCATGTCCTGCAAGAGTTCGTAATCTCTGCAGTTTTCTTTATTTTGCCAGGTTGAGCAGCCTCGGCAGATGTTTTTATGGTGATAATGTGTGTCACTTGTAAAATAAATGTTCATACTTTTGCTTTTTCGTCAAGCGGGTCTTCAACTCGTTCCAGTACCCAGCCTTTTCTTTGATGGTGATCAATTACGGCTGGTATGTCTTTTGCAATAAAAATGCTGCGGTCCGATACTTTTTGAGACTTACGATCGACAGTGTACTCAAAAATAAACCACGGGTCAAGTGGATCTTCTGTGTAGACGAGTTCCGTCTTGGCCCGTGGCTTTTTCATTCTAAAAATTACTCTTCCAGTGACAATAGTCCGTGCTGGATTGTCAGGAAGCGTCCATTGTTTCTTACCCTTCATTGTCCTTGAGCAATACGTAGGTTTGATAAGGAATTGATACTTTGGCCTGGTCAGCTCTCTCTTGGTGATAAGTCCAACGGCCTCGAACTGCTTGATTACAGTTTTGGCCATTGCTCTGGAAAAATTTCCACATCACTTCCAAGGCATCAATGTCAATGTAGAGTTCGATTCTCATTCTGCGTCTTCGATAAATTGAGCGTATACTTGACTAGTGTCAGTCTGCAATTTATTGATTGTTTCATTTACCATTGTCTCAAACTGGGTGCCTTCCCAAGTGTTTCCAGTCTCTAGAGATGAGCGACGAAATACCGGGAAGATCACGGCTTCATTTTTCATTGGAGAGATTTCCGTTACCTCAAAAACCGACAAAGCATAACCATGTTTATCTTGGAATGCTTTAGAAATGTAGTCGCCTACTGAAATTGGAACAAGCGCCTGCTTCTCAGAATTCTTCTTCATAAAGAGGGCTTTCTTGTGGCTGCTATCACTGTTGTAAACAACAGTAGCTCTGCGTAGGTCAGAAAAGTCTGTTGAACTTTCCCATAAGCACGGAACACCTGTGCGGGTACGTGCAATCTTAATTGTTTTGGTGGAGACGCCTTCCGCAGAAGGCTTTTGGATGTTTTCCATAAATTTGGATTGTTATTGAATTAAAAAAATTGTTTGTAATGCATTTTTGCATGCCTGCTGGGTTATTTCCCCGCTCTTAACTATTATATCCATGGTTTCTTTAAACTTCTGTGCATCCGGAGTATATTCCAAACCATCAGGGTGTATAATGAAAAGCGGTTCTTTCATATAGAAGAAGTGCGGCGGATTTTCTTCGTGATTTTCGGAAAGGATTTTCTCGGCAAGATCAAAATGACGTTCATAGTAGTGAATGTTATCTGCGCAATGATAGTACTTTCCAAGTTGTAGATCTGGATACGTTTTACGCAAATTATGCCACATTGTTTGCATTACCACTGCAAAGAACGGAACATCATAAGTAAAGCCATAAAACAAATCGTTAGAGCGCATTTGAACTTTCATATTCAGCTCGCCATTTCGGATCCAGAAGTTGAGGTACACGGTACAGACAAAATCTTTATTGCCTTCATACTGAAAGTCGGGATGACTAATAAAGGAAATTGCCTGGCGACTGTTAATGTCTTTTACCAAGGATTCATATGCCCAAATCATTTGGTTTCCAAAGAGGCGGCTGCCATAGTTGGAATTGACGGTACCATCAGAATTCTGTAAGCCTTTCCAAAAGTTGGAAAAGTTATCAATGTAGTCCGTGTGACGCTCGCATGTCATATACCAGGCAAGTTCGCCTGCAAAGTATTTCCAATTAAACTCGCGATTTTGAAAATCCACAAGAGGAAACGTTGGACTGATTGTAAGCGTTTCCAGAAAAAGCTCACGGACTTTTTGTCCTCGAGGAGCTGATTCCATTCCTTCGGTTTTACATTTATGGAGAGTTTCTGCGAAAACGTCAGAAGCCGATGAAACCCCGGATTTCTTGAAGTATTTCGTCAAAATCTCTGTATTGGTCTTGATCATTTACTTTAATTGTGATTTTGTTGATGATTTTACTATTGTCTACAGCACTTTGAAAGGCTTCAATTTCTTCAACTTTCTTTTCAACCTTGTCAGAATATGACAGCCCATCGTCTTTCTTTACAATAAACTCTGCATCCGCAGTTAAGTGTATGAGGTAGACTTCTCTATCTTTATCCAGCGAATAACTCCGTTCCAATTGAGGAACCCAAGAGTCGGGATTGCTGTCACGATAGATTTTACCGTACACCAGCTCACCTAAGTGAGCGCGGTTCCAAAACAATACGTGATCTGAAAAATTGGCTCGAAGAAATATGAAATGAGCAAATTCATTATGAAATGTACTGATTTGCCACTTGGTCTTTTCGTCATTGGTAGTTCCATGTGGAAAAGACCAGTGCCTAATGCTGTAATTTCTTAAGCCTTCTGAAAGTTTTTGAATGTAGCTGTCTTTTCCACAGCGATCCATTCCTTCAAAAATGATTAACTTCATTAGTTGTTATTTGTTGATTATATTCAATCAGCTGAAAAAGGTTTTAACAAAAAGGTTGTCACAAAGGGAAAATGATCTGATAGATCTGAGTGAAAGACCTCTTGTCTTACTGGTTCAAGACGGCCTCTTCCCATGCAGTAATCAATCCTTCCCATGGGATGAGTCTTTCGTGTTCCAATATCCATGAATTCGCGCATAAGTATTTCCGCCTCAGAAGAGGTGTCAAACACATTGAGATCACCACCAATGATTGCGTTATCTGGAAGTTCCATTTCATTCAAAGAGTTCCAGGCAGTATCTACGTGTTTTGATCCCGCGTGACCTTCATAAGGCATATGTATATTGAACACTGATATTAAATTGGTATCCACATCTACTAATGACTCTTGTACATAGCATTTTTCAGAAAAAACATCAGACAGCATGTGGTGTCGAGTTTTGAAAATGGGATACCTTGCATAGGTGGCAAGTCCGTAGGAACCTGTCCATCCAAGAGAACACCTTTTAGTCCAGCTGCCAAACCATTCATGTCCTAGATGCTGCTTAAATTCTGTGTATTGATCGGCATAACCGCTTCTTTTAGCAAGACGATCAACCTCCTGCAGCAGTATTACATCAGCATTAAATCTTGGAAGCTCCTTGATGAATGCTTGAATATCCACTCCGGCTTTGTCTGTTAGTCCATGGCGAATATTCCAGGACAGTACTCGTATTTCAGTCATTCAGATATTGTGAGGCCACCCATGAAAAAGAACACCCTTCTGGGTTCTCTTTAATACGCTCTTCCGTCCAGTCCTCAATTTTTTTATGGTTGACAGATGTATCATAGAGATGTACACTGTAGGTGATTGGCTTGATTAGTTCCGGCAAAAACTTATTGTAGATCTTCTCGGACTCAGTATAGCGATACGGATAGAATGCTTCCCATGGAACTATTTTATAGTGCCCTTGTAGGCTTTCCCGAGCTACAAGAGTGCTGTGCATTTTAACACTATGCTCATCCCAGAAAGTATCCTTTCCTTTGCTGCGGAACCATGTATATTCTTGGTACCACTCCTGAAGGTACTTGGAATTTGGTGGGCTAATAAGAACTCCGTTTCCGTATTTCCAGTCTCGGGATCCTAGTTTTCCAACTACAAACTTTTCCTCAGCAAGGAGATCATCAAAAGACTTGATAGTAATAGTATCAAAATCCGAGTAGACTCCGCCTTGTTCATTAAGTATCTGGATCCGAAATACATCAGAGGCATGTGCTGGATGCACCAATGGGTTTCCAAAAACTTCTGTTGGCGGATCTACTAAGTGAACTTTTACGTAGTCTGAGACTCGTTCCCAATACTTACCAGTAGGCTGTTCATTGGTGTAGAAGTTGATTTCGTAATCAGGATTGTGTTTATGAAATGACTTGGCAGCCAAGAATCTCATCAAATCCCATTCTGCGTTTCGTTTGCTTTTGTCATTGTAAAAGTAGATAAAATGCATCTTCTTATACAATGGGTTAGGTTCTTTTGTTTCAAAAAGCTTCATCAAAAGAGTATTTTAGACGTTTGTTTGATCGGAGTATCTATCCGCTGTGCAATGTTGTCCTGTTTGAAGTAATCAACACCGCTGTCCTGCAAATGTCCAAAAAGCCATTTTATCACTTGCCCAGTCCAATCAGTTGCGGTATTTACCGGAACGTTTTGCGAGATTTGCTGATACCCTTCATGCGCCAAATTAAAGTTGCCGTCTATTCCCATGAGCCACATAAGTTCTTGTACGTTCATCCATCGGTGTTCGGTTGGATGCGTTGACAATTGTAAAGTTCTGCCTACAACCGCGGTAATATCATTTGCATTAATGTGCGGAGTGCTATCCCATACTCTTTTGCGAGTTGCACGTTCTAATAATGCCAAGTATTTCTTGGACTTTGCATCCTCCCTATTTGCAAGGTAATCCATCGCCTTAGTAATTCTTTCCTGTTCACGGAAAATGTAAATAAGAATAGAACGGTTTCCTTCCAAGGCAGCTTCATGTGGAGTTTTCTTTTCTTCCTGCGTAAGCCACTGGTACAGCGGATCTTCGGTCAGTGGATCCTTCATAAAGTACTTGTCGGTATACGGTCCAGCTGGTGTTCTTTCAATGTATGTTTCCAGCGGTAGCGTAATTCGGTTGCACCACTCCAGGATCGGAGCAGATTCAGCCTTCCAAAAGAAATAAAAAGATCGTACCCTGTTTTGCGGAATCCCATGCAGCGCTGTGGAAGTCTTGATCATACTGAAAGAATACCCGTGCTTCTTTCCAATTTCATAAAGTTTGTCCGCAACTTTCTTTCCTAATGCCGTATAGAGTCCAGGCGCGTTTTCACCCCAGAGAACTTTTGGCTTTACATTCTCGAGAACATACTCGGAAGACTTATACATCCATTCGTTTTGGATTGCATCCGCTCCACGAGCCTTTTCGCTACCTTCCTTTGTTGATGAATTCAATGCAGATAACCCTGCGCATGGACACAGACTTACTACCATGTCTACGCCTTCAATTTCCTCATTAAAGGGACGGTCCCAAGCAATTCCGCTGTCTTCTATCAGGCCGTAAGGAATTTCTGGAAAGTTTGCCCGACAGTGACTGTCATTGCTTTGGAAAGCATCGTAAGAGAGTATATACTCTGGATCTTTACCGGTCGCCCGTTTGGCTCCCAGGACCATCCCTCCAATGAGAGGTACTATAGCTGCATATTTAAAAGTTTCCATATCAGAATAGACAAGTTGATTTTTCTTTCACATCAGCTTTTGTAGCTGAGAGATTGCTTTGTCGAAAAAACTTCTGACCTGAGGACGGAAGTTCTCCTTTAATGTATTTTACTACTTCCAAAGTCCAGTCTCGAGCAGTAGCGGTGGGTACATTTTGTGCAATGTGGTTCCACTGGTTTTTATCCAGGAGTTCAAAGTCATGAGGTAATCCCATAAGGTGCATATACTCGCGAATTGTAATGAACCGCTTTTCTTCGGGATGCGATCCACAGATCATGTTTTTAGAGATCACTGCATTAAAATGGTCGTTTCCTAATCTTGGAGAAACATCCCAAAAGCCTTTTCCTTCGGCAAGTTTCTTTTTAATGTGGTGTAATGATCGAGCATCCACAGATCCAGGCAAAACTTTATCTGTGTACTCAATACATTCGTCCAGCCAGCCGTTCTTTACAATATACCAGTTCATGGTACGGCTGTCCTCGTCGGCCATCATTTCTTTCCAGGAAACTCCTTTAACCTCTTCCACAAACTTAATGATTGGGAGACCTTCAAGTTTCCAGTTGTTAAAAGTTTCCATTAGGGAAGCATCCTTTGGAACTTCTGACAGGTATTCACCAAGTTTCTTATGTTCACGATTGTAAGTGTTAAGAACTGGTGCGTACTCACTGTCCCAGAAGAAGTAGAATGTCCGTGAGCGTTCTTGTGGAATGCCATGGCGGATTGTAGAAGTTTTCATCAAACTCATACTGTAACCATTTTCTTGTGCAATCTCAAAAAGCTTGTCCACCACACCTTTACCAACTTCTCCATAGAGCCCTGGAGCGTTTTCTCCAAAAAATACTCTGGGTTTAAGAGTTCCCAAAACAAATCGAGCAGAACGATACATCCACTCATTCTGTGCAGCGTCGGCTCCTCGCGATTTGCTGGTACCACCCTTTGAGTAATTAAGCATTGAAAGACCTGCACACGGACAAGTGGTACTTACAAAGTCCAATCGATCCTCGGTCACCACCGGCAGGCCGCCGTCCTCATCAAGATTGATGTACGGAACATCTGGCCAATATGCCCTTAGGTGTTTTTCATTTTCCTGGAACCCATTGTAAGTGTACAAGGCAATTGGCTTATTACCAGTTGCCATTGAGTTTCCAATAGTAAACCCGCCAATGAGTGGCACTATTGAAGCATAACGGACTTCTCGTCCATCAATTAGAGCTCCAGCGCTTTCGTTATCGTTTCCTTCCATTCTTCTAAAAAGTTGTAGTAATTAAAGTGTTCTTTGAGCTCGTGCATCACTTGAGCTTTTTCTTCAGGATGCGAGTCGTAGTAAGCAATTCTTTCAAGGATTTCTTCGTGGTTATGTACCACAATTTTTTCCTGAAGCGATGCAGGAATACCCGTGCAGTCTGGATCGTACCGATAGTCAAGTAGAGGGAACACATCCAGAGCAAGGTAAAGAGCTGGCCGCCAGTTAATGATATTGTAGCGAGCAATGTTCTTGGCCACGAGCGAGTACTCGTACTGCGCAAGTGTTCGGTTGAGTTCTTGTGTGTCGATATATCCACGGTAGTTTGGGTGATTTGAAACCGAATCCCAGAGTTCTGCAATAGTTGAGTCCTCAGTAATTCTTTTTTGCAACCTACCAATGCTTTTGCCTTCTTTTTTTCTTTCTGAAATGTGTCCATCAACTTTTGGTGGAACATAGAGATCAATGCCTTCGCCTTGAAGATTACGTAGATATGTATTCCAGACATCTTTGCGGGTATTTTTGCTCAAAAACACCGTTCCATAGAAGATGAACTTATTCCGCTTTGTCTTGTCAATTTCCCATGGCTTTTCGTATAAAAAGTGTTGCATTTCTGCTACCGGGAAGGCATCAAAATCTCGGGTTCCGCGGAAGTCCTTTGCTAGCGCAAAGTTTTTGTGAGATGGAGACAATGTATCAAATACTCGGTAAAACGATCCAGGATCCACCACAAAATAGTATGACTTCTTGAAGTTGCCACTAGTTTTTCCTTCTTCAATATACCAGGCTCCCAAGTTATACAGGAGGTTCTTCATCCAATAGGTAAAGGTGAGAATCCCTACATGATAGTCGTATCGTTTGCTAATTTTCTTACAATTTTCCAGAATTACTTCACGGATTCGTGGATCATTGCCAATGTAATCGTGGAATTCATTGTCGCCATGGATGTTCTCGTGTTGTAGAATTTCTTTTGGCGTTTCGCGTTTTACCCAGTAATCTTTCAGTGGCAGAAAAGCCCAGCGTTCATCAAGCCACATTACATACTGTGGAAAAACTTTAGGCAATTCTCTTGAAAAGAATTCCTGCACCACATCCCGGTTATGTTCCCAAGAAAGGTTATCTTCCTCGGTCATTTCCGCCGCGCGCTTGAACCGCTTTTCTTTAATCTCTTCAAAGTCGTTTTGATTGATTGAATAGATGTTGGAATAACCCATGTCCACCAGTCGAGATGGATCATTGTCAACGCCAACCCATACCAGGTTAAATCGTGGAGCAAGTACTTCCTGAATCATGTTGCGGTACCATCCAAGTATATGGTCCTGTTCTTTACACAGGATAAGCTTGGAAAACACCAGGATCATTGTCTCCTTTTGAGGATCCAAAGGTTTTACGTTATATGACCGAACAAGTCTGAGTGGCTTTTCGGGTGCGTCAAATAATGCCATTAGAACAATTTTGTTGCGTTTACTGCTGGAGCTGCTGCCTTAGGAGCGTTCCACTTGACAAATACCTGCTTGGCGCCATCAAGGTAGCTCAGTTGTTTTCCCATGACTTCCTGGATTCCAAGAGCCGGGATTTTGCCTTCTGCTTCAAACTTTGAAACTTCTTCAGCGTACACCGGACCACAAAGGCTGGACAGCAATTCGCGTTCGTCGGTATATTTATTGGTGTCCTTTCCCATTGAAAAAATGTGTTCCAAAGTCTCGGGAATTATGCGGTCAGCATTAAATTCCTGATAGGCCACGTCAAAAGAGGTCTGTTGGTAGCGCTTCATCATTGGAATGTTGTGACTCATTTCCACAATTTTTGCAGCCACTTCTTGTACATCAGTTCCATCGGAAAGAATACAGAAGTCTGGAATATCTGAAAATAGAGTACCATCAGAGATTCGATTATGTTCTGCCCAGTGACGGTCAAACAGTGGAACTGCTCCAGTACCAATGATTTCAATTTGTGTATATTCCATGCGGTCTCCATAATTTTGTGGCTGCTTGGGTAGTGAATAAAAAGCAGAACCAAACATATGTGTTGCAAAGTGATTCAATGCAAAGTCGCGTGTGCATGGTTCCCATGCTTTTACTGGGCCATTACCATATACGCGATTAGGAATTGTTTTATTTACTTTGGTGTAAGTAGTCCATTCGTGATCAATGATCTGGAATTTGGCGCCGACTGATGCTTCAATACCGTGAATTTCTGTAACAAAGGTTGGATCTATTTGATCCGCCCAGTAACCAACCTCAACAGTACGGTCAATGTTTTTCAAAGTAGACCAACGGCCAACATAGGTGAGTCCGCGTTTGCGGCTTTCAATAGGATACTTTTCTTTGTAAGCCAAGAGTTCCTCAAAGTTCATCCACATTTTGAAGCGACACATTCTTTCGTTAGCCTTTTTTGATGGCATCATGGTAATTACTTGCTGAGCCATCCAGGTATCAGTACCAAAGTGATATACTAAATCAGCATCATTAAGCATTGGAACGAGATAGCAAATCTTGTCAACGTTGGCTTTAGAGATCTCATGTACAAACATTACCTTTAAAGCTTGTAGTGGCTTGAAAAGATTATGATAGAACTTTTTAATTGCCTCGTGCTCGTACTTATTGTTAGGGTACGAATTGAAAATTACCAGGTCATATTTTTCTAAGGCTTGCTTAATTTCATCAACGTTCTCGTGAGTAAAAGATCGGTACGTCAGTTTATGAGAGCCTCTTCGAGTATAAAACTTTTCGTCATACGAAAAGGTATCCAGTTGGCAACCCACTTTTTTGGACCAGAGCTCCAGCTCTGCTCCTACGCGTGTAACTCCACAGCCTTCAATTCCCTGGCCATAAACCACGGCAATTTTCTTTTCTTTCCAATTAGTCATTTTGATTAGTTATTTTGTGATTCTGATAGTTCTTTAATGAGTTGTTTTCCGCGAACAAACATGGCCTTTTGGCGGTCCGGATCATCAGCATGAAATGGTATTGCTGTGATAAGCAGCATTACAGCAAGACGCTTAAGAAGATACACTTCGTAACCATGAGACTCAAGTTCGGCTTCAAGAAACTCAGAAAGCTTCTCGGTACCAGGAACCCAGTTAATTTCAATGGTATCATTTTTATATTCATTCTTTCCCCATGTGTAGCGTTTAGCCATGATCATGGCATATCCACAGTAAAAGTCTTGTAAGAGTTTTCCCAAGTCATACCGCAAATCGCCTTGCGTCCAGGTTTCTCCAAAGGATCCTCGTGGATCCACAAATTTTAGGCTGCCACTGTATGGATCATAAATAATGTTACCTAAGTGAGAATCTCCATGCATAACATGAGACCATACCGGATGCTTACACATCATTAATGCGGTGTCTAGTAAAAAGTCTTCGTGCCAACGTGTTATCGGAACGTGCTGGCGAATATCAGCAATCCGTGCTTTGGTCTTTACAAAGTAATGTTCAAAGCAGTATTTTGAAGAGTCCTCAGGATTGATTGTTTTTTCTGGATAGTATGAAGCAAATACCTGATGATGTATTTCCAAGATCTTTCGAATGATCTCGTGCCAAACATCGGTGCGAAGGTTATCATAAACCAGGACTTCATTCAGAGCAGTTCCAGGCTCGAGAGACATTTTGAGAATTCCATAATCCGACTCCAGTATTCTTGGACAGAAGAGAGCTTGCTCTTCATCCAGGCCTTTGAACCAACGCTTTTCCGCCTCAATCTTTTCTTCCTTCTTGGGATCATCTGACCACTTGGTGACAGTACCATAGAACGTGTCAACCTGTATGTGATTGAAAGACCTGGCGGATTTAGAAAGCAGACGAGCTTTTGATTGGTAATATGTATTAAGTTCTCCGCAGTCGTACCACTTATTTGTTTCAACAAGTTCCATTGCGCCTTCAGTCTTTACATAGGCCTCGAGTAGCGCGGCTATTTGATACTCGCCTTTGTGAGTGGGCCTTTTCATGCCTTTAGCCAAAGAACGATTGAATGCTTTGCGATTAACAAAATTATAGACGCCAATCAGCGCCTTGTTAGTTGGTACCTCAGTATCGGGCTTATCATACAGGTTTCCATCGCTGTCTACAAGACACCATCGATGTGGATCTGCCACATTATGAACCGCCAGGAAGCTGCGTTGATATGGAAACTCTTCTAAACAGATAGTGTCACCAAGCCAGATAGTGATGGCGTTTTCCGCATGCTCCAATGCATTGAATCCAACTTCAATTGCGTGCAGAGGGCCAAGCTTTTCGGCTTGCACCACGCATTTAATATCAAGTTTAGGATAAACACGTGCTACAAATTCAGCAATATCACCAATCTCGTTTTCCACTATGATTACTTCATTAACATCAGATTCTTTGAATATGTGTTCAATTACATAGGAGATAAGCGGTCGGCCATTGACAGGTATCATGGCTTTACTTACGCCTTTTGATAAAGGCTTCATACGAGTGGCCAAACCGGCCGCTGGAATAATTACGCTTCTCATGGGTTTATCAATCTTTTAAGAGTTACAGATTCATAGTCAACTGCATCGTTTCTTACAAAATCTGATGGGGAAAGAGCACGGTCGTCAATGTAATAAACATTAGGACCCCATGGCTTTCCAATTTTTATATCATCATAAGGAACGTCGTGACGATGCAACCAGCTGAGAAGAACCGGCAAAACATTGAGACGGACTTGCTCCACATCACCGCTATAGGTTCGCATTCCGCGAGCCGTATGCAGGATGATTGTGTGACCTTCCTCTTTAAGTTTTCGGATCCGTTGAATCACTGGCCAAATCGGTCGAGCGTTTGCATAATCGTTACCGGATTTGCCATTCGGATACTTATCAGCCACGCAGATAGTACCATCCACATCCATTACAAAAGTTGACTTTTCCATTTTTTATTCCTTACATAGATTATATTCAACACAGGTAAAAAAGTTTTACTGTTTTGTATATATGCAGCCAACTTTTTCATAGAATCACCATAGAGCAACTATCTATATTGCGTAAAGTTATACCTTATACACTTCAAAAGAATCACTCTATGTGATTCTTTTAAGCCCGGTTTCCAAGAAGTTAATCTTCTTCTGTAAATTTCAACTTTAGGTATTCAATAGAATCAGATGGCCCAATAAGAGTATCGGCTGCTCTGTAGTAGCGAATGTTTTCTGGAGAATCTGTTAGCTCAATTTTTAAGCGATCTAATTTTGGTACAATTTTCTTGTTCATTCCCATAGGATTAGGTGGTTGGAGAAATTCTTTGAAGCGGAAAGTAGAGCTGACTTCCGGCGGTAATTACCATGATGTTTTCCGGACACTCCTCGTTGTCAAAAATAGCTCGGGCTTGTACTCGATTCATTCCTTGACAGTATGCACTGACTGCTGCCAACGCTGCTTGCGGATTGTCTGATTTTTCTTTTACCATTTCCTTGATCTTTGCCTTTTGGACTTTACCGATTTTTCCAATCTCTGGTCCTTCGTCATTGATGGATTGTACTCGCCCTGCTTGTGTTCTTTGAATAGCCATATTAGAATAGTTTATTTTTCTTTGAGAGTTTATGTAACATTTCTCGCCCTTTCTTAATCTTATACCAGACGTCTCCTGGTTTACAGCCAATTTCCTCCGCAATCTCTTCATTGGAAGCCTCCTTAAAGTATCTCATAGAGATTGCTTTAGATATATCTTCAGGCAGCTGGGAAACAAGAAGTCTTACCAATCGCGATATTTGTTCACGGTCAATCTCTGCATTCATATCTACTTCATCAGCGACTGCAAAGGCTTCAGCATCTCGGACATTTGTTGGACGATCATAAGAATCTGCTTCCAGCCGCTTCTTTTTTCTAGGAATACCGCTAACATAATTATGAAGACATGCAATCATCCAGGTAAAGAACTTGGATTTTTCCGGATCATACATTCTTATCTTTACAAATGTGTTTCCCAGGACTGTCATTACAATATCTTCTAGGTCTTCCACCTGTGCTTGCGGAAGTCGACGTTTAGCAGCCGTGTATAGGATTGGCTTATACTTTCGAATGAGGATATTGTAGGCTTTAGTATCTCCTTCAATAGCAGATTTTACCAGTTCTTTGTCTTCTTCATGCGTGGTATACGCTACTGACTTATAGCCTTTTCGTGTCCTCATGTTTATTTATATTCTTGGAAGATTAGTAGTTTCAGTTCTTTTGGTTTTCAATTGAATCCCATGCATCAATAATGGCTTTTGCAAATACCGGCTCGCGACCAGTCCACCCTGCAAGTACTGCGCCTCGGTAGAGGTTTTCCGGTAGAATTGAGTTATCATAGCCTGCCACTTGCACCGTGAACACATTCAGTTTTGGGTTCACCTTTTTGCGGTAGTCGTTAACGAGCTTGAGAACATCGATATGGGAACTACCCGGTGCGTGAACGTATTCAGCGTATTCTCTACGATCTCTGCCAAAAAGCTGCCCGTGTCCGGCCTGCATATCACTATAGATGAATACCGTATCATAGTGAATTCCCTTTTCCAACGCCTCTTTCCAGAAGAGCCAAATTCCATTTTCGGTAGAGCTGCCTTGTGAAGCTCCACGTCTAGATACTTCATTCAGCTGGCCCAGAAGACCGTCCCGCTTGGAAACTGGTTCAATTGACAGCTCGTCGCCAAATACTCCTACATAGCCTTCATCAGCTTGTTTGGCAGTGATGAGCGATGAGAGATTCGCAATTTCCGCCACAGTAACGGATCCGTATTCGGAATTGAGTGTTCCCCATGCAGAACCGCTGTTGTCTGATAGGCAAGCCACTTTTCCAGCAAGTTTTGGCATATTAGAAACCGCAATGTCCATGCATTCCTCCAAACCGTCCATAAGGATTCGTTTATGATTTACGCTTTCCCCTTTTGCGATTGCCCGGTACGCTGAATAGTAACGGAAAGGAAATTGCTTTCCAGTCAGAACTCCGCCTTTCAGTTGATCAATTACCTTTTGAGCTATTTTCAAATCTTGGATTTCAGTAAAGATTCCACGAAGATTTCGCAAAAGCGCCATGTGAGGAACTTTGATAGTTTCCACAATCTCAGTCCAGGTCTTGCCTGCTGAACGAAGAGTTTCCCATGTCTGTTCAGTAGACTCTACCTGGATTTTGCCAGTTTTCATAAGTTCATTGATATCATCGTTGCTAGCATGCGAGATACGTACCAGGTCAATTAATGATTTTCCTTTATACTTATTCAGCTGGTAGCGGCTATACTCCTCCAGACGTTCTGCCCATGTTCTTTTCAAAAGAGAAGGCAAACCGTTCTTGGAACCTTTAAGAAACATATAATAGTCCAACTGATTGGTAAGGTCATCAGGTCTTCCTGCAATTGATTTTCCAATAGTTTTCATATAGCCAGGATTCTGTTCATTAAACTTGGCACGTCCTATATGAACAGCAGCTCTTACATAAATCACTGCTGGATTAAGACGCATGTTGTAGACCTCACGAAGTTCTTTTGCCAGATCCAGCGTTCCTTTAAAGTCATATTCCAGGGATGCTTCAATTGATTTGGTAAATATCTCTACCACATTAGTAGAATCAAACAAACCTGCAAAAATGTTGTAAGAATGTTTTGATAAAGTTTTAGGAGATTCCAAGCCATCACGGTAATACTGCGGTTCTCCAAAAATTGAGGATGCTGCAACAATTCGTAAAGTATCCAGCGGGTTGAGTGCGTATGATGTACCACCCATAAAGTTTTCCACAGAGGTTTTCGCAAAGCGATTCATCGTGGCAGTTTCTTTGTTGCTGTATTTAGTCAGTCTACTCATAGCTTTTGATATTTGAAATAATTGATTTTGAATTTTGATGTTGGATGATTCTCCACTTCAGTGCCAATTTGGACACTGTTATTGAGTATCACATTCATTTGCTGATTCTTAAAGTACGAAAGAACATTTTTATCGGTAACAGATCGAACGTGTCTTTCATTGTAAAAGATATCAATTCGAGTCTCTTGCCATTCACATGAATACTTTAAGAACTCTTTGGCCGGATCTTTTATGCCAAACCAGTGATTTTTAGCTCTTATTTGATGGTGATCAGCAGATCTTCCATAATGAACATTGGTAGCAACGTTCCATGGATGATAAAACTTATACCACTTATTGAAGTAGTTTCCGCGGCTATTTGAGTATGCTTCAAATATGTCAATTTCCGGTGGCCAGGACTCCCAGCCCCACATCCAAAAAGCAGGCCACAACTTCGGCCCAGTCGGTAAGAGCGCTTCAATCTCAAAATAGCCATACCCAAACTTTTCCGTACAAGACACCAACCCAATTCCAATTGGACGTGTTTTGCCATCTTCAAATTGCTTAGGGTTTTTTTGAGTCTTAAGTATTAAGGTTTCTCCACATAATTCAACCGCTGTCGGATCATGATATGTAAGAGAACTGTCTGGATGGTGGTCACCCCATCGTTCTTGTTTAAGCCATTCATAGCCCGACCAGATTATTTTTTCCATGCCTTATGTGTTTAAAAAAAAATCCGCCCATTGTGTGAGCGGATTTTCGAAATGACAAGCACGCCATTTCTTACGCATGGCATGCAAGATCTTTTCCGAGAATTTTAAGGAGGTGTGGTTTTCGTTACAATTGTGAAGTAGCACCGCCTTCCGCATCGGAATAGTAAGTTTCCTCTTGTCCTGAGAATCTCCCGTTTGAGAGTTGACTTATGGCGTCGAACCTTTTACCTTTTCTAGCCGAGAAATAGCCGATCCGCCATCTTAGTTCCTTTTAAAGGGCGCTTTTGATTTGCGGAGGTGATTAGCCTTTTGTAGTTGTTATTGTTTTGGAGTAGCTCAATCAGCCGCTTCAGAACAGTGAGGATATATTAAAGAACGTGTATTTGTATCGGTTACAGTTAATATATTCTGAGAAATCAAATAGTTTCAGCACATATTAACTTTTTGTACTCCCGAAGGGATTCGAACCCCTGGCCCACAGATTAGAAATCTGTTGCTCTATCCAACTGAGCTACGGGAGCGTGTGAGAACCTAGTCCTCAATAAAAATGCCTTTTTCTGCGCGATAGACCATCTCAGTCTTGTAAAGCTTAGAAGAGACTGAATCAGCCATTCCGCGATCGGCATTATAGTCAATGCAGGCCAGCACCCATGCATTTGACATTTTTTGTAAAGGAACCCAAGTAAGAGGTTCTGTGCCATCTTTGCCGCGACCGCCTCGACAGAAGTGCTCACGGATCTTCTCAAAATCTTCATCGGAGTAGACGCTGATCTCTTCGTACGGAGCATCTTCGTGGAAGTTCCTACGGAGGTAGTCGTTTCCACCGTCTACCATGTATTCCTTTCCATTTTTGTCGGTGTATGTCACATAATCATGACGATGGCGAGAGACTAGCACAGTTCCATCTGGCGTGCGAATTTGATTAACAAGTATTTGCTTTTCCATATTGGTTTATTATTGATAGGATAAAAATAATACAAAAGGCTCAAAGAAAAAAATTCTTGAGCCTTTTGTTGTTAACATTATTTTTGTCGTACCGTCTTACTAATCTTTCCATCTTTAAACTCAAGTCCCATTTGCATGGGAAGAGACTGATTATGCCAGTTGATAGTAGTGTCGCAGGGACCTAATGTATCTCCGTGATTGAGGTGAGCTTGGACAGCAGGCTGCGCAACATAAATGGTAATGAAATTTCCATTTCCTAGTCGATGGCAGATGGCAACTCTTTTTGATTCTTCTTCTGCGTCCTCTTCATCGTCTACTGGATCAGTAACTACCACATTAACATGAATAATTTGCTCAAATGTTGAAGTGTTTCCACAGCCATCAGTAGCTGTATAAACTCTAATGTAGCTGTTTCCAGAAACTTCAGTATCTACATATGTAAAAAAGATTGGTGATGAACAGGGTTCTGAAGCGGTAGCAAATAAGGTGTCCAGGCTAGTGCCTTCGTCAACCTCAATATAGATTTCTCCACTGATTGTTGGCGGAATAGTATCTACTGCTATAATAATTTCCGACGCGTTAGAAGTATTTCCGGATTCGTCATACGCCGTCCAGAGACGAGTATAAACTGTTTGACATGGATTAGACCCATCTACAAAGTCTTGGTACATTAGGACTGTCCAGCCGCAATTGTCAACTGCCATTGCTTGCGTAAATTCTGGGTTATTCCAGCAAGCAATTGTTTGTGTTGGCATTGGCGTAAATACAGGAGGCGCCTCATCTACTACGTGAATAATTTGTGTTTCTACCAGGCCGTTTCCTGCATTGTCAAACGCTCGGTAAATTCTAAAAACATCATAGACGTTTGAAATTCCACTTTGAAAAATTTCTTCAAGAAATACTACCTCTACGCTATCGTCACAATTGTCTTGGATGATAGGACGAATTGCAGAAAGATCATGATCACAACTAACGGTGATCTCAGGCTGAAAGTCTACGATGTACGGATTAGTAACATCATTAGTACAGTCAGACTGCGCGTTTACAAAAAGTGTTAGGGTGGATAAAACTAGTGTTAGGATTTTGTTTTTCATATTTTTTATATTCAAATATGAAACAAAGTTTTTGACACTAATTTTTTGAGTTTTCTTTCAGTTCGCCAGTTATCCATTCGCGTTCAGCAATAATCATGGCCTCACTTGGTGTAAGCTCGGGCATTGCTCCTATAGTCAATAGCGCAGTGTATATCACATGTGCTTGCATGTCATATCGTTGTGAGTTTCTAACAACATCTAAAATTGTTCTCAGCTCCCACGAACGCGACATAGGATTAAAGTCAATATCCATCTCGCCGTAAACACTCCGTAGATTTTTTATATCAGATTCAGCGTCCTCTATTAAATAATAAAGTGAAGGCTCTAGAGTGAGCTGCAAAGGATTTTCAAAATCTTTGTTGACTGTGGAGTATTTGATTGGGCAGGAAGATAGTATTCCTTGATTTAGGCGGTTTACCCATTTGAAGAACTCTTCAAATGTATTTTTTTCTATGTAGACTGTTACTTTCATCATTTGTATATTTATTCAAGGGATATATAGTATGTAGATCAGGGTTTCTGTAACCGGGAGTGAAGGAGTAGAATGGCTCATCTTTTATGAGGGACTTGAAGAACGGGTATTTTCAGTCTTCAGCCGCAGGTGACAGAGTCAACCCAATGATCGAAAAGTGGCTATACCGTTTATGCTGTGGTGAGAGTCCCAGTCGTAAACAAAATTGTCAGAAGAACTCAATGATCTAAAGGAAGCTCAAAGAAAACACTCAAGGCAAAACAGCATTGAATTCCTCTAAGGATTCTCAAAAGTAAAGGAGCCCGAAGGCTCCTTTACTTATGTTGTATGAGTTTAGTTTTGTTTTCGGAGGAAAAATTGAGGTCTCCATCGTACCGTCCAATTTCCATTTTGACTGTCTGGCATTGCGTTTGCAATATCTCCAGAGGTTGTAGACCCATTCTTAATGTTTTTAATCTTTGAGTCCTTTTCAACAAATTTGCTGATATAGCCAGCCACCTCTTTAGCAAGCTTTTCTTTTTCTTTGTTCTTTTCGCTATCAGGAAAAGTGATAACCGCAGAAGTCTCGCCCATTGAATCTTCTAATGAAAAAACATAATAATCAATACCTTCTTTTCGCTGACTTGGAAATAGTAACCCAGAGTCTTCTATTTTAAACTCCTTTTTTAGTTCGTCTTTGATAACTTTGGAGTATTCTTGTTTATTTTTCTTTACTTGTGACATAACACTTGGGCCTGGATCGTCAACAATAGTTTCCATCGACTCGTATAGTGAGTTTACAAACTCATTGAATGAATGTAGATTTGTCATTGCTTTTTCTTTTAATTTACGTTAGGCTGTGCAGGCCCTGCCATAGCCTTGCATTCTTCCATCAAGCCTTCCATGCATTCTTTCATATAGGAATCGCATTCGCCAGCCCAGCTTTCTGCAGTATGTTCGGCGTTTTCATCGGCATGCCAATTTTTTGCCTCATTTTTTGCCATCTCCATAATTTCTTCAATCTTTGAACAAAGTTCTTCTGAAAGGCAATTTTGTTTTTCTTTTGTGGCGGGCATTTCAGTGTCCTCGCCTAAAAAAGTTTGAAAGTTTTTTACGTGCTTCATTCGTATTCTTATTTTGTTTGCATTCCACGAGTGTAGAACCAATCCTTTCCGTATGTGACACTGAGTTCTTCTCCCGGAGAAATATCTCTCTTGGCATAATAACACATGCATCGCTTAGAAGGATCGGTTTCATACTTTACATTGGGCTGATTGTTATGGTTATACATAGAACCATAGCCAAAAACAATTGCACATCGCTCTTCGTCAATTGTAAAAAGGTAGTCGCAAATTGGTTCCATTTTTAAAAGCTCCATAGGAACTGTGATATACGGAGCCTCTTCAATAAGTTCTCCTTCTTTAATAGGAGCTAGAGCAAATACTCCACGGCCTCCGTGTTCAGACTTACCAATGCCGATTTTAGACCAGTTTTTTGCATTGACTGAGCGGCTAAGCAACATTCCTGGCTCTTTTACAAATACTGCATTAGCAGGATCTGAAGCAAGAGAGGAGATATTTGCTTCATTGGTTTCATTAGACTTCTGAGCAATAAGCTCGCGAAGTCCGCTAACAAAATCTTCCGACTTGGCCTTCATATAGAGTTCCAAGTCGTTTGCTGCAATCTTTCCCAAAGGCTCAAGTTCTTGATTGAGCTGCGCAATCATCTCTGGAGTCGGAAAGTAATTGAAGGTCTTAATGATTTCTTCAATTCGATTGGCTACTATGTATTTATTGTATGCTATCAAGGCCTAATATGGTTATTTCAATTTTACTGTTAGCTGGTACTCCAGATTTCGCTGGTTATCTTTGTTATACACCTCAGAATCAAGGCTTGCCTCTTGCTGACCTATGCCACGATATCTAAGTTCATCGGAAACCTTAATATATTTATCTTCAAGTTTTACCTTTGCAAAACTCTGCTCTTTAATTTGTTTTGCCGTCAAAGGCAATTCAGAACTAAGTAGAATTCCTTTGTTTATGATTAAGCCTTCGCCTTCAATGGCAACCTTTGCATGTACTTGGTATTTCATATGTGTTTTTCTTTTTCGTTATCTTAATAGATTAGTCCCACCAACGCCAGTCGTTAAGCGAATTCTGGTATCCTGAGTTGTTAAGTAGTATTGATTCATATGTGTCTGGACCAATTGCATATAGAGTACGAGTACTTACTCCGCTAGTTGCTATAACTTGGCATCTTTCGCCAACTACATAAAAGTCTTCATACGTATCGGTTCCAATATTGACACTTTGTAACAGCGTACCTTCTAAATCATATACTTCAATTACCCAAAAGTTTTCTGCAAGAGCATCTTGCCATCCAACATAAACGTTATTTGGGGCAACCCGTATAGTTACGTTTGCCTTTCCTGTTATGTCAATTTCTGCTGGCGGGATATAATTTGAATTAAGAATTCTTATTGAAGTGCTGCCATACTGAAGAGCTGTAGTACCTGATCGTTGGTACTCTATGTATGAACTAACATTGGTTGATTCTGAGCGGTAAGAATCGCTATATGCAGGAGTAAAAGTAGCAATTCCTTCTGCGAGATCTCCAATGGCCGAATTAAAATAGTAGGTAGCATCCTCACCATTTTGAGCTAAAAAGAAAGTATCTCGGTTTACGTCCCAACCATTGTTGGTAGACATCCATAGATCGGATCCCATAAGTGCCAGCGTGCTATTATTGACTATATTAAAGTATTGCACATCGCCTTCTCTGCTGTTATCATAATATGTTATCACAGTATAATCTGTTCCAAGAGGCTCTATATCAAAGTAGTTACCGCAATCTGCATAAAGACTTGGAAGCGTTGAATACGTCCAATCTCCATTATCTTCCAAAAACAGAAGTTCCAAATCGGTATTACCTGCCTGGTTGACAAATAAAATAGCTGGCAGGCTTACACTGTAATTTGGGGAAATACCGAAAGTTTCGGCTTCGCCAATAGTGGGCTCGTGAAAGAAAAAGCCACCTGCGGGGTTAGTCCACATAATTCTTGCAGCATCATATCTATCCATTTTTCCATCATATGTACTTCCGCTATGCAATACTATTAGAAAATTTTCTGCTCCATTTGGATTTCGCAATAAGAAGTCATATTTTACATAGCGGTCATCATAAAATATAGAATAGTTAGGGTATATAGTACTATCAATTAGGTAATCTGAAAGAATTCCTAAATTATGATTGTATTCAACCAATGCATTATCCAATCCTACAGTCGCTCCTGTGAGATAGAAGATTATTTTGTCTGACCCGACTAATTCAGTATTGTCAAGGCTTGCATGATATGAAGAGAAATCAAAATCTTCATATGTACCATCCGTGTTAATAATTCGCAAAGTGTCCACTTGAGTGCTTGCAAAAGCCAACTCTACACTTACTTCAGAGCTTTCAGCAGCGCCTATAAATGTAACAGTAACTCCCGTGACATCAGAAACAAAAGCACCCACTGGTATACCGGTTCCAGTAATTAGATCGCCTATTCTGATAGAGGCATTGGGTGCATCTAGGGTTATAGTGCTTTCGCCAATGTTAAAAGAAGCAGTACTAGTAGTGTTTGATGTATTTGCAAATACTGCGTATGCAAGATCTGCTGCTTGAAATAGGCCACTTTCTATGTCATTAGGACCAGCGCTTTCTCCGTGAGTAAAAGCTTCTGTTACCTCGGTTACAACTCCAGTATTTGCATTAACAAAATATACTCGGTTTTCACCAGTTTCTGTTGATTGGTAGTAGATTGAAAAAGTTCCATTCAGAGTACATTCATCCCAACTAGGATATCCAAAATAAACATAATCTTCTACATCTACATCGGTAAATGTTTTTGTGTATAAAACATTTCCGTTCCACCACTTTAAAACAACATCACCTGATGGATTTGTATATGAAATAGCTAATGCCAGTCCATCAAGACTATTTTCATTGTAGTTGTTTCCAATGTTTTCTATGTGTTGAACTAGATTTCCTACAGAATCAATAATAAAGAAATCGTTTTGCGAGCCATTTATTTGAACATAAAGTCCATAGCCTCGACCATCAATTAGGTCATCTATATAGTAATTAGTAACATCCACAGAGGTGATTCCGGTATCTCCCTGTATGAATTCTAGTGTCTCATAATTGGTTCCGATCCAGTAAAGAGTTCCGGTATCAGTATTGTTATACATTGTAACAGAGCTTTCGGCTTCTACTACAAGAGCTGCTGGGTTTCCGCCACCACCGCCGCCACCAGCAACACCCGGAGGCGCTGATGAGGATGACTTCATTGCTGCTTCATACAGCATGCGCATTTCCTCTTGCTCACGCAAAAAGACTTTCCACTTACGCTCCATTTCTTGCTGGGTAGCCCAAGGAGTACCGAATTTTCGATTGAATAGTTCTCTGTTCATACAATTATTTTTTTTGACATTCTATATATCTTACACAAAGCCAGGTATGAGGTCAAAAAAAAGAGAGACCGAAGTCTCTCTTTTTGATATTGTGTAATCCGAAGATTATGCAATGTTGAGTGGAGCAGTACCGCTGTTCCATACTGAACCAGAAGTAAAAGTATTGACTACGAAAGTCATATACTGAGTTTCTGGGTGGAAACCAGCTTCAACCAAAGCGTAGCGAGACTTAACCGCAATCTTTGGAGCCATAGTACCTTCAGCAATAGTCTGGATAGACTCAGCCATCAAGTAAGGCATGAATTTCAAACCTGGTTCTTCGTCAGCACCTTTACGGCCAACACAAACGCGAGTATCGTTGTACTCCATGTTTGGATCTACGTAAATAGTGATACCAGCCAATGTACCGATTGGGTAAAGAGCACCGT